GTCCCGGCACCGCTAAGGGCTTCCATCCACGGGTTCTCGTCCCGGTCCTCGTCGGCACCCAGGTACCCGTGCAGGCCGCCTCCCAGCAGGCCGACCCCGGTGGCGCCCACGGTATACGGGTTGTCGCGGACCCAATTGGGAATGTCGAACGCTTTCTTGTCGTGGCCCTGCTTCAGGCCCAGCAGGACGTTGGGCGAGAACCGGCCTTCGGGGTACTTCTTGCCCAAATAGTCGAGCAGCGCCAGCTCACCGGCCATCTTGGCCCCGGGCATACCCGCCAGCTGACTCTTGAGGTTGGAGGTCGGGGTAGTTTTGCGGTGACGCATTTGGGTCGCCGCCCGTCTCAGGGCGCTAAGGGTAATCATCGACCGGCTCCTTGGGCCTGGGGCATCTGCTGGGCACGGTGGGCCTGTCTCATGGCGCCCGCCCGTCTCAGGGAGTCGATAATTTCCTTCGACCAGCCGACTGCTCCCTGGGGCATCTGCTGGGCACGGTGGGCCTCGATCGTCGGGTCACGCATGGGGGCACCGGCCGCACCCGTCAGCTGGGTCGCAGGCCGGGCCAGGAGCTTGGCCAACCACCCCAGGCCGCCGGCCGTCCCAGCACCCAGCCCGATCTTGGGCCAGTTGCGCCCGAGCATGCCGCCGACACCCCCGGCCATCTGGCCGAGGTTCCGGACACCGGCACCCGCAGCGTGAGCACCACGCTGGGCAAGGGTCGGGGTCAGCCTCATGCTCCCGCCCAGGCGCTGGGCGGCAGGGGCACCTTTCATGCCACGGCCGAAGGCCTTGGCCGCACCCCCCACGCCGCGGGCCAGGGCACCGAGGAAAGCCCGCTTCTCGGTCTCGGTCATCTCTTCCATCGCCGCCCTGTAGGCCGCGGCCTTGGCCATCACCTGAATCCGGTTCATCTGATCGCTCCCAGACTTGTAACGGTTGCGACGGTCTTCGCGTTCTTTGTATGCCTTGTACGCCAAAAGCCCTAACAGACCCAGGCCACCTACGGCCGCCCCCGTACCAGCCGCGCCCCAGCCCGCAGTCGAAGGGGGAGGCGTTAGACCCTTGGACTCCGAGGGAGATCGGCGGAGCAAGCCGTAAGTCGCGAGGCCCGCGACAGCCGGCGGTACAGTGGCCCCGGCGACACCGGCGGCCACCGGATGACGACGGGCTAAATCGCCCAGGTACCGCCCAGCACCACGCAGACCGCGGCCAACGGCAGACCCGATGGCCGCCTCCTTGACCTTCTCGGGAATTTTACTGAAGTCGGTGTCGGCCGAGAACTCGTGGCAATCCCACGAGCCGGCCTCGCCGCGATCCTTCGCGTAGCAGAGTCTCGCTTGTCTTTTACTTGTAAATGGCACTATCGTTCTCCCGGCAATTATGCCCTAAAGGTAAGAGGATGGGACGAACGACCTACCCCAACGGCAAACCTTGCGCCTGCAGCTGTGGCGCCAGGACCAGGTGCTTTAAGAAGTTGAGCTGAACGGGGCATCCGTGCCACCTCCCTGAAAGTGCGGGGGCGCAAACACCCGGTCGGGTGTCCGCCGCCTCCGTGCGACTACCACACCCACATCTTCCCAGCAACCAGGGGTCAGGTCAACAGTCAGCCGCCGGTATCGAAACCGCCCCTGGGCTCGCCGTCGGCCTGCTGACCACCACGGGCCTTGGCCCTCAATTCCTCGGCCGCCTCCTGAGGTACGTGGTCGATGAACATCTGGGCCATGAAATGCAACAACTGGTTGGCCGCCACCATGTCGGAGTCGGGGACCGCGGCCCTGTCCACCGTCCCATTCACCAGGCCCTGGATCAACTGGACGATCCGGCTGCTGCCGAACAACCCGTTGCCCTGACGACTGTCGTGCACGTGATCAAGCCCCCGCTCCATCACCTCACGCAGCAGGCTCTGGGAGTGGGTGGTGACCGTCGAACACACGGCGGCATCGTTGAGCGGTCCCTCGGTCACGTCCCGGTGCAAGAAGATCGAGAGCGGCGCCACCGTCCGGTCCTCCCAGGTCAGGACCAGGAACAGCTGCATGCTGAGCAACGGGTTCTTGGTCACCCGCTGGCTGAGAATGACGTAGGGCCACATCGCGATCAGCTTGTTGGGCCCGGTCGGCTCGTTGGCCATGCCCAACATGTAAACGACGGCCGCCGTGTCCACACCCAGACCCTCGGCCATGGTCCCGGGGTTCACCTGGTTCTGGTACCCGTGCAACCAGCTTAGGAAATCGTAGGGCGTGACGTCCGGGTGGTTGTCGGGCGGCACCCCGTTGTCCTCGGTGTACCGCTTGAACAGGTACCTGGCGACCTTTGCCACGTCATTCGGTTTCAACTGACTCATCTTTTTCCTCGCTGAGCATCTGCTCAATCTCTGTCTCTACATGTTCGAGCGCCACGCGGGCATCCCGTATCCTCGACCTCACGATCTTGCTGAACAAGCTGCGGGCCGCCTCCAGCTTTTCCTCAACCGTACGCTGAAAACCCCACTTCTGCGTCAGACTGATCCCCAGACGCTCGGCGATCTCCTTGAACGCCTGCAGCCTCTTGTTTTCCGCGTCCAGCTCGTTGTTCCTGACCATGACCTTGCCGGTCCTCTTGGCCACCATCCTCTCGACGATCACGGCCACCTGCTGACCCACCCGTGACTTCTCCGATCGGTCCAATGCCCACTGCTTCCACTCGGCGGGTGTCAGGTCTTCGCCGTGATGCTCCCGAGTAATCCGGCAACGCCACATAAGGATGTAACGGAAGATGTCCTCAGGAATCGGCGTGTCGATCCGGCTCACGGCCTTCTTCTTGGTGAACAGCCTCGTACCGGTCTTCGACGCCCACATCAGCCCGGCTTCCTCGGGCAACTCGTTGGGCGCAATCAACCCGTGCGGGCACACGAAGTAGAAGTCCGAGCAGTATTCCAGATACTTCCGCCATTTGTCGTCTCGCAGGAAATCCCCGCGGTCGACCTTCACCTCGTACCCATAGGTGTGTGGCTTGGTCCACGACTTCCGCATGGCCCAAGCGTCGAGCCTGGGACACTCGCCGTACGTGGACCTGCCGGTCTTGCACTCGGAAACAAACACGTCGTCGCCGTGCTTGGCCGCGAGCAACCCGATGATGTGGCTGGCTGTGAGCTTGTCGGGCACTCAGATCACACGCTGCTGATCGGTGACCTGAACCACGCCCTCCTGGCCCGGCTGCGTCTGACCCTTGGTCACGTGGACGGCGCCACTCTCCTGCATCTGCCCGGTGCCCTCGCCGGTCGCCGGGTGGACCAGGACCCGCTTGTTGTTCGAGAGCCTCAGGCCGATGTTGGCGTCGGCCGGCCAGTTCTCGACCGTGCGGTTGTCGCTCAGGTACTGGGCGGCCCAGCTGATGAAGGCATCGGCGCCCACACCATCCATGGCACCCGGGTCCGTCGCCGCTTTGCCCAGGTGCAGGGCGTACTCGCGACGCAGGTGCTGGATCAGATGGGGAAGCTCCCCGCTCTGCTTCTGGAACATGATCTTCTCCTTCAAAGTTATCCGTCGACGCCCAGCCAACTGGCGACGGACGACCCGCCTCCGTTGTTGGTCAGGCCGCCTTTCTTCGCCATCTCGGTGAGCCTGGACTTGGGAAGATCCAGCTCGGCGATCATCGTGTAGCACTGGAGGCCGGGCTCGGAGCCCACGTACAGACCTCGGTGGACGACAGTGTGGCTGTCGCCATCGGCCGCCCCCAGCGTCCTGTCCAGCTGGCTGAATCCGGCGTCGAAGAAGTCGGCGTTCAACTCGTCGAGCACCTCTTGGCCCGCCACAAACAGGCAGGCACCCTTCTTCCCGGTCCGCAGATCGATCTCGGCCAACACGTTGTTCGCCAGCTCGTCACGGATCGCCGTGGAGATGTCGGCCGGCGTCTCGATGTTCTGGATGTCGGCCGCACCCATGACCACGATGCCGGCGTCCAGGAGCTGGGCGAACTCCGAGCGATCGAAGGTGATCTCGCTGCGGGTCGCTGCCAGCCGATTGAACAGGTGGAACAGCTGGCTGATCGTGTCGTTGGCCGTCGCGTGCAGTTTGCTCATCGACGGCTTGTAGAGTTGGTGGATCTTGGCATTGTCGATGATCAGCAGCGGGCTGACCTCCAGGTCCAACAACTCTCGGAACCCGATCACGGCGTTGCGGTTGACCTGGTAGCCCTCGGTCAGCGTGGGCAGGGAGACCAGGGCTCCCACACGGGCCTGGCCCGTCTTGTCCTTCATGTACTGGCGGGCAATCTTCACGACGCTGGCCGCCGTACCGCTGCCGGTGCCGCCGCCGAGACTGACGCAGACCATGGCGCAATCGATCTCGTTGCCCCACGACCGCTGCATCAGGTCGCGGATCTCCTCCTCGCGACCGGTCAGGGCCTCCCGGGCCAGCTCCGTGTCCTTGGCCGCACCACCCACGTCCAGGCTGTGCTTCTTGATCTGAGGGCTCAGCTCGGCGAAGTCCATGTCCGTGGTGTTAAAAGCACACACCCGGCGGTAACCCAACCGGTAGAAGCCGTCGGCCATCCGGCCGCCGCCCTGGCCCGCACCGATAAAAGCCATGCGCATGGCCACGTCGTAGTCGAAGGCGTCGTTGACCACGACGTCTTTCTCCGCACGCTGCCTGCTTCGGGGGCTGAGGCCGGCCGCCAGATTGCCCACCGCGCCGCCCTTCTTGGGCGTCGGGGGCTTGGGGCCGGAGACCGGGCGGGGTGCCGAGACCTTGGGCTTCTCGCCCTTGGCCTTCTCGATCGACTGCCGCATCGCGTCCTGGGTGTTTTCGTCGCTCATAATTCCCTCGAAGTATACAGGTGGCCTCGCCCACATCCAAAAAGTGCTTTTTAGATCTGACCCAACACGTCACGCCAGTACCGACCGAACTTGTCCTCGGCCACACCCACCGGCCAGTCCAGGGCACGCAGCGTGTGCAGCGGGTATTCACTGGAAAGCGACACGTGCAGGGCACTGGCCAGCTCCTTGCCATTCCAGTTGGCGGTCGGCGCCCCCAGCCAGTTGTAGGTCTTATTGCACGGGACCAGGACACCGGTCCACCCGTCGTGGATCACCTCGCTGAGCGGGCTGATGTCCCAGGCGATGACCGGGACGCCCACGGCCAACGCCTGCTGGGCGGGCAGGCCGTTGTCCGAGCGGACGTCGGGTATCCACACCCAGTCGTGCTCGTGCATGCGCCCCAGCTGCTCGTCGGACGTAAGCCGGCAGCGGTGCCAGAAGCGGCCGAAGTAGTCCCTACACATCTGCTCGATCCGACCACGGGCCAGGCGGGTGCCTGGTCGCTGGGTGGCCAGGGTCACGTCAACGTGGGGCAGGGCATCTAGCAGGGCGTCGAGCGTCGCCAACATCTGCCGGCCGAAGCGGTGCATCGTGTAGTTGTCGACCGGGACAAACACCTTGAGCCGGTCGGGGCGGCAGACCTGGGTCTTGCGCATCGGGCTGACGCCAGACGTCCAGTTGATGTGCTCGATGCCCCGCGTGAGCTTGGTGCCACGGGCCTCCAGGCGGTCGGCCAGGTTGTCGGCCATCTCCCGGCTAGGGCAGACGATCCTGTCGTAGTACGCTGCGTGCCCCAAGTCCTTTTCGCTGAGCGTGTGCCAGCCGGGCACCCACACATGCCTGCGGCTCTGGCAGCCCTCCATCACACCGCGGTAGCGGTTGAGGTGGGGCTTGAACCAGACGCAGGTCATGCTCAGGTTCACCCACCGCCTGACGTTCTCTTTTTTAGCTTTCAGCACCCGGCCGTCCCAGTAAGGGTGCAGCTCGGAGTCGCTTCGGCCGGCCGAAAGGTAGCTGACCGAGTAGGCCAGGGACTGGGCGAGCCCCGCCAGCCTGACGGCGCCCGCCGTCTGGTTGGTTCTGTCATAGTTGGCGTAAATACCGATCTGCATTACCTGTGCGGGTGGTACTTGAAATGCACCGGACGGTCCCGCTGTCCCTTCACGTAGTTGATCCTGACCCTTTGTTTCCACAGCACGTAACTCAAGCTCAACTGATCCCGAAGGCTTCCCTGCCGGATCTCGTCCCACCATGCAGCGTTGAGCTTGACCACCTCGGCACAGTGACGACGGATGACCACGGTGGTCTCGATCATCCCGTTGAGCGTCGGGTAGCCTTCGTCCTTGTACCGGGCGACCTGGCCACGCATTATGCTCGGGTCGTCCTTCTTCAGCTTGACGCAGGCCTCCAGCTCCTCGTACACGCACCGGCGTTGCGGGTGCCGGTAGCTGGCGAAGTTCACGTCGTCGGACAGGTAGGTCTGGACCAAGGCCTTCGGGTCGTCGGCCAGCTGCTGGTTGCCGTCCATCCAGATCCAGTAGTCGTACCCCGGCAGCACGAGGTGCGGCATCATCTTGTGGTATCGGGCCGTCCGCCTGGAGTTGGTCGCGTGCTCCCAGGCCGGCGGCAGCAACCGCCAAGGGTCCGGGGCCTGCCACAGGCAATCGCTGAAGCAGATGAGATCGACGTCAGGACCCACGGGCTTAAGCGGTGGGCGAAGTTTGTTGTTGAACTTGCCCGTGATGGCTGTGTAAACGGCGATCTTCATACGGGCTTGTTCGGATCGGTGAGCTTGGTGAACTGGCCTTTGCCGTACCGCTTCTGGCCCCGACTGACCGAGCGGTAGTGGAACACGTAGCTGCCCAGGGCGATGCCCGACTTGACCTTGTTCCGACGCAGCCGGCGTTGGAACTCATCCTCGTTGCAGGTCATGAACGGCGTGGGGTTCTTCTTGCCCTTGGACGTGAACCGGTTGACCGGACAGAACACATGGCGGTCGTCGTACTGGTTCGAGTACCACAGTTCTTTGCGAGCAAACATTAAGAACCCGTTGACCGGCGAGACGACCGGCCGGTCCTTGTACGACTCCCACAGCATCTGGCTGAGCTGATTGTTGTACCGGGCGCTGTCCGTCAGCTGGTAGTTGTGGACGTAGGCCTGCACCTCTTGCAGGCCCTTGGCGGTGATCCCCGGTGCGTTGGACAAGGGGCCGGCCAGGCCGATGCCGTGGTTCTCGATGATGCCCTGCATCCCTCGCCACCAACCCATGCTGAACAGGATGTCGTTGTTGCCGCACACCACGTATTCGACGTCGAGGCTGCGGCACATGTCCAGGCCGTGGTTCCAAGAACGGGTCAGACCGCCGTTCTTCTTGAACCGGTGGATGACGACCTCGCCGCCCGTCCCTTTGTACCACTTGTCGTCCCACTGCGGAGAACAGTCGTCGACCACAATGGCCTTGGCCCCCGGCGTGTATTTGAACAAAGAGAGAAGCACCCGCCTGGAATAGGCAAGTGCGTTAAACGTAGGAACAATAACCGCGATACTCGGGTGCGACATTCGTCTTTCCCTGCCGCTTTGCCTCCGTGCATCGCAAGCCCATGTAATCTAGCGTTACATCGGTGCTCCGCCACCCTGACCCATCAGCATGGCGCCGCCCTGCATGCGGGCGCTGTTCCGGATCTGGTCCATCTTCGACCTGACCAGCGAGTGGAGGACCTCGTTCTTCTGCTTGAGCTTCCGCAGCTCGCTGTCCTTGACACCCTCGGGCAGCCCGAGCATCTGTTGGGCGATGGTCTCGGCCGCGGCCATCATGTCCTCGGGCGTCTGCGGGGTGCTTGGGCTCATCTGCTCCAGGTAACTGGTGACGGGGCCCTGGCCCATGCCGGCCATCGCCGGATCGCCGCCCGCAGCAGCCGGATCGCCGCCCGCAGCAGCCGGATCGCCGCCGGCCGGAGGAGCGCCGCCAGCTGCAGCGGGATCGCCACCGGCCGGTGCGCCGCCCGCCATGCCCTTGGCCAGTTGCTGGGCAAAGCCAGCCTGCTCCATCTCCTCCTGCATCCGGGCCTGCAGCTCCTGCTGGCGGCGGGCCTCTTCGGCCATCCGCTGTTGCTCGGTATCCCAGTCGAAGCCCAGGGCCCGCAGGCCGCTGGTGCCCGAGAGCTGCTGACCCATCATCAGCTGGAGGGCGGCCATCTGCTTGTTCATGTCGTCGGCGATCGTCACGCGCTGCAACTTGAGCGAGACGTCCTCCCAGCTCAGGATCTGACTGACCTGACGGCCGATCCACTGAAGGAACATGTTGGCCTCGTGCACCAGGTGGTGCCACGTGCTCTCGAACAGCCGAAGGGCCACCGGGGCCGACTGGAGCTGGAGGCTGCCCTTGTACAGTTCGACGGGGGTGCCCGCATCGTTGAGCAGCTGCTCCATGCCCTGGTCCATTAGATCCTTGGGCGCCAGTTGGTTCGCGTCGCCGCCCAGCATCTGGTACTGGACGGGGAACGGCAGCATCTGCCAGCTGGCCGGGTCACGCCGGCGGCGACGGAGCATCGACTGGATCTGCGAACGCATGTCGCCCATGTTGAAAGTCATCAGCGGGTCTTGGCCCTGGCCGCCGCCCATGCCGCTGCCGCCCCGGGGCGCCGGGGTGATCAGGCGGAACGGGATCACATAGTCGAGGGCGATGGCCTCGTTGTACCGGTGCAGGACCTGCACGTACCAGATCTGCCTGAAGTTGGTGAGCGTCCGGGGCAGGCCCCAGCCGCGGTTCCTGGTGCCGGCGAGCATCGGCTCCTTCATGTGGAAGATGACGTCGTCGTTGAACCGGAACATCTGGTTGTGCTTGATCGCTTCGAGCACGGGCAGCGGTGACCGCTCCAGGTGGAACAGGTTGCCCTTGCGCACCTGCTGCTTGTAGTCCTCCGGGATCCGCCACAGGTAGCTGACCTCGTCGGTGTAGTGATCGTGCAGCATCTCGATCTCGTGGGGAGACCAGTGCTTGATCTTCAGGTCTTTCTCTTCGTCACCCGGCTTGTCGTCGACCTTCCACGCCCCGCTGTACTGGCACTTGGGGCAGTTGGCCGAGAACTTGAAGGCGTCCCACCTGAATCGGAAGACCGGCGTGTTGTGGACCGTCTTGAGCGGGAAGCTGCTGTAGCACTTCGGGCAGGTAAGGAATCGTTTGAAGGGGATGAGCAGGCTGGTGAAGTTGTTGCCGTAGCATAGCCGGTTGCGGAGCGCGTTCTGCAACTCCGTCATGATGTTCATCGTGTCGCCGAGGAACTCTTTGTACTTGTCGCGTTCCTCGTCGCTGGCGTCCTCGACCTCCACGTCCGTCAGGAAGTAGGAGATGATTCGTTCCATCGCCATCCGGTACGTGCCGTTGACGTTCCAGATGTACTCTGCCCACTGCAGCGCGTTGCGCAGGGACTGGGGCATGGCCAGGGTGGCCACGTCGACGAAGGGATCAGGAAAGTGCTCGGCGTTGCTGGAACCCGAGAACTTTGAAAACTGCTGACGGAGCCCTACGTTTGCCATGCAATTGTCCTTGAATCAGCGTGCTTCCGTGCTCAGTCCTTGGACGCCTTGGCAGCCGCGTCGGAGACCCGGGTCATGGCCCCGTCCTCCATCTTATCCGCCTCCACGGGCGTGGACGGGGCCTGCTTGGCCGCAGCGTCCTGGCCCTGCTTCTCGCCAGGCTCCTCGGGATGAGGGGTCTGGGAGCTGATGTCACCGGTTTTCTCGATCATGCCGGACTCCTTGCTCGTCACATCTGGGGCGGCGGAGGCGGCAGCGTCTGATCCGCCTCATCGTGCTTGATCAGGACAATGATGTCGAGCACTCCGAGAGCGAACTGCATGCCCATGGACGAGATGGTAAAGGATTTGTCCCTCGAAGGGCAGTGGACTTTGATCGCCTGGTCGCCCAGATCAGGCGGAGCCCACTGCATCCCTTCCTCGTAACGCGTGTCGTAGACCAGGGCCAGGCACCCGCCACCATCGACCACGGCATGGTACCGGGTATTCATGCTTCCGGCCGAACCGCCCAGCTCGACAATGATCTGTTCGCTTGGCTTCTTGGCCCGTTCACCGAGGAACGGCATCTTGAGGATCTCGGCCAGGTCGAGCAGTGGTCCGGGCTTGGCCGGTGCCGGCCGCTGCTGTTGCTCCTGCTCCTGGCCGAACCGCTGCCAGTCCTCGACCGGTTGCACGGCTGGCCCGGTGGGCGGGGCGGCAGCCGAAGGCAGGCCCTCGGGGGCCGAGGGCGGCGGGACGGGCGGTGCCGGGGTCATGGGCTGAGCCGCGGGCACGGCCTCGGCCACGGCCTGCTTGATCATATGACCGATCAGGCCGTAGTCGACCGGCGGGGCAGGGGCAGGGGCAGGGGCAGGGGCAGGGGCAGGGGCAGGCGACGCCACGGGCTGGGGCGGCGGCGAGGTGTTCTGGACCGGGGGCAGCGTTGTGGTCTGAGGGGCCACGGCCGGCGCCGGTTCGAGTACGGGTTGCGGGGTGGTCGGCGCCTGGGACATGGGTTCCTCCTGATGGAGTGGGGCGACGGCCGGCGAGGCGACCGGAGCCTGGAAGCCCAGCGTCTGGTTGCCGGGCTGCGGGGCGATCTGCGTGCCGTCGGTGTTCGCCGCCGGCGTCACGTAGCTGCCGGGCATTACCGGGTTGACCGGGAGCGAGGCGGCCCGTGTCGTGGGCGGTGCGGCTACCGGCTTCGGGGCGGGGCCCGTGCTGATCTTGTAATAAACCTCGTGAGGGTCGCTGGACTCGGACAGGGCCTTCTGGAGGTCGGCCTTCTGGAGCCTGGTCAGGTCGACCCGGGCCCCGCCGTCCGGTGCGTCCGGGTCCACATGCACGATGCCCGGCTTCGTCCCGTCAAATCCCATGGAGCCGCCGTCGTTCCTGGCACGCGGGATCACCGTGCCTGTACCGCCACGCTCGACCTGTCGCGAATCAGCCATGTGATACGCAGCAGGGTTGGGAGTGTGCGCAACGGTCGGCGGTTCCCCAGTTCCCCCTTTCCACCACGAGGCGGCGCCGGGGGGCACAGCAGGAACCTGAGTCATGACAATTTCCTTCAAAAAAGGTCTGAAGAAGTATAAGTGCTTTTGATAGCTAAAAAAAGGGGTAGGGGCCCGAAGGCCCCTACCCACCCCTCCTCCAGGGGTTATTCGTTGTCGTTCAGTCGGCCTTCTTGTAACCGCCGCCGAGTTCCACGACTTCATGCGTGCCGTCGTCGGTCAAGCCCACCACCTCGTTGTCCTTGGTGTTGGGCTTGTTGCGGTCCCGCTTGGGGCGGTGACGACGCGCCTGCTCCTTCTTGATCTCGTCGAGCATGGTGCACTCCGGATCGAATCTCGGGTCATCGACCCGAGCATCCAGACGGATCTGCCCGGGCAGGTCCACCTGGAACTGGTCCCACTGCTTGATCCGAATCGAGGGGAAGACGATCGCCCCCAGCTCCGGACGCAGATGTTTCTTGGCCGCGCTCAGATCCCACCACAGGCCGTGGGTCCGGATCTTACCGGCGGCCTGACCGATCAGCGAGGTGGGGAAGGCGTAAACGTGCCGGCCGCTGCCGGTGTCGACAGGCGTCGCCTGGTTGTCGAACCACAGCTTCTGGACGAAGCCGAGCATGTCCTTACCGCCGAACACATCGGGCAGGCTGAGCCAGCGGTCCTTGAGCGACTGCTTGGCCCAGGCCCTGAGCTTCTCGCTGGAGAGCGTCACGACGTTGGCGAACACGTCGCCAGGCCGCATCAGCATCCCCGGCTCGAAGTGGGGTGCGATCTTGGGCGGCATGAAGATGTCGTACTCCAGGTCGCCGTCGGTGAACCCGTGCATCGTGAGGTCGGGCCCGTAGCACTCGCCCGGCACGTCACATGACTCGACGTACTTGGCGTAGTGGCGCATCACGAACGGGCCGCCGGCGGCCACCCACTCGCAGAACCCGATTTTGAACGCCATGTTGAACGAGCGGTGCTCCCGCTCGGGCAGGGCGTTGTCGACGAAATACTTCCGCCGCGTCCGGCACTTGGAGCACGTGGCCACGAAGTTGCCGTCCTCGAACCACTGGGTCTTGAACTTGCGGCGGGTGAACTCCTCGGCCCGGTGCTTGGCGTTGCACTTGGGGCAGGCATACCGCAGCTGACGGTCCACTGACTTCTCGGTCGCCATGTTGTAGAGCAGATCCAGATCGTCACGGTCCACGCCGACGAACGCCTCGATGTTGACCTCGGGGCGATGTTCGATCTTGATCTTGTCCTTGAGGTTTTTGGGACGACGGTAAAACCATGAAGGGCGAATGGGCTTGCCCTTGGAGTCCACGCCGCAAAAGGCCCGGCGGTCGACGTCGGCCACCATGGCGTTGTAGACACCGAACTCACGATCGTACAGCTCGTGGTTCAGCAGGTTGTCGTACTGGGAAACCGGGTGGCCCCTCAGCTCACTGTCCGGGCGGTCCCGGAAGTTCACGAGGTTCCTGGCATCGGTCAGATCGATGAGGGGCATGTTGTAGGCGAGCCGCGCACGACCGTAGGAGGCCAGGTGGCCTTCCTTAGGCTTGCCGAGGTTGGGGAAGGCACCCACCTTCGTGTACCGGACGCAGGCGAACCTGATCTGGTCGGAAGGCACGAGCCGGTCGAGGTTGGTCGTCGGGTCATCGAGGATGGCCGAGAACCCGAGGAACCCCGAGAACTGGACCTCGTCCATGCGGACCTTGGAACGGGCCTTCTTGAGCTTGTCCCACTGCAGGTGCCGCGGAGTCTTCGGACGGCGTTGGATGAAAGGTTTTCCCATGACGTTCTCCTACTTGAGAGGTGTCTTGTTTCGGCGGCTCCGGCCGCCACGTGGTTCAGATCCAGGGAACAGACCGGTCCCGTCTCAGGTGACCCGAAGGTCGGCTCATCTGGTACTGGGTCTGTTCCATGGATGTGAAAAGAAAAAGACCCCGCCGAGCAGAAATGCCCGACGGAGCCTTCCGGGGTCCTGATTGAGCAGGCTAAGTTGCCTGCATGTATTTTGACGCGTTTTGAGCCGTTATTTAGGTGACGATAAAGTTTCGTCGTCATCGTCGAACGTATCGTCCGCGTCGGCAGCAGCGGCCAAGGCCTCCGCCCTGGCCGCATCTTCCTTGATATAGCTGGGCGGTGCAATCGAAAGCTCGGGCATGCCCAGGAAACAGTCCTCCTGGACCTCCAGGGTCTTTTCACTGACGTCCACCGGCCTCTGCGACTTGTTGATGCCGATCGCCTTGTCCCCGGGCAACAGAAGCACCCGGTTAGGGGCCGTGCTGAAGGGTAGAGGAATTCCCCAAAACGGATGGACCGTAACGTCCTGACCCTCCAACTTGGCCATGCGAGCGACCAGGCCTTCGAGGGTGGCGAAGATCCGGAGCAGCGGGAACTCACCCTCGTGACACTCGACCATACAGAAACCGGGCACCGTGTCCTCGGGCAGCTCGAACTCCTGGGGCTCTGCCGCCTCAAGGGCGAGCCTCGTGGCCTCTGGGAGCCCGGCCATCAACTTCTCAGCCGCCCGCCGACCGTCCCCCGCCGCCGAGGTGGCCGTCGCTGACCCGGCGAGTTGGCATTGCGCTGCCGGGCTCAGGCTGCTGACGAACTTGCTGGCCCTGTCCTTGCTTTTTCGGTTGCTCTCCGTAGACATGATCGCCCTGCTCCACTGGTGGCACGTAAATGATAGCCACTGATCTCAACTCGTACCGAGTCCGTTTGTCCGTGGGGTGCGTAACCAGATTCATGGGCCCGGTTCCAACGACCAGGGCCTTGGTCTCGCTGATCCACTCGTTGATCTGGTGCTCAAGGATAGCGTCCGACCGCTTGTCCCTGATCCAGCCCTCGTTCGTGCCGTCCCACGAAAATCGCTCGCGGGACTCGAACACCTTCACGCGGTATAGCCTGGAAGGAACGATGCCGCTCACTTGCCAGGGTCCTTGCTGCTCGGCTTGTCGACCGCCGGAATCACGCTCTTGCCGCTGGGCCGCTCGCCCTTCGTAATCTTGCCCGTAGTCCCGCTGGCCCGGATCATGAACGAGTCGACGGCCTTGCCCTGCTGGGTTATGGCCTTTCCAAGCACCACGCCACCATGGCCCTGGGCGCTGGAGAAGAACGGCGTGACCGCCACGCTCTCCAACTGAACCTCGTTGCCCTCTTTGTCCTTCCCCGTAATCACGGCGCCGGGGCACGGCTCAAGTATCACTCGCATCGTCTGCTCCTTCTTGCTCGCGGAGAGATGCTTCTCTCGCGGCCAACGGGTTACGCCCTGTCCTCAGGGCCTCGGCGAACGCCAGGGTCTCTGGCTGTGGAGGATGCCGCTTGAGGCGAGGTAGTTCGTACACCTCACCGGGGGGAGCCTCCAGAGACAGAGCACCTGCCGTGCTATCGACGCCCCAGGCCACCGCAGGGATGCGGGGGGCCGTCGGCGTGATCAGCCTGTTTCTGTCCAACCACAGCGGGTCGACGATCTCCAGGTCAGCGGCACCAACCCGGGACACCCAGCCGCTGTTGGCGTCGGTCAGCGTAATGGAGAGCATGTAGTTCTCCAACCGCTCGTAGTGTTCATCGACCACACCCCACAGCACGTAGTTCCAGTCGGGGTCGCCGTCCGGGGTGTGTAGGCCCTGGAAGATCGGCTGCTCGAACCGGCGGTGCATGAGTTGCAGGTCGATGTCCTGCTCGTCGCAAAATTGCACGAGCGGTTCGTCCGTGAACCGCCCGTGCAAATACAGAAGGGCCGGGGTGAAGAACCGCACCTGGTCCGTGAACCTGTAAAGGCCCTCGGCGGCGCCGAACTTCATCTCGTACTTCTCGATCGGCTCGCCAATGATCCGGCGTGCCTGCCCCGAGAACCCTTCTTGTTGCGGGTCGTCCGCCATCAGGCCTCCGTCAGCATCCCCAGCTGGCTGGCCAGTTCGATGGCGATCTTGAGATCCGTCTCAGGGTCCGTGCCCGGTCCCGCCCAGCCCGGGAAGCTCAGGCCGCGGGCGCCGAGCACGATCTCCCAGCTCAGGTCGAACTCCTTGGGCTTGGCCGCCTCCTCGATGTCCCGGTAGTCGGACTGGCCGTACCACATGGACAGGGGCAGCGCGTTGGTCTTCGACGGGTCCCGCTCGCCCTCCTTCATCGGCTGGTTCTCGGGCAGGCTGCACTCGATGCCCAACATCTTCACGAACAGCCTGGGGTTGAACCCGATGAACACGGCCTCGGGCAGGCCCTTGAAGTTGGTGGAGTTGGGCCAGGCCTTCGGGTACCGCTTGAGCAGCCAGTCGCGGATGGCGAGGCAGACCGGCGGCTTGTCGCTGTCCGGCGCCCGGTACTTGTAGGTCACCATCTCCTCATGGCCCGTGTCGAAGATCTTCACCTCGTCGAAGGTCCCGGTGTACGGCTTGTCCTTCAGCGAGGCGAGGAAGGCCGCCTCTTTGTCCGCGATGTACGCGTCGATCTTGTCCTGGGCCTTGTACTGGGACGGGGCCTTGAACGTGGGCATCGGAACCTCGACCTCGGCCGGTCGAGTACGGTAAGCAATGATCAGCTTCTGAGGCATGATCTCTCCTAGTCGGACAGAACGATCTTGTTCTTGCCCTGCAACAGCTCTTGGTCGACCACCAGCTCGAAAGCGTCGCGGCCGATCGTGATCTTGGCTTTGCCCTCCTCCACGCCGTCCGTGGTCACGGTGACCGGTCGGATGACGGAATGGGCCTTAAGCCTCTCCCATTCAGAGCCCATAAGCACGGGCGGGGCCTTGCTATTGAGCGGGATGGCCCCGACGAACGCACACCCGGCGTCGTCGCTCGACCACTTGCCCAGGCGGCGAAGGGTCTCGTTGGCCCGGGTCGTTTCCCGGGAGTTGTGGATGCCGGTGTGAGCGTGCGCCATGTCGTCGCACACCAACAGGTCGGGCATCGCCGGCAGCATCGGCAGGATCTTCTCACCGACGAGGCGGGGGAACGACTTGCCGTTCTTGGCGCAGTCCTCCCAGTCGCCCTTACCCAACCGGACCAGCCGCTCGTGGGCGTCTTCCTTGGTCGCCTTGTCGGCGAGGCGTAGGACGGTAAAAACGGCGTTGGGGTGTTCGTCGGAAACCGCGGCAAGGGTCCGGGTCGTGATGTGGTCGAGCACCACCCGGATGGCCGGGCCGTAACCGACGAACACCACGTGCGTGCCGCGGGTCAAGTACTCGTCTTGGCCTCGGTCCAGGTACACGCCGATCGGGACTCTGCACTTGCGGCGACGGTCCTCGTTGACCTGGGCCTCGGCCTTTCGCTCTTCGACCTCTTCGTCGGTGTGCTTCTTGCAAACCTCCTGCATCCAGGGAAACACGGTCTCGACCAGGCCCTGGAACAAGATCGTCTCGTCGAAGGGCTCGGACGCGGTCTGGGCCGCCGTCTGGACCAGGACGTCGGCCACCAACGGGTGGACGTCCTCCAGCTTGTCCAGCACCCTCTCCAGCTCGGTGACGGCCACGGCGTACATCTGGCGGCCGGCGATCATGGTGGCCACTGCCTGCCGCACGTCCTTGTTAGAGGCCAGCAGCTCGTTGGCCTGGTTCCCGGCGGCCTTGGCGTCGCCCTCGGGCACCGCCTCGACAAGGTTGCCCTCGCTGTCGACGCACTGGATCGAGTAACCGGCGACTTTGAGCGGGATCTTTTTGGTCCGGGCGGCCTCGACCAACCAGGCCGTTGCCGCCTCGTACTCGTCGAAGACCAGCTCGCCGCCCTCCGGGTTCTCCACGCGGTCCACGGGGTTGCCGTCGGGATCCTTGTTGTAAATGGCGTACTGCATCGCCCTGCCTTTCAAAAAGTACTTTTTAGATGCTGCCGGTCTTGCCGCAAGCCGGACACGTCACGGTCTGACCGTTGATCATGTTCAGCGCGTGCAGTCGATCGATCCCCGTGACCTGGCCGCAGGGGCACGCGACCATCCGGCCGCCCCTTTCGCCATCCGGAGCACCGTGGTCGATGCCGATCGTCTGGAACCGCGTGGTTTCCGTGCTCGCGAACTGTTCGGCAGCGTCGATGCCGTAACGCATCTTGGCAAAGCCGATGTCCTGGAGAGCGATCTCAACGCCGTCCCTCTTGACGACCTTTCCCGCCACCAGGTTGTTGTAGTCCTCAGCTGTCAAAGAGAGTTTTGTCATCGTCCTTCTTCCTGGCCTGCCGGCCGGCTGCTTCCTTGATCCGATCCCTTGCCACCTTCACACACTTGGCGCTGATATCGAACCCAACGAAGTTGCGACCCGAGTTCAGGCAGGCGACGGCCGTCGTCCCAGTGCCCAGGAACGGATCGACCACGAGATCCCCGGGATTGCTGAACAGCCGCACGCACCGCTCGACAAGCGGAACCGGCAGCTGGTTGGGCATCCCCTTCTTCTTTTCCTTGAACGTCCCACAGATCCGGCTGAACAGCCAAGTGTTGCTGCAGGGATCGAAACCCTCGGGCAGCTGCTCAGGGAGCAGGGCCCAGACCGAGGCCGGGGGCTTGCCTTTGGGGTTAGCCCGCTTGTCGTTGTACTTGAGCTGGCGGGCCGAGGGCACACGCACCTCAGGGTCGTCCACGTTCATCGTCCTCTTGGTCTTGTGCTTGGTGTAGTAGAGGATGTGGACGTGCGACTGGGCCAGGCCGTTCGCGTTGTGCTGGCCGAACGTGAAGTGCCAGATGATGTGCTGCCGCTTGTACAGCTTGTTTTCGCGGGCAAGCATGTCCATGTCGGACACGAACGCGTCGCCGATCATCAGGCAGAACGCCCCGTGCGGGTGTAGGGCGTCGGCCACCTTGTCGATCCACATGCGGGACCAGGTGATGTACTCGTTGCGCCCCTTCTTGTCGTCGTACGCGTCGTACTCCTGGCCGATGTTGTAAGGCGGGTCAGCGAACACGAAGTTCGCAGTCCCGGCCTTCACCCGCTGGGCCAGACCCTGGACGCAGTCCTGCTTGTAGGTTTTCGCCTCCACCGTCATTTTCCAACTCCTCCCAGCACAGCCTCCAGCCGGTCGATGATGTGACCGGCCAGGATGGTGGCCTTGGCGTGCGGCTCGTAGACCACGTCCTCTGGCAGGTTCCCGGGCGGTCCCCAGTAATAGGGCGGCGGGTCCTGCGTCTCCCACTCTCCGATCCGGTCGCGGCACGCCTGAGGCCAGGTGCCGGTGGAGAAGTCCACCAGCTCCTGGGTCTCAACGATGCCCAGCCAGATGTGCATCTCGGGCAAGTGGCCGAGCCTGACGGACAGCCTGCTCAGGTTGCTGTCGGGCTCCCACTTGTACCCGAAGTGGGTCATCACGTGTTCGGGCGTCTCCCGCGGGTTGTCGACTCTCGGCCAGTACGCCGAGCCCGCCTGGAGGCACACCTCGATCCCTGCCTCCTTCAAAACCTGCAGCCCATAGTGGGCCCAGTAGAGGCACAAGCTGTCCGCAGACCGCTCGCCGATCCTGCCGACGACACGCTTGCGGACCTTCTCGTGGAGCTGTTGCCGTTCTTCGGTACCGATCACTTAAAGCCCCTCCGCACAGACTCGGCCAGCAGTACGGCCTCCGCACGGTTGTGGTCGCCCACCAGCTCGAAGAACTGAGCGGCCTTCGGGAACAGCTGCTTTGCCTTTCGTCGAGACGCGTCTTTGTCGGTCTTGAGCAGGCCCATCTTCCGCTTCCACACAGACGGAAGCGGTTCCTCCCACGGGATGTTGAAGGACGTGAAGAACAAGTGCCACATGCCGAATCCCACGCCCACGGAGAACGCGGTGACACCCGAGTCCGAGGCCCTGGGCTGTTGGCGCTCCAGGGCCACGTGGACGGGGCCGTCGCCATCATGGACCCGGTCGATAATCGGGTCGAACAGGCGGTTGATCATGTGGTAGTCGTAGAACCGGCGGGTCGACGTCTTACGCTTCTTCTTGCCGGGGTTCTTCGGGTCCTTGACCGTAGACTTCTTGACTTCTTTTTCCGTCGGGATGTCGAGCACCCACGGCACGATCTTGCTCGTGTCGGGGAGGAACGCGATGGCCCCGTCCTTGCCCGGGTCGATCCCGATAAACAGCTGGTTGTCCCCCAGCTTTTTGATCGCCTTGGTCAGGTGCTCGATGGGGTCTTCGATGTGAAACCTTCTTCTGCCCATCAGCGATTCCTTTGCCTGCGGCGGCGCTTCTTGCCCGCCTGTTGGATGCCCTGCTGGGCCTCCCTCTTCACCGCACGCCTGGTCTTCGAGACGTTCGGGTTCCTGGTCTTCAGGGCCGGCTGGATCCTTGGGGCCTCGGGCTCCGTCGGGATCTCGATCATGCCGCGGAACTCCTCCATCAGCAGGTGGAGCATCCACGCGTCGTAGCCGGCCTGGTGGGCCTTGGACGGGTCAGCGCCGTACTTCTCGCCGAGCCGGTATTTGTGGAAGCACCAGTCGCCCAGGTTCCAGGTAACGCCCGGAGCCCGAAAGTACGCCACCCGCTTAAAGTACGCCTTGAGCGTCTCGCCCGGCTTTGGGTGGATCCGGTCATCCTCGACCATCTGCGAGGCCTTCTCGACGGCCCCGGTGTCGATCATCTGGTTGGGCGGGATGTCGAACTCCACCTCCATGAAGTCACGGAAGTGGGCATGGATCATCTCGAAGTCGTAGTTCCAGCCGTTGTGCGAGACCAGGAACTCACCGTTGTCGATGACCGTGGTCAACAGTTCGTGGATCCAAGGCAGCGCCTCGTCGACGGGCACGCCCTTCTTCTTCATCTTCTCTTCGGTGACGTGGAACGTGTTGCCCGTGTTGAGCTTTACCTTCCGGGCCACCCGTTTGAGCGCCGTACTGATCCACTCGTCGGGCACCAGGCCCGCACCGAACCAGTTGATGATGACGTTGAGTCTGTCCGTGACCTCCCTGTCCCGCACGATGCAGTGGCCCCACTCAACGATCAGATCGCTGTCCCGGCTGAAGCCGGTGGTCTCCGTGTCAAAGCACGTGTAATCGACGGGGAACCTGTCCCCGTACTGATTACGAAAATCCTGAGACCAGTGGCTGATGATCATCCGTGTGCCCTGCAGCGATCCTGTTTCAGTCGCCGTTGCTTCCATCGGAGCCCTTCTTCCTCAATAGCTTCCTCAGCACCCAGCGTTTCCACCGGGGCATCGTCAGCCACTTGTGGGCCTGGCGGCCCGCTTCGGCGAGGTGCTTCATGTTCGCACAGGGTCCATCGAACCCCATGGTCACGTCCCTCGCTCCCCGGAAGAACACGCCCATCATGACCGTGCCCAGGATGGCGCACAGAGCCACCTGGGCCTCTTCCGGGACGTTGTGCCATCCGACCCGCTCCAGCAACTCGCCCATCCCCTCGGCAGGGTCGTCGCAAGTGCCCAGGACGAACTTGCAGAAGGCCACGCAGACCTCTCCCAGCTGTTCGTCGGTGACCCCGTGTTCGTCGAGGTACCGTTTCAACACCGGCCAACGGCCGTCTTCGAGCCTGGCGGCCACCTCGGTGGCGATGGACTCGAAACAATGGGCGACGTCGCGGTTCACGTTGTAGAACCGCGGATCGTCTTGCGATAGGCGAGCCTGGATGGGCATGGCTTACTTCTCCTCGGCGTGCTCGTACGGCTGCATCTTCATCCCGGAGATCTCCAGGATACCTTCGACCACTTCCTCGGTAGCCCCGTAGAACAGCATCGGGAAGTGGTCCTTGACCTGGCTGTAGATCTGCTCGAACACCAGTCGGATCTCCCACTCGGCGAAGCGGCTGGTCCGCAGCATCACCAGGTGGCGGATCATCCGCAAGTTGCACGAGAAGGCGATCTCGTTGCTCTGGCCGTTGGGCAGGAACCGGCGGAGGGCGCTGGTCATCTGCTTCTTCTTGGCGAAGTCCAGGCCCTCCTTGTTGAGGCCCAGCTCCTCGCACATCGCCGCGTACTCCTCCTCGATGTGCTTGACGAGCTTGCCGGCCCGCCCCAGCACCGGGTCGAGAATCGGGTCCCAGACGATGTCGACCTCGCTGCCCTTGACGTAGCGGCCGGAGGTCTGGCTGAAGGCCGTGCCCACCCGGTGGCGGACCAGCTCGTGCGTGAACACGCGGCTGCAGTTGGCGATGATGAAGTTCAGCTGCACGTGCTCGAAGACCGAGCCGTGGCCGTGGTCGAAGCAGCCGGCCAGGTTGGATTTGATGTCCCGGGTCTTGGAGATGTTCTCGTTCTTGCCCAGGACCAGACTCTTGTAGCACATCTTGGCAAACATGCTGCAGAGGGCCTCGCCCGGATGCAGCTTGTCGACGGTGATCGCGTGCTCGAAGTCCTGGAGGAACTCCGACTGGCCGGTCTCCTGGAGGTAGCGGGCGATCTCGTTGCCGTCGACGGTGGTGGCGCCCACGAAGTAGACGCTGGGTTTGACTAGGGTTCCCATGGCTTCCTTTCTCTAATCACGCTTCAGGGCGCGATGGTTGTAGCAGTTCAGACACATCTCCGTGGAGACGTCTGGGTCGTAGGCCGCGTCATCGAACCCGCAGTACTCGCAGTGGTCGATGAGGTAGTCCTCTTTGTGGGTGCCGGCCCTGCACGACTTGTAGCCGGCAGGGCACCTGTAGCACTTGACGTTGACCGGGTAGTTCCTGGGGCACACGTAGCCCGGCCTGATCCTGTCCCGGTACCGCATCTGTTCCCGGTTCCACTCCAGTAACTGGGGAGTGATGCCCGTCTGGGCGAAGACAGGTTCCGTCTTCGACTGCTTCGGGTCGATCAAGACCAGCAACCGCATGTTGATGAACTCGGTGGGGTGCAGGTACATGTACTCCGGGACCCGCGACGATCGATCGCTCGGGTACCGGGTGTTGAACCCCATGTCCCTGGCCAGGAAGTTGCAGAACCGGGTCGACCAGAACTTCTGGATCTTCAGCGTGCAGCTGAGCCCGGCCAGGATGTGGAACGTGAACTGCCACCCCGGCTTCCCACGACCGCCGCGCCGGCGGCGGGCCGAGAGGATCTGGACAGGCACCCACTCCTCTTCCGGCTGGTGGCTCCAGGGGAACACCGCCATCCTGCCCTTGAGTCGGTCCAGGTTGCCGGCGATCCGCCAACACGTCTCGTCGAGCAGTTCCCTGGTCAGCTTCTCGCCGGCCAGGTGCCGCAGCGACTCGAACAGACAGTCTTTTGACACCGACTTGGGTAACCACCGTAGTACCTCTTCGACGAAGATCTCGAAGTCCTCGCCTTCCTTCACCTTGTCTACGAAATCAGGGAGAAGGTTCTCCCTCAGAGACCTGCGAAGGTCGAGCACCTTCTGCAGGGAGTGCTTCCACCTTGTCAACACCTAGAGTTATCTCCTTTCCTTCTTCAGCACGCAGCTCGTTCAGGACGTCCGTCAGGTCCACCGGCTCGATGAACGAGCCCTCCACCCACCGGATGCCCTTGATCCCGCTCTCCGGGGCGAACAGGTGCTCGTAGTCGCCGTCCTCGTTGACGTGCGTTTCGAGTAGGTAGTAGCCGGGGATCGACAGCGACCAGTTACCTTGCAGCAGCAAACCCAGCAAGCTGGAAATGCCCTGCAACTCTTGGAGCTGGCCGCCGGTGTTCAGGAATCGACACACCGCCTCGGCAAGCTCCCGGACCCTGGTCTTCTCGCCCATCTGCCGTGGGCCAAGGTTTCGCCTTTCCCAGAACTCGACGCTGTCCCTGTTCTCGCCCGTGTCCAGCAGGTTGGGGCTGACCAACTCGCCACCCTGCCGGAAGGCGAAGTGCAGGCTCACGTTGGCCCCTTGACCGAGGTTGACCTCGACCACACGCAGGCCGTCCGTAGCCTCAACGCCCTGTAAGAGTTCTTCAGGATCCACCGGCCGGCTCCGCAGGGGCCTCCTGCTTCCCGGGTTGCATGACGCCCTTGAGCGTCTTCGTCAGTTCCTCGACCTGGTTCAGGGCCTGGTTGATCCCGTCAGCGTGGACCGCGGCGATGTTCTGGAGGATCGCCTCGCGGTTGGGCTCAGGCAGCAGGCTCAGGTCGGTCATGATCTCGACGGGGCTGTCGCCCAGCTGGGCTGGCCACGACATGATCGGTGTGTGCCCGTTCATCAGGCCGCCGTAGGCCAGCGCGTGCTTCTGCAGGTGGATCACCCGATTCGACAGCTGCTGGATCATGGCAGGCACGTCAACAGTTTCTTGGTCGCTCATGGTGCCTCCTATTCGACCCTCGCCGCCACACCCACGTAGCAGCGAAAGTGACTCCTGCCCTCAGGCGCCAGGTCATCGACCTGCGTGCCCAGGGCCAACACCAACTCCTTCGGTGCGCTTCCGATTTTCTGTGTGTATTCCAGGATGCCCCGGGTCCCGATCTCGATGCCGGTCGCCACAAGCTGGGCCTTGGCCCGTTCAGCGGTTAGATAGGCATGGATAGGGATGCGGACGTACTGCCCGCTCTTGGTCACCGTCCAACCGTGATCGCCGCTACCGACGAGCGGGTTACTGGGGACCCAGTAGGTACCCTCACGTGCTACCTCGGCAGCAGAGAACAGCCCACCGCGTTTGTCGTTGCCGTGGGCAAGTGGCCTCTCCAACACCAGCACGGGCTGCTTACCCGTCTGAAGATTGGCCGAGACATCGACCCACCGAATTGTGAAGTCCATCGGTGCTCCAGGACTTTTGGACCGCGGGCCAGGCCGGGATCTGGCCCGTCATGTCGCCTCGTGGACCTGGTAATCAAAACGGTGATGGCTCAGGTCCGGCTCTGGGCGGTAATCGTACCACACGGGCCGCTCGTCGTAACCCCTTCGTGGGGCCCCGGAGTTCTTGCCGCGGTCGTCCGCGTTGATCCAGAGCCCGTCCTTGTGCTTCCCCAGAGTGTAGCCCTGTTGGTTGAGCATCTCGCCCAGGCTGCAGTCGCCTCCCCGGTGGTTCAGCTCCTGCCACGGGTAGCTCCACCTGCGGATCGGCAAGAACTCCGCCGCCCACCAGCCGCCAGTCGCGAACTTCATTGCCTCCCGGCCCCGGATCTTGTGGAACGGCTTGCCCGTGTACCAAGACTGGCGGCGGACCCACTCCGTGTGACCCCGGTACGGCACGTACCAAATGTCGCCGATCATCGTGTACTGCTGGGCCTTCGCCCAGGTCTTGGCCCACCAGTCGGGGCCGTCGGTGATGCAGCTGTCGTCGTCGAACCACATCAGGTGGGTCGATTGAACGGGCCGCAGCTTGTCGTAGAACATCCGCCGCATGAGCGGGTACTTGTGGACGTTCCTCTCGGGCTCGTAGATCAGGGGAGGGTCAAGCAGATCCATTGAACGGAGCACGTCGAACACGTACTCCCTGGTCCCAGGACACACGTCGTTGAGCCCCACCCGCAGATCGACGACGTGCTGCTTGTCGAGCGTGCGGCTGATGCTGCCCAGGCATCGCTGGGCTAGGTCCGTGTGGTCCCCGTAGCAAAGAACGCACACCGTGAAGCCAGGCACTTGCATGGCCGCCTCCTAAAAACCGGCGGCGCCGGAATGATTCCAACGCCGCCGGCTGTGGGATCTCAGCTCCCCCTTCGCCCTTTACTTCTTAGTCGTCTTCTTCTTGACGACCTTCTTCTTGGTCGACTTCTTCTTGGTGACCTTCTTCTTGGTCTGAGACGGGCCGGCGTTCATCACACGCGTCTGGCTCGCTTTCTCCTGGGCCGCGGCCTTCTTGTTCTCGGCCAGGATCTTCTGGGCCCGATCGATCGCCTTCTGGAGCTTCGGCCGATAGGTCATCAGCTTGTCCTCCATGGACTCCAGCTGCGACTCGGCGGCACTGAGCTTCTCGACCAGGGCGTCGTTGATCTCCGTGGCCGGCTTCTGCATCACCTCGCCGGTCACGTGCTCGTCCCAGATCTCGAACTTGTTGTTGATCTTCTGGCCGAGGTTGAAGATCTCCTGGGCGCCGCCCATCACGGACTTGGGCACCGAGGGCTTGCGACCGCCGGAGCGGGTGTTCCGCTTCTCCTCGGTGGCCGCGATCTCCATCTTGAGGCTCTCGGCGCTCAGGCCCTCATCGAAGGCCCGCCTCCAGAGCTTCTGCCGCTCGGCCTTGCCCTTGACCTTGATGATTGCCAGGCAGTGGCTCACGGTGACGTGACCGCCGTCGGCCATCTTGGCCCTGGCCAGCTGCTTGATCTTGGCCTCCGTGTACTCGGACGCCAGGTCACGGTACGCGTAAAGCTTGGTCGCCGACCAGCCGTGGCCCATGTAGGCCGCGAGCTGTTCGACAGCGTTGGCGCCGTACTTGGTCTCGCTGGCGAGCACGTTCGTGACGATCTTGCCGATGTTGTAGGCGATCGTCAGGTTGCCGACCGCCGCCTTGGTCATCTTCGTGTCGAAGTTGGCCGCGACCTTCTTGAGGGCCGGGGTCATCTCCTGAAGCACCTGCTGACGCTTCTTCTGAACGGGGGTGAGTATCTTTTTTGCCACGACAGTTCTCCTTCACTCATCCATGACCTAAAAAGTACTTTTTAGGTCTCGGGCCGCCATGTGCGGCTCTTCTTGATTCCTTCGAGTAGCGAGCTGAACGGCTGAATGTACAGCCGGTCGCCTTGCTTCGCTTTGTAAACCCAGCACAGGCCTGAGGACCAGTAGTCCTCGGAGTCGTCGTTGTGGATCACCATGCCGTAGCGGAAGCCTTTGCGGGGAAAGACCAGACCCACCTTACGCAGATTGGCCTCGCAATAGACGTCCTGGTAGAACTCTCGGTAAGCCTCGACAAAGGGGACCTGTGAGAAACGCTCGAACCTTGCGGGCTCGGTAGCCTTGGGGTCCTGATGTACGTGCTTCCCGTCCAGCCTGGTGGTGCCCAGCACGAACGGGAAGTCGGCGAACATAGCGTTAAAGACCGAGAACTTCAACGCGAAGGAACCGTGCTCATCGTGCCAGATCTTGGCCATCTCTCGTCGGGTTGACGGACCAAGACTGAACTCTTTAAGCGTCCGCTTGACGACAGCCTCCTCCCACTGAGCCTCGTTCGCAGCCCGGATCTGTTCCTGGCTCCGATTCTTGTTGAGGTCAGCAAAGGGATCGCTCACGGCAAGTCCTTCCTCAAGCTCTCAAGTTGATCCAGGTAATCGCCATCCAGCAACGGCCGCCGCTTGATCGACAGGCACGTGCGGAGCGTCTCCATCAGCTGATCGTCCTCACGGATCATGCGGCCGACCTCCTGCCACGGCTTGGCGTCTTTCGCCTTCATGCCGAGGTTCGAGGACCAGGCCGTGTTTTCCACGTCGCTGACCTTGGGCGTCTGCAGGTGAAAGCCCGCGTCCTTGAGCCGGGCCGCTGGGCGGCTCTTGAGGGTGCTGAGCATCTTGATCGTCGCCCAGTCCCAGTCCCAGACGGTGATCTGCTCCCACTCGCCCGTTTCCTTGTTCTCCTCTTCCCACCAGAGCATCCGGGTCTCGATCTGCCGGTGCGTGGGGCCCATGGAGTTCTTGCGGCAACGGATGCGGATCTGCACGCCGTCCCAGTCCGCTGAGCCGATCTTGCTCTTGACCACGCTGGGCTCCAGCTCCCAGGACTCCTGGAAGTTGACGCCCACGCCGCCAGCCGTCCTCTTCACCTCGCGGCCGGTGTCATCCTTGCCGATCTTGAGATGGTTGTTGAGGACGAGGGCAAAGGGCCACTCGTCGATCCACTGCGGGACCGACTTCATGTAGGTGGTCATCTTCATTGCTTCCACGGGGAAGCTGCGCTCGGCGTGACCTTCCTTGGCCACCTTCTCCTGGGTCTCGTAGCTGGCCTTGCCCATGATCGAGTCGACGCCGAACAGAATCGGAACCGTGCGACCGGGGCCGGGCTCTTCCTTCGTGCCGATGAGGCCCTTCTTCTGGGTGTCGATCCAGTAGGTCAGCTTGTCCTGCCAGTCTTCGACCGAAACGCACCGGTTGAGGATCAAACCCACCTCGGCGTCCTCGTAGCCGAGGATCGACTTGGGCAGGTCCGGGCTGTACTTGGTCTCGTTCTCCATCAGGATGCCACCGCCGCCCGCCATGCGGAACCAGCGGATGAACTCCAAGAGCAGCGACGACTTGAGCGAGCCAGGAGGACCCGCCAGGTGCAGCACCAGTCCAAGCGGGAAACCGTCCTGGGCGATCAGGTACTCGAACGCAAGGCTCGGGCACGGGATCACGATGACCAGGTTGGCGGCCTCGGTCGCGGCCATGACCGCTCGGTGACCGAACTGTTTGCGGGCCTGCTCCACCTGGCCAGCGAAATAGCTGTCGAGCTTCTTGCCCTTCGTGTTGCCCCGCCACTCTTCGAGCTGCCCCTTCTGCTTCTTGGTCAGCTTGCGTTTGTCGAGGTTCACCGTGGGTCTTGCGGGTCTGGGCGCACGTTTGTCGGAGACCTCGCCACGCTGCTCGCCCTTCTGCTCTTGATCGCGGGGATCCTTTCGGGCCACCCGCTTCTTGCTCGCCGCCTTCTTGGCGGACTTCTTCTCGGCCGCCTTCTTGGACGCCCTGGGCTCCGACTGCTCCCGAACCTCGTCCGGGAACTCGTCGAAGTCGTCGCCCTCAACGTCCGGCTTCGGTGTCGGCTTACGGGGTTTTCTTTTAGCCATCGGGTTCCTTCGTCTCATCTTCCAAGCCGGTGAGCGGACATTACGACTCCCCAGCGGTCAAAAATAGGGGAGGGCCGGTTGTTCGGCCCTCCCCCCACCGACTGCGATCAGCCCTTGGCCTTGGTCTTCTTGGCCGAGGTCTTCTTCGTCGTCTTCTTCGACGTGGCCTTCTTGGAGCCCGTCTTCTTGGCGGTCGTCTTCTTCGACGTCGACTTCTTGGCCGGGGCGGCCTTCGTGGCACGCTTGGCCTGGCGGGCCTTGGCGGCGTCGAGCGAGGCCCTCATGGCCTTCTCAGAGTCTTCCTCCTCTTCGCCGTCCTCGTCCTCAGAGTCGTCGGAGTCGTCGCCCTCGGGCTCTTCCTCCCCTTCCTCCTCGCCAGCGTCCTCGCCGAAGTCTTCGTCGTCTTCGCCGAAGTCCTCGTCGTCATCGTCTTCGAGGCCCTCGTCGTCGCCGTCCTCGGACTCGGGCTCTTCCTCGCCCTCGCCGTCGTCGACCGTGTCGTCGGGGAAGGTGTCGTCGCCATCGTCGTCACCCTCCTCTTCGCCTTCGTCGCCTTCGGCTTCGGCTTCGGACTCCTCTTCACCCTCGTCCTCGAACTCGTCGTCATCGTCGTCGTCCTGCGAGGCCTGTGTGGGATCCTGCTTGGCGCCCCCACGCTTCGGCGGCTTCTTATCCTCGAAGCCGTCGTCATCATCGTCGTCCTCGTCGCCGTCCGTGCCCGGCATGACCGCCGACTTGCGGGCGTTGAGCACACCACGCACGTCGTCGGTGAGGAACTCGTCCTCGAAGTCGGCCCAGGCGTATTGCAGGAGCCGCGGGACGGTGCGGAAGGCCTTGGCGATCAGGACGCACTGCTCCTCGATCGACGGGACCCACAGGAGGCCGGGAGACTGGATGTTGCCGGCCTCGTCGACGTCGTCCCACCAGAACTGTATCTTCTCGCCGATGTGCTGCACCTGGGCGGCGTCGAGCGAGGGCTTGTAGACGTCGCCGTCCGCGCCCTTAAAGCTGGCCCTGATGGCCGCCTCGTAGCCCTTGATGTCACGGTCCTTCTCGTCCGGATCCCAGGACGTGTTCTTCACGATGTCCTTGGTCTTCTCCGGGTTGAACAGGCCCATGATCAGGCCGCCATCGATGCCCCCGGTCTTCGGGTTCACGATGCCGCAAGAGTCGCCGTACTTGTACGCCGCCCAAGGGGTCTCCTCGGGATCCCCGTCGAAGTTCTTCTTCGGGATGTCAAGGAGGTCCAGGAGCTTGCCGCCGGCGCTCGACGACATCTGGATGACGACCAGGTCGTCCGCCGGGTCCATGCCCAGCGGCAGGTCGCGATCGGCCGTGTAGTCCTTCTCGCCGTTAGCGTACACCACGCCCTGAACGAACCACTTTGGCGAGGGGGAGCCCAGCTCGGCGCCACGCCCCTTCTTGCCGCTGAGGATCTTGTTCCAGTAGGAGTCCCACTTGCGGCCGGGCCCGAAGGAGCCGGCCTCGTGAGCGTCCTTGGCCGCGAAGTAGAGGACGCGGTACGGGTTGTTCCGCTTGGCCTCACGGTCCCACGGGTAGCGGGTGATGAAGCTCACCTTCTCGCAGGCCGGATCGTTGAGGCCGATGTATGGGGCCATCTCGGCCCGGACGATCCATTGGCTCTGGCCACGGGCCTCGGTGGACTCGCGGCCGGGGACCAGCTTCTCCGGATCGGCGAAGTCCGGGCACGGCCACGGGCGGAACCACAGGGGGCCGCCGGTGAACTTGGGCCGGACCAGGGTGACGCGGGCCAGGTTGGTCTTGAGCGACCTGTCGTCGGGCGGCATCGAGCTGTCGCCCTTGGCGTGTGTCTTGTTGCTGTACTGGCCGGCGCCGCGAGGCTTCAGCCGACTTCCTTTTCGTTGTTTTGCCATGATGGCTTCCTTCCTGTCAAAAGTACGTTTTGCTCATCAGGTCCAACAGCTTGTCGAGCTTCTCGAAAAGCTGAAGCCTTGACCCACAGTTACTCACGGTGAGGTGGCAGTCTTCTTGGCCATACTCAACCGTCGGATCCAACTCTGCCCTTGGGTTATCGACCCAGACCGTGTAGTCGACCACGCCTTGCGAAACACACGCGTGAAGCTCGACCTCACTCCTGATCCCGACCACCATGTCGCCACTGCCCAGGTTCATACGGGCCAACATCGACGGGTCGTGGAGGCGGAGTGCGTTGCAGAACTCGAACCAAAACATCCGGTTGTCGTGCCGCTCGGCGAACGTCTGATCAACCGGCTGGTTCAGAGCGTTGGCGATCAACGGCGCTACGACGGAAGACGTGCTGCCTCCGTACTGCATCGCGGTCAGGGAACACAGGTATTTTGCTGAGTAGTCCTTGCCGGCTCGGCCGTACCCGCAGAGTGCGAGCACAGGGATCCTGTTCCTTTTCCTCCATTTTCTTCGCCGCTGATACTTCTCTTCGCAGTCGGCCAGGTATGCGGAGCACGCCTACCTTGCCTTCTTTGCGAGCGGTATCAGATCCTCGGCCTTCGGGTGCGGTTCAACGGTGGTTGCGGTGCCTTTCGGCGGTCCTGATTTTACCACGGCGGCCTACCTCTCTGCAACGTCAAGCGACCAGCTTCGTGCCGCCCGCGGTGACGCTAGGCACGCCCCACTTGGCGGCCTGTTCCTTAGTGACGTGTTCGCCCCAGTGGACCATGACCTCGGTGTCGATGCCAAGGGTATAGGGGCCCTTTCCGGTGGGGACGCCAGCCAGGTTGGTCGGGTAGATGGGGACCCGCTGCTGCATGCAAACAGGCAGCACCTCGTCCACCACCCGCTCGGCGTGCTCGTACGGGACCAGCAGGACCACGGCGTCGTGGATCTGCAGGACCATCTTGTACATGTCGGGCACCCCGACCTCGTGCCGGTACTCGTAGATCTCGGCGACCGCCCGGTCCACGGCGCTGGCGATCATCCCCTGGATCGGGAAGTTGGTCGCCTGCCGCTCGAACTCGCCCTGGAGCTTGTAGTCGTCCGTCCGCGGGAACCGGCGGAACCGGCCGAAGCAGTGGCAAAGCCAGCCGTCGTTGATAGCCCGGCTCTTGCACTCCTCGAAAAACGGACGGAGGCCAGGGTACATGTCGAAGATCGTGTCGATCACCTGCTGGGCCTCGTCGGCCGTGATCTCCACGCCCTGCTCCTTGGCCGCCAGCGCAATGGCCTTGGCACCACGTCCGTACGCGATGCCGAAGATCACGCTCTTGGCCACGATCCGCAGGTGGGCCTTGTTGATCGCCTTGAGCCCCGCCTTCGTGGGCGGACAGTCCAGCTTGAACGCGAACACCGCCACGTTCGAGTGGATGTCATAGAAGTTGGGGTCGTCCTCCGGCAGCTGGTTTCGCTGACAGTGGTCGATCATCACCTCGTCGCCGGACATCGTGGCCATGCCGTACAGCTCGGCCCCGATGTAGTCGGCCTCGATCAGCAGGTACCCGGGAGGGGCCTTGAGAATCGAGCGGAGCTTGTGCTTGTACTTCTCGCCAAGCATCCGGACGTAGTCGGCATCTCTCTGCTTGCTGATGTTCTGCAGGTTGGGTCGAGCCGAACGCCACCGCCCCGTTTCAGTCGTGGGATAGAGGTGGGTGCGGACCCGACCGTCGTTGCAGACCACGCTGGCCAGGCCGGCGTCGAACAGCAGGCCGCCCAGCCCATCGCCGTCCGACTCCATCAGCCAGTTGCCGTCGTCATCGGTGACCGGCGGTCTCAGAAGGCTCTTGAGCACCTGGTCGAGGAAGCGATAGTCCCGGAGCCAGTTGATCTGGTCCGATGCCTCCTCGTTTTCCTGGGCCAAGATGGCGAGCACCGCCTTGTTGGTGGACGGGCTGCGTTCGCCCTCCAGGCCCTTCTCTTTGACCTGCCACCACTGGGTGGGAGGCTTGCCCGTGTCTAGCAGGGGCTCAACGTACAGGCTCTTGGCGCCCTTGGGGCGGATCCTCACGGTCCCGCCGTCCTTGGTCACCTTCCCATTCAGCTGCTCGCCGAACAGGAACTCCCGCACCTGCTGGACCGACCGAACGTTGAACTCCGACCACTTGGCCCAGGTGCGGATCTTGGCCTCCATCTCCGTCCGGGCCTCCATGAACACCTCGGTGAGGTAGTCGATGCGTGGCTTGTGGACGGGGATGCCGGTCTGGTGCATCTCCAAGATCGCGGGGCACGCGATCATCGCCTCCCAGAACGGCTCGCGGCAGCAGTTGCCCTCGTAGTCGTAGTCGAGCAACTTGTTCAGCGCGTAGAAGAGCCGCAGGGTAGCGTCGGCGTCGTAGATGCCGTACGGGATCAGGATCTCGTCGGGGCACTCGCCGTACCCCTCCAAGTCCTTCGACTTGAGACCGCGGTCCTTGCAAAACTGCTCCCGCCACTCGTGCAGCGGGATGTCGTACCGGGGCACGGTCGTGTACCGCATGGCCAGGCCTTCCAAGCCCAGCATGGCGGTCTCCTCGATAGCGTGTGCCATGAGGCCGGTGTCGGCGCCGCCCTCGTACTTGGTGCGGAGCCAAGCGGGAACGTAGTCGCGGTCGCTGAAGCCCAGCTTCTCGTACCGCCGCTTGAGTCGGCCGCTGAACTGGTCCACCCGCTTGTCCCGGAGGGGCACGCGGTAGCTCGGGACAAGATCCAGGCCGATGTCGACCAACCACTCAAGGTCAGCCACAAAGAAGTGGCCGACCACCCGCTTGTTTTTGAAGAACTTGCTTAGGAGCCTGAGTCCTCGCTTGATGGCGGGCTTTCCGTCCTCGTCGACGAACGTAACCTTTCCGCCAGGACCTCGAAGTACGACCGCACAAGCTCTCTTCTCTTGCCACGCAAATTGAACCGTTCGTACATAGCTTCCTTTATTGACGGGGTGTTCGCCGTGCCACTCGGCGTCGACGGCGATGACCCTGTCTTTCTTGGTTGGGTCATTCTCGATCTCCCAGAGAAGCGACTTGAGTTCTTCCAGCGTACGGATGGCCCGGTGGTCGATGTCCTTCTCTTCCAGGTCCCAGCGGATGCCCTTGGTGAGCATGTCGAAGCGGGAAAGTCCTCGCTCCAACATGCGTCGCTGCTCCGGCGCCCGGGCTACCGCGGCCGGATGGACCACGGTCATCACGTGCGACTTGTGCAGCACCTCCTCACCATCCACGTTGATCGGGTACTCCAGCTCCACGACCCGGCCGTCCATGTAGTGGACGTTGTTCTTCTTGCCCAACAGCTCCTTCGAGGCATCGGCACCCAGGCACAAGATGTACTTGGGCCTGACGATCCGCAGCTCTTGGTGGAGCAACGGCATGCAGTCTTTGATCCAGCCCGATTTGAGCGTCGACTGCCCGTCAGGCGGGTGGAACTTGCACAGGTTCGTGATGTACCACTTGCCCATGCCCTTGATCTTGAGATCCCGGAGCACCTCCAGGAGCAGGGCCCCGGACTCGCCCACGAAGTTGCGTTTCTCCTGGACCTCGGTCTGGCCCGGCATCTTGCCAATGACCATGATGTCGGCCGGCCTCGGCCCGTCCACCGGCAGGTCGATGCCCTGGGCGTACTCCTTCTGGTGCTGGCCCCAGATGTGACCGGGCACGAAATTGACCTGCTTGCGTAGGCCCGCCTTCACCTGGATCGACATGTTGAAGTTAGGATCCCGCAGGGCCCGAGCGTGCAACACCTCCAGCCACTCGCCGGGCTCGATCGACTTAACGGTCTTCCGCCGACCATCGGGCAGCGTGACCTTGTCGGTCCGCTCCTTGTTCTTGTCCCCGAGCCTCCGAGCGTTCTCCAGGAAATCCGGGCCCGGCATGGGCATACCCGGAGCGTCCAGCGGGTACATCCCGATCCCGTCCAGCTCGTCCTGGACCTCCTTCGCCTTACCGCGGCTGCGGTGACGATCCAGGTCCTTGATCACCTTGCGTCGTTTCTGCTTGGCCATCGTCACCGCTTCTTCCAGGAGACCTTCACGCCCATCGACGCGGCCTCCTTTGTCACGAACTCTCGCATGAACCGTCGGTCCAGGCTTCCGGGATCTCCGTACGGAAGGGTGACCGGAGCCACGCCCAGCTTGGTGCCGGACGACAGCTTTTCAGCCAGCCGCTCCATCTTGAGCTTGCCGTGTTTGTCCTTGGCCACCATGGCCTCGGGGTCGTAGAGGAGCACGCCGCCCTGCTTCCGGAACGCGGCCGTGAACAGCCGCTGCTGCTGGGGAGACATGGTGGCGCCGAGCGTAGCGCCGGCCATCGGACCAAAGCCCCAGACGTCGCCGGGGCCCTCCACGATCACCCCGGTCTGCCACTTCTTCATCTGGTCGTAGTTGTAGATGACGTGGGACTTCTTCATGTTGGGACAACTCCACCACTTCGGCGGAGGGTTTTCGTTCCGCTTGTCGATCTCGCCCACGTACCGGCACTGCCAACCGCGCAGCTTTCCGCCGAAATACAACGGTGCGTACACGCGGTTTCGAGCCAGGTAATACAGGCTCTCTTGGCAGTAACCGACTCCGTAGCACCTCCCCAGCCGCTCCGGATCGTAAAACCTGCTGACCAAGTATCGGTTGGCCGGGTGCTCAGGCGGCAGTTTGTCCAGCCGCGTAATCGGGCCCGGCGGCTCGATCTCGATCGAGTCCAGGTCGACTTCTTTGCCCTCGTGGATCCTGGCCTTGCCCAGGACGCCAGCGCGCTCTTCCAGCCGGTCGAACAGGTCCTCCCGGTCGCGGTACGAGGAGAAGCACCCCTCGTTGTAGCAGACCATCAGCCACAGGTTCCGGCGGCCTCGCTCGTCGCGGACGCCCCACATGTGGTTGATGTAAAGCCGGTGCCGGGTGTCGCTGCACTTGGGACAGTTCACCTGGTAGTACTCGCCCGGGTACATCACGTCGAGCTTGTCTTCCCCTGAGAAGAAGTCCCGCTTGTACTTAGCGAGCATCTTCTCCCCTTCGTTGGAGACCTTGACGTGCCCGAAGTCCCGCACGAGCCGGCGGTGCAAACTTGGATTCAAATACTCAGCCATCACTCATCCAGCATTACGGGGCTCGGGGCTGAGGCCGCGGCCTGCTCGCCCGGAGCGTGCGGCAGCTTATGCTGCTCATCGTGCGACATGATCTTCTTGGTCCTGGTGTCGAGGACGAACCTGTCCTCCATGTCCAGCACCCGGTTCATGCCGCCATCGATCTTGATGATCGTTGAGTCCTTAGGCGGCTGGCGTCTGCGTTTGGTGCAGGCCAGCGTCGCCAGGTTGTCCGAGTTGGTGTTACCCAACACAAAAGCGAAGTCCAGGTTCTCGGCGAAGTTCTTGGCCTCCGCCGAGTCCGTGTGGTGCATCTTCGCGCCTTCACCGCGGGCGTTGGCCTCACCCGACATCTGGTGCATGAACCAGATGGGGCAGTCAAACTGGTCCGCGATCTGTGCCTTGGTGAGGAGGGGCGTGTCGGAGATCAGATGCCGGCGAGCGGCGTCGTCCAGGTCCTCGGCAGCCATCTGTCGCTTGACCATGGCGCCCACGTAGTCGATGACCACGAGGCCGCACTCGGTGCCAGGGTTGGCCCGCAGCACCTGGTTTATGCGGCGGGCGATTTCCTTGATGCCGCCGCCACCGGCCTTGCGGTGATCGTCGTCGTACCCGGTCATGTCGATGAACGAGATGTGCTCGTTCATCCACCCGGTCGCAGCGTCGATCCGCTCCCGCTCGCCCTTGACCTTCTTGCCCTGGGCGATCTTCTTCTTGAACAGCCGCTTCTCGTAGGGGCGGAGGTTACCGGACGTCGACAGGTCGTCCTTCGACGTCATGCTCTCCATCGTGCTCCGCTGGACCTTCGCGGCGTAGCCCAGGGAACGAGCCCGCATCTCAGGCAGGCGGGCCTCGTAGCTGACCATGAAGGCGATCTTCTTCTTGGGGTTATCCCCGGTCTTGGACTGAGCGAGGAAGGCCTTGGCCGCGTTGACCAGGATCATGATGGCCAGCGTGGTCTTGCAGCTGCCGTACGGCCCGAGGATCCCGTACAGTTCGCCGTTGGCGTGGCCGCCGCCCAGGAACCGGTCGAGGAACGAGATTCCGGTGCTGAACAGTTGCAGCGCCGTCTTCTTGTCCCAGTCCTCGGGGAACGCTGGCTTGACAGTACCGTCGGCCACGGCCCGCACCTGCTCGACCCGGTTCTGCAGGTCGTCCAGCAGGTCGGGCAGGTTCACCGGCACCGAGTTGTCCTTGTAGATCTGATCCCTCGCCTCGTGAGCGATTCGCTCTTCCAGGAAGGCCCGAAATTGCTTGATGGCCCACCTGGCGTACTTCGAGGACGTCGCCGGGTTGTCGTCAAACGAGTCCTTGTCGAACGCGAAGTCGATGAACTGGTTCAGCTCGTCGATCTCCGTGTCGTTCAACAGGTCGGGGTCGTCGCCGAGCACGTCCGAGACCTCAGCCTGCAACAGCTGGTAGTCGGGGAAATCCTCGTGCTCCTCCTTGAACTTCTTCACCACGCCCCAGAGCACGGAATACATCATGTCGTGCGACGGGAACAGCTCCGGCTTGAGGGCCTCGGCCACGGCGTTGTACACCTCATCGTTCTGGATGAGGATCGCCATCATGCGTTCTTTCTTGGCGGGGTCTGCGGCTGCCCGCCTAGCCACTTCCTTGTTCTTCTTCGCCATGCCTTACCCTTCTCGGCCGTAGACCTTGTCGTAGATCTCTTGCGCTCGGCGCTGGAACCCGGCCGGGATCCAATCCCGACCCCAAACTTCCTCGTAAGCCGCTGGATCCCGCAGATACTGCAAAGCCGCTCCCTCACGGAAGCGGCGAGCCAGGGCCTTAAAGTTTTCGTCTCCGCTGTTCTTCGCGATGTTGCGGGACAAGCAGTATCGGAACAGCGGCGACAGCGACAGGTCCTCGTCACCGAGCACATCGTCCCAGGCCTCGGAACCCTCGGCACCCTCGGCCTGCGCGACAATCATGTTGGTCGTCGCCGTGTCCAGCTGCGTCTTGAACTTGATCCGGATCTCATCGCGGGACACGTCCTGGCCCCGGGTGTAGTTGTCCAAGGCCTTGGCCGTACCAAGCTCCCGAGGCCACGGCGGCCGGTGTCCCACGTCGAGGACCTGGAACTGCCGGCGGATGAACAACTCGGGATCCATCTGGCGGGCCAGGATGGCCCTTGCCAGCCTGATCCACTCGTCCGACTTCTTCGCCGACTGCCCGTCCTCGACGTTCTCCGAGACGTCTTCCCGGATCTCGCTCTTCCACTTGGCTGGGTTGTAGGCGTTGGCCCTCAGCCGTTGGCTGTTGATGTGCCGCTGCCGTTCGATCGTGTACGTGTTGTACAGGATCGTGGCCACCCGAAGCTCGGCATCGGAGTAGGCCTCGCCGGGAACGGTCCGCATCTTCCTGCGCCTTCGCGGTGTGTCTTGCTGGTCTCGCATCTAGTCCTCGTCGAACAAGTACGACTGCCGGTTCTTTGGCTTGTTTTTATTCTTCCGGCCCTCTTGCCAATCACGGGGGTCACGTACCTTCCACCCTTGCTTCTCGTACATCTTCCTGCGGCCCGTCGCCTTGTTGCGAAAGCCGCGGTTGAACTGGTCCTTGTAGTCGTGGATGATCCCGACCGACTTACCATCTCCGCCCGTGCGGGACACGCGGCCCGGAATCTGAATATCGTTGATCGGGCTGCCGCCGGCATCCCCACGGATCAGCACCGACAAGTTCTTAAAGTCGACGCCCACGTTCCAGACGGTGGTAGCGATCGCCTTCTTTAGCTTGCCCTTCTCGAAGAGCTTGGTGATCTTGTTGAACTTCTCCTGGGTCATCACCTGCTCGTCGCCGGCCATAAGCCCGTGCTTCACGTACCATCGGCGGTCGCGAGGGGTGATGCCGTCCACCGAGTACACGACCTCGAAGTTGGGCAGCCGTTTGCGCAGCACCATGGCATGTTCGATCGTCTCGCACGTGATGAGTGTCTGGACGTCGTCGCCGTAACGGTTGGCGTCCTTCTGGATGATGCTGTTGCGGTAAGCGTTCTGCCAGATGCCGGCCCGCTTCTTCTCGTGGGTCGGCTCGCCCTCGCACGGGTCCATGTCCATCACGACGTCGGACAGCAGCACCTCGATAGGCACGACCATGCCGTGCTCCTGGGCCTCCTGGTACGGGACGCTCAGCAGGATGGGGCCGAACATGGCCTCGACCCGCAGGTCCTTGCCGTCTAGCCGCATGTCCTGGCTGGCGCTGAACCCGTAGTTACGGGAGCGGGTGTACTTGGCCAGGGATCTGGCCGCTTTATCGGCCGCGGCCTCGTGGCATTCGTCGACGAACAGGAAGTCGGCGTCGCCCTCGCTGTGGTTGAGCGAGTCGAACGTGTAGCACATGACCCTACGGCCGGGGCGGTTCTTGCCCCCGCCGACGATGCCCACGCTCGGCAGCATCCCGCATAGCTCCGGGTAGATCCGGTCGCGTAGGACGGGCACCCGCTTGGTGGCCACGTCGATCCGGGCCTTGGGCAGCAGGTAGGCCAGAATGCCGATGACGAACGACTTGCCCCAGCCGGGCGGGCACTCGATGCGCCCGCACGAGTTGCCGAGCACCTTGATCAGGCACTCCTCCTGCTTGTGCCTGAGTTCGATGTCCTCGGAATCCACCAACCGCTCCCACCTGGGCTGGTAGATCTTGGGGTCCTTAGGCGGATCCAGGTCCTGGACCCGCACCCGGTACCCGGCCCGCTTGAGCGTCTTCTTGATCCTGTGATGGAAGCCCCAGGACGTGGCCAGGCGGTGGTTGTGGTCGTGGCTGTAACAGCCCCAGTCGGTTATCTCAATCCGGGTGCCCGCCAGCCGAGCCTCCTGGCCGTACAGGAACCGCTTCTCCCGAAACGACAGCTTCGGAATCAGCAGATCGTTGACCTTCTTCGTCGTAGGATTTACGACGATTCGATTGCTGGATTTCAGCAGCGTGATAGTTGTCGGTTCGGCCATGCCGCACCACTTTCCTTGCGTTGGTGGGTGGCTGGCGCTAAGATGTGAAGACCACCACAGGTCTTGGGCATTAACAATGCCAGCTCGCCAACCTACAGGGCGAGACCACACCAAGGCCACCACCGCACGAAAGGCCCATCACTTACCAGGTGATGGGCCTTTTTCTCTTGGCTCAGGTTTTCTGCTTGTCAAGCACCGAGTTCGCCTTCTCTTTCGGCGGCCCCGGTCGCGGTTGTGACCGCCGAGGCCTGATGCTGACCACCTCGAAGTGGCCGTATTCGTTTGGGCTCCAAGGGCTCAACCCCTTGTACCGCCCGGCAGCCCCCATGAGCTGCAGCATGTCATCGTCCGTGATGGCGCTCGGCACCGCACAGTTGATGCCGATGATGTGACCCGCAGGGAAGCACTCGTGCTCAGCATACCTCTTCTTGTTCGAGGAGTTCGTGAACCAGCGGCGGTGCCACTGACGCTCGCCCCTCGGAGGGAGGCCGTCGATGAAGATGTCCCAGAGGATCTCCTTGACCACCGTGTGGTGGCGATTCAAAAGCTGCGCTGCGAGAGTCAGATTCGCGTAGTGCCATGCGGCGAGGTACGTGATCCTGCCGTTCGGGGCCCGCGGCAACATGAATTTGTCGCAGGGCGGGCCTTCTTTCCTCACGTTGCCCAGGCTCGGGCTCGTGAACCGTATCCTTACGGTTAGCTCTCGCATGCTTGCATCCTGCAGCAGCAGGCCATCTTACTTTTGGCCGATTAAAGCGTCAATTCCGCGATAGCATTGTCAGGTGCTTTTCGTAAGCCTCTGCCTCGTACCGCTCCCGAAAGAACAGCGACGGACAGAAGACACGGCGTCCTGGTGTCAGTCCCTGGAGCCATACTTCTCGCATAAATCGTAGGAACTTCTTATTGGCCGCAAGAAAGCCTCGGGCTGGACAGTCGAACGACCCCAAGATCCTGTGCAAGAAGCTTCGGGGGTCCCCAAGATCTGGTCGAGGCGGTGGTGAGTGCATCCAGGTCGATACAACCAGGGCCGCTCGGTAGTAGCCCCGGTCCGGTTCACCCTCATCCAGCAACAGGTGCCTGACGTTCTTAGGTGTAAGGCCCATGTACTTGAAAAGTTTGTTGGCGCGGTTCGGTCGAACCGGGTGGATGAACCACCTCGGGTCGACGATCGTCGCCACCAGCTGACACGCCACGTCGGTGTTCAGGATGGGGAGGAACGAGAGGGCAGGCCAGGCCGGGTGGTACCGGAGGATCTGGCGAACCTTCTCGTTCGTCTTGTTCCCTGTCCGCTGCAGCTCGGCGATCAGCGAATACGTGGCAAAGTCTTTGTCCTCCAACTCGACCCACCGACCGCCGAGGCCCTGGTTCACGGACCAGTGCCACATGGCTCTGAGCGTCTCGATCGGGTCATCGGTGTTCCTGCAGATGACGGGGCTACCCACCTGGATCTTTTGATCAGTGGGCAGCCCCGCCTTCTTCCGCAGGATGTGCAGTCTTTCGATCAGGTCCGCGTTGCCCGGGGTCCCGAGCAACCGAATCTTGGGGTAGCCCCGGATTACAGGGCCACAGATGAATCGGTTCACGTCCTCCCCGCAATCGGAGGCCACACGAAGGTCGTCTCCAAACCAGAGACGTCCGTCTGGTGACTGGTGTAGGCGTAGTACCGGTTCAGCTGCGACCATCAAGAACCCTTAATGTCGATCACCTGATCAAACGCAGGTTTAAGTTCCTCGGAGTGGGTGATCATGATGATCTGCCTCCTGCCGCGGACCTGCGAAGCGAACTTGACGAGCGCCTCGCCGAGGTGCGCCACGTTGTCGCCGTCAAGACCAGCACTCGGCTCGTCCAAGCACATCATACCGACCTCCTCACTGAAAAGAGAGGAAACGGCCGATCTGAAGGCCACGGCCAGGACCCCCTTCTGCCCGCCAGATAGCCTGTCAGCCGACTTGGTGGGCTCACCAGGGAAGTGCACCTTGAAGCTGAGGTCCGCGGTCGCCTCGACCCAGAACGGATCGCCGAAGCTCCCGAGCACGGCGTTGACATCTTCCTCCATGTCCTCAAGGTTTTCCTGGGCCACCACCTGTGGAAGCCGCTGGCGGTGCATGACCTCGCGGACGCCCCGCAGCATCTTGCCGAACTTGATGACCTTCTGCTGCCGGGCCAGCTGTGCTTCCATTCTCTCCAGCTGCTTCTCGTCCGACTCTATCTCCTCGTCGATCACCTTCTTCCGCTCCCGGATCGCCGAGAGCGTCAGCTCGTTCTGGTGGTGCTGAACGAGCTTGACGTCGGCCTCCTTGAACTCGTCCTCGTCCACCTCGTTGGCGGCCAGGCCGTCGGCAACCTCCTTGAGCTTGCTGGCCGCCGACTTGGCTTCGGCCTGCTTCGTGGCCAGATCCTCGCGGGCCTCGGCGTGTACCTCCTTGGCCGACTCCAGGTTCTTCTGGATGGTCTTGAAATCCTCGACCAGCTGCTCCAGCTCCTCCCGACCGTTGCCGGGCGAATCCACCTCCTCGACCGCGTCCAGCTGTTCCTTCAAGGATTCGATCTTGGTCTCGATCCGCTCGTGCTCCCGGCTCCACTCGCCGTGGGCCTTGCGCGCTTCACGGATCTTGGAGATCTTCTTGGTGATCGGCTTACGCTTCTCGAACGCCTCGACCAGCTTCGCCTCGACCTTCTCCAATTCTCTCGGGTCGCCGAGCTTGCTCTCCAGATCGTCCAGTTCCGATCGCACGGCGTCGACGGCTTCGTCCTTGGTGTAGCCGCCCTCGTCCATGGGCTCCCTACCCTTGAGGATCGAAAAGCGCGTGCCGTCGTCGTCGATCGCAGCCGTAATGTTGAGCCGGAGCAACGCCGACCCGCCCTCGGCCATGGTCTCGAACTGCTCCTGCAGCTTCTCTTCCTCACGGAACAGCTCGGCGTGTTGCTCCACCAGCGAATCGAGTTGCGCGTCGTCCTTGTGTAGCTCCGGTTCCTCCGGCAGCTTCAACTTGTCCAGGCGCCCCTTGAGATCGGCGCGCCTGGCCTGGTTCTTCTCGAACCGCTCGATCTGGCTGAGCTGCGTCTTCGCCTCCTCGGCGCCGGAACGCAGTTCCTCAACCCCTTCCTTGAGGTCTTCGACCAGCTGGGCCTTGACCTTCTCGGTCTTCTTGGCCTTGGTCAGGGCAGCATCGGTCTCGGCGACCGCGTCCCGGCAACCCTCCAGCAGTCCGCTGAGCCTGGTGTGCTCCTCGCGTCGCCGGACGATGGCCTTGGCCGCCTTGGTCTGGTCGGCCGATAACAGCTTGGCCTCGACCTCCTCGATCTCCGCCTCCAGCTTCTTGAGCTTGGACTGGTGGGCGGCGAGGCTGGCCCGGATCTCGTCGGTGTTGTCCACCAACTCGGTCGGGAACTCTTCGTCGTCGAGCATCTTGCCGACGGCGTTGTAAATCTCTTCGGCCTTCCCCGTACCGCACAGGTGCTGGTAGGTGCGAGCCCGGTCGCCCGGGGTCTGGCTGAGGAAGGCGAACATGTCCCATTGACGAACAAAACTGTAAATACCGATTAGTTTGGTATCCACGCCCAGGTTGTGCTCCAGCTCGTGCTGGATATCTGTGGCCTTGTGGATGCCTTTCTCTCGACCCTCAATCCGCAGCTCGCTCTTGTTGGGACGTAAGCTGCGAAGGAGACTGAAACCTACACCGTCGTGCTCGGCCTCGATATACACACTCGACTCGTCTTTCTCGTCGGCCGTGTCACGTATGTTGTCCGTCTTCACCCCGGCGAACCGCGACCAGTCGTTGGTCAGGGCCGCGTAGATGCCGTCGGTGATCGTGGACTTGCCGGACCCGTTGGGCCCGAAAATCCCGATCAGGCCCTGGGTGAAGTCCAGCTCCAATACCGCGTGCCGGCCAAAGTTCTTGAAGACTGCTTTCTTGATCCACATTACCTTTGTCTCGACCTCGCTTCTTTCTGCCGAACGACCTGGCGCATCTCTTCGATGCTATCGCACAGCTCCGGGTTAGTCTTCTTGAGAAGCGTGTAGAACCCGTTCTCTTTGAGCACTGGCCACCTCAATCCAGGTAAACGATCAGCTCGTGACAGCCGATTACCGGAGGGTCGAACCTGACGAAAGGCTTGGGCCCGTGCTCCGGCTTGTACTCGTTCGTGTCGATCGGTGCGTCGATTGGCACGACGAACTTACTCGACGAATCAAGGATGATCCGCTGGTGCTTGTGCTTGATGCGGGCCCCGGGCGCCACGCGGCTGATGACACGTGTGGCGTCAGCCAGCGTGTAATGCGACGGGTGCCCTTTCCAGTAGGTCCAGGTAAACCTGAGCCCGTGCTCCCTGAGCTGGCCCTCGCCCTCCTCGCACTGCTCGAAGCTGGGCATCTTGAGCCACACGCCCTTGACGGCGTGATCGATCATCGCGCCGAGCACATTGTTCGAATCCTCGATGCTCGGCAGGTGCTCCAGGAAGTCCCAGGCCAGGTAGTAGTCGGCCACCGGATACTGGAAGTCCTTGAGTACGTCCATGGCCCGGAACTGGAAGCCTCGCTTCTCGACATCCTGCTGGTATTGGTCCTTCAGATCGATGCCCAGGCACTCGCCTGGCTGGATCTGCTTGACGTGGCTGCCGTAGTACATGCTCCCCTTGTCGAGGAACACGCCCAGCGAGCTGCCCAGTTTCGTGCCCAGGTCCACGACCTTGTAGTCGATGCCGTCATCCTTCACCGAGGGCCTCCGCTCTCATACGTTGCAGCTCGGCCCCAACATCGTTGGCCTGCAGCAGCCTCTGACACGGCCCCAACAGCCGCTTCTGGTCCGTGGCCTCCAGGTAGGGGCCCAGCTTGGTGTCCAGGGTAGTGGCGTGCTTCTGGCCCACCACCCGCTTCTTCCGACGTTCCTGCGCCTCCGGCTTCTCCGGCGGCAGCTCCTTCCAGAAGATGTGGGCCCGCTCGCCCACCAGATTCATGACACGCCGTTTGACGTCCTTGAGCCGGTAGGAGTACGTCACCCGTAGCAGCGGCTTGCAGACCTCCTCCGGCATCTTGAACCCGGCTGCCTCCTCGGTCATCTTCTCCAGCTCGCCCTGGATGGTCTCGGCGAAGTGGTCCATGTTGTCCTGCGTCAGCAACATCGAAGCATCGAGCATAGGCCGAGTATTTAGGCGGCGCCGCTCGAAGGTCCCGTCGTCGTGCAAAATCAAAAAGTACTTTTTGGGTGGTTCGTCGATGGACTGCATGCACACGGACCCCGGGCTCACCACGTGAACCTCCTGGCCGTCCTTGCCCCGGGTGTCGACCTCTTTGAACTCGTGAAAGTCCCCGGTGAACACAGTGCTGACCACGGGCACGTCGTGGATGCCTCCCTGCGGGGCGGCAATGTCTCCCATGAACAGATCCCACACCTGGTGAGCCACCAAGATGTCAGTGTCGGCCGGGATCTGGTCAAGCTCCTGTTGGAGCCGGCCGGCCGGCTGGTAGTCGAGGCCGTAGACCTTAAAAGGACCGACGTCGATCGTTTTCTTGTGGATGTGGCAGGCCTGCGAGTTCGCAGAGAACCATGGCACGTCATCAAACTCATGTTGACCTTGGACAAAAAAGAACTCCAGGCCTTTGTCCGCCAGCCGATCCAGCTCCCGGTGGAGCATGTGAATCGGCCGAGCGGTGTTCCGATGCTTATCGATGAGGTCGCCGGCCCCGATGACCGGCACCTCCCGTTTGCGGGCTGCGGTGATGATCTGGTGCAGGGAGTGGTACGAGTCGCCCTCGATAGGGCGCCAGGACCATGCCCTGTCAGCCAGGTGGCCGTCGGCATACATCACCGCCACAGGTTTTCTAGCCATGTGTTTCCTCTAAGTTGGCAGGACGCCGCCGTGACCGTTCTCGCAAACGATCCCGGACGGCGTCTTGTAGCAAGTCGCACTGCACTCCGGGCACGTCCCGCAGGGGCGTGGATCAGAACCACAGTTCTCTGTTTCGTAATGCTCCAGGTCAGACACAATGGTGCCGTCACTGTCAAGACGGATGAAAGCCAGCCTCTGCCTGTTGGCCAGCCGCACGAGCGACGTGGCCGCCGTACTGAACCCGAAGGCCAGCATGTTTTTGATGTAATCGTCCAGATCTTCCTGCTTGCTCGGAACGTAGACCCAGAAACCCTCTTCGTACTCGTACACGACGCAAGGCGTCTGCCCTTTGGTGTCTTGGGCGCACGAGCTGAACTTGTACGAGTCGTCTTTGGTTATGTGGCAGGTGCTGAGATCGGCGTAGATCCAGACCGGTAGCGGCCCGGACACGATCTCCTTCATCCTGTCGATCGCATCGCCCAGGCCCATACCGTCTCGGATGCCGAGGCCGGCGAGCTTGTCTTGGCGTTCGATGTCGATCAGGAGGTTCAACAGGTTGTCCTGCAGCTCCGTACTCAACTTAGCCTCCTATCGCCCGGATCGCTCCGGGCACGTATTTGTCGCCCGTGTGGTGCTCGTAGAACGCGAACACGCTGGGGAAACACTCGGGGTTCTTGCCCACCTCCCTGCGAGCCTCCTCACCGCCGTCCGTGTTGTACGCGGATTTGGCCTGGTTGGCCATAACGGCCCGCTTCGGGTTTCCGCTCACCTCCACGAACTGGGAGTTCAGTAGTCGGGTTCCCGCCTCTTTTTGGCTCCGTGCCAGATCACCCGTCGGCCCGCCCATTCTTCAATAGGCAAGCCTCCTAACATGGGTGCTGTTTTGATGGCCACGGTCCTCCTGTCTATGGACGCGACAACACCGACCACACGATCGGTGTTGTTAGGCCTTTAGGTTGTCGACACAAAGCTGGCTCCTGTCAGGGCCCTCCCTGGCCAGCCTACGGGGATCAGAAGTCCTCGGGGTCGAACTCCTCGCCACACATCATAACCTGCTCCAGCAGGCCTTCCTGTTCCAGGTACTTACGCCACCGGCCCGGCTTCTTGGCCTCTGGTTTTCTGGTGCCTTTGGTGCCGTTACGCCACAGACCCTCGATCGATTTGAGCGTGGATTGCGCCCGGTCCTCCATCTGAACGGCCCGCTTGGCAAGCTCAGGATGGGTGATCGCCAACCACCGCAGCTCCTCTTTCTTGGTCGAGGGGCAGAAGAAACAGGCCGACTTCGTAGGCTCTGGGAGCCCGGCCTTCTCGATTTGCCGCAGGCACTCGTCGCGGTCCCAGCCCCAGTCGCGGAGCGGGTAGACGAACCGCCACTGCTTCGAGTCCTTGGCGTGCGTGCCTCGGGCACAATCCTTGGGGCCCGCGTCGTAACCGATCAGCCGGGCCACCTGGCCGCCGCCCTTGAGGTGGTCCTTGTAAACCTGCTTCACCTGCTTGTCGAGCGGGCCGATCTTCCATTTGTTGCTGCAGCCCTTGAACCCGTAGGCCAGGCTCGGGAGCATCGACTTGGTCAGGCAGTCGGTCTCCAGCGTGTCGTACGGCTCGCCCTTGAACTTCTTAGGTACGTACTTCACTACCTGCACCTGCGGGAAGCCGTTCTCTTCCAGATACTCGTTGAGCACCGGAATGTAGTCGTAGGTCTCGGGCAGTTCGTTGCCCACGTCGGCGAACAGGATGTGATCAGGACGGATGCCTCGCTGCACCATGCCCACGGTCACCGCGGTGCTGTCCACACCGATGCCGTGGGACTGCACGATCGGTAGCCCGAGCTTCACAGCATCCTGGAGCGTCAGCTGTTGCTTAGCCGACGGGTCCAAGATCGGTAAAATCGTCTTTGTCCTCGTCATCTTCCTCGAAGAGCCCCTCAGGTGTCAGTGCACGACCGATCTGCTGGCGGATGATCTTCATCCGCTTCCGCGTCTTGTCGAAGTACTCCTGCTCCTTGGCCTCTCGCGTCTCGGGGTCGACGAACGCCTCGCTCAGACCTGTGATCGCGCTGTTCACCAACATCACCCTTTTCTTGAGGGCCAACGCCGAATTCCACGCGTCTTCGTGCTCGCGGATGATGTGGTCCCAGCTCTCCCTGATGTGCCGTGCATGGGTGAGCACCGAGAACTTGTCGGCGACGCTCACGTTACCCCACACGGTCGTCGGAGGGATTTTCTCTGGGACCTCCAACCGCTCCACCTGATCCGGGATCTCCTCCCGAAGGATCTCGATTTCCTCCAGCACCCACTCCCGCAACTCGCTAAGCCTCCGATAGAGACTCGCCGAGGTAGCGGTCATCCTGGGGTACGGGGGGCTGTTGATGCTTTCACTCATCGTTTTCCAACCACCGATCGACGCCCGCCTCCATCTTGTCCAACGCAGCCTTCTGCTTGGGCGTAGCGCGTCGCCGGCTTTCGATCGACTCCTTCATGTCCTTGACCTTCTCCTGGATGCTCTCGAAAAAGTCGTAGGCCCGGTCCCACAGACCTGGGCTGGCATCCTCGATCTTGTCATAGATCGTTTGGCACTGTTCGGCGGCGTCCTCCCAGCTCAGCTCCGGCTCATTCCAGTCGTCGTCCGGTTCCGGCGGGAGGCCACGGGGCTTGAGTCTACCCATCGAACTCTCCTCTGGCCTTGACCTTGTTCCTGGCCCAGGTCTGGGCGTCCATGCAATGGATACCCTCGCGGGTCACGACGACGGCGCCACCGCTCTGCTCGTCCACACGGGGCTTAGAGCAGTACGTGGCCCAGGTCATCCACCAACTGCGGGGCAGCTCAAAGTGCTGGAACATCTTACGGACCACCAGGGCCGCGTGGTAGGCATTACCACCGTCGTCCGAATAGATCCAGACCGCCGGCTTGTCGCCGTCCTGTTCCATTTTCCACTGAAAGTCGAGGCCGAACTCCAGGGCCTCCATCAGGTCGATGTCGTGGACGTCGCCGTTGCCGGTCAAAACGCGCTGTGCGCTTTCACCAACGATCCGGGGCACCTCAGTATCGTGCTCAGGCACCTCGTCTTGCTCGCACTCCACCAGTTCGAGTTCCGTGAGCTTCCCTTGCTCATCCCGGGTCTCGGTGTAATACACTTCTTCCATTTGGTCCAACCACCAATTCTTCTGCTCGTTGTTGTCGAGCGGGAGCATGGTGCTGAAGACCCAATAGTTGTTGGCCACTATTCCTCCTCACTTTCGTCGACGACAGTCGGCTGCAGCCGCTGCCAAAAATCCTCTTCGTCCTGGACCACTACTACCCCCGCCTTGCGAGCTAGTGCCGCATCGATCTGGTTCTTCATGGTCCTACCGTCACCCGCGGCCACGTCTTTACGGACCGACGCCAGGCTAGGACCTATAAGGGCCCCGGTCAGCTCCTCAGCCACGTGGGTCTCACCGTTCAACGGGTTGACCACGAGGTAACCGTAGTAGCCCTTACCCAACGGCAGTCGCTGGCCGACCTTGACATGGATCCCGACCGGACCATGAACGTAGCCACCCAACTGGAACGGGTTGTACGATTCGGTCCAGATCAACAAGGTCTGGCCACCTTGACAAGCGTCGACTCGTCTTTTCAATTTTGACCGCTTACCCATCTCGGGCCTCGCTTTCATCGACGGGCCGGCAACTGTATTGATTCGACATCTAAAAAGTCCTTTTTGGATTCACCGGAAAGACATCTTCCGGACTCCTTCGTTCCGCATGGCGCCCGAAGACACCAGCTGACGGGTTCGGGCCTCGCCGGCCACGGTCAGCATTTGGGCTGCCCGGCCCTCAGAGCCGTACATCATGCCCAGCGGGTAGCGCATGGCCCATCCGATCATCCGGGCCATGCGGCGTTTGGTCATGTGATCGACACCCAGACGCTGGACGTCGGCCTGGCCCAGGTCGGGCAGGTCCTCTTCGCGGGCCGCGACGATCGTGGCCAGGGCCAGCTGCCAACCGGTCTTGGCCGGCTCCAGCGTGGTCAGTGTGATGCCCCCTGCCGGCTTCGTGAACTTGCCTAGGTACATGTTCCGGTTGGCCCGACCCATCTCCAGGGCCTGGCTCAGTTCCACGTCCCGAACCCATGTCCGGCGGATGCACACCAGGTCGTAGGCGATGACCGGCTTGTTGTTCTTGAGATAGAACAACCACTCGGTTGACCGGAAGGCGGCCATCACATTGCGCCTCGCGAAGCAGTTGGGGCAGACCTTGACCGCACCACAGTGCCGGGCACGGCTCCGCTCGCCGTAGTGGACACCGAACGGCGGGCAGTTGCGGAGGTACTGGAGGCCCCGGCCGTGCTCGGCCCGGGACCAGTTGTGTTCTCCAAGGACCAAGGCCCGAAGGCGCCACAGCTTTTGAAGCATCGCGTGCTGCTCGTCGAGCGGGCGTTTGAGGGCCTTCTCCTTGCGTATGCCCTTCAAGATCGGCTTGAGAACCGCCTCCCTGGCAGCCTCCAGACCGACGTATGGCATAGGTTTATAGGTGAAAGGTGTGTCGACCATGATCTCCCTATAGGTTTAATTAAACCTACTCTCTATCTTAGATAGAGAGTATACTAACACCAGCCCGTCAGGGCGCTGGTATTAAGGTCCTAAATAAACATGAAGCCGGTGGTCGCTTCGCGACCACTCCCTGGCGTCGCTACACCGCCTTCATGTTCCCCGAGCACCTGTAGTGGAATCTCTTCTCCCCGAGCACCCGTCAGGATGAGGCCCGAGATTCGTGCTTCTGGATCACCCTCATGATATCGACCTTGTCCGAGGTCAGGCGCAGCTCCAGCTCCCCGATTCCCACATAGCTCAACACGACGTCGAGCGACGTGTAGTTACTGGTCTCGACAACCCTGGGAAGCGATAACAGCTCGTCGACGAGGGCCTCTGGTGGGTCGTTCAGACCTTTAACGGAAAGCGTGGTCCGGATCTCGGCCACGATAACGGCCCTGAATGGGGCCAGGTTTTCTTGGTTCATGATCGTTCAGGTACCCGGATCTCGGGCACCTGGTCTCCGTATATCTCTCGGTGCAGCTCGGCGAACCGCCGTTGTATCTCGCACAGGACGTCGGCCTCCCGAGGATCGTAGCCGACGCCTGGAACGGTATCAGGGTCGAGGCCGAGGTCCATTAGCTTCCCGTAGGCGTCGCACCCGCATTCCAGCTCGGTCTCGCTGGCGATTTGGTTGGCGTTCTCCTCGGAGATCCCCGCGGCGCACCGCCACCCAGAATCTCCAAGAGCATGCTTGAACAGCTCCAGGCGGAACTTCCGCTGCAAGAACTTCTCGCAGAGATAGCTGACGCTGAGCTTGCTAGCGAACCACCGCTCGCCGTAGCCTTTGGCGCTAACCGACCCGTAGGTCTGAGGCGTCAGGTCTCCTTGGAGCACGATCCCCTCGCGGGTGAACGTGATCATCGTCGACATGTTTCTGGTCCCTTCGCGTTGGAGCGAGAAGACCACGGCCTCCGTCGTCCGGACTAGCTCAACCAGCCTGTGGTTGGCCAGACTTTCCCGCAACATGTCTCGCGGGGTCTTTTTGGTTGTCGTCATCTATTTTCTCCATCCTTAGCGATCAAGTCGTTGTCTCGCCTTCTGTTTCATCTTCGTCTCATCTTCCAAACCGATGAGCAGGTATTACGATTACCCACAGCCGGCGCCGCATCTCGGGGCAGTCCGCGTCTCATCTTCTAAACCAATGAGCAGGTATTACGATGAGAAGAACCTGATCCACTTGTCTCATCTTCTAAACCGATGAGCAGGTATTACGATGTCCTCGGCGTTCTCGAGGACCGCGTCGATCACCGGGTCTCATCTTCTAAACCGATGAGCAGGTATTACGATGATGTGAAGGATCAGCCGCTCGACCGGATCCACCGTGTCTCATCTTCTAAACCGATGAGCAGGTATTACGATGTTCTCCATCGCGCCTTGGCCTCGGCCACCGGTAAGCGTCTCATCTTCTAAACCGATGAGCAGGTATTACGATGACGATATCTCTGTGCCGTTCGAGCAATTGCCCGACTAGTCTCATCTTCTAAACCGATGAGCAGGTATTACGATGCCGATCTTGTCCTTGTAGCGGCTGCTCGGATGCTTGTCTCATCTTCCAAACCGATGAGCAGGTATTACGATGACATTAGTGACCCCGTTATCTCGGACACAGAGAAAGGTCTCATCTTCTAAACCGATGAGCAGGTATTACGATCCGCCGACGCCACGCCCGCTTCCAGCGATGCGGCGATGTCTCATCTTCTAAACCGATGAGCAGGTATTACGATGTTGGAGCAGCAACTCAAGAAGGCAATCAATGCCGCGTCTCATCTTCTAAACCGATGAGCAGGTATTACGATCCGCGGCATTATAACCTACACGTGCGTACATGGTTATCAGGCCGTTTTCGAGCGGTTCGATCGTCGGCACCCTTGACAGAAGTGCAGCGGCCCTCCGTAGCCGCCACAACTACTTGTACACACTACAGATCGATCGGCTACGCGGTTTGCGTTACGGCGTTGCCGCTCGCCATGTCTTGCAGGTTCTTTGCCGCATTGTAGTCTTGGTCCCACTCCGCATGGCAATGTTCGCACGTATGTCGCAGGTGCCGGTCAGCGTCAAATTCGGTGATCTTGCCGCAGGCGTTGCACCGCTTCGTCGTGTAAGCGGGATCCAAACGTACAACCTGTGCCCCGCAATTCGACAGCGTCTCTGCAAGCAGACCGACCGCCGCATGTTTCTTTTGAACACGGAACTTCTTTGACTTGGTCTCCTCTTCTTCGGGCAGGGCCAACTTGCTCCAGATCCGCCAATCGATGTCTTCGATCCCGATAACCGCGTACTTGCGCCTCAAAGAGGCCGCCAGGTTCCGGTACATGTCCAGGCGACGAGCCGCTACTTTTCGGCGATTGTTGGCTTCCCACACGTGGAGGTGACGGTCCTGAACTACCCACTTAACCAACAGATCGAACAGCGTTTTGTCGCCATCCCACCTGTTGTCTTTCCACTTGTGGAGCAAGTGATACAGCTTTCGAGGAGACCTCCATTTGGCCATGTGTTGAGTGTCGTCTTTCCACCACTCCGGCGTACCCGCCTCGTCACACAACGGAAGCAGCGCCGCTCTGATCTGATCAAGCCGCTTGTCCCGGATCGACCTCAAACCGTCGGCCTTTGAGATGTAGGACATAAACCTCGCGTCGAGGCGAAGTTCGCCTGTCTCCCCGTCATCTCCGGCCCATACAGCCACTCGGAGCGATCGCTTGCCTGAGCTGCTTTCTGCGGGCTTGAACAACCTGAAACCCAGGTCGACACCCACAAATCCGGCAGCCGCAACATCATCGTGAAGCGTGCCACCAGACCTGATATCCGTCGTGACGTTTACATACCACCGCGCCTGTGAACCGTACTTACGCCGAGTGACCGTGACCCACTTGATAAGTTTTCCTGCAGGCAGCGGTCTGTGCACGGTGACAGGTAGCTTTAGAATCACCCAGGCCTGCGGCTTCCCGCCGATCCGCATGTGTAGCATCGTTCTTGCGAGTTTTCGCCTTTGACCTCTCGGCGTCTGCGGGTCCCAGGCCTCCGGAGGAACGGGGTCAATCCAGACGCTGCCGCCCGGAGTGAACAGATCCTCCACAGACATCCCGTTCTGCAGCTGCACGCCGATAGTTCCCGTCCCGTCGAAACGTTTGTACCTCGGGGGAGGGCCCTTCTGGAACTGTGTCGCTGCCCTTTGAACTAGGAGGGCCGTTCCCCAGAACAACCCATGCCGGTCTCTGGCGTCCTCGGCCTCCGGGTTCGATTCTCTTACAGCGCCGTACGCAGCTTTGGTCTGATCTCGGTGCTGCTGGTTTGCTTTTTCGATTGCCGCCTGCACCGTAGGATCGCCTTTGGCCGCTTCCTTGATCGACTTGATCTGTGTCCGTAGCTGGCGAGCCTGAGCCCGTAGCGAAACGATCTGCGGGGTTAGCGTCGGGTGTTGACTTCGAGTGCCGTTCAATTGTCTCCACGCCTTAAGTTCTGCCACCGCAGCGGTCAGCTGCTCGTTGAGCGTCTCAAGCTGATTTGACGGCTCCGCCAGGTCTCCGTAACCCGAGAACGCAGCGTGGTATTCTTCACGTCGTTGTAGCTCCAACTCAACGAGCCGGTTCCGAAAACGGTTCGCCTTGGCGAGCTGGTTGATCGCTTCGTCTTCGTTTTCCGTCGGATGTTTGCCGCCGTACTGGTAAACCACACAGCGGGCCTCTGGGTCCTTATTGAATCCCATGCGCTATTCCTTTTTTTTTTGTCTCATCCTCTTGTCGATGAGCAGCCTGTTGGCGACTCGGCCGCCAGCAGCGGTTGTTCTCCGGACCACCCAGGGCCCAGTAGGCCCTTCGGGTGGCCCGCTCCGAGAACAGGGTCATCAGAGGACCTCGGTCAGGATCCGCCAGCCCCCGAGGGCCGACCCGGGGCCGCCGTGGCCGTCGAACTCCAACTCGACCGGCTTTCCTGCAACCTGTGCTGGTCGGGCTCACGGTCTGTGAACACCAAAGCCACAAAATGGCTCATGTGTTTTCTCTTAGTTCGGCCAGGATCTCGCGGATTTCGGCCTGCCGGGCCATGGCCCGGTATCTCTCAGAGTCCTTGTTGAAGGCGTTGCCATCGATCAGGTCGTTGAGGCCGTCCAGCTCTTTGTTGAGCTGTTCGACGTCCTCCGGCCCGTCTTCCAGGTTGGCGCCGTCCAACTCGCCCCGAGGGAACAGGTGTCCCAGGGCGTCGATGAACTGGTCCTCCGGGAACATGGCGAAGCCTACGGACAACTCGGTCTTCTCGTCGAACAGCGACAACTGCACTCGCCGCACGAACTGGTCCTTGTTCCCGATGACCATCCTGGAGATCGTCAGGCACAGCAAGTTGCCGGCCGCCGTCTTGGAGGGCCGCAGGGTGGCCGGGTTGATCCCGGGCTTATGTTTGGGCATCGATCTCCTCCAGGCGGCCGAGGGCCTTGTCGTATCGCTTGCGGAGCGACGGCTTGAACTCGTCCACGTCCCGCATGTTGTCTCGCAGGTCGTGCATTTTCACTAGGCGGGACCAGGGGTTGGCCCCGCACCGCTCGACGAAGTCATCGTATGTCTCGCCGTCACGCCGCGTCAGGTTGTCGACCGCCTTAACCACGTGCTGCGGGAACAGCCCGGCCAGGTCGTCGAGCGTGTAGTCGGTGTCCTCCACGACGTCGTGGAGCATGGCCACCGCGGCCAGCAGCGGCCCGTGTTTCTGCAGCAGGCGCATCGCCATCCTTACGGGATGGACGATGTAGGGTCGACCGTCGGCCCTTATCTGTTTCTGGTGGCCGGTCGCCGCAATGTCGATCGCGTCTTCCAACACTTTCCAGTTGTGGTCCTCGCTCATGTGATCGCTCCTCTCCGTACCTTACGCCGGGGACCCGGCTTGTTGATGTCTTCGTGATGCAGCGTCCGCTCCTCCTTGATCTGGTCGAGGAGGTCGGAGATCTGATCACCAGGGTCGATCGGACCGTCGTAGACCAGCTTGTCGGTTCCGCAACCTTCCCAGCGGATGAAGCGGATCTCGCAGCAATCGGCCCCGTTCTCGTCGATGTAAAGGTTGACCTGTACGGCGCCCGCCCAGCTGGCGGCCACCGTCCGGAGACCCGATGACCGGGTCCCGCATCTGGTCCCTTCCGTCCGGCTCCGCCCATCGACGGTGCCATAGAAGTGAGCCATTAGCCACCAAAGTCCTTGTGCATCCCGCTGGCGCGGGTCTCTCGCTGGCCCTGGTACTTGTTCGACCTGTACGTCTCGTGTCTGAGACTGATCTCGAAGTAGGCCAGCTGAGCGATCTCCACGCCGGCGTAGATACGCAGCGGGTGGATCACGCTCATCTCCAGCGTCCAAGTCCCACAGAACCCCACGTCGCCGAAGCCCGCGGTGGCATGGACATCCAGACCCAGGCGGCCGGTGCTTGACCGGCCGTTGAGCTGGGGGACCACGTTGTGGGCCTCGGTGTATTCGATCGTGCTGCCCAGGTACAGCACGCCGGGCTCCAGGATCAGCCCGCTCCGCGGGATGGTCAGTTCCCGGGTCGGGTTGGCCCGCTTCATGTCGAGCGGGTAGACGTAGGCCTCAAACCCGCCGAGCGTCTGGTTGTGGTGGGGAATGTCGTACACCAGGAGTTCCGGTGCCAGCCGCACGTTGTAGCTGTTGGGGTTCAGCTGGCCGGCGTTGAACGGATCGATCTTGATCCTCGGCCGGTTCTTCACCTGGTTTTGGAAGTCCAGCCTTTGGTCCCTACCGCTGCGCACGAACTCACCGACCTTCTTGCCGGTGAACGGGCAAATGCCCTTGTCGAGCCTGGCCTTTCCGATCTCGAACTCGTTCTGGCGGACCACCGCCTCCTGGATCTCAATACCTGAAAGCATCCTGCACTCCTAACGGCCCGTCGTAGACAACCTTGTTGTTTTTAACGACGATCAGTCGGTCGACGAGGAAGACTCGCCGGGCTCCGATGACGGCTCCTGTGAATTTTCGCCAGAGTCGTTTGAACACGTCGTAATGACTCCTTCCTCGTCTCGCAGGCCTAGGGCCTTGGCCGCTTCCGTCGGCAAGAAGCACCAGCGGTGCTTGATGATGTAGTCGGCCATCTCCCGCCCGATGGTGCGGCGGATGAGGTCGTCCTTGACCACCCACCAGCCGCCCGCTCTCGTCGGGTTCGGTATGAAGTAGCCGGGGAACGGTTTCTTGCGGTCGGGGAGGTAACCATACTGGTTCTGCCACTCCCGCTGCTCCTGCTCGACCTTCACCATCTCCTCTTCGCTCGTGACCTCGATCAGTATGACCCCCTGCTGCATGAACTCCCTGCACTTGTTGCAGGGGTCCATGTGGTAAGTCATCTGTCGAGGCGCTTCGGCGTCGTCCCGCATCCGGCCCATCAGAAGAATGTCGCTGACCTCCTTCTGGCAGTAGTAGCACAGGTTCATCGAAGGGTTCCCCCCGTACTTGTTGCTGAGCACGATCCCCATCAGAACATCCTCCAGTAGACCTTGCCCGCTTCCGGGTCGTCGGGGTCCGCGTTTTGGAACATCCAGCTGTCGTCCCGCTCCATCAGGACGTGCCAGATCAACAGACCGATCCACTTGGACGACGGCTCAACGAGCTGCCCGACCGCGTTGTAGACCGGCTCGTACACCGAGCCCTGAATCGGATTGGGTGTCAGTTGTCGGGCCCGGAACACGTCGGCCGTGTTCAGGGCCATGTTGATGGCCGATTCCAAGGCAGCCAGCTCCGGGTCGGAGATCCGACCGCGGATCGTCTCGTAGTCCTGCGCGTGCGGGACCTTTGTCATCAGCTTTTTGTCGACGCTGTAAAGCATCCGCTACCTTCCGTACTCCGGGTTCTCCAGAGCCGCCTTCAGAGCCTCATGATACTCGGGGCTCAGGTGGTCCTTCATCCCGTTGTCTTCGTCCGTGCCGTAAAAGCCCCAGCACGAATCGGTCTCCTCCCATTCAACGGTACTGCAACACTCGCAGACCGATGCCTTCTCCGCGACGAACCCGTAGATGTCGCCGCGGAGATACTGGTCGTAGGTCTCGACCTCGCCCTTGAGAACCCGTTCGGCGTGTTGCTTCTTGGCCTCAAGGGTCTCGTCCTTCCAGCTGGTCTCCTCGTCGAACCGCTTGTGTGTGAGGAAGATGTACCCGACCATCCCGCTGTCCCAGCGGTCGTTAAAACCGCTGGTGTTCATCGTGATGCCGCTGTGGTCGTACAGGTACAGCGGCAGGATGTAGGCCACCTCCGAGGCGGCCTGGGCCAGTGCTCGGTGCTCTTTGCTGTTGTAGCCGTACGTGATCCGGTCGTCGATGAAGTCGAGCCAAGCCTGCTGCTTGTCCTCCCGAGCATCATCCAGCCAGTACTGCTTGTATCGCCAGCGGTTGTCCGGGTCCTTGATCAGCTGCAAGATGACCGGACGCAACACCTCCAGGCTCGCCTCGGCATCCCGCAGGATGTCGAGGAACATGTAGGCCGAAGTCTCATACTTCGGTTTCGCCCTACGACCCTTATCGGTCTTCTCGAAGTCGCCCAGACTGTAGTTGCGGTGCCAGCAGACCATGGTCCCAAGGTTGTCCCAATCTCGTGGCGATTCCGGGCCCGAGTCGCGGATGACCCGGACCCGGGGGTCGCCGTCCTTGACCTCAGTGGTTGCTGCGGACATCGGCCCTTGCCTCCTGCTCACGCTTCTTCGCGAGGAAGACCTCCTCGCGGTCGATCGAGACGTTGGGCGGCGCCGAGATCCCGATGCGAACCTTGTCGCCCCGGATGTCCACGACCTGCACGATGATGTCATCTCCGATCATGATTTTCTCGTCGCGCTGGCGACTGAGAACGAGATGTCCTTGGTTAGGGTTTGCCATGCTTAGAACTCCTTTTCCTCTTCTTGCGACGCTTCTTTGGAAGCATCGGCTTTACCGGCTTGGCCGGCATCTTCTCTTTGAGAGCACGCATCTCCGACCTGCGACTGCTTGAGGTCGAGCTGGACGTGGTCGTTGTCGATCGCGGCCGCGAACTGACCTTTCTTTCCGTAGAAGGCGTTGAGGGCTTCGTACAGGGCCAGCGACTCGGCGTCGGCCTGGTCGATGATGTCCTGCTCACCGATATCCAGGGCGTCAAGGCGCATGAACACGTCGGACATCAACACGACCATCGCGTCGGTGTCGTGCTCTGCCTTGAACCAGTTCTTGTAGTTGTCGAGGATCAGCCTCAGCCGGTTCTCGTGGTTGGAGAGGACGGTGGCCTCCTCTACTCCCATGGATTGAACTCCTCGGCCGAATAGCCGTCTCCGGCCAGGCTCTGGACCTGGTCGTTCTCTTTCACCTGCTTCCGTGCCCGTTTGCTCAAGGCATCGGCGTAGATGTTGAGGGCGATCTCCTCGCGTTCGGCCCAGTGCCAGTGCAGCTCGATGGCCTGACGCTTGACGAACTCGAACACCGCCCACAGGGGCTGGTTGGTGTTGAAGTCGAGGTGACCTTTTTCGCCCACCTTCCGGGCGTACTCGCTGTCCGTGATGATGTGGACAACGTGTTTGCGGGCAGTGGTGCCCTTCTGTTTTCGCTGTTTGCGGACCTCCGCCATGTACCACATCAGTGGTTGCAGGTAGGCCATGACCTCCGCGATGTTCACGGTGCCATCGTTCATAGCCCCGTAAAACACCCGGCGATCCATCTGCTTCTTGAGTACGGCGGTCACGCCCCAGCCGACGGGGTAGCCCCACTTGGAGCCGCTGCCGTCCCCGACCAGAACCATGTCCCACTCATCGATCTTGAACCGGTCGAGGACGTCTTGAAAAAACTCAGGCTTCGGCATCGGGGTTCTTGCTTCCTTCGCTGAGCCTGGCCAGCTCTTCCTTCTTCCTGACCAGCTCCTGACCGATGACGGTCAGCTCTTCTCGCATCGCCTGCTCCAGCTTGTGGAGTCGCAGGAACTGCTGCTCCATGACCTTGATGGTCTGCTGGATGCTGCCGACGATGCCGGCCGCGCTGTCGACGCCTCCCCGCTCGCCCTGCCAGACGCCCGCCTTGATCGGGGCATCGTTCAGGTTGCCCGCCCAGTCGAAGGCCACGATCACCGACCGCAGCTCCGGGAAGTCGGTCAGACAGCGGTGGATCGTGTCCTTGAACCTGGCCGCGATCTCCTCGTCGAACGGCAGCCGTTTCTCTTGTTCCTCGGGCATCTGGTCTTCGGCCATGACGCTCCTCTCAAAAAGTACTTTTTAGATCGGCCCACGGGCACGGAGGCCCATGAAGGCGACCAAAAGAAAAATCCGACGGCAGGCTTGCCAGGACCAGTGGTGTGGCCACTCCAGGACTCAAACGGCTGTGGGCCAGCCTCGCCCCGCTTACGCTTTTTCCCGCCTGCAGAGAGGGGGCCCGGAAACCCTGGCCCCTTACCGCGTTGCTCTACGCCACGAGGGCGTCGTCAGATTACTGCTCTTCACCTTGCTCGGTTTCTTCCGCCTGATGCTCGTTGTCGTCCCCCAGGGTCCAGTCCTTGGGGGTCCTGCAGTATTTTCGAGTCAGGTCGTTGAAGAGGTTGGCCAGGCGTGCGACTGCAAAGACAAGTACCGGGAGAAGTACCAGGTCGCAAAGCCACCGGGGCCAGTGTTGCTCCAGGTGAACGCTCGTCCCCACGGTGAGGAGCACGATGAGCGATACCCATACGGACAGGCAAAACGGACACAGCAATAGGTCCGCCAGCCAGTTGTCCTGCGCTTCGAGCCAAGCACGCCGCCCAGCGAACAGCTGGGAGTGGTGCCAGATCTCGACTATCTCCCACACGGCCAGAGCGGCTATCAAGGTTGCGGTGGTTGCGGTCATCAGGTTTCGGTTGGTGCGGTTATGGGTCTCGGGTATCCGATCGTTGCTTTTGCATCGACTGCCCCGTCCACATGGACACAAGCAGTGCTAGACCGATCGGCACCCAGTGCAACCAGATGTCGCAGACGTAGGTAAAAACCATGCCGCCCACGACAATCCAGAGGAAGAACTGAAATACGACGTCAGCTCCGTTATTCCTCTGACTCATCAGACACCTCCTGCGGCGGAGGCCAGGGGTCCGTGATCCCCCTATCTGTCGGAGGGGCACCGTTGTTATCCAGCAAAAGATCTGGGTTCAACGACGGTTGCTGTAACGGGATGGTGTTCACCCGGAGCCCGGCTTTCGTGGTGTCGAGCCGCGGCGTGACCGGTGAACGGCGGGTTGAGTAAACCCCGTTCCGCTCCAGGAAGTTACGGGCACTGCGAGAGTGTGTAGCCATCCTAGCCTCCGCACCTTATAGTGAAACCTACTTGCTCTTGCTGGACAACATCTTACGTGCCCAGCATAACAGGCCCCAGAGGCCCGTGGCAACGACGACCACGACTGCCCAGAGGCTGGAGAACAGGACTTCGAGCAGGTTGGCGAGCCAATCCACGCCCTCGTCCCGGTCTGCTTGATGATAGGACTGATCTTTCATGTCAGTTGTCTCCGACGTCATCAAGGAAATGGGCCTCGACGTCTCGCCCAAGATCCTTGACGGCCTAAAACTATCGGGGTTCGAGGACGCCAACACCCGCCGACTTACGGTGGCCGCCCACCTCATGCGCAAAAGCAGGGTGGCGTCCTTGAAACCCCTGCTCCCGCTGCTACTCAACCTCAAGGGCGAACCGTACAGCCTCGACAACTACTTCCCGTTCGAGCCGTTCTTCCGGACTCGCATGGCCCGCAAGTCGCTGCTCAAAACAGGCCGTCAAGTCTCCAAGTCGACGAGCCTGGCAAGTCGCGGCGTCGTGCAGTCGAACTGCCTGCCGTACTTCTCGACGCTGTACGTCACGCCCTTGTTTGAAATGATCCGGCGATTCAGCCAGAACTACATCCGACCGTTCATCGAGCAGTCGCCCGTGGTCAACGTGTTCACCGGCACGAACACGATTGGCTCTGTGCTGCAACGTACCTTCCGCAACAACAGCCAGATGATCTTCTCGTTCGCGTTCCTCGACGCCGAACGTACTCGTGGTATTTCCGCTGACCAGAACTGCTTCGTAGGCGATACAATAATCGAAACCAGGAACCGCGGCGGTATCCGGATCGACGAAGCCAGAACTGGGGACATCGTGCCGGCCGTCAACAACGACGGAAAGGTTGTCGACGATGTCGTTACCGAAAAAATCTTCCAAGGCGTCCAGCAGATCTACGAAGTCCGGTTTTCCAATGGCTCGGTCCTTAGGTGTACAAAAGACTCTCGGTTCAAAACCGCCGAGGGCGAATGGATCCGCTTGTCGACCCTTTTCTCGCCCGGGGAGAAAACCGAAGAAGGTGCCTCCGTTGACCTGCGAGCAAGAACAACTTCTACTCGGCTGTTTGCTCGGGGATGCTTGCCTGTCAAAATCGAGCAACACAGCAAACCCGCGGGTATGCTTCCGCCACGGCGGGTCTCGAGAAGCGTACTGCCGACACAAGGCAGCAGTCTTAGGCGAGTACGTGTCCACACCACCAAGAGTGAAAGAAAACAAAGGCTGGGGCAAAGTATCTTGCGTGTTCAACACCGTAAGCGCCGTGGAGCTGGCTCCGCTGTATGCGCTGACCTGTCCGGAAGGAAAGAAACGCGTCAGTCAGGATTGGCTAGAACGACTCGACTGGCGAGGAATCGCTTACTAGCTCATGGACGACGGGGCACGACAAAGAAGTACTATCCACTTCAACACGCAAGGGTTCACCGAAAGGGAAGTGGACCTCATCGCGTCCGACCTACAGCGACGAGAATTGTTGTCGGCCAAACGTCACCCGTCCATAAACTCTCGTACAGGAAAGCTCTATCACTTAGTTTACCTGCCGGCCGCGGACTCCAGGAAACTGTCCGAAAACGTATCCGCGTTCGTCCCGAAGATGATGTCTTACAAGCTCGCGAAACCTCGCCCCGAAATTGCCTGTTCGATGTGCGGGAAAACGATAGAAGCGAAGCAGCATCAGATTGCGGCATCGAATCCCGTCTGCGGGCCAGAGTGTCGAAAAGTGAGACATCGTTTGTACACGTAGTCCACGTAAAACGTCTTGACCTCAAACCGGTTTGGGACATCAACACGCAACGAGAACACTGCTTCTTCGCTGAAGGTGTGCTGACACATAATTGTTATGACGAAGTGCAGGACCTCGACAAAGACTTCATCCCGATCATCCGGGAAACGATGTCCGGATCGAAGTACGGAGGCATCGAGTCGTTTGCGGGCACTCCAAAGACCCTCGAAAACACGATCGAAACTCTTTGGCGAGACAGTTCGATGGCCGAATGGGTCATCAAATGTCACCGCTGCAATTACCATAACGTACCGGCGATGACCCACGATCTCGACAAGATGATCGGCCCGTTGCGTGACGACATCTCCTTCAACAATCCGGCCGTAATCTGCGCCAAGTGCCGGAGGCCCATCCACCCGAAGCTGCACGGCCGTTGGGTTCATGCCCACCCGGAAAAGCGTTGGACGTTCGCCGGGTACCACGTGCCGCAGATCATCATGCCGATGCACTACGGCAACGCCGAGAAGTGGGACGTCCTTCTCGGCAAGCGTGAGGGCCGGGGCAACACCCCGATCCATGTGTTCTACAACGAGGTCTGCGGCGAGAGCTACGACACCGGCTCGAAGCTCGTGACGCTCACCGACCTGATGAAGGCCGCGTGCCTTCCGTGGAAGAACGAGGTCGAAGAGGCCCAGAAACAGATCGGCGAGTACACCCTCCGCTGTTTGGGCGTGGACTGGGGCGGCGGCGGCGAACAGGGCATCAGTTTCACGACCTACTCGGTCCTCGGCATGATGCCCGATGGTCGGGTGGACTGCCTGTACGCCCTGCGTTCGCTGACGCCCCACGACCATGCCCGGGAAGCCCGGCTGGCCATTGCCCTTCTCACCCGGTTCAAGTGTCACCTGATGGCTCACGACTACACGGGTGCCGGCTCCTTGCGGGAGACGTTCATCAATCAGGCCGGCTTCCCCTACAACCGGATCATCGCCTGCCAGCTGCAGCGTGCGGCCGTCGGCGGCATCATCGTTCCCAAGCCCCGGACGGACCGCCACCCCCGCGACTACTACCTGGTCGACAAGCCCCGGTCCCTGCAGCTCACCTGCCAACAGATCAAGACCGGCTGGCTCCGGTTCTTTCAAGACGATTACAAGGACGCCGAGAACCCCGGCCTCATCCGGGAGTTCCTGGCCCTGGTCGAGGAGAAGGTCGACAGCCGCCTGGGTAAGGACATCTACACGATCATCCGGGATCCTGCGCTGTCCGACGACTTCGCCCAGGCCACCAACCTCGGCCTGATCACACTGTACCAGGCGACTGGCAACTGGCCGAACCTTGCCGAGATCGAAAACATCGGCATCGACCGTGCGATCATGGATGCGTTGAATCCCGAGAACCCGAACTGGGATCTCGACTAGATCGGATCGATCAGGTGCCCGGCTTCACGCATCTCCTGCACGTGCAAGGCCAGGTCTTCATTCACAAACCGCGGTTCGTCGAAGGTCACGGCCACCTGGTACAGATTGTGCCTCCCACCCCGTGACCAGATCGAGCTGTACCGCAGCAGCCCGAGACCCGCGGCGCTGACCTTGTCCCGGATCCAGAACAGGGTCCGGCCCTCCATGGTCTTGGCCGGCTCCAGAAAATAGATCCGCTGCCCGCGGTACTCGATGAACCCGCGGTACCATAGGTCACCCGACCGCAGGTCGTTGATCGCATGGGTCACCCTGAGAACCGCATCCATGATCAGCTCGGGCCGGGTCCTGTACCTGTCGTGGTACCAGCACCCGCCTCGCTCGGAGATCGTGTAGGGGCCGACCTCGGCCGACCTCCGCATGACCGGTCGGGCGATCGTCGTCGGGCCCTTGCCGATCTGGTTCAGGATGTGGCTGACGTCCTCGCCCAGCTCTTCGAGGGCCTTGAACAGATTGTGGCCGTGCTCCGGCCTATTGCACGAGAGCCAGTGGGCCAGAGCCTTGCGCCACGGCCTCGCGGCCCGGATGACGTCGCGGGGCAGGTCGGTGCCCCGGTGGTCCCGCAGGAAGTGGCCGACCGATTGGTCGTCGACAAACTCCTTGGGCCCGAGCAGCGAGATCATGCCGTCGGTCTCCATCGCGTGCCGGATCATCCGGGCGTCCAAGTTAAACCCCCAGAACACGATGTTCTTGTCACTGACCGCGTTCCACGCCCGCTGGGTCCTGATCTTGCCCTCGTCCCGCCATACGACCATGGGCATCGGGATGTACGAGCTGCGGAAGTGGCGGATCTGGGCCCGCAAGTAGAACAGCCAGTCGTCTACGGCAATCACCGTGTCCGGGTCATGAGCCAGTTCGATCGAGGGCAGCCCGCCGAGGCCCGCCTCGATCGCGCTGGTGTGCGTCGTGTAAAACACCTGGTCGGTCTTCGGATTGCCGCGGCGCCCCATAAAGCTGAGGGCACAGATCCGCTGGGGCATGTCGTAGAACGGCATGACCAGGACATCGCCCCAGTTGCGGCCCTTGAAGGCGAGGTGCGCGTTCTTCGTCCGCCCGTACTTGTTCAACGACCCCGGGCTGTACAACGCCCGCTCCGCCTGCTTGACGGTCAGGGCCCCGTATAGCTTGGCCGGCCCGTCCTCCACCCGCTCACGGTCGCCTTTGAACCGAAGATAGTACTTCCGCTGCAGGTCAGCGACTCCCCCCATCCGGCCGGCACACAATTGACGCTGCGCCAGCTTCCAAAGTTCGCTGATCGTGGCCTGTCGCTTCTGTCGATCGGCGTAACTGACGACCTGGGGCGACCCTAACTGCGTATCGGGCAGATCGATGCCAGCATCTCTCAGCCTGTCGAGCGTCTCGTAGACGTCCGTTTTCCACACGGAACCGGCCAGTGTTATCATGTCACCGCGGGATTTACAATCACCGCAGTAGTGCCATGACCCCCCGCTTGTGCTATCCTGATAGATACGTAAGCGGCGTCCGCCGCACAATGGGCATCTGGTCGTAGCGGGGAGTGTCTGGCTCTTCAGGGGCAACTCCAGAGCCTCGGCGACCTCGGCCCAGGGAACATGGATGTTCAGACTACGAGGTGCCTTAGCCATGAGCACGACCTTCGACCACGTCTCTGACGCGAACGGGGCAGAACTTCACCGTCTCTCCAAACTCTACCCGATCCCCGGGTTCGTGAAACAGGCCAACATGGATCAGACCATGCGGCCCCAGGACCTCCCGCCGACGGTCTACGGCGACGAGCTGAACAGGCGGTACCCTTGCCACAATTCCGCGTCGACCTGGCTCAGCCACCTGTACTTCCACGATAAGAAGGCAGGGTACAATCCTACGAAGCAGGCGCACATCAAGCAACGCCTTGATCACTTCGCCAAGTACTGGGGCATCAAGGGGGCCTGCGACGAGCTGGCCACCCGCGAGGTCGAGCTGACCAAGAACGCCGACGACCAGCTGCCGGACGAGGACTTCGCCTACGTCTGGACGGGCGACGACGGCTCCAAGGTCCGCAACCTCCGGATCAAGAACGCTCAGGAGGTCCGGGCCGCCGCCGACTGGCTGGCCCAGTACCGGGACCAGCTGCCGTTCTCCGACCGCAACGTCATCGCCAAGAAGATCCTGGAGAAGGCCGCCCGGTACGGCGCCGGCCTCGGCCAGCACGAGAACTTCATCGAGAAGCAGGCCGGCCACGGGGTGTGCAACCCCCACGACGTGGTCGCCATGCTGACGAACCGGGCCCGCCTGGCCAAGACGGCCGAGCACCGCGAGGCGATCATGAAGCTGGCGGAGACCGTGGCCTCCAAGCCCCGTCACGCCCTGGTCCCCGAGGCCCTGGTCAAGCTGGCGGAGACCGTCGACATCATGGACCGGGCCATGAACCTGGCCGGCCGGTACACCGACACCCTGCCCCGGCCCGAGGACGTGATCTTCAAGGCCACCTACAAAGAGGCCAGGGCCGCGGTCGAGGGCTCCTGCGCCATGCTTACGGGCAACATCTACTCGAAGAACGACTTCGGCAAGATCAAGCTGGCCGACATCCAGAACCTGTTCGGTTCCGACGTCGCCAACGAGGTCTCCGGGGGCCTGGACAACGTCGACGCCGAGAAGCTCGCGGAGATCGCCGAGACCATGCCTCGGGACGACGCCGAGCTGTTCGACAAGCTCGCGACCGAGGCGGGCATCGCCCCGATCATGACCAAAGCGGCCAGCGAGCCGGACCGGGTCTCCGACGAACTGCTCCACGCCGCGGGTGTCACCTACTGATGCAGCCGACGATCGTCAGTGTCAGCGTCAACTACGCCGACACCCTGGAGATCGCCGGCCTGTCCTGGAAGCGGCTGACCCCCAGGGTCGTCGTCGTGACCGACAACCAAGACGAACACACGGCCCAGGTCTGCAAGGACCTGGGCTTTTCTCTTGTCCGCACCGACGCCTTCTACGAGGGCGGTGCACCGTTCAACAAGGGCAAGGCACTGTCGCACCTGCTAAGCCGGTGCGCTGGCATCTTCGATGCGTCCCCTGGTTGGATACTACACCTGGACGCGGACATCGTGATCCCCGAGAAGACGATCGACCAACTGCACCGGGTCGTCCCTGACCCTACTAAGCTGTACGGGGCGCCAAGGTTCGTCGTACCCTCTCGCTATGCGATCAAGCAGGCCGACCCGTTCATCCCGTATCACACCCGCCTGGCGTACATCCCCCCGGACTCAGCCGCCTTCGAGCACGGCCTGGTCCGAGGCTACTTCCAGCTCTACCACACCTCGCAACGGAAGCCGTACCCCGAACGGTTTCAGACCGCCGAGACCTGCGACATCCAATTTGCGAAGCAGTGGGCCGAACGCGATCGCGTGGTCTACATGGAGCAGACCGCCGCCTACCACCTCGGCCCGACGGTGGTAAACTGGTTAGGCCGCGTATCCGACCCCTTCTAGTCCTTCTTGAACACATGCCACACGAGGGCACCGCCGGCCATCAGGCACGAGCCCAAGTGCGTCAGCTTGTCGGCGTCCGGGATAGGGTGCCCAGTACCAACGACACGGATCTTGACGGACACCTTGGGCGCCTCGGGATCTACCATCGACCACAAACACAGCTGGTTGTTCTGCATCTCCACGTGAATGCCGCCTGCTTCGGCAGGCATCTCGACCTCTTGCTGGTCGACGATTTCGAGCGGGAATTTCCAAATGGTTTTCAAAACAACCTCCTAAATGAGCATGATGTTCTTGATCCAGTCGAACACGAAGTCCTTCTTGCTAGACTACAATACCGAGGATCTTAATACCTGCTCATCGGTTTAGAAGATGAGACTCGATCTCTTCGCCGGCCTTCAACTGGTGGGCCAGCCTCTGGCGGGCGCCGTCGTCCAGGGCCCGCTTCTTGGTGTTCTTCTCCGTGGCCCGCTGGTCGATGAAGGGCGAGACCTTCTTCCAGATCGGGCACGAAGCCAGGATGTCGTTGCGGGCGAAGTTGACGTCAAGATCCTGACCCATCTTGGTCACGACCTCGCCGCCCGTCCCGTACCGGTAGGCCGGAATGTCCATGACGAACACGCCCTGGTTGTAGATCGTCAGACCGCCGACACCCGTCAGACTGACGTAGGCCTCGTCCGTCTCGTACTGCCACTCCTGGGCAGCGGGATCCGAACTGATCTCCCGGTCATTGAGCACCACACGGAGCGGCGCCCACTTGCACCACAGCTCCAGGTCCCTGACCGTCTTGTCGACGTCACTCGGCAGCAACTGGTCGTACAGCTCGATCGTGATCGAGCAACCGGGCGCCCGCTCCTTCTCGGACAGCTCCTTCAGGTCGTAATCCAGGCCCTTGTCCTTGACGTCGACGTCCATCCGGAATCGTCCGGTCTCCCACAGGTTCCTGCCGAACGCGAACATCTGCCCGCGACCCATACGGAACTTGCCGAAGACCTTCTGCTCTTGCTCTGTGTGAGGTCGGCCGAAGGTCTCGAAGTAGTCTTCGATCTCCTTCTTGGACCGGAACCCCTTACCGTCGTCGGACAGGGTCATCCTGCCCTCGTCGAGCGTGATCTTGATCTCGGAGGCGTTGGCGTCGACGGCGTTCATCACGCCTTCCAACGCCGCCTTCGACAGCGTGCCCGCCTGTTTGCGGATTACGTCGAAGATCATCTGCTCGTGCATCGTGAACTTGCGTTTGGCCAAGTGTCTCTCCTATCAGACCGGCGGGACGCAGAAGTCCTCGCCGTCCCTCTTCACGCCGAACAACGCCCCCGGGCCGTTGCCCTCAGGGTCCCGTGCCGGGTAGATCTTGGTCCCGTCGTCGAGGACGAGGATGATCGGGGCGGGTCCGCTCCACATCTCCTGGGCCATGTGGAAGTCGGACATGTAGCGGATCTCCACGATCCTTCGGTCGAGCAAGATGTCAGCCGCCTTCTCCGCCCACTGTATCTGCACTTCAGCACGGCTCGCCATGCGTTACTGTCTCCTTCGTTCTGGTGGTTGCCTGCCCGTCGTCTGCACGTAAGCCTTTTTCGACAGGGCGTCGGCGTACTCGTTGCGGTCCCGGGGCACCCAGGACCCGATCACCTGGCCCCTAAGCTCCGAGACCAGTTGGAGGATCCTGCGGCGGAGCTGGGTCAGATGTACCGGCCTGCACTTCCACTCGCCGAACACCTGGTTGATCACCAGCTGCGAATCACCGTAGACCATCACGTCGCCCTGGTGACCTTCGTCGAGTAGCCGACGCAGGCCGTGACCTAGGGCGTGGTACTCCGCGACGTTGTTGGTCTTGGGGAACTTGTTGAGCCTGGACACCCCACAGTCTTCAAACCACAGGGAGCCGTCGGCCCGGTAGATCACGTAACCCCAGGTCGGCACGCCGCCCGGGTTCTTTGGCTCGCAGGCCCCGTCAAAGAACAGGACCACTCGCGGGATCTTCGATGTAACCGGAGATACCGCCGAACTCGTCTGAGTCATCGGCCTCGTCCTCCTCGACGGGGGTAGGCTCTTCCACGGGGCGGGCGAGCGACGCGATGTATTCCGCGACGGTCAGGCCCCTGGTTCCTACGTGCTGCAGGGTGTAGGCGTCCGGGTCTGCGTTCAGCTTGTCCAGCAGGCGCTTGGCTTTGCGGGATCCGCACTTGGCGAAGAACTTGAGGCAGGCCCGCTCCGCTTGCAGGACCTTGGCAGCCGTGCGGCCTTCCAGGTCCAGCTCGATGTCGCAGAGCTGGGACCAGTGCTTGTTGCACAGCTGCACGTTGGCATAAATCAGCCGCAATTCATACTCGTATCGGCAGCGGGAATAGCTGCACTGGTTTTCGTGCTTCACGGGTCTAAACACTCCTATCGGTTGTTGTCGCTCCCCGACCGCGACCACGACCACGACCGCGACCACGACCGCGACCACGACCGCGACCCCGAGCACGACCGCGACCACGACCGCGACCCCGACCACGACCGCGACCACGACCACGACCACGACCGCGACCACGACCGCGACCGCGACCACGACATTCTGCCGCCAGCGCCAAGGCTCATTTCATGACCCCATAGGATTCGATTTTAGGGATGCGCACATACCACGATTCGCCAGGGAGCGACTGAGCATTCTTGAATCCGGCTTCGTTGAGCGAACCGGTTTCGTAGACGATCTTTGCGTCGGCGAGCTTCACATCGTGCGTGTTCACGCCGATCAACTTGCCGGCGTAGATGTAGCACTCGCACCACAGCGTGACTTGCTCGCCGAGTAGAGATTCAAGCCCTTCCGATTCGTCTGTTTCGATGATTTTCTTCATAGCGTTTTCCTTTCAGTTTGGTGTTTGAACCCGTCCATCACGTCACTCCGCAGAGTGACGGGGGTGGGGTCAGTCGATCGTGATCGCGGAGCCGACCGTGCCGTCGGGCTCGACGGCCTCGATGCGGTATCGCCGAGCGTAGGTATCAGCGCGCTCTCGCTCGCTGGGCGTCAGCCACGCCAGCCACTCCGATTCCACGGCGGCCAGCGCCTCGGCCTCGGTGGCGTAGTAGCCGGTGGCCGTGTCGTCGTGATCACGGCCGCCGAGTAGGCCGTGGCCCTGCCAGAGGATGTCGCCAGGCTTGATCTCAGTGATTTCGGTCATTTTCATTTTCCTTCCGTGCTGTTTCGGGCCAACATGCTCGTACGGTGTCACTTTTCTTTCTTGCAGTAAAACCGCAGCTCCCGGGGAAGGGCTTCGACCACGGAGCCGCTCTTGAGCTTAACCGTGATCACCGCGTCCATCTCCTGGTGCTGCACGCTCTCGATGACCCCGTCGTCCGAGGCCTTGCCCTCGTCGGGGTCCGTCCATCGAACCTTGTCGCCTGGCGCCCAGTTGTTGTCGTCGACGCCCGCCGCCCTGGCCATCAGGACCAGGTCCTCCCAGGACGGGCCCCAGTAGCAGCCCGAGTACTTGCTACCGATCAGCGGGTTGTCGCCAAACGTCACGGTCGACAGCTCGTAGTCGTGCTCGCCGTCGCTACCCTTGGCGTCGCCGATCGCGTTGCGGAGGAACATCGAGCCGCCCTTGTACAGGCGACCGAAGTTGCTGGTGTTGACGTGCTCACACAGCTCGTCGATCTCCTCCATCGACATGGGGTCGACGTCCTCGCCCTTGATCAGCTCGGACTCCGCCAGGATGTCCTCGACCTCCGCGTCCACCTCGACCTGCGACTGCAAGAAGCGGAGGGCGAAGATCACGTGGTTCAGTTGTCGTCGGTCAAGTCCGATCAGCATAGATCCAGACCTCCTCGATGTGTTTGACCTCTGCGGCGAGCGCCTCCTGCCTCGCCTCGTGGGTTTGCAGCAGGCAGTACTGAAACCTGGCGCCCAGCGGGCTCATGTCCACGAACCACCGGCCGGCCTGCGAGCCCGACTGGATCGGCTCGACGCGAGATGCCCTCCGTGGCACCGCGCCGAACTTGTAGGAGTCATGATAAATCGCACGAACGCCCCCACCCTTCGTGAACCGAATGACGGTCCCGCTCATCAGTTCATGCGGCGGATCTTCCGCCGCTTCTTGGTGAACTCGACGACCTGGCCCTCCAGGTTCGACGACAGCTCGCTCATCAGCTTGTGCGTGTCCTCACGGAAACGCTTGCTGTCCCGCAGCTCCTTGCCCAGGTCCTCGGCGTCGTTGAAGCCACGGATCTGCTGGGAGACCTGGTCCACCAGGCCCTCGAACTCGACACTCGACGAGATGGTCCCGCCCAGGTTCCGGAACTTGCCGATCAGGTCGAGCAGGTTCTGGACCGTCGAGTTCTTGAAGGTCTGCTTCTCGGTCGGGTCCTTGGCCGCACGTAACGAGGCGTACTCGTTGTCGTCGGCGACCGTGATCTCGTGGACCGTACTCTTCTTCTCGTGCGGCGGCCTGTGCCGCAACTTGAGCGTGATCGAGCCGTCAGGGTTGTCGGTACGCTCGTCGATCTTGGCCCCGGCCAGAGCGTTGTGCTCGTGACCTCGGGGCGGGTAGATCTTCAGCACCGGACCCAGCCGGGCGACCCAGCTCGCGATCACCGCCTGGAACTCGCTGAGCATGACGCTCGTGGCCAGTTCGTAGGTGTCCTCGAACCGCTGCTTCACGGCCCGCAGCTCGGCCTGGTAGACCTCCGGCGACAGCTCCTCCAGGTAGCTGGGGATTTCCACGCTGGGAAAGCCCCAGCGGAAGGACAGCTGGAACCGGGCCGGGTAGTCGCTCGCCTCGAACTTGTTGCCGAGCATCTTCCGGGACGCCGCGAGGATCTCGTCGCGATGCTCCACGAGCTTCTGCTCGACGGTCTCGGCCTCGCTCTTGTAAGCGAGCATCCGGTTGTGGAACTCTTCGATCTGGTCACGGCGGACCAGCCGGACGCCGCCCTCCAGGCGGACGTCGTCGGTGTGGGCCTGGGCCAGCGGGATGGTCATGCCGTACCAGTAGTTGCTGATACGATTCCGCAGCTCGTTGGCCATCTTGATCCACGGCTGCTTCGAGTCGAAGAGCCGCTTGCTGGCGCTCAGGGCCTTGCGGTCCGTCACGCCCAGGGCCAGGGCCATGCCCTGCTTGTCGGCGTCCGACAGGCCCTTGTTAGAGGCAAGCCAGCTGAAGCTCAGCCGGCAACCGCAGCACTCCTGCTGCAGCTTTTCGCTCGGTGACGCGTCCACCGATTTCTCGGAGACCTGGGGTTTGTCGAACAGGTTGGTGTCTTGGGTCATGGTGGTCATGTGACCTCCTTATTTGGTCCCAGCCTTGCGGCGGACCCTCCGGCGAGGCTTCTCGCCACCGCCCGGCCGCTCGATCATCTTGGGACGGGACTTCCGCGTGAACACGCCGTGGTAGTCGGCGCTCAGGCATCGGTCCTCGGCCCACTCTTCGAGGGCGTTGATCTTCTCGCCATTGGTCCGATAGACCGGCACCACCTGGTTCGCCGAGTCGACCAGGCTCCGGTCGAACAGGGCGGCCAGCCGGCAACAGGTCTTGATCTCGGCCGGCGTCCAGTCCGTGTCGTCCGGGCGCTCGCCCGAGACACCGAACTTGGCCTCGTAGATTTCCCACGCCCGGTCCTTCGCCTCACGCGTCGGCCGGCCGAAGTAGAAGATCCCGTCCATCCGCTCCGCCCGCAGGAACTCAGGAGGCAGGTGCGAGATGTCGTTCGAGGTGAACACGCAGACCACGTCTGACGTGTGGTCGTTCAGCCACGTCAGAAGGGCCCCCAGCTGTCCGCTGCTGGCCCCGCTGTCCATGGCGTTGGTCGTGACCGCTTTCTCGATCTCGTCGAAGTAGGCGATGCACGGGGCCATGGCGTCCAGTGTCGCCAGGGCCCTGCGGGTGTTCTCCTCGGTCTGGCCCACCAGGCTCCCTTTGAGAGCCCCCACGTCGACCTCCACGGTCGGCCGGGTGGTCTCCTTACCCAGGCACTGGGTGAGGAACGACTTGCCGGTGCCCGGCCAGCCCAGCAGCATCACCGCACGCAACCGAACGACGTCGGTCTTATTCGGCGAGAGGATGCCGGTTTTGAGGAAGTCCTTGATGTGGTCGCAGCCGGCCACCGCCTCGAAGCCCTGCTTGGACTCGTGGATCGACAACAGGCCGCCGGCCTCCATGGTCTCGGACTTGACCTGGCTGAGCGTCTCCGGGTCCATCTTGTTGTGGCGGGCCAGGGAGATGCCGTAGGCGCCCATTGCCGCCATACGGGTCATGCCCGTCACGTTCGACAAAAGCTGCTCAGCGTCCTTGGATCCCTTCTCGGGCATCTTGATCTCGTCGTCCACCTCAAGCACCAGGTCGTACAGCTCCCCCATGTCCGGAAGCGTGTGGTGCGTGGGGTAGAAGTAATTGTCCAGCTCCCGCGGCAGCTTGATGCCCTCAGGCGTCAGGCCGATCACGTGAAGGCCGAGGGCGGCGCCCTCCTCGATCACGTGCTGCAGGATCTGGATCGTCTTGCTGTTATTCAGACTGAAGTGAAGGTTGCGAACGACCAGCAGGTACTGCGAGTCCTCGGTCTCCACGTCGTCCGCCGTCTCGACCCACTTGATCGACGCCTTGAGCGCTGCGCCCAAGCTCGGTTCGGTGACATGGGACTCCTCCGCACCAACGATGCGGAAGCCACGGTCCAGGTCGAACATGGCCATGTTCCAGCCGAACTCTTTGCACACGTCACTGATCAGGCGGATGGCGTCTTCGTGTTCAGGGGAGCGGACCCAGATCCCGCCATAGCCGGCAGAGACCGCTTCCTCAATCGCTTTTTTAAGTTTCATCTAGACTCACCTGAGTAGAATACGGACAATGCAGCTCGCCGACTTAAAGGCAAGACAAGGCGAGACAGCTTCATCCGTGCTCGTGCTCCTGTTCGTTTTCCGTCTCGGCCTCGTACATCTCGTCAGTCGGCTCGTCCGACGTCACCATGCCGAGCATCTTCTCGCGGTACGCGGCGGTCAGGGTGCGGCAGCCTTCTCCCTTCACCCCGTTGACCTCCATGTTGACCTTGCCGCCCTTCTGGAAGTGGAACTTGATCTCTGGCATCAGTTCACCTCTACCCGGGCCACGAAGGTCCCGTCCGCCAGCTGTTCTTCGACGTACGTATGGTCCTGCTCCTCGGCCGCGAGCTTCGCGGCCTCCATCTGGTAGTACATCAGCAGGTCCTCGCACCAGTTGCCGGCCTTCTTCTCCAGGGCACCACGCCAGAAGTCGTACATCAACGAATAGGTGCCCGGATGTTTCTTAGACTCCACCACGCCGATCTCGTAGCTGTCGACGCCTGACTTGGCGGCGTTCGGCAGGCTAAGGGCGTGGGCGCACTTACCCACGTCGTCCAGCGTCCGGCCCTCAGGCAGCGGCCAGTCCCCGACCAGACGACCGTTGTGGTCGTCGGCCCAAGTTCTGAAATGCGTCTGTCCCTCGTTAAAGACAAGGCCGCAGCGTTCTGCGGCCTTCTTCAACACGTATAGGTCTCTGATGCCCTGGTCAGGGCCGTCAGGTTCGGTCTCAACAACGTGACTCATGTTTCGCAGTCATCCTTACACCAATAGACACCTTCGGAGTCGTAGTTGAACTCGGTGTCGCTCTCCATGATCGGTTTGCTGCAGCTCTCGCACAGACCCCTGATCATTTCACCATCGATGCTCTCTATGCACACACCTGGGTGGCGCTTCATGAACTCGATGACCGCTTCCCTGCGGGTAGCTGCTTCGACGTCTTCCTCGACGCTCTGCTGTGGAATGTGCCCTTCTACTAGCACTACATCCCTTTCCTGTTCCCGTCCATTGGGACGGCCTCGCGGGCGTCCTGCCCTGGACTCTGGTCACCACCCGTATAGGAGCATCCCGAACTCAGGGATGTTGTGCTCTTCCATTGCATCTCGCAGGTGGTATGCCACAGTTTCTTTGACAACGGTATCGCACGCACCGTCGCCGATCTCACTCATTCGCATGGCCATCTCGGCCACGAGTCTCTCAGGGGTCGTCAGCTCGCCGTCCTCGATCTTGTCGATGAGAACGTCGATCATCTCGTCGATGTCCTGGTTCGCTTCGTCGGAGAAGCATCCGTAGTTGGGTATCGTGGCTGCGCTCATCTAGGTCAACTCCACCTGTCCCGGTACGGTTTACCGAGCAACTCGGTGAGGTTGTCTATGTCCGTCTGGCCGTCTACGCCGATGCCCAGCGTCATTGACCGCCAGTCCGCCATCTTCCAACAGTCTTCCCGGACGTCCATGGTCCCGGCCGATTCGGCGGTCTCGCCTTCCCCGACCAGGGACTTGTGGGTGCGGCCTCCGAACATCGCGAGGGTGAACCGGTACTCGCCGTTCACCCGAACGAATTTGAAGAGGCCGTCGTCGCCGGGAGCCTTGTCGTGCGTGGGCGCACACATAGCGTTCCCCTTGTTGCTCGGTTGTTCTCTTAGCCGTCAGCCGATGGTCTTCTTGATCCGTTCGGCAATCTGGCTGGTGTCCCCGTTTTTCAGGGGAAGGGAGGTCACCTGGCCGAAGAGTTCACGGAGGTTGTCCATGACCAGGGTGTCGATCTCGTCGGCCTTCGCCGACTGGTTGGCGTATACCGCCTGGAACATCTCTGGGTCATCCTGGAAGTCATGCTCGACCTTGGACGCGAAGTCGGCGTCGGTCGCAAAGCTCAGGATTTTCGGCGGGCGTACGTAGCCCTCGTCGCGGAGTACGGACCCGACGTACCCCTTGATCTCGTCTGAAAACGTCTCGTCCTCCGGCGGAAAAAGCAGCGTGGCCTCGGCCACGGCCCATGCCATCTCGGCGGAGTCCGCGGGCTCGAACACGGTCGGGTCAAAGTCGTCCCCGGCCAAGATGTTCGACAGCTCGATGAACCTGGTGAGGTCCTTGTAGAACGCATCGGTGGTCACGATTGCGATCGCGGCCATCAGCTTGTCCAACGTGTGCTTCGGGATCTGCACCCCGAAGTCGCTCTGGAGCTGGAGCCGGATGGTCTCCGGGTGCCAGTCCAAGCCCTCCATCCCGTACCGGTCAGCGAATAGGACGAGCAGTGTCGTCGCGTACGTATCCTCGCTGTGCAGCAGTTGCTGCAGCCTGGATCTCGGGCTTTTGGGTTTGGGGTACGATCGCCGGAACGACTGGTCGTACAGCAGGTTGTTGCCGCTAGGGTCCATCCGTCAGCTCTTCGACCTTTTTTCGAGTCCGTTCGATTCGATCGCTCAGGCGGCTGAGCAGGGCCGACAGGTCACAGTATAGCAGCGTGAGGGCGTGGTACGGTAGCCTCCTGGTCCAGCGATCCTTCTGCAGGTCGTAGAACCCCTTTCCGTCGGTGAACACGGGGTTCAGGACCACCCACCGGAAATCCAGGATTCCCAGCTGCGCCACGGGCCAGCGGCCGGTGTCGGCCTTCTGCAGCACGTACTTCTGAAAGGCGCCGGAGAACTCGGCGAAGATCTTCTGCTGATTGTCTCCGTCCATCACGCTGAGCTTGGTCATCCAGTCAGCCAGGCCCAGCTTGAGGACGTCGGTCAACTGCATCGACTCGCAGTCCATGCCGTCGTCGACCTGCAGCACGTGCTTCACCAAAAAACAGAAGCGTTGCTCGGGCAACGCTTCCATTTGTATCCTGAGTTCTTTGGCCGTGATCTGCTCGATCATACGAGCTTGCGGCAGACCGGGATGTCCGCCCGGTAGGCGGCCGGCTGCATCTCCGGGTGCTGCGGGGGCAGCGTGTTGCCGGCCTCGTCCTTGACCTGGTCCAGGGGCACGCCCTTGGCGTTGATCGGGTAGGGGCCGACGACGTTCCCGTTGATCCGAGCGTCGCCCATGCCCTTCGACGAGGCGTAGCCTGCGGCCAGGTTGCGGGCCGCGGCGCTCTGCAGCTCCTCGATCGCAAGGTTGAACTGCTCGTCGTTGGACGACTCGATCACGATGGTGCCCGTCGACATGTCGGGGGCGAACTTGCAGGCCTTCTCCACCACGTGGAGGCTCTGCTGATGTGCGGCGTTGGGGGTGTTCACGACGCGGTCTCCTTCAGAAAAGGGTTGAGCTTCTCATCCTACCTCCGCCCCTGCAATAGGTAAAGAAAAGCCCCCTTCTGGGGCTAAGGAGCGGTTGTCAGGACCCTGGGGTAGCCTTGTCGGTAGGGACGTAGCGGGAGTAATGCGCGACGCCATGTCGCTCTCTCGCTCGTCCTACATGACGAGGCTACCCAGGGTCCTGGGTTTAGTTTCGTTTCCCGGGACCATCGCGGTCCGCGGGTTCGAGCTTGGTGTTCACCCAGGCCAACAGGCCCAGCAGAGCAACCATGCCCCAGGCGATCCCGGTTAGCGGCGTGGTGTACGCTGCCACGATGATCCCTGCGAGTGTGGCGATGAATCCGACGAGGACGCACGCCTTGCCTTCGGTAGCGCACAGCATCGTGTGCCTCCCTTTCGTCATATCTTTTAAGCCGATATGCGGGTATTTTAAAAAGTACTTTTTGGATCAGTTGGCTGGAACGACCTTGACTTTGTAGGCCAGTTCGCCATCGCACTTGTAGATGTAGCCGCTCGTCTTGTTGACGCGAAGCTGGAACGCGCCATCCTCCTTGGCAGTGAATACGGCGCTGCGCCCAATCACAAAGCCAGTAGCCCGCTTCTCGTCGGTGGAGCCAGGAAGCCTGCCGAGAATTGCGCCCACTGGAGCGCCGGGGAGCGGGTCGTTCTTGTCGCCCTTGCTTCCACGGCCGCCGTCAGGCCCGCAGGTGCCGACGCCAAAGATCTCCCATGTTCCAGCCGCCCGGAAGTAAACTTTGTCACCTGCTTTGAGTTGGGCGAGCGTCCACCAGTCGCGAGTGGGCTTGAGTTTCCCGACTTTGACATTCGGATCGCCCTCAGTGATTTCAACGGAGTCGCTGGGCGTATTGCTCGGCTTAGCGTCAGGGTTGGTCATCTTTTCGATTTCCGCCTGAATGCGATCCAGCTCGGCCTTCACCTGGTTGGCGGACTCCAGGTTGCCGGTCTTCGTAACCTTGATGAGGTCGGCTTGAAGTTCTTCTTTCAGGTCTTTCGCCGCTCGCAACAGTGCGGCCTTGTACAGGCGCTCTGCGTTCGCGACCTTGGCCTTGTAGCGGACCATGGCCCGACGAGCGCCGAGTGATTGAAGTTTCGTCTCCTGCTCCTGCCCGAACGCCGGACACACGAGCAGCACGGCAGCGATAGCGATGATCAGAGTCTTCATGATAGCTTCTCCTAGTTTTCCCGGCTGATGAGCCGGTATTGCGTCGTCAATCAAGGTCAATCGGGACCTGTGATTTTCGGTCTATTTCCGCAGGGGATCGAAGACCGCAGACTCCCAGTACGCCTGGGAGGCCTGAAGCCACCGCATGTGGCCGGGGTGCTTGGGCCAGGCCCTAGGGCCTCCCCCGTTGTGGGACCGGCAAATGAGTTCGTAGGTCATCACCTTGCCGACCCGGCTCACCACGAGCCACCGTCGCATGTAAGCCTTGATCACCTTCTCGGAGTAGGCCTTGTCGCTGCAGTCCTCGTACTTCCCGCCGATCGACGGATCACCCTTGAGCGCGTCCTTCCAGTAAACCTCGTGGATCTGGTAGGGTCCAAGGGCCTTACCGTCGTCCCCACGATCGGGGCTCAGTTTACCGCTGGCCTCCTTCATGTGAAGGCACTTGAAGACCAGATTCCAGTTGATCTGTGACTCGTCGGCAGACTGGTCGGCCAGTGTCGCCGAACAGACGACGAGTAGCAGGAACGGTGCGAATTTGAACATGTTGTCCCTTTCTCTGAAGGATCGATGCCGATCGCTTACGCGGCGATCCGGCCTTCGAGGATCTCACGCCGCAGGAGACGGTCGTTGACCCAGAACAAAAATCGACGGTCTTTTGGTGCATTCTCACGCACCCCACGGGTCAGCCGTTCCAACGTGCTGGAGATTAAACGCTCAACCGCAATATTGCTGAGGCCTGTTTCGCGGGCTGAGGTCAGCAGATTCTTGCGGACGTAGGCGACCAAGTTGGTCGCACGGCCCAGATCCTGGTTGTCGATGATGTCCTGGACGAGGATGGCGGGGACGGGGTTGTGATCGATCATGACAATTTTCCCTTCTGGAGGAGGTGGTAGTAGTCGCGGACAACAGGCCCGCGACGAAAGCCCCGGCAAGCAGGACGCCTACCGGGACGAGGGGTGGGGTGAAAAGAAAAACACCCGGCGATGTGCCGGGTGCGGTTCGGCTATAATACCGAGGATCTTAATACCTGCTCATCGGTTTAGAAGATGAGACCGGGCTAATTTGCCTGCATGTATTTTGACGCAAAAAACACGTTTATTTAGGTAGCCGTACTGGTGTCAACATGCCGGCATACCGGTTCAAAAGGCGTGACTTTAAAAGGTCAGTTCGACCGTCTTCCCGCCTGCTTGACGGTAGGTAACCCGCACCTTCTTAGCCCCAAGCAGCTCCTTGAGCACCCGCTTCTTCGAGGCCGGCAGCGAGGCCAGCGCACGCTTTGCCGCAGCGAATACCTCGGACACCCGGTTGTTGCTCGATCGGCACCCGCCGCAACCTCGCTTCGGGGCGCCCTGGTTCAGTCGGTTGAGCGACTGAAGGAACGGGAACTCCTTGGTGAACCGCGTTTGCTTGGCCATGTTCTTCAGGGTGTTGTCCTGGATCACGACCAGCTTGTGTGCTGCTGTGGCCATGGCCGCTCCTACGACGAGACCGATTCGGACTCGGAGACTGACTCGGAACCGCTGGGCAGCGTACCGCATACCGCCTCCTCGTCCTGCACCAGGTTCTCCATGTCGTCGAGGGCCTGGGTCAGGACGCAGACCTGCTTCACGACAAGGTCCCACGTCTCGTCGAAGTCCTTGAGCGACCGGACGTCGACCTCAATGAAATCCTTTCGGAAGAACGGGAACGGCAGGTTGGGGTCGGGGGCGCCCACCGGGTACTCGCTCATGTCAACGGGGCTCGCGACGGTGCAGAACTCGTCGAAGACCTCGCCGGTGTACGGGTCCGGAGGGTGCCGCCGGTAGACGAAGACGTATCGGCTCATGTCGGGGCTGGTCTCGGCCACCTCGATCCGCAGCCGGAAGGCGCGGAGGTGCCAGTGGTTGGCGTTCTTGACCGAGTGTCGTGTGAGCCTGATGCCTCTGGCCATCCCTGGCCTCCTTGCGTCTACGCTGTCGTGATTGCCCGGTAAAAAGGCCATCCGTATTTTAACAACCTGCGACGCAACTTGTCGTATTTAATGTTGAAACGATTTGCCCAGTCTTTCAGACACAGAGTTTCACCTTCCCAGGTAAACATGTGGTTAGTTCGCCTGTTTCGGCTCTGTTCGTAGTTTGTCGCCCATACGCAGTTTTCCGCGCTATACGGTCCGTCGTTGTCCTTGCGCTCTACGGAATAATAGTCGCCTGGCCTGGGACCCATATCGAGCAAGAACTTGGAGAATCCGGTTTCAATAGCGTCCCACTCGGCACATACCCTTATTCCTCTTCCCCCGTAATTGTTCCAGTCAGGCGATTTTGGATTGTTGCATCTGCTGCGAAGCCTTTTCCAGGTTGTGTACTCTACTGTTCCTGTGCCGCCGTGTACTCGCCTGTGCTCGCCCGCAACCTCGCGTTCGTAACATCCGCAAGACTTAGATCCGTCGGAACTCAGAGATTGCGCCTCCACCTGCCGAGTGGTACCGCAAGAGCAACGGCACCACCAGAAAGTCTTCATCTGTTTCCCGGTAAGTTTCCTGCCTGCATAACCTACTACGGCCCATCTAGAAAATTTGCGACCTTCTAGGTCGTTAAATCTTCCGTGTTTTGGTTTCGTTGTAGTTTTCATATTACAAGTTTATGCGTTATTCCTTGATATCTGAAATACAGCAGTATTTCTGTAGGTCGGTAGCCCTTCTTCCCTGCAATGTAATCCCCCAAAGGCTTTAGAGCTTCCGGATTCTCCTGGCCAAGCAGGAAGGCCTGCTGAGCGAAGACCTGGAAGATCGGCCAGACCTGCTGGCGCATGTTCGTGCAGCCCCGGCACCCTGCCTTCTCCAGGACCGCGTCGGTGATCTTCTTGTGGATGGCCAGACCCTGGTCCCGCATGAAGAAGAAGGCCGGCACCTTCGAGTAGAAGGCGGGGTCTCCGATCATGTCGAAGAAGATCATGTGGTTGATGACTAGCTGCGGACCAGTTTTCATTCGCGACCCCCGACGGGGGTGGTCAGGGCTCGGGTAACGGACCAACCACATGGCGTTCTTGGCTCCGTCAACCGCTTCTCGTTGAAGGACCAGGAGGCGACCAAACCGTTAACCGGCCATGTCTTTTGCGTTACCGTTACCCATGGAAGTATTATACGCCACGCCCCGCCGACCAAGGAAAATTTTCCGCGTAACCTCGTCTTCCACCTGCCTCCCTCTTCGGGCACCAGACGAACACTTTGTCCTTGTTGAACATCTTGATCTTGGCCCCGGCCTGGTGCACCTGCTCGCCGATCGTGATGTCGCCGCCGTTGTGGTTGAGTCGGGGGTCCGGGATGTTCGCCTTCCGGATCGTCTCGGTGGCCAGAGCCCAGAAGTAGCCGACGGCGAACTCGATGATCGAGCCGTTGGGCGCCTCTATGTTCCTGCCACGCACCCGGAAGTTGCGGCCCTGAAACCAATCGGCCTGTCGGAACCACGTGTCGGGCCGGTTGCCGTTCTTGGCGAACACCCGCATGTCGTGGATCAGCCGGGTGCCGAACATCCGGTTGCCGTGTGGGTGGTTGGCCACGATCGTTTCGCTGAGCCGGACCAGCCAGTTGGGATCGACGATCTGCGTGTCGTCGTCGAACCACAACACGTAGTTGGTGGTGATCGGGCAGGTTTGGTCCCAGAACATCTCCCGCATCACCGGGTACTTCTTGCGGTTCTTTTGGTTGACGTAGGTCTTGGTGATGGGCAGCGTGCTCAGGTACTTGATCGTGTCGGGCGAGCACTCGTTGCAGGCCACGCGGATGTCGAGCATCTCGGGCGGCGTCGTGTCGAGGATCGAACCCAGGCACCGCTTGGCCAGCTCGGGGAACGGCCCGTAGCACAGGACGAAGACCGTGAACTTGCCGCCGATAATAGGGCTCGCCGCGACCTTGAACGAGGGTGGGGGCGGGGCCTGTGCCGGTGACGGGATCTTGGGCTTCTCGGGCTCAGGGCGGGCCGCCGGCTTCTTTATCAGCTGCGGCCGATTCCGGACGATGGGCGGCGTGCTGATCACCGGCGGGAGGTTGCCGGGGTCGACGAGCTTCGGGGTCTCGAACTGTTCGTCGTCATCCTCGTCCCGGTACTTCCCGCTCGTGTCGCCAACCGGCGGTATCGCTCCATCCTCGTAATAGCTCATTATCGCCTCCACCACGTGATCTACCGAAATCATGTCCATGCACTGGCCGACCGCCTGGTCATTGTGCTGTACAGGCATCTTGCACAGTTTGTCCGCGTTCTTAAGTGTGTCGGCCGGGTCCAAGGGCACCACCCGCTTCTTCCAACAGCCCTTCGCCTCGCAACAGCTCAGCAGGCCCACGGTGTGCAGGAACCGGTGTTCCACTTTGACCGGGTCGCACTGGGGGCCGAACGCATTGTACGCGTTCGTATACGCCTCCCACCAAGGCTCCTCACGACCTCCAGCCAGGACGACGCACGGCTTGTCGAAGCAGGCCGCGACGTGCATGCCCCCGGTAATCGGACCGATGAAGCCGTCGGCATACTTGATCAGGTTGAAGAACTCCCGGGCAGACTGAAACTTGTTGACCAGATTCAGACAGTTGCGGAGATCGGGATGCCGGTGGTTGTTGTGCCGCACCCCGCTCTGCACGCAGCTGACGCCCTGCTTGGCCAGGCGGTCGACGACCTGCTGATAGCGGCTGTACCACCAGAACTTGTTGGTCATGTCCAGCTTGCCGCCGGCCTGGATCACCCAGTAGCGGCCCTTGACGATCGGCTCGTTCTCTTCGCCGACCAGGTGGATGTCTCCCTTGGGCCGACGGACCGGGCACCTGATCCCGGTCTTCTTCTCGAAGTCCCGGTGGTACTCGCTGAGCATGTGGATCTTGTTGCCGCGTCCGGCCATCCGGATCCCGTCCTTGTACGAGATCTTGACGGGACGCATGCGTCGAGCCTCACGGGCCGGCATCCGCTCCTTGAGCGTGGCGTTGGGGTTGTTGGTAAACACGTCTCGGAAATGCGTGTCGACGTAGACCTGGTACTTGCCGGGGTGGTTGAGCTGGATGTCTCGGCACAGGCCCGTGAACAGGACTGCGTCGCCCAGCGCCCAGCGGTGCTGCAGCAGTATGGGTTGCCTAGCCATGCGGACCCTACTCGAACGCCGAGCCCCAGAACCGGTCGTTCTGTGCCTTCTGCTCGCGGGAGAAGACCGGGAATCTCTGGCCCGCGAAGTGCCTGCGGATGCCGGCGACCATGACCGTCGCCCTGTCGCACTTGGCGTGCTCCTGGGTGCGGAGCACCACCTTGTCGTCGTCGATGAACGCACCGTACTGGATCGGGTCCGTGGGCACCACGCTCACGACCCGGAAGCTGTTCCCTTCGCACGCCTTCAGGAAGTTTCGGTCCATGGGCACCGCGGTCTGATAGGCCTGCACCTTCAGATCCATGATGTCCATGAAGTACGACTCAGGCATCTCGGTGCAAAACAGGCCGAGGAACTGCTCGTCGCCCTGGTCGTCGGTCACCTCGATGATCGCGAACTTCGAGCCCTGCGGGCCTTGTGGACCCTGCGAGCCTTGGGCGCCGTCGGCACCTTTTGGTACGGAAAATGCAAAATCAAACTCATACGCACATTGCTGCGCGTCTTTAGTTACTTCTACGCTCACCCCGCATTCTTCTGTATCGCAATCGATCGAGGCCTCAGCGGTTATCTCAGGGCAGTCGCCTCCGCCACCGGTAACAGTCAGATCGTATTTGAACGTCAGGAGACACGGATCCTCTTTCTCCACTTCCACCGTGAACGTGGCGCCAGAGACCGTGACCTCGGTCTCGACCTGGGGACACGGGACGATCGGGTTGATGACTGGGGGCGGGATGTTGATGGAGGCGTCAGGGCAATCAAAGATCGGGTCCGGCGGCCCTGGAATGTCGCAGTCTTCGATGATGTCCCGCTGAGGGATACGCTGGACAAATGGCACAGGGCATTTGTCTGGATCGAAAACAGGATCTTGGGAGCCGTTCGCCATTACAGTTGCTCAGACACCTGGGACACGTCGGACTCGTAGCACAGGGCCAGGCCCGTCATGTCGACGTTGATCGTAAGCCTGTGGTTTTCTGGGTCGGGCGAGATCGTCACGCCCTGCTCGGCCAAGAACTCAATGACCCGGCCGCTCTTGCCGTTGATCGATCGTAGCACGTCGCCGCACGTCGGCCCGCCTTCAAGCAGGATGCTGTCGTCGGGCGGCATCTCGCCGTTGAACAAGGGCACCGACTCGCAGGGCTGGCCGGCACCGGCCCCGACCGACGGCGTGATGGTCAGTGAGTTCTCGAACTGATTCTGAACGATGATCGTGTTGAATCCGGGCCGCAGCCGGACGTCGCCTCGGATGCAAGTATCTCGGACGTACACGATGTCCGTTGGGTAGTCCCAGACCACGGGCGGGCAGTCTTCAGGCGCCGTGACCCGGGTCCGGTCGTTGTTCGCCACGTTCAGCGAATCGATGTACCCGACCACCATGCTCTGGATCAGGGCCGGCTCCAGCAGGCCGTCGTCATCGTCGGTCCGGGTGATCTCGTCGTCCGCGGGCAACGCCGTCTCGAAGGCCGAGAGCTTGCCGGTCACCAGGAACCCGGACCACAAGGGCTCGGGCGGGCACGGTCCCTCGCTGCCCGAGGCGGAGAACGAGGACGACGCCGACTCGCTGGACACCGGCTCCTGGAAGTTGTCGACGTATTCCACGGCGTACGTGTTGTCGCCGATCTCCCGGGTGAAGATCAGCGGCCTCTCGAAGAGGCCGGGTGCCGTCGATCGGAACTCAATGAAGAAGGTGGTGCCCTGCCGACGGATCTCGTGCAGGTACACCTCGTGCAGCTCCGCGTCGTAACCTGACTGCAGGCCCATGAGGAAGCCGGCGTCAACGATCAGCCCGTTGGGCAGGTCCTTGACCGTGAGCGGCACGCCGGGCGGACGGCTGTGCACCGTACCCGTAACGAACGGGTAGGCCCGGTTGGCGTTGTCGTTGTAGAAGTCTACTTTTCCCACTAGAAAACCTTAGCGTGCTTTCTCAAGTTACATCTGGAATGAGCCACCTGAGTATTCTTTTTCGAGTGCGAGCCGCCGCGAGACAAAGGCACCTTGTGATCTAGGTGCATATCTTCAAACAGCACCGGACTAAAGCACAGCTGACAAATACCACCGTCACGTTCCCAGATTTCTTTTCGACTTATATTGGTCTCGACCCGAGCACCTCTACGTATGGCTCTTCGTTTAGCTGCTAAAGACTTGTAGTAGTCCGAGTGTTCTAGGTAACGCCGCCGGCGTGTTTCTGCCGCACACGTGTGACAGTACGCGTGTAGCCCGTCCTTGTTGGTCGGATTGGTCGAGAACTCGGACGCTATTTTCTCTTGAGAGCATTTGGCGCAGGTTTTTTCTGCCACAGACACCGCGTGCTTTCTTCGCTTCCTTCTGGTTCGGTGATACGCTCTCTGGCACTCAAGGCAGTAAGGATACAGCCCGTCACCTTTAGACGCGTCCGACGAAAAAGCCTTGTTGCTTTTCCTTTTGTTGCATTTAGTACAGTGCTTCATGCAGTTACCTCACGCCGGAGAGCGTCGTGCCCTCGGCCCTGACCACGATACCGTCCTCCGTCGCCTTGATCCGGAGCACGGTGTCCTCGGCCAGATCATTGTTCGGCGTCACCTTCACGTCGCCCACCTGGTCGGGCGAACAGGTCACCTGCTGCTTGCCGTCGTCGAACGTGATCGTCTTGATGAACCTGGGCGTGGCGAACAGGTTGTTGCCCTGACACAGTCGCCTGCGGAACAACGGGTCGCCCACCAGATCCACGCGGATCGCGGTGACCAGTCGGTTGGGCTGGCCGCACGGTGTCGGCTCCTCGATCTCCTCGGTGCTCAGCACCACGCCGTCGTCGCCCACCAGGTAGACGTCGCCCGTGAACAGGCTGCCGTCGGCCAGCTGGATGCCCCGCACACCGACCTCCGGCGTCGGCACGCAGACCGTGGCCGCCAGCTCCGACTGGTCCACGCTGAACAGGTGATCGCCGACCGCCCAGCTCTGGAACGTCGATAGCCGTAGGGTCTCAGAGATGAAGATGCCCGCCGGCCTGCCGTACTGGTCTTCCAGTTTGAAGCGGTCGGGCGGGTTGATGAGGTCGAACGACCCGGTAGCCAGGTTCGCGTTGAACGGGTCGCCGATGGTCAGCGTCACGCGGTTGTGGGTGACGTTGACCTTCGAGATGTACATGCGGGCCTGGCCGCCGATCGGGTAGACGACGGCGTCCAGGAACAGACCCTCGATGAACACGTCGACCCCGTTGGTCAGCGTCGCGCCGGCGCCGAACGGATACTTGGTCGTCTCGTATTCGTCCCGCCACTCGGGGTGGAGGATCCGCTTAGCCATCAGGGAGCCTCCTTGATCTCGAACCACGAGAACCGGCTGAGCGCGTGGTCAGCATAGATCCCCATGTACCCGGTGTCCGGCAGGTAGAGGGTGGAAGTGATCGGCCCGATCGAAGCGAACAGGCTGCTGTCGTCCAACGACTCGATCGTGGCCGAGATCAGGACCTTGGACCCGGACATCGTGACCGTGGCCACAATCCGGTACCAAGCGTCGAGCTTGAGGCCTGGGAGGAAGACGAAGGCGCTGGTCAAGACGAGTGACGAGCCGTCGAACCGAACGATCTCGAACCGCTGCGTGTCGTAGTCGGCCCGGACCAAGAAGTATTCGTTGGCCCCTTGCAGCGCCAGGTCGGGACGGTAGTTCAAGATGACGCCGGCGTTCTGCTTCGAGCCGGTGGGGCCAATCGTCATCTTGAAGTCCGTGGTCACCACTCGGTTGACCGTGGAGTCGTCGAAGCCCTCCCAGATCGCGATGTTCTCTTTCGCCGTGTCGAGCGACGCGTAGCTCTGACCGGTGTCCGCCTCGCAGCTGATCGAGATGTCCGGGCTGTTGTCGTCGATGAACGCGAACAGCCCCTCCTTCGTATCCCAGCCGGCGCTCAGGTCGCCGGGGACGAAGCACTCGATGAACGGCAGCTCGCCGACCACGACCGGTGACTCAGAAATGTCGCTGATCGATTCCTCGGGCTCCGGGCTCTCTGACTCCTCGGGCTCCGGGCTCTCGGAGAAGAAGCAGAGGTCCGGGTACTCATTGGGCAGGGTGCCGTCGGCGCCCGGCAGCCGTTTGGGCACGCAGGCCTCGGTCAGGCCCTGGTCGCAGTCGATCACGATCCCGCACTCGTCGATGATCTTGGCGATCTCGGCGCAGCCCTGGAAGACCAGGGTCAGGTTTCCGTCGCAGTCCGGGCCCACCGTGTTGATGAACTCGATGGGCGTGGGGTCGCCGCACGTCTGGCTCTCAGGGCGGCCGACGCACGGCCCACCGAGGGCCTGGAACACGTTGACCTCGCGGCCGTCCACGGTCACGTTGCCCGCCTGGTAGAGGCGAAGGACAATCACGTCCCGCTCCACCCCGTCGATCTCCCGGCTCTCACGGACGATCTGGAGGGGGTCCTCGGCCAGCAGCTGCACGACGCCGGTCAGGGCCTGCTGGTTGCCCAGCTTGGCCAGGGAGGTCAGGGGGAGGGTGCTGTAGGCCCTGGCCGCCCTCGGGGCCAGGAGGGCCTGTGCGGGCCCGGAGAAGCGTCCGGTGAACGGCTCCTGGATGCCCGACCCGAAGACGATCCAGCCGCCGGCGCCGTCCACCTGCCCTTCCAGGGCGTAGGGGCGACCCTCGACGAGGTCGTCCTTGGCCAAGCTGAACACGGCCAGCGGGTTGAGCCCGGGTCCTCCGGTCGGCGCGGTGGCCGCCTGGATCGTCAGGCTGACCAGGTTCTCGGTGATCCCGACGCTGGCCAGGAACGGGTAGTCCCCGTAAATGCCGGGGTAGCGGAGGTTAATGTCCGTGATGATGTCGCTCGGCAGCAGGTCGCCCTGGTCGGAGCGCAACGTGGACGACTCGTCCAGCGGGTAGCTGCGAGTCTCGTTGGCGTTGTACCAGTGGTTATTTCTTACCGCCATACGACTTACCTACACGGATCCTCCAGTGTCAGGGCCACGGTGTCCTGAACGATCGCCCGGGCCGGCGGCAGCTCGTCATCCGCCCCGTCCCACAGCGTCGCAATGTCGCCGCCCGGCGTGAGGACGGGCGGGGTGTTGGCCGGCGTCCCATCGTCCTTGAGCACGTCCTCGTAGTGGGCGCTCATCGTGATTTTCAGGGCGTGCCCATTGTCGCAGCCCGAAAACTTGAGTCGAGTCCGGAGCTTGGCCGGCTGCTGCGGGTCGGCGAGGCCGAACTTGGTGTCGAACACCGGGTAGGTCCCGGCCATCTCGTAGACGTCGTCCTCGTACCCGGTGTCCGTACCGTTGCGGACGGTCTCCGGGCAGACGAAGGTCGTGGCCGTAACGCTCGGGTCGATCACCCCGTCCTTGTACACCTGCAGCGTCAGGCGGATGTACAGCGGCCGGATGCAGCCCTCGGTCAGGTTGCAGTGGTTGAGGCCCAGGGCCACCGTGCACCCGTACTCCTGCTGCACGACCAGGCGAAACGGGTTGTTGATCCGACAGTCGCGGCCGGCGTTCCACCGTGCCAAGTTCAGAGCGTACTGGTCCCGGGCCGCCTCGGCACGCTGGCCCAGGCCGAAGTACCGGTTCTCCAGGCGACGCACACCCTCGTACGTGTTGACGAAGTCGTCGCACTCGCAGCACGGGCCGCAATCGTTGAACACCTGGATGGCGGCAGCCGCCTGCTCGGCCGTCAGGTCCGGGTGCCCAAGCTCCACGGTCCGCGGCCGGTCGTTGACCAGCTGCGTCGGTCGCTGAATGCGGTAGCAGCCAGAGGTGTCGAGCACGAAGTTGCCGGCCCCGTCCGGCTGAATGTTGTTGATCCGGCGGACCAGCGGGTCGACGTCCTCGCAGGCCGGGACACGCCCGATGCCGTCACCGGGCCGGGCCGTGAACACGATCGGCTGCACGCGGCGCCCGCCCTCGGCGGAAACCGGGTCCTGCGGCGTCATGCTCAGGTTGAAACCCTCGTCCCAGATCACGTTCTCGGCCTTCACCGTCACCAGGCCGACCTTGAACGAGGTGACCCGCCGCGGGTTGGCGCGGTACGTCCGCTCGTCGAGCTGCCCGTTCTCGGGAGTGATGAACGTGTCGTAGAAGATCGGCGTGTCGCCGGGCTTGAACGCCGTGTGGCGGGTGACCCGGCAGATCTTGTTGTTGGTCGTCCACTCGATCGATTCGAGGCGGCCGGCCCACGGGATCTCGACGTAGTCGATGGCCTTGGTGCTGTCGAAGACCACCTTGTCGTTGGCATCCACCACCAGCAAGTCTTTCTTATGGACCTTGGTCGGGAAGCCGGGGGGCTCCGGGACGTCGAGGCTGCCAAAGCCGGCCATCCACGCGATGCGGAAGGGCAGGGCGTACTCGCAGTCCGGGTCGTCGTAGCTCAGGTAGAAATCACCCAACATCTTCTGGATGTCGGTCGACAGCTTGACGAACGGGTAGTTCGAGTTGGCACCGTGCGGTGGTTGGTCGGGACCGATCGGTTTACGTCCGGTCGGGCTGAGCTGGTACGACGAGGACGTAGCCGAGATGTGGGCCTGGGCCGAGACCTTGACGGTCGAGACCGAGATGGCCTCGCCGGACGCTTCGCCGTGGCCCTGGGCCGTGACCTCGACCCCAACCGAGACCGCGGTCTTGGTGCTTACCGCCTCAATGTGGCCTTGGGCGCCAGCGAGGCGGGCGTTGGCCACGACGAACATCACGGCTTCGCCGTGGCCCTGGGCCGTGACCTCGACCGAGGCCGAGACGCTGAAGATGCTTTGGGCGTCGGCCGCACCCTGAGCCGCGACCTCGACCTGAGCCGTAACCTGTTTGACTGAGCTGCTCTCGGCCGTGGCCTGAGCCGTCGCCTGGCCGTCGGCCACCACGTTCTTGACCGAGATCGCCTCGCCCGTGGCCTGGGCCGACGCCGCAGCGTTGCCCTCGACCTGCTTGACGCTCACCGTCTCGATGTGGCCGCGGCCAGTACCCTCGGGGAACGCCGCACGGAACCCGGACGCCTGGGCCGTGCCCTGCGACGTGACCTCGGCAGAAGCCAGGCGGATTTTGGGGCCGAAGGCCTGGGTCGTACCTTGGCCTGTGGTCTCAGCATTAACCTCAACGTTCTTTGTCGAAACGGCTTCTGCCGTACCCCGGCCCGTACCCTCAGCCGGGTCGCTGATCGCGGTCTTGGTCGACGAGGCTTCGAGGTGCCCTCGGCCCGTGCCTTCCGCGGCCTCGCCGGCCTCCAGCGGCGAGAAGCCCAAGACGATCGGCGACATCAGGTAGATGCCGTATGGGTTGATCGTCATCTCCCGCACGTCGGCGGGCGTCAGCTCTCGGGCATAGGTCCGAACTTCCGCGATGTCGCCGTCCCATTGACGCGAATCACTGCCCACGCTACCAATGCGGTTCTGCTCGGAACGGTTCGAGTACCCGCTGCTGCTGACGTGGGCAATCTCCTCGGAATCGAGGTACATCCGCCAGTGGTTGGAGTCGCCAAAACCGCCGCCCGTGTAAGTGATCGTAATTCGCTTCCATTTGTTGTCTTCGCTGGCAGCGGGCAGCCCATCCCGGCGAACGATGACGCCCGAGATACCAAAAGAGAAGTGGGTGTAACTACTAGACCTCGACGCAAAAATCTCCAACATGTTGCTGGTGTCAGTCCGCAACGCCAACAGGCCAGCAAACGTTGGGTGCTCAGTGTCCGGTCGGCAGAGAGCGGAGACCGTAAACGGATCGTCCTCGTTGATGACGATGGCCGTATCGTCAAGCTCTATCCGTTGGGCAATGGCGTCAATGAACACCGCCCTACCCACGCCGTGTTGGTAGGCCTCCTCGCCAGGAGCCGCTTCCTTCCAGAAGCCCGTGGTCAGGGTGTTGACCATGCCCTCAAGGCCGTTGGGCACGTCGTTGTGGATGATGCTGCCGGCGCCTTCGCGGAACGACCACATGTTCGTGAGCTTGTCCGCAAGCGGATGAGCCCAGTCGATCTTCGCGTGAAGCGGTGGCTTCACACGGCCGTAATGACGGTCGTACGTAGCCACTGGTTAGTTCTGCTGAAAGTTCACCGGGACGTGATTGATCTCGAAGTTCGAGCCGGTCGTGTCCAAGGTCTGTCCGGTCAGGTTCTCGACGATCACCGCCCAGTATCGAGGCAGCACGCCGCCGAAGGCCTGGGCCACGCTGATCCCGCCAAACTCGTAGTCCTTGCCCGTGGTCGTATCGACCCGGATTGTGTGGACGAGCTTCGCATTACCTCCGAGCGTGTGGTCCGCATCGCTGCCGCTGTAGTTGTCGTCCCACAGCACGTCGTCGTTTGACCCGACCACGTAGATGTTGATCGGGCTGTCGGCCGTCGGCGCCACGGCACCGGTCCGGATCACGCCGCCCAGCTGTGCGTCGATGTTCTGGTCGCTGCTGTTGTCGATCGAATCGCCGCCGCGAGCGCCGTTGTTCGCCAGGCTGGCCAGCGTGATCGCGTGTTCGACCTCCGTCCCGTAATCCAAGTTGATAGTGGTCATGTGGGTAGCCTCCGTGCTTAGTTCCGCTGTCGAACGACCGGCTGGTAATGCAGCTCGAAGCCGTCCCTGACGTCTGCCGCGGCCAGCGATTCAAACGCCTGCCCCGTCCGGTTCTCGACGATGATCGCCCAGTATCGCGGCACACGACCACCGAAGGCCTTGGCCAGATCGATACCCCCGAACTCGTAGATCTTATCAGTAGTGCTGTCGACAAGAAGTGTTTTCAGTTGTCTTGCGTTCGCTGTAAGTGTGTGGCTGCCCGACGCCCCGCTGTAGTTGTCATCCCAAAACGCGTTATCGTTGGAGCCAACGGCATACAGCCGGATCTGTGCATTGTCGGTCGGCGACGTACCGACTTGCAGCTTGCCGCCGATGTACGCCTGCTGTGCCGCATCAGACGTGTTATCGATTGCTGCACAACCCGCTGCCGCCCCGTTGGCCATGGCGTTGAGCGACGACCCGAAGTCGAGGAACTGTCGTGGTAGCAGGCGACTCTGGACGCCGCTACGTGTCTGGGCCTCGCGAATGAGGAGCAGTGCCCCCACGGCGTTCCGAGCCGTCGCCCACGACCGGGTGGTCTCGATGGTCCCTGACGGTACCTCCGACGTCGATACGGCCAGATGCACCTGCGAACTACCGTCGCCGACCTGAGCCACCTCGGAGAATCCGTTGGTCCAACCGCCGGAGGTCCCTGGTGTATCGCGAATGGCCATACCTGCTACGGCAAATACCTTGGCCGCGATACGTGCATCCGTCGCCGTGCCCGCGGTCTTCGAGGTTACCGACGCGGACGGCGGAGCACTGTCGGCAGCGGCGGCCCGAATACTCTGAATATCGGCCCCCGAGATCTCCAGCACCTGCAGGCACTGGCGGTCGGTACCGCTCTCGTGCGTCACAGTGACGCCGGTCGCCTCGCCGGCTTCGACTTCCTTGACGAACATCGCAATGTTCGGCTCGCCGCGAACCAAAGCCATCCGTTCCCAACCTGCAGGCATCGTCGGATAGCCCGCAGCGTTGTTGCCGCGATTTGCCCAAATTGCGACCAGTACGTTGCCGACAGTCGGACTGCTGTCCAGCGTGGCGGTGATTGCTGCGTCATTCGTCCCGGTCGATGTCGCCTTGCTCTGTTCGACGGTGAATAGGCTTTCAACCTCCAGGTTGAACATGTGCCGCAACGACTGGAACGGGGCTACAGGGGCGTGGGTGGCACGGGCGGGGCTTCCGACGAGCGTACCGCCGTTTTGGTGCGGCGACAGATCAATCTCGGTTGCGTGTGTGCCCCATAACGGCCAGTAGCCGCGAAGATCGCTGTAGCGGACTTGCCACGGAGCAACGGCACCAGAGGCGATCGCTGCAATCTCGGCTGCAGTCAACCGTGCTGCCCACACGGCGACTTCGGCGTAATCGCCGTCGGATTCGTCGCCCGGTGATGTGTCGTCGTTGGCCCCGAGCAGAAGGGGCTCAGCGACCGAAATAATATTGCCCGACTCAGCTGGGGTGTTCGCATCTTCGACCCCGTCGAAGTACATGCGTTTGTTGCTGCCGTCGTACGTAGCGGCCACGTGGTGCCAGCTGCCGGTCTCAGTATGAGCTGCGCTGCTGTTATGACAGACGATACCGCTACCTGTATCCAGGCAAAACCGCAGAGTGTTTCCGTTAGGTGTCGGCTGCCATTTGAAGTCGTAAGCGTTGTCACCGGAATTGTTGCGTTTGGCCAACGCCATGAACCGGTTCGTACTGCTCGACGCACGCTTCACCCAGAACATCATGGTGAGCTGGTCACCAGTAATGTCAAGCGACGTGGGGTTACCGAAGTTGATCCGGGTAGTGCCGCCTGCCGGTAGATTGCGGGCCATGGATCACTCCCAAATAATGAAAGCGTTCCATGTGCTCACCACTGCAAGCGTCCAGCTGGTGGTCTCGAAGGTCAGGTCCATGACGACGACTTCACCGGCCACCAATGTGTCGGCGTCCAGATCGATCTTCGTCTCTTTGTAAACGTCCGAGTCACCAGACGCCCAAGTAACCTGCGTCGTACCTTCTGCATTCAGCGTCGCCGACGAGGCGTCCTCTTCGGCTGCAACCGAGGCCCATTTAGGATTGACCTGAGCATTGCCGCTGGTCGCCGCAGCCAACGCCTTCAACAGTAATTTGGGTGTACCTGTCGGAAGAAGCGGCGGCAGTTGGAACCTGAGTCGCCAAATTGAATCGGCACCCACCGACGCCTCGACGCCCATACCCTCTTCGTGCTTCGAGTTCGCCCCCGCGCCCTCATGGATATTGGGGAACACCCGTGACTCGGTCACAGGGTAACGGGAATATGGTGCCAGGGGCCCTGCAGCCATCCTGACCTCCTTTCAACAGGTGCCGATGCCCGACTACTCTTCGAGCTTGAGCGTCGCCGTGTCCAGCGTCAGCTGGCCCTGCGAGGCAAAGCTTTCGGGCGTGGCCTTCTGGAAGTAGACGGTGCCGTCGCTGGTGATGGTTACCGCACCACCGCCCTGGGTCAGCGAGACCTGGAAACTGACGTTCGCCACACGGTTGACCACATGGTAGAGCGTCGTACTGTTGAGGCCGCCGGGCAGCGACTGGCCGACCGGAGCGTACAAGACGACGCGGTCGTCGTCGTTCAGCCCGTGGTTCGACGCGTTGATGATGTCGCCGGTGTCCAGGCCGTCACCCACCCCGTCGATGGCACCGCCGTTGATCGGAGCATAGCCCAGGAAGGTGCCGCCGGACACCGCCGACCAAAAGCCGACGTAGAAGACGTCGGTCGAGGCCGGAACGTCGAACACCGGGTCGGTCGCGTTCTTGGCCATCGAACCGCCGGCCGCCGCGTCGAAGTCGATCGCCTGGCGGGCGTAGGCCGGGGTGCCGCCAGAGATCTCGTTGGATCCCGTGTCGTCGGGGATGTCGTCGTGCAGTGACGCATGCGTGATCGGCGTCGTCGGGTTGACGGCGTTCAGCGCGTCAAGCATCAGGTTTTTGCCGGCAGTCGAATAGGGCATAACTTTTCTCCTTAGTCGCAGTCGATGCAGCCCTTGTCCCTGAGCTGCGCTGAGAGAACCACGCTGTCCATCTGGGTCACCGAGGATTCCAGACGAACCAGGAAGTTCTCCAGGGTCGTTGCTTTGGCCCCGAACGCTTCGAGGTCGCGGGTGATCGCTTCCAACTCCTCGCACCCACAACAGGGCTCGGAGCAAATGTCGTCAAGTTTAAGGCCGTTCTCGATCGGCGTCGGCACCAAACAATCGTTGCCCAGCATCGTGAAGTCGCCGGCCGCCGTCGGCGGCACGCCGTTGATCCGGCGGATCGGAGCGGTCAGCACGTTGCCCTCGCAGTCGCAGACCTCGGCCAAGCCCTCGCCGTCGACGGCGCTGAACCGGATGATCGGGTCTTGGCCGGCCACGATGATCGGTACGATCTGCATGTTGTCAAACGGCTGCAGCTCGATGTCACCGTACATCCGCTCGCTCACGTCGTCGCCCGACCGGATCTGGATCGAGCTGATGCCGCGGATCATGGGCCGGGTCGTGTCCGGAGTGAGCCGGCCGTTGTCCAGCGTGAACGTGAAGAACCCGGCCGGCTGCTTCAGGATCTCTTCCAGGCGTCCGATGACCAGCTTGCCATTGGTATCCGAGAAATCCCCGACACCGCCCAGCTGATAAGGCGTGTTCTTGGCGTGGGTGTCGCTGTTGATCAGGGCCGTGGCCACGTCGACCGCGTCACCCACCTCCGGCTGGTAGCCGACCACAACGCTGAACCCTGTGGCGTAGGCGCCGATGTGTTTGATGAAGAAGCGGGCCGGGTCCACGTCGAGCCCCGCGTGGACGGGCAAGTCCAGCTCCACGAGGAAGTCGTTGGGGATCTCGAACGAGCCGGTGTCGTCAACGGCGCTGCTGTCGTCGAACAGCGGGTATCGCCGTTGCGAGTTGTGGTTCAGCCACTCGATGTTCCACGTGGGTGTTGGCATCAGGTACCTGTAGTGATGACCCCGGTCTGCTGGATAATGCCCAGCTCGCCGGTGTAGCCATCCGCGTCGCTCCGCTCAACGGTGAACAGGAAGACGTCGCCGGCCGCCACGTCGATCGGGTCGGACTCGGCTTCGATGTACTCGTCGGCCGCCACGGCCCCGGTCGTGTCGATGGTGATCGGACTGTCGACGGTGGGCAGCGGCGTGGCGCTGCTTGCGTCGCGAGGCAGGCGGCGGCCAGTCAGGGTCAGGGCCGGCAAGCTGCCTGCAGCCCGACCCAGGATCCGGAGGCGGACCTTGAGCTTGGGGCTCACCAGGGCGAGGGTGGCCGGGATGTTGATCTGTGAACGGATCCGGGTCAGCTCGTCGTCCGGGAACCCGATGTACGGGACGTCCTCGTAGAACTCCTCGGTCGCCCCGTCCAACCGGATCAGCTGCACCGGCTGCTCCTGGTCGCCCTGGGTGTCGACAGCGATCCCCACGAGGCCCTGGTGCACGGTCCGGTCGGTGCCGCCCACGTTCAACACCTGACTCGATTCTCCGGTCAGCGTCAGGTTGCTGCTCAGGGCGAAGATGCCCTCGCAGATCGGGCCCAGGTTGAACTTGTTGGTGGTCTCGTCGAACTCCTTGAACGCCAGGCCTCCGCGGACGTCCGTCTGATCGATCATGAACTCCAGAGCCAGGCGGAGCAGCAGGGGCCCGGTCCGGGCCGTCTGGCTCGGGTCGTTCTCGCACAGGATCTGGATGCGATCGTCGTCCGTCGCCAGGCTGGTCACGACCGAGCCATCGGTCAGGAACGAGAGCTTGGTAAACCATAGGCGGAGCTTGAACTCCAACTCTCGGGGGCAGTCGTCGGACGCGCTAACCGACAACGAGCTGTTGGTGTCGAGGTCCGTGGGCCACGGCACGTCACCGTAACAGTCGCTCATCCACCAGATGCCGTTCTGGTCGAGCACAACCAGGTTGTCGGCCACCCCGATGTAGCCCAGCTCCTTGGTCTCGCCCCGGTCCCATTCGAGGACCGCGCTGTTGTAAGGAACCGGAGGCCACTGGTTGACCAGCTGGCTGTTGGCCGAGAGGTTGTAGCCGAACACGGCCCCGGCCGGGGCCTTGCCCCCGAAAATCGCGTCGTCGGCCGGCAGCCAGCCTTCGAGTGTGCTGTCCGGAGACGTGATTGTGTGCGGGTCGCCCACGGTCGGCGGGCTGGTGTCGCCGGCCGGCGCCGCCACGAGGTTGTACTTGAAATGGACGTGGTCGTTGACGAAGTTGGCGATCGTCGTGTTGACGAACACCCCGCCCTGACCGTCGGCGACCAGCACGGCCACGCTGACCGCGGGCTTCTGCTTGACCAGCTTGCCAGGGGTCACGGCAGACAGGTAGTAGACGCCGGCCTCAACGTCGCCGTCCACCGCAAGGCTCAGGTCGAGGTCGGTGAACCCGAAGAGCTGGATGCAGCCGAGGGTGGTGTTGGTCTTCTCGTAGACCACGCCCCAGATCTGGGCGGTGGTCGCGGTCTCGATGGCGCCGGACGCCTGATCGACGTCGACCTGGGCCAGGCCCCGCTTGAACGAGTTCGAGGGGACGTCCCAGTAGACGGGCATGCCGACCGAGGCACCGGCCTCGACGGTCACGTCACGGGCGAAGACGGCCTCGCCGATCTCCGCCGCTTCCAGCAGGTCACGCAAGAACCGGATGTTGCCGTCGAGGTCCCGGGTCACCCGGTTGGGGGTGCCGGGCAAGACGGGTTCGCCGGTCTTGATGAACTGGATCAGATCTTTCCAGCCGCTCATCCTTGAGCCCCTTATCTAGCTATACTAGCGTCACCATGCCAGCGCACCGGCTTACAAGGTGTGACTCTAGCCGCTACTGCAGCGTGATCTCCCACTCCAACCCGATCTGGGAGGTGGGCAACTTCACCTGCTGGTTCGCCACCGAGAAGTAGAAGCGGCTGAAGACGATATCCTGATCCGCGTCCGCCTCATCCAGGAAAGCGACCAGGGCCCCTCCGTAGATCTTGGAGTTGACCGTGTCGCTGAACGCCTTGCCGTTGGCCCCCGTCACGCCCTGGGACTGGGCGAAGAACGTCATCACGTTGCCGTCCGGGAACAGCGTCTCATCGCTGCTGCTCAAGAGCGAGGCGGTCAGCGGGACGCGGAGGTAGTCGCGGGTCGCGCTGAGGCCCAGGCCGTCGTAGTAGCTCTTGCCGCCGCTCCGGTCGAAGGTCGGGGCCGACACCGGGTCGTCGGGGTCCGCGACGTTCTCGTATTCCAGGTACATCCCACCGATGCGGTAGTTGGACAGGCCCTTGGTCAGCAGCGTGCCGACCACGGTCCCCCAGCCGTAGAGGACCTGGTTGTGGTCCCACGCGGTCAGAAGGTCCCAGACGTCGCCACGAACCTCGTGGGCGCGGACCCGACCAGAGACGCTCTTGTTTGGGAGGATGATTTCTTGCATGGCTTCCCTGCCTTTAGGTGCAGCGGCCCGAGATCAGCTTGACCCGCACGCACTCGTCCATCGCCGTATCCGGTGAAATCGTCTCGGCTTGCACCATTCCGGTGTAGGTCGAGACGGTCTCCTCGTAGCCCGGCGCGGTCTCCGTACCCGGATCTTCCATGATAATCGGATCGTCCGTGTGAGCCAATTCCGCGGCGATAATTAGAGCAGTCTGCGGTGGATGTACCTTTCTCAGGATCTTTCCGGCGTTCATGCCCACGGCGCCCGGCCCGAAGCCGGCCGTCCGGATCTTGGCCAGGTAGGCGTGGTTCCTCAGCACGTTCTGACACAGAAACTCGAACGGGTTGATTGTGGTCGGTAGGTTGCTCGCCTGCGGCTCGCCGACCTTATTGGTCCGGGTGTCGAGCAGGTTGGCCAGCGTCTGGCCGGCGGCAAGCCCGTTAGCGTGCAGGTCGTCGAAGAACTTCACGACGTCGGTCGGGAACCCGCCGATCTCCCAACTGACCTTGGTGTACCCCTCGTCGTCGGTCTCGACCACGAGTGGCGTGCTCTTGTTCTCGAACACCAGGTCACCGAAGAACCCGCGACCCAGGAAACCACGACCCAAGGCGACCGCCTGGCACTGCTCCTGCGTCGGACACTGGCCCCGGTTGAACTCGAAGAACTGGAGCGTGTCGACCAGAGCCTGGCCCTCGATGACCTTGTCGCCCACAGAAACGATGACGCTGACCAGGTCGCTGTACTCGTAGACGACCTGGTCGGTGATCACCAGCTGCCTGCCCGGCTCGTCGACGATCGCCTTGACGGTCTCCGTCGGGTTCTGGACCAGGGTGGAGCCGGTCATCGCCTCGAAGGCGTTCTCGACCGACCGCTGGGTCGTGCCCTCGACCAGGGCGTCGAACACCGCGTTGATCATGCCCTTGTATTCGTCGCCGCTCTCCAGCGACAGCTGGATGACGTACCCGAACTGCTCGAAGATGTAGTCCCAGTCAAACTTGGCCTGGAAGACCCACAGACCGATCTGCCGGTCGACGACCTCCTGGCCGACGACGATGTCGCGGACCGGGACCAGCGGGTTGTCGAACGGGTTCTCCCTGAAGAACAGGCTCCCGTCCTCCAACAGGAAGTCGACGCCCCGGGTCATCGTCAGGCTGGCGTCGTGGATCCGGTTGACCAGGACACCGGTGTCGACCAGCTCGGCCGGCGCATCCCACGTGAACTGATTGAGCTGTCGGGGGACCCCGTACTTGAAAGGGCCGGTCGGGTCGTAGTCGACCTCACCGTCGTACAGCAGCTGGGCGGCCTTGCCCTGGTTGAGGTCAGACTCCAGCAGCGTGATCAGATACCATCGCTCTAAATGAAACGGCGGCAGCTTGAAGCGACTGACCGAATCGAACAGCTCGGTCAGCTGCTGAACCGTCTGCTGCTCCAGCTGACCCTTGGCGAACAGGATGTCGCGGACAAACTCCCGCTGCCCGAACACGTTGTTCCAGAACGACGCCACCTCAGCCAGCAGCCGGTTGCGGCGGTCGAAGTCGTTGGTCGGATAGAGGAAGTCGGCCATGATCTAAAAAGTACTTTTTAAGAGGGCACGGGGACGCTGGTCGCGATCGAGATCGAGATGTCCTCGACGTCCAGATAAAACTGCACGGTCTTCGGGCTGACCATTTGCCCGGCCGGCCCGTCGATCGCCAGCACCTCAAAGTCACGGACGTACTTGGTCGTGCCGTCCGGGTAACGCAGGCGACCGAACATGTCGATCTTGCCGGCGCTGGTCGTGGTTCCGAGCAGGCCTTGGATCACGTCGTGCAGCTGCGAAGCGTACAGCCGGCCTAGGAACGCAATCGTGTTGACCTCTTTGGCCAACGCCGTCTTGATCGCATCGAGGTCCGGGTCCGGCACGTTGTTCTGTTTGTTGATCGTGAACGAGAGCGACACGAAGCAGGGTACCGGGGCCTTGATCAGGACGTCGGACCCGTAGCTGCGGATGTCGCGGGTGTTCAGGTCGTCCTGGATGTCGCCGATCTGGGGCATCATGGCCACTGACACGTCGTAGGCGCTAGTGTCCCCGACCGCGACCGTGGTCGGGTCAACCTGGTCGTCAATGAACTTGATGACCGTGGTCTGGTAGCGGCTGTACGCCCCTTCCTCCACGGTGTCGATGTCCGGGACGAAGCCGTCGCCCGTCAGGTCCAGGCCCCGGATGTCGGCCAGGATCTCGAAGCTGCCGCTGGCCTCATCGAATCCCAGGGGGCGTACCGTCCGGATCTCGTAGAAACCGGGGGCGTCGTCGCGGGCCAGGGCGAACTGCCAGACCGTTACGATGTCCGAGGCGTTGGGGCCTCCGGGCGAGCAGTTATTCGATAGCTCGCCACGGGTCCCGATCTGGACGAGCGTGGCTTCCCGCTGCAGCGTCAGCCGGAACAGCTGCTCGACCGTGCGAATGTACCAGTCGGAGCGCCCGCCCAGGCTGCCGGGCCAGATCGTGTGCTGGTCACGGAGCATCTCCTCGTCGCCGAACCCGACGATCGAGCTATGCAGGTTGCCGGCGTACGCCTCGTCGGAGATCTCTCGGAGCATCCCCTTCATGTTCGTGCGGTTGGACGGGGCCCTGGCCGCGAGCCCCTCCTGCAATCGTTGGAGCAGCTGGGTGTTGGTCTCGGTGTTGGTCCCGCTCACGAAGTCGTTGGTCGCGAACGACGTGACGTAGTTGGGCGGGGGCACGGCCGGCACCATGAAAGTGTCTTTGGCGATGTTCCCCTCGGTCCCGACTTCGGCCGCGGTCACCGTGATGGTGAAGAACCAGTTGCCGTCCGATCGCTGTTGAAGCAGGCGGTCGGTCGACGTGTTGATCTGGGCGGCCTCGGTCTTGGCCGTGAACACCGAATCGCTAGCGAACTGCTGCCCGTCGGCCTCGAAGATGGCTCCCTCGGAGATGACCACCGTGGTGTTCTGACTGACGACGATCGTGATCTCACCCTGGGCCGTAGCCCCCTGCTGCCGGGTGACCCGGTAGTTGGAGAGGACGTCGTCGGTCACCCCCTCGTCGGCCAGCGTCGGATCGGCCTCGATCTGCTGCAGCGACCGGGCGCTGAGGTACCGGGCCAACGTCTGCTGCTCGGCAGCGCTCAGCGACGCGTGGTAGCCGGCAAGCAGGTCCTTGAGGACGCCTCGCCGGAGGTCGAGTGATGGGTTGTCTTCTTGCAGGCGCGTGATGATCTCGTCGAGGTTGTCCGCGACAAGCTCTTGGTTCACGTCGTCCAGGTTGGTGATCTGAATCGTCATGGCTTCCCTGCCTTATCGTCTCGCTCTATTCGCCAGCGAGCTGGCACTATCCAAGCGTAGTCTCAATCGGGAGCAACAGCGTCACGCCGGTCCCCGCCAAGCTGAACAACGTCAGTCGTAGTTTTACCGTATCGGCCGGCGACAGCACGATCGAGTCGAGGGTCGTTCGCCCGTACCGTTCGTCGTCGGGCATGTCGTCGGACTCCTCCAGCTGCAGCTGGAGCTTCACCTGGTCCAGCGCCAGGTAGAACGCGGTCTCGGCGGCCGGCGTCGTACGCACCCTACCCTGCCGAAGCTCGGTGAGGAACGTCGAGCCGCGGACCGTGTCGTACGGGATCGATCCCTGCTCAGTCAGCAGCTCGATCAAGAACCGCTGGGCGAGCTTGGCGATGCCGGCGATGCTGAACCCGCTGCCGCCGTCGGGGACGAGGATCAAGTCGACCAGTTCCAGGCTCCCGATACCTGGGTTCTGGAAAGCCAGCATGTCGATCTGACGATCGGCGTAGGCAGCAACGGATCCGGTCACGGTCATCAGCTACCACCTCCCGACGCCTGGGCCTGTTTAAGCAGGTTGCGGGCGAACTCCAACGCCGTCTGGGTCAGCGTACCTCGCTCGTTGCCGTGGCCTTTGCGGCGGCCGGTCATGTGGGCCATGGTCCGGGGCCGTCGCATCGTGTGCCTGGCCCGGAAGGCCCGGTCCATGCAGGCCAAGTAGTCAACCTGCAGTGTGGTAACGCCGAGGTCGCCGGCGACACCCGGCGAGCTGGAGTCCTTGGTCGCCTCCTCGAACTTCTCGTTGGCCTCTTCCCGCTTGAACGCGTCGCTGATCTCCTCGACCGCGAACAGGTCGCCGTCCCAATCGCCCAGCTCCGGGATGTTCCACTGGGCGTTGTCGCCGCCCAGCTTCGCGTCGGCCTCGTCCTTGGCCCGCTCACGCAGCTTCTTGATCTGACCCTCGAAGTTCGAGTCGATCTCGGCCTTGGACTGTGGTTTCGGTTCGGTACCCATGGTCTACCTCAGAGGTCTCGCCTTGTCTCGCTTTTAAGCCGACGAGCTGGCATAGTTTCATAGAAAAGGGGAAAGGTCCTGCTCCTCGTCAAGCATCTGCTGGATCAGCGCCTTTCGCTGGCTGATGGCGCCCGGGGACCTCTTGAGCCTCAAAGCAATCTCCTGGTTCGAGAGTCGGGGTTGGCCATTGAGGCCCAGCGTCCACTCCATGATCTTCTTGTCGAGCGGGCCCAGGTCGTCGTACACCACCTGGACCCACGACGATTGCTGGCTGATCGGGCTCGTGGACTGTGGGACCATGCCGCCCTCGCCCACCGTCGAGAAGAAGCCCTCGCTCATCGCGGGGCTGAACTGCCGGATGCGAGAGATCCGGTCGACCGAGAACCCGGTGCGCGTCGCCAGCTCCTGGTCCGTCGGCTCCCGCCCCAGTTCGTCTTCCAGTTCCTGCTGCGCCGCCTTCAGACCTCGGCGGTCCAACATCAGCCGCTCGGGCACCCGGAAGATGCTCTGCTGCTTGGCATGCTGCCGCTTGAGGCCTTGGAGCTGCGAATACAAGTGGCTCTTGAGCCGGCCCCGCTTCGGGTCAAACGAGCCCAGGGCGCCGAGCGTCATCTTCCGGGCCCGGGCCTTGAGCAGCGGGTTGCTCGTACCGACGTGTGTCTGCACCGCCTGGCTGATCACCGGGTCGAGAACCTTCAGGATCGTGGCGTTGGCCTGCGGAGACCTGTCCGAGGCCCACGACGTATACGCCTGGTCGAAATCGATATCGGGTGTCTCAGGCATCTTCGCTCCCCAGGTCCAAGGCCTTGACCAGCGGCGCCCCGTTGACGATCGCTGACCCGAACAGTGGATGTTCCTCGATACTCGTCCGCTCGGCCTCGTTCTCTGCCTCGTTTCGATTGTGTGACAGCACGTATGAGGTAACCGCCGCCCTCGCCTCGATGTCGATCCCGATCGTGACCGCACGGACCATGCCGTAGACGTCGGAGGCCAGGGCGTCGGTCTCCAGGAACTGCTCCGGTGAGCCCACGATCTTCAGGTGGGACCCCGGGGCGATGTCGAACCTCAGTCTACCAGAGAAGATGGCGCTCCGGCCACGAAGTGATTCCATCGTGAAAAGCCAGTGGGCGTACCGCACCATCAGCTCGTTGACCGTCTCGAACGTATCCACCGGGCTAGGGTCTTCGGGGGTGTCGATCTTGTCCTCTTGGCCGTGGGTCGCCGACTTGATCGACTTCTCTTCTTTGTTCCCGGTCATGGCGCCGGCGTACAGGCCTTCGGACGGGACCCCCAACAACCAACGGGGCGCGGTCACGTACTTGAGTGTGCCGTCCGAGTCCTCCTCGGCGTCCGACACGTAGCAGCCGCCGAGTTGCGGCTTGTAAGGGCCGGACACTGACTGGACGTTCGTCTCACCGGCGACCGGAGCGTAGATGCCGATTCCCCGCAACGGCTGTGGGATCTTCGAGTCCTGCTCCATCGCCACGTATTCGTCGGGGCCAATCTCTTTCCAGGGCTGGTTGCTGACGCCCTGCCAGGTCGGGAGGTCGGCGATGACCACCGCCCGGTCGACCAGGGGCATGACCGCAGCACCAAAGCTCGGCAGCAGGTCCTTAACCAGCAGGTCCCAGAACGTCTGGTTGAAGTAGGACTGCATGTACGAGTTGGCCACAGACTTCGCCACGGCATCGGGCACCTGCCGCTGGCCTCGGCTTTCGAGGGGCAGGGCCTTGCCGAACTCGTAGTCGCGAGAGCACTCGCCGGCCAGGTCCTCTCCCTCAATCCGGGACAGGGCTCTGAGCGCCCGGTCGTTCGCCGTGATGTCGCCGGTCCCCTCGCACGTAGCAGTGGCGCTGGTCGCCAACCCGGAGACCCCGGCCAGTGCACACAGATAGCTTTTGATCGTCTTCCACCAATCGGACTCGACGTTGTTGGCGATCAGGTCGTAACCGATGTGGTTGGCGACCAGGGCGCTGTTCTTGTCACTGGCACCTGCGCCGCCCGCCGAGTTAATTTGCACTGACATGACGGCCGGCCCCAGCATGACGCCCGGGTTGCCCACGTGCATCTGAGAGTTGAGGCAGGAGCTGAAGCCCAGGTCCACGAGCCAATGGATGAAGTTGGCCACGACCTGGACCTTGCCATAGAGCTTCTTGTACGAAAACCCGGTGAAGTAGCCCTCGAAGATCGTTTGCTTGCCGGGCCACTTGGTGCCTTCGGAGTCCCACTCGCCGCCGGCGTTGAACGTGACCTTCACTGGCTTCATCGAAGTCAGTTCGGCCGCCGTCTCCGCGATCTTCGCCGGCTCGCCAGACAGAGCTTCCCGGCCGATGGCCAGGGTGGCCGCGGCCTGGGGGATCGAGTTGAGCGCAAACGACATCGTGAAATTGACGGCCTTGTACGTCTGGCCGTCAATCTCCACTTCGAGGACGTCGTCCTCGGACAGGTCGGTGTAGATGTAATTCTTGGCCTTAGCCAACCACCTGTCTCCGTGCTTCATCGGACCGCCGGGCCAGTGCAAGCAGCAAGCCACCCAGGCGGTACGGGGTTTCCTTGTTCGTTTCCCACAGGTTCTTGAAGGTCAGCATCGGCTCCTCGGGAGCCAGGCCGAATAGTTCCAAGAACACCGGCTCACCGACGGCCGCCACGCTCGCAACGAGCTGGCCCAGGTCGTACTGCGGTCGGTTGCGGACCTCGACCTTCCACGAGGTGCCCGCGCTGTCCGTACCCAGCAACACGCCCCACCCGCTGTCGAGCAGGTTGATGCGGCTGCTCAGACCGTCGGCGAACGTGTAGCTGACGATCTCCTGCCGAATGGGCTGCGTCTCTTGCTTCACGCGGACCGTGGAGCTGCTGAGAATGTCAACTTCGTACTGGTGACGCACGCGGCCGTTCTGATCGGGCACTGCCGGCCCCTGCTGCGGGAACAGCTCCGCGGTCACGCCGGAGATCTGGTCGACCACCGGCTCGAACGACACCGGGTTGTAGAGGTCAATCCGCTTGCTGTCGACGTAAGTCACGCGGGGGTCGAAGTCCTCGACGTGTTGGGACAGGTCATCGGTCGAGTGCAGTACCTGCATGAACTGCCACAGGCGGTAGTTGAGCATCGCCCGGTCGGGTTCTGCCCCGAACAGCTTCTCTCGGATGTCGACGATGAACGACGGGTAGTCCACGGCCTTGAACTCCGGCGGGACGTACTCCTCGCCGAAGAAGGTGGGGCCCGGGTTGTTCGACCCGTCGACGTTCAACAGGAGTGTTCGTACGTGGTTGATCATACGACTGCCGTACCTGCCCCGGAGATGCCCCCGGTCTCAAACAACTGGGTGCCTGCCGTACCCAGACCGCCGGACAGCGCGGCGCCAACCGGTATGGTGCCGGCGCCACCTGACGGATCACCTCCACCCTCGTCGTTCTTCTCCGGGATCAAGGCCATGGACACGTTAAACGAGGTGAGGAACAGCTTGGGGTCCTGGACCTGCGTCTGGATGCCAGTGACGAACGCGGTGAAGGTCACGGCGCCGATCGCCACCTTCACCGGCTCCTTTCGGGACGAGAGCTTGTTCCGCTTGTACCAGTTGAGCATCAGCTCCAGGCCGTGCTGGCCGTTACCGCCGCCACTGCCGCCGCAGGTCTCCATGAACGAGAAGCCCATGATGTTGATCTGGCCAATGCGGTCGCCGAACACGTAGACGTAGATGTCGTTGCCCAGCGTGTGCAAGAACTGGTGGTTGGTCTGCTGGTTGATCGCCACGTTGGTGATGATTGACTTCTCGCTTTGGATGTCGATCGAGGGATCCGGCTGTACGAGCGGTCGGATCTCCGAGGGGACCGCGGGATCCTTGATCGCAAGCACCCGGCCAGGTTGTCCTTGGAAAATGACAGGCATCTACGTCTCCTAGGCCGGCACCTGGTTCTTGCCCAGCAGGAACCCTTGCATCTTGCCCTTGCCGAGATTTGGGATCTCGATGGTCCCTTCGACCGCCAACCGGTCCGGCCACTCGATCGCCGCGGCGGCGGCCGAGCCCGTCTCCTTCTTGGCCTTCTCGGCCTTGTCCAAGTCCGCCGTGGTATCGCGGACACCGGTCTGCGTCCCTTTGCTCACTTTATCGGTCTGTTCCTTGAGCTTCTGTTGCTCGGCCTCATTGGCCTCCCTGGCCTTGACCGCGGCCTCGTCCAGTTTCTTGAACCCGCCCTCGGAATCGACGATCTCCCGGACCTTGTTGATCGTCGAGCTGATGACCGCCCGCTTGACGCGGATATCCTCGCGGATCGTGTCTCGGCGGGCTGGGTCGTTCTCCTCCAGCACCTGCTTCTCCAGGTCTTTGAGTTCGGCTGCTTGCCCCTGCAGGTCGCTGAGCGATGAGCGAAGGGCCTTGCTGACCTTGTCCTTCGGCACGCCCAGCGTCCCGAACAGGATGTCGTCGAGCTGAGCGGTGGGCGACTCCTGGATCGCCCCGATGAATCGCTGAGCAAAGCTGCCGCGTCCCAGACCTTCCAGGGCGCCACGGACCCGGGAGCCGGCGATCGACTCTAACTGCACGCGTCGCATGGCCTCACGTATCTGCGGGTCCGACATCTGGAGCAGGGCCTCGATGTTGTCGATGCCCAGGATCTGCGAGGACCTGACGCCCCGGGTCAGCTCGCCGAACACGCTCTCGGCGACGGCCCCGATCACACGGGAACGGCGGGGATCGTTCTTGTCGACACCCAACCGATCCATCTCGGCGTGGATCGTCTGCTGGATCACCTGGTTCCGCTTGGTCTGGTCCGTGCGATCCTGCTCGTCCATCTCGGACAGCGCCTGTATGATCCGTGACCCCATGCCGGCGCGGCGACGTGGATCCAGATCACTGAGGCGCAGGGCCCTGGTCACCTCGTTGCCCGCGAAGATCCCGACCGCCTGCTGGGCCTCGACCACCTGGAGCCGGTCCATCGATGCCCGTAGGCCCTCGTCCATCCCGAACTCGCGGTTGGCCCCGGTCTGCCCCAGCAGCCGGTTGAACGTGGCGCCGTCATGTCCGGACTGGGTGACCAGCCGGTGCAGCTCGCCCACGGTCGGGATCCGGTCGAGGCGGCCGGCCTGGATGTCCTGGGCCATCCGCTCGGCTTCGGGGTCGGCGAACTGCCCACCCGAAGCGGCGCGGAGCCGGAGAAAGGCCGACAATCGGTTGGAGGCCGCCGAGGCGACACCCGCCGTCCGCTGGTTGGTGAAGGCCTGACGGGCTTGGTCAGCACTCATCCGGCCGAAGCCCGGGGTGAAGCCCACGCCGGTAAAGGCCGCGGAGAAAGCCATGGTGTCCCGGAGGATGCCCTGGTTGAAGATCGGCTCTACGCCCATGGCCATCGCCTGGTTGGCGATGTGCTGCCTCATACCGAGCACGGCCTGCGGCGTCATCCCGGCCATCCGGGACATCTCGGCCGTCTCCCTGACCATCTGAGCGACCCGGGTCGGGCTCAACTGGGCCATGGCCGTGGGCCCCACGAACTGTTCCAACGTCGCCATCAGCTCAGGGATCAGCGCGTCGGGCCGTCCGAACAGGTCTCCGATGGCCCTGGCTGCCCCCAGGAACTCCCTGGTCCGTTCAGCCACCCGGCGGGCGTCGAACCGCCTGCGGGCTCCCTGGGCCTCTGGAGCGTCCCTGACCAGCGATCCGATCTCGCGGTCGGACAGCATCTCGTCGACCGTGCTCTGGCGGAGCGTGGCGATGTCGGTCCCCGCCCCGATCCCCCGGCGGTCCAGCCAGCGTCCAACGGCGCTCTCCCCGTCGTTCAAAGCATTCAGGGCCGCGATGTCGCCGCCCCGGCCCGTGCCTGAAGACAGAAGTCCCCGGCTCAACAGGAATTGCTGCATGCTGCCGACCTGCCCCGCGGTGAAGCCGCGGAGGCCGGCGATGTCGTCCCGGTTCACCAGGTCGCCCATGGCCTCGATCGTCGCCCCGATCGCCTCGGGGCCCTGCCCCAGACGACCGGTGGCCGGGTCGAACCGGAACCGGCTGCCCATGATCACGCGGTGGGCCATGACCGCCTGGGAGCCCCGTGGGCCGCCCAGCAGCTCCAGGGCGTTAGCGATGTTGGGGTCCGCGGCGAGCCCACCGATGTGGGGCATGATCCGGTTGAGCATGGCCATGGTCGCCTCGCGCTGCTCAGAGCCGAAAGTGGCGCCCGCGGCCCGGGCAAGGCCCTGCATAGTGCGGATCGTGTTCTCCTGATCCTGCATTGCCGCTCGCTGCATCATCGTCTGGTGCATCTGCATGAATTGGGCGTTGCGGGCCTGGTCCAGCAGGTTCTGCTGGTTGAGCCCCATGGGCTGGAAGCCCGACGCCTGCATGTGCTGCGCCAGCCGGCCGTAGAGGAGGTTGCCGATGAAATTGTTCGACCCCGGCATGCCCTCGAACCCGGTGTGCGGGCCCACGGCCATGCCAGGGTTCATCATCGTGTACGGATTGAGCGACCCAAATTGAGTCATCAGCGTCCTTGCCTCTGTTTCTCGTCCCGCTCACGCAGCAAGCGGGTGACTCGTTCTTCGTCCGACTCGGTCTCCTGGAACAACTCGCCTGATTCGATCTTGGCGATCTGGCTCGCCTCCCATTCCTTGAACTTCTCGTCCGTGGGATCGACGCCGAACGCGTCGATGTACCGCTGACGCCAGTCCTTGAACTGCTTCTTTTGTCGCTCCTGATAGCTTTTGCCTTCCCATGGCCGGTGGGTGCTGATCAGGTCGGTCTTCAGTTCATTCGCACGCTCCTGTGACGCGTCAAAGCTCTCTTCCGTCAGACTCCCGTTCGCGACCAAGGCAAGCTGCAGATCGTAAACTGCCTTGAAGATCTCCCGGTCTTTCTCCCGGGCCATCGTCTTGAAGACGGCCCGGAGTCTCCGCCACCAGGCGGGATCGTTCAGCCGGGCTTCCCTGAAGTCGATCAGGCCCCTGACGTGGGCTTCGACGAGGAAGACTGCTGTCCGGTCGCTTTCCAAAAATCCGTGTCGTCTACCATCGCCTCCATTTTAGATACCTGCTGGTTGAACCGGTTGAGTTCGACCTGCACGATCCTGGCCACCGACTCGTTGGGCAGCACGTTGGTCAAAACGTACTGCTCGATCGCCTTGAGCGGGGCCACGCCCTCCGGCAGCTTCCAGTGGGCCGCGGAGTTCGGATTGGTCTCCTTGTCCAGGCCGTCGGGCAGCTCGATCTTCTGCCGACCCTCCCGGTCGATCTCGAAGATCTGCAGGTACATCCGGTACCGGTTGACCTTCTCCCAGAAGTCCAGTTCGCTGATGAACTCGTGGGCGTCGCGGTCGGCCATCGCCTGGCTGAACGCGGCGTCGGACTCCGCAGTGGTCAGGGTCCGGAATGAGACGCTGAACGCCCCGCCCATGAGCGGGACCTTCTTGGTGTACGGCTTCATGCCGAGCAGCGCCTGCAAGAAGCTTGCCCGATCGGCCTCACCCGGCGGCTCGATGTCCTTGCGGCTCATGTCCCAGTTGCAATGGGGGCAGTAGGCCGGGCCGGCCTGCGGCTTGGGCAGCTGCTCTTCGATCTGCTCGGCCCGCTCCACGCTGCCCTGGTCCGGCGTGTAATCGGCGTCGGGCACCGTCCGGGTCGCGGGGCGATCCACTTGCTCGGCCGGCCCCGTGTCCTTGGGGTTCATCGCGGCGCTGACCATCTTCCTGGCCACATCGGGCATGGCCGCGGCCCTGGCCGCTTGCTGCTCGTCCTGTTTGACCGCCTCGGCCTGGCCCAGGGCCTCGGCCATCTTCTGCCGGACCTCGTCCTGCTTGTCGGCCGGAAGCTCACTGATGTCTTGCACCTGCAACTTCACGGGCGGCGTGCTGGGGTCGACCGGGGGCGGCAGCGGCCCACCGACCGAGGCCTTGGCCTCGGCCTGAGCCGCGAGGATCTCGGGCATGTTGTCGGGCACCGGCTCGCCTTCCTTCCAGCCCACCGATTCGAGCGTCGCCCGCTCGCCCGCCGTCAGTTCCTTCGGGTCGATGGCCTTGACCACCTCCCCGACGCCCAGCGGCGGTCCGTTTCGTTGCGGCGCGGAGGCCGGGGGAGGCGTGGACATCGCCCCATCCGGTTTACGCAGCCCTGTCAGATCGATTTCCTTGGCCATGACTTTCCTTCCTATCCGAGCACCTTGAAACCTGTTTTCGGTGCGATACGTTCCAGCTCACCCAGCTTGGGTTCCAGGTAAGGGCCGCCGTCGTCACCACGATCCTTCGAGTATCCGTTGGACGTATCGTACATGCTCAGCTCCCCGAGCTGGAGCAGCGTGTCTTCGTCCTCCCACTTCTTCTTGCCGGGCCACGGCAGCTGCTGGCGGGCCTGGTACTCGACCTTGGGCTCCTCCCACTCGACGCCACCCGTCCCAAGGTTGAGGCGGACCATCTGCTGCCAGCGGCTCTCGGCGAGCTTGAAGTTCTGTGTGTTGTACTGGGCCTGCTCGTCGTCGTCCCGGTAGCTGAACGAGGCCTGCTCGATCGTCTTGTCGTTGCCCGGCTGGCCGTCCTGGTACAAGCCGTCGGTGAACAGGCCGGTGTGCTCCTGGGTCCCGGTCGTGTTGGCCTGCTCCTGGCTGCTGCGGGCCTGGCTAATCTGGGCGGCGACGATGGCCGCGGCCGGGCCCAGGGGCAGGACGTCGGGGTTCGAGTTCGAGTTGAACGAGCCCAACGAGTTGACCGAGCCCTGCGTGCTGATCCCGCTGGTGTTGATGATCGGCCCGGTCACCCGCAGCTGCACCGGGATCAGGGCGCCGCCCAGGTCGAAGACGAACGAGTTGTTGACGTTCGAGTTCTCATCCTGCGGGCCGATGAAGATCTCGTGGCCGACGTTCACATACTCCTCGACCTTCTGGCCCTTGAGGATGACGTCGGCGTCGCCCTTCGACGCGTCGAGGACAATCTCGCCCGTGTTCAGCGGGTCGCCCTCCTTGCCGGTTCGCAGGTAGATGTCGCCGGCCCAGGCGGCCACCGTCGACTTGGCGGCCTTGAGCGTGATGCCCGAGCTGACCACGTCCTCGCCGACCTTGTTGTCGAAGTCGTAGACCGTGCGAGAGGCCTTGGACTCCAGGAGCATGCCGCCCTCGCCGCTGTTGCCGGCGAGCAGCTGCATGTTCCTCTCGGCCTTGATCCGCACGTCCTTGTCACCGGCCGAGATGTCGACGCTGTTCTTGGACCGGAGCACGATGTCGTCGCCACCCATCAGCAGGATGTTGCGCCCCGGCATCAGCTGCACGTCGCCCGGCGTGTCGAGGCGAATGACGCCGCCGGTCATCGTGATCTGCGAGCCGTAGCCGTCGTACAACACCAGGCTGCCGTCGGGGAGCACGGCGATCCCCGCCTCCCGCTCGAAGTACTCGACCTCGCCGTAGCGCTCGTCGATCTTGACCATCTTGGGCTCGGGGTAGCCCAGGTACATGTCGTCCTGCAGCTTGCTGAAGTCAATGTTCTCCTGGGTCGCCGTCGGTCCGCCCTCGACCGGTGCCGATTCCTCAGGCGTCTTGTAGTCCTCGCCGTGGTAATGGAACGGGTGCAGGCCCTTCCAGTTCATGTGGTAGGCGAGCACGTCGAACAGGCCGGCCGCCTGGAGCAGGTGTTTCTCGTCTTCCTCGGCCTCGATCTCGATGTCGCCGACCTTGTGCTCGTCGCCGCCGCCGAACGTGCCGGAAAACTTGTAGTTGTCCTTGTCCTTGTCGTCGCCCTCTTTCTGGTCCTCGGGCAGCCGGATCTCTTTGGGCACCGGGATCAGGCACCGCTTGGAGATGTAGATGCCTTTGGCCGAGCGGACCCAGTACGAGCCATCGAGGCCAAGGCCCTCCTCGAACACACCGAAGTCGGGGCCCGCAGAATCCGGCGTGTCCGAGTACAGCTGCTTGCCGCTCTTGTCGGCGGGGCTGATGAGCAGCCGGCGGAAACCCTGGCCCAGGTAGCCACCGTACTCCTGGTACCGGTAGTACGACTGCTGCTCCTCGTCGCCGTCCTTCAGATCGACCTTGCCATAGTGCTTCTTGAACTGAACGTCCTTGTCGTCCTTTTCCTCCCAGGGCTCCTCGCCGTTCTTGAACAGGCCGAGAGCTTCCCAGGGGTAGACGGCGACGCCCTTGAACAGTCGGTTCTCGCCCGAGTCCTCCCGGACGTTCAGCTCGTGCACCGCGCTCTGGATGTCGAGGTTCACCCCGGCCAGACGCATGTAACTGTCGAAGTAGTTGAGGAACAGGCCGCACGCCTCATTGACGCGGAGAAAGGCCTGGAACGGGTCGATGTGGATCCCGATCCCGGTCTCAGCGAACCGTCCCCAGTCCAGCGACGTGCCGTCGAGGGGACGGCCGTTGCTGAAGTCCATGATCCCGCCCTCGCGGAACAGGTTCTTGAACGGGAACGTGTAGCAGCTCTCCCGGTTGATGCCGGTGCCAGAGCCCTGCTGGACCCACTCGGGGACCGCCAGGTTCGGATCGTACATCTGGGCGGGTACCGTGCCCAGGATGATGCCCCAGTTGATGCCCGGAGGGATCCAGACCATCACCCGGCTGTTCGGCGGGATCACGGTCGAGGACCGGACGCCGATCGGGAGCAGTGAACCGTCGGCCGCCGCGCAGCACCACCGGTCGCCCGACAGCCGGTCAAGCTGCACGCGGTACGTGTTGCAATAGGGAACCGAATAAACAACCCGCCCAAACTGGACGGGGTTGTTGGTGTTGAAATCGAGGAGCCCGCCGAAGGCCGCCCGCAAAGGGTCGGCGGCGAACGAGAGGTTCGGGTCGAGGCGGGCCAGGGTCTCCTCAAGGCCGTCGACCAGGTCGACGATACGCTTGTCCGGAGTTGCCGTGTGCTCCGCGGCCTCACCCTGGCTTACGTGAGGGGTATCCGCCATGTGCTCACCTTGCGGTGCGTTTCTAAGCGGGCCTCGTGGCCCGGGCCGACCCCACCGTAGGAGGGCCGACCCTGAGGCCGATCTAAAAAGTGCTTTTTAGGTCGGCGAGTGGTTGTCTTACGAGCACTCCAGCGACGAGTACATCATCGTGGTGTTCTCGTTGATGATCATGTCCTGGGCAGCCACCGCGATGCCAGTCTGCGTGATGACGCAGTTCTTCATCGTGTAGGTGTTCTTGCCGCCGGCGCCCGTCGAGCAGTCGGTCTGCTGCAGGGCCAGGGTGATCACATTCTGCTTGGCGTTGCACACGTCGCCGTACGTCGAGTACAGCGCACAGATTGTGCCGGTCGGGCCGATGACGCGGTTGACGTTCAGGTTGCCCTGGGTCCGGCCGCCGACGTAGTAGATGTTCGCGCCACCGACCTCGTAGAGGTGGGTGATTGTCTGGGCATAGGTGAACTGGAGCTGCTGGACGAGCACGCCCAGGTTGCCCTTAAGCGTGAGCTTCGCCTCGTCCGAGGTAAACACGCCGCCGAGCTTGCTCACGTTTCGGTTGAAGATGTCGGCCATGGTCTAGGTCTCCGTACCTAAGAGCCTCAGCGTGCCGAGGCGTTTCTTTATCAAACCCCGGGGCCCGTAGGCCCCGGGGTCGGCGTTCTGGTTTAGAACACGATCTGGAGGCGGATCTCCAAGTTGTTCAGCGGCACCGGGATGTCGGTGTCCAGGATCATGACGACCCTGTCCTTCAACGTCAGGTGCTGCCGCAGCTCGATGATCGTCGCGTCGATGAGCTGGCCGCCCAACGTCTGCGTCGCGTTCTCCGTCTTGAGGACCTCGATCAGCGACTCGGCCTCCAGACCCAGCAGCTCGATCATCGACGGGGTGACGTTGGTCACGCCGATGAACGGAGCGAAGTGGTCCTTGAACCGGAAGCTGATGCTGTCCACGTTGGAGGTGATCATCTCCTCGCGCTGGCCGATGTCCTCGGTGTCGCCCGTGGTCACCGCGTGGCGAGTAAAGATCTCGCCATCGAAGATGTTCTGGGTGACGATCCAGGTGCCGGCCGCCGCCAGGATGTCCAGCTGCGGCTTGTTGAACTTGTCGATCGTGCGGGGCACGTCCGTGAAGCCCGCGACCTCCAGGTGGGTCATGCCCTGGTGGGGCAGGACGCCCGAGCGGAGGCCCGACAGAGCGGCACACAGGTGGTAACCCTCCTGCACGACGCCGCTGGTCTCGATCGTGTCCGGCCACACGGCCCGGATGCGGCGGTTGTTCCAGGCGCCCGCGTCAAGGGCGATCTCCTGGGCCTCTTCGTTCAAGGAGAGGTTCCGCCAGATCTCGATCTTGGCCGCGACGTTGACCGCGGCGCCCGGCCCGCTGAGCAGGCGGAGGCTGTCCTCGGTCAGGACGTCGTCGATCACGAACTCCTGGTAGGTCTCGTTTCCGAAACCGTCCGAGGAGTAGATGGCGCGGAGGATGTCGCCCGCCCGCACCTCGTTCTTGATGAAGTCGCTGTTCTTGTCCGGCACCTCGACCAGCGTGTACTGGGTGCCCGAGGTGTTCGGGTCGTCGGTGATCGTCGCCTCGACCGCCTCGCCGTCCGTCGAGTTGTCGGCGGTGACAATGGCCTTGGTCGGGATCCCGAGCAGGCTGAACCAGGCGACCCGCCACAGACCCTCTTCCGGCGTGGAGTTGGCGTCCACGTGGGCCGCGTACAGGTCGAGGACCGTGCGGTCCCGGGTCAGCGGGACGAGGCCGTAGACGTCGTCACGACCCTCCAACAGCTCCAGGACGTCCGCCCAGCTCTCCGGGCTGTCCGGGTCGCAGACGGCGGTGAACTTCACCTCGGTGCCGTTGGAGTTCGACAGGGCCTTGAACACGCCCCACTTGAGGGGGTTGATCGGGTCCAGCGGGCCGCTGATCAGATCGTTCAGGTTGGCCACGTCGCTGATCGTGCCGACCTCGTTGCACAGGTCCTGCAGCCAGGCCCGGTACTCCACGTAGAGGATGCCGTAGTTCTGGCTGTCCTCGGAGATCAGGGGCAGGGGCTGCGGGACACCGCCGTCGGTCCACGTCTCATCGAATAGCTCAATCGAGCTGTTGACCGTGATCTCGGTGTCGCTGGTCGTCCAGTTCTGGAGCGGCGGCGACTGGATCCGGTTCTGCGGGATCTCGGCCTCAGGCTTGAGGATGAACAGCGTGAGGTCGCACTCGGTGCCGTCCGTGATGTCGCTGGGGATCGTGTTGCCCAGGACGATGGTCCGCATCGGGCCCTCGGCCTCGGCCGTGACCACGATGTAGTACCGGTCGCCCTTGCGCAGGCCGGTACCGTCGAAGGCCACCGTGGTCCCCTTAGTCCCGACTGCCACGGCAGTGGCCGCCGCGGTGATATTGGTCGGACCGCTGACGTCGGTGCCGTTGGTCGTCGAAACCTGGATCTGGGGCTTGTCGGTGTCGGCGTACAGGCCGCCGCGGACCACGTCGAGGATGTACGTGGTGTCCTGGGCGCCGGTGTACGAGCCGCCCGAGGTCGGGGTCGGGGCGGTGAACGCCTGGCTGACCGCCACGTCCCAGGCCTGGCCCGCAATCAGGTCGTTGGGCGACACGTCGTCGTCGCTGGCCGAGGCCGAGCACGCCGCCGTGTCGTCGTCGGAGAACGTCACGAGCAGGCCGCGGGTGCCGATCGGGGTCGGGCTGCCGGCGGGGCTCGGGGTCACCTCGGCCTGGTCGTCGTTGCCGCTGGCGCTGGTGACGCGGATCTTGGCCTGGGTCAGGTCGCCGTCCAGCGACCCTTCCAGCACGGTGATCCGGTAGGTCTCGGTGATGTCGCCTTCGGCCAGGCCGTCGTAGGACGAGCCGTCGGGGGTCAGGGTGACGCAGTTGTCGGGGCCCGAGATCTTGGCGACGGCCGTGGAGGCGCCCTGGGTCGCGGCGTTGTCCACGTCCGCGGTGGCCGCGGCCACGATCGCAGCGATCGGGTCGCCCACCAGGTCCTTGACGAACGTCCAGACGGTGACCGGGTCGTCGCCGACCGGCACGAACCGGGCCTTGACGATGTCGCCGATCTGGACGTCGCGATCGAGCAGCGACGAGTCGCGGGCGTAGATCCCGTTCTCGGCGAAGTTGACCGTGTCGGAGCGGACGGTGTTCTGGCCGGTGCGGGTGATGGTCGAGCCGCCGGACACCGTGTCCTCGAAGTACTTAAGCAGACCGTCCACCACGTACAGTTTGGTGAACGACTCGTCGACGTCGCCACCGGCCGGGCGGTTGGGCCACAGGTAGTTGGTGGCAAGGATTTCGTCGTAGAACCCGAGACGTCCGTCTTCACGCTCGTCGTTGTCGTCGAAGCGGATGGCGAACGCGTGGGGACCGGCGATGTGGGCTCGGAGCGGGTTGGCGACCGCGGCGGGCGACGCCTGGAAATCCTGGAAGACCAGGACCTGGGGCAGAACGTAAGTAGCCATTTCAGGCCTCCATGCCAAAGTGTTCGTACGTGTTGATCAGCAGTCCAGGCTGAAGCCGATCGAGATCGACGAAAGCCTGAGCGCTTCTGGTTCGAGTCGCCAGTTCTCCTCGTAGGCCCACCCAACGGTGAGCGGCACGACGAAGTTCTCTGTCGCCTCTTCCAGCTCGCTGATTTGCCCGACCTCGTTCACCTTGAACTTATGTAGGCCGAGCATCTTGGTGATCACCGGGGCGAATTGGGTCAGCTCTCGCTGCACCTCGGTGGCCAAGATCTCAACACCTGCACCCGTTCCATGGATGCAGAAGAGGGTGTGACTTCCAACCCAGAGAGTCGAGAAGTTGTCGTTGCCCTCTTCGTCTGTGCCCACCCGGTCGAGGATCGCCATCCTGACGTTGCGGTAGGCGTTTCTTTTAATCGTGATCGCGGGTCGTTTTTCCGTAAGGTCGCCGCGCCACTTGTGTACGCTCTCGATCAGTATACCCGTGGGGGGTAGCTCCTGCCAGATTGCTTTTCGCAGCTCAGGCGTCTCGATGAAGTTAGCGTCGGAGAAGTGGCGGACCAAAAGATCCCGGAAAAGGCCGGTCAGGATGATGGGCGCCCATCCCGTATGGCACAGGGCGTTGGCCGTCTGCGGACCAATCAGCTGTCGCCGATCCTGAGGATCAGGGGACGGGCTCTCGCTCTCGCACCAGTCTGCTGGAGTCTCCGGGCTCACACTCGGCCTCCGTTGGCTACACCGAACTCGTTCTCCTTCGGCCAACTACGACCGAACAGGCCCTTGAACACGTTCTCGGGATGCGTCTCGGGCCCGTCGTAGGTCATCGGGTTGATCCGCGGCATGAAGCTCTCACCCGGGGCCTTGGTCGCCTTCGGCTTGCTGCGGACTGGGATCTGGGCTTTGGGCTGGGGCGGGCGGACCCCGACCAGTTCGGGCCGGGTGGCGCTGCCGGTCTGGGTCAGCCTGGTCGGGGCGTGGGTGACGCTCTTGGGGATGTGCGGCACGGTATACTCTCCGTATGCCTAAAACCTGCTCACGCTGCAAGGAAACCAAATCCGCCGAGGAGTTCTACAAAGACCGTAGCCGAAAAGGCGGTCGAGACCACCGGTGTAAGCAATGCCGCAATAAGACCAACAAATCGTACGCCAGTACCAAACGAGGAAAACTTGCCGCCCGGCGGGCAGGCCGCAAGTACCGGCAAACGATAAGGGGCCGCAGAAATAACGCGAAGACCTCTAAACGCTATGCAATCAAACACCCGGATCGAGTCAGAGCATACTGGCGAGTGCAAAAAGCGATCTTGAAGAGCAAGCTTCCAGACCCTAAAACGCTGACCTGCAAATGCAGTAAACCCGCTGTAGAGTACCACCACCCTCGCGGATACGACGGCGACAGCGCGTTCGATGTTGTGCCTGTGTGCAAGTCTTGTCATACCAAATTAACTCGTAACACCTGTGATTAGCTAAACCCCAGTCGTTCAAGCTGCTGTGGGATCGGAATGTCGTAGATGATGTCGGTGTAGGGCGCCGGCCGCAACTCCACGTTAGCGATCAGCGGGATGCCCCGGTACTCGGCCACGTTCTGCACCGTGTGGACGTAGAATCGGTCGTCGGTCACCAGGTTGATCCAGACGTCCTCCTCGCCCAACAGGAACGTGTTGAGCATCCGGGCCCTGGCCACCACGTCGTTGATCGTCCCCCGCCCCTGGCCGGCGTCCAGGTGGGTCCGGTAGGTCTTAGGGTTCATGTCGGCCCAGACGCAGTCGATCGGGAAGAAGTACCCGCACCGCTTGCCCGTACCCCAGCAGTCGGGGCAGTCGGGGTCCCGGATCTCGTTGGTCTGGTAGTCGAGGCACGTCGGGCAGTCCTCGCCCGTGATCCGCCGCTTGAGCAACAGCCCCTGCTGGCCGGCGTGGTGCCGGAACCGAATCAGCTCCTGCCGGACGATCTCACGACTGATCCGCCAGTCCCGTTTGCTGAGGGTGCCGGCCCCGTCCGTGGGCAGCGAGTAGTAGGTGTCGTTCTTCGTCTTCAGCTCAACGCGGTAGAAGGTCCGGTTGGGCCACTTGTTGAAGGCCCGCTGCTCGTCGTCGACCGCCACGTACTGGTCCTGGACCGGGAGGCCCACGTTCTGCCAGTCGTCGGCGTTGTTGTCGTTGGTCTGGCCCATTTGCAGCTGGAAGGTGTACGGCTGGCCATCCATGAAGTCGTCACGCAGCTCCCACATGACCCGGGTGCCGCCGCGGATCAGATAGTTGACCACGACGCGGTCGAACACCGACTCACAGTCATGGTCCCTTGTAGCGCACACGTCGGGCTCCACCGGTTTGACGACCGGCGGGGTCGGTGGAGGAGTTGCAGACGTACCTTCAAGGCTCACGTATTACCCTCTGAGCGTCTGGCCATAGGTTGAGCCCACGACACCGCTGAACGCCGCGGCGTTGATCTCGACCTTTTTGAGCTTCATCCATTCACGGTACTCGCCGACGTATTGTTGGTACGCCCGCATGTACTCGCGTTCCTTGTTCTCCGGGTCGATCGAGACGCCGCCCGCGCTGGTCCCCAGACGGTTGCGGCGGTACCAGGCTTCGGCCATCGAATAGAGGTAGGCCTGGGTGCCTTTGATCCAATGCTCCTTCCACGGGAAGGTCTTGGTTGTCCAGAACATGTTGAGAGGCGGGTTGACCTCGTGAAACTCTCGGACCGGGCGGAGGAAGGCATAGCCGATCTCCATGTTGCTGAACTCGACGTCGTCGAGCAGCACGTTCTCGCTCGGGGCGCTGTCCCGGATTCCCAGTCGCAGCTCCATGAGCGATGGCGGTCCGTAGTTGCGTTCGGCGCTCGCCGGGTTGGCGATGCCGAACAAACTGTTCTCGATGATCAGCCAACCCTCTTGGACATAGGCCAGCATACCGGTCGACTCGTACACGCCCCAACTCACTTTGTAGACGCCAGGGCAGTCGGCCAGCTTCCGGGGCAGCGTCACGCGAACGATGCCGTTGGCCGGGTCGGTCACCGTCCCCTGCAAGTCGTAGATCGGGTCGCCTGAGCTAATACCAGTCGCCTCCATGATCTTCACGACCACGCCACACTGCACATCGTCGTCTGACAGGCTTTCGCTGCCGGCCGGTGAACACACGCAGTTGGTCAGGTCCACGGGATTGCCCGCTCGATCACGGATCGTCTTTTCCAACGTCGCACACTGACCCCGAGCGGTCGCGTGGATTTGCAGTTTAGGGAGGACCGGACAACCGTCACGGAACTCGACCTCTTCCTTGACCACGTCGAGGTCGTTGCAGTTGCTGCCGCCTTGGGCGGGTTTGATGACGGGCGTACCTTCCAGTCCCATAGTCTTACTCCTATGCGGTGACGGTCAGCGGGTAGGCGTCAGGTCCCGCCACACCCCGGCGATGGAACTGGATCACGTATTCCCCCGGATCCAGCTTTACGGGAAGCTCCCACGCACCATCTGACTTCTGTCGACTTGCGGCGATGGCGTAGGTGTTCTGCCGGTTTCCGGCGTTGTAGCTGGCTGCGTCGAAGAGCAGGATTTCGGCGCCGGCCACCGGTGTGCCGTCGATCAGGTAGCAGAGGCTGTTAGTGCCGCCATAATCCTGATCCACCAACACCAGACCGTCGCCCCCGAACTCGTCGAGGCCTTCGGTCTCCTGCGGCGGGCACGGGTCGGGCGGGGGTGGCGGAGGCAGCACACCGCAGCTCGGCACGTTGATCGGGGTCACCGAAATCTCGTCGGGGTCCTGACTCACCACGAGCAGGAACGCGTCGGGGCCTGACACCTCCTGCTTGTAGAATTGCACCACGTATCGACCAGGGTCGAGCATGACGGCCTTGACCCAAGCCCCGAACGCGTCGGTCCGGCTCGCGGCCACCACGTTCTCGGTCGATCGGTTGCAGTCTTCGTAGTCTTTCTCGCGGTAGATCAAGATCTCGGCGTTGTCCACCGGGACCCCGTTCAGTGTGTAGCACAGATTGTTGGGACCACCGTAGTCCTGGTTGACCAGCTCGGAGCCGGAGCCCGTCTGCTCGATCAGGTCCTGGACATCGAAGTAGGCGATCTTCAGGCGGCCACGCTCGATCGTGATGTTCAGGTACCCGGCCGGCCTGTCGGTCAAAGGATCGGGCGCCCCGCCGGCCTGGCGGTAGGCCGCGACGTGAAAGCTCTTCTGCGTCCCGTTATGGACGTCCTCCAGTTCGATGCGGGCGTTGTACGTGGCGAACCGGCCGCCCCCGAAAACAGAGGTGGCCGGGGCCGGGATGGCGGGGGACGCAGCAGCGACCAGGGCCCGGAACTCGTTGTCGTCCTGGTCCCAGACCGTGTTGTTGCTCAGGTCATGGACGACATAGTAAATCGTCAGACCGTCGCGAAGCGTTAGCGTGAAGTCTTCGGTCACCGGCTATCGCCTCCGTGCGATCAGTCACCCGCCTTCGTCAGGGTGAGCATGTCATGCCCCAAACACGGCCTGGAGCAGATGTTGTAAGCCGGCCCACCACCGATCGGCGGTTGCTGCGGTTCGTCGGCCATCCCTCCATGATACCCGCCAGGGCCTCACGGACCAGGGTCTTACGCACACCGCCGGCGGAAGGCCAGGTCGCCCTCCCCATGGGTCACGCCGCCGGCCGGGCTCGTATCGGTCCCGTCGTGCGTCGTGGCGCTGGCCGCCACGTCATAGGCGTTGGCCAGGCCCTGCCCCGGATGCAGCTCCTGGAACATCCAGCGGGCCACCAGGCCGTCGACGATCCCGTCGTGGCCTCGGCCGTGGTAAATTCCCTGCACCTCTTCAAGACTCAGGCCGCGGTTGTACAGGCGGATGTCCTCTAAGCGGCCTTGCAACCCACGGTCCTGCTGCTGACTGTTGTTGCCAAGCCACAGCTCGCCGGTGTTCGTGCCCACCGAGCCCTGGGCGTTACTGCCGGTGTTCACCCCGTCCTCGTACTGAATCTTGTTCGTGCCGTCGGACACGAAGCAGTAATGGTGCAGGATGTCGTCGTTGTTGTTGTGCGTAACATCGAGGGCCGAACCGCCCTTGTGAAAGTGCCAGCCGTAGTCGTTGTTGCCGATCACCGAGACTCGCCAAGTGTTGTCGAGCTTGGCTAACAAGGCCGCCCACTGGATCTGGTTGACGCCCGATGGCAGCGTGACCCAGGCCGAAATGGTTTGCTGGGCCGTCCCGCCGAAGTCCAGTTCGGTGTCGTGGGGCACAGCGATGCGTGCGGCTGCGGTTCCGTCGTGCTCGTAGCTCATCAGTCGAAAGTCCATTCGATCATGATGCTGTACAACGCCCAGTCGCTGACCAGCGTGTCGTTGGCGTGGTCGGCGTCCCGCACCAACTCGAACTGGATCTCCTCGCCGGCCGTCAGACTCAGCGAGGCGAGGGCGACGCTGTCGGTGTCGTACTGCCACAGTTCATTGGTCGTGAAGGCAGCGTCGGCGAGCGCCGTGCTGTTCCAGCTGCCGACCGCGGCGTTGTCCGGGAAATCGCGGGCGTAGAGCTGGCGGCGAACGGCCACGGCCCCGGCCGGCGTGGCCTCGGCGCGGCTCACGGTGTGTATGTTAAAGCCCGTGGCCCCGGCCGGGATCCGGGTGTTAAAGCCTACGCCCTCGTCGGTCGTGTCGTCGAAGAGCCGGACCTTGATCCCGTTGTTGTTGCTGTCGACGGCCGCCGCGGCCCTCGCGTTAACCGCCCAGTCACTGTTCACCGGGAAGTCGAGTTGATCGGCGTAATACTTCTCGACGATCGTCGCAAGCTTGTTGTCGATGCCCGCCAGGTGAGCTGTCAGGTCGTCGGCGTCCGAGGCCTCAGCCGGCGTAGTGTCCGGCTCGTAGTTGCTCGGGGTGTACGTGATGTCGACGATGTCCCCGTCAATCTCACCGTCGGCCAGGACCGAGAAGGGCAGGGCCACGTCCGACTCGTCGAGGAACTCCAGCAGGGCGCCGGTCTGTCCGATACTGCCCCGGGCAATCGCCGCCGATCGATGGGCGGCCGTTGCGCTGCCCGGCTTCATGTACACGCCGACATCGGACCGCGTGCTGAACCCGCCGACCGCGCCGTTCTGGTTGCCCAGAATCTCGATCGTGTGGTAGGCGTGCATCGTCATGGCGCCGCCATGGCTGTTCTGCCAGACGTTGCTGGTGTCACCGAACTGAATACGACACGCCTCGCCCGACGTGAGATCGACGAAACCCACGACGCGCGGCGCGCCTGTTGTTGAACCATCGGCGCTAACCGACAGGTCGCCGGTCATCGTGGTCGTACCGTCCAGGCGAAGGTACTCGCCGTTGAGTGTTGTGTTGAGAATGGCCACGACCTGGGCCGCGGTCAGGTCCTCAGGGTCGCCGGTGCCCGCCGTGGTCCGCCCCTTAATGGTGGCGTTGGCCATGTTGGCGAGCTTGGTGTTGCCGATAGCGTCGTTGGCCACCTGAGCGCTGACGAGCTGGGCCGCCACGATGTTACCGGCCACGCGGCCAAGGACGCTGTTCGTGCCGACCGCCAGGTTCTGGGGATCTGCCGTGCCCGCGGTGGGGTTGGCCTTGATCGTGTTGGCGGCCATGTCATTGAGCTTGGCGTTGGTGATCGCGTTGTCGGCGATACCCCCGGTCGCCACCGTGCCAAAGCCTAGCGCAGTACCGCTTCGCCGCAGAACATGACCGTCGGTGCCCGCCGCGATGTCCGCCGGGTCGCCCGTAGAGTTGGCCGAGCGGCCGATCACCGATAGGGCAGCCGAATCCCGGATCTTGGCGTTGGTGACGGCGTTGTCCGCCATCTGAGCCGTTACGAGTTGCGCGGCGACGATGTTGCCCGCCGCCCGGCCGACAACTGTGTTCGTACCTACCGCCAAGTCAGCGGGGTCTGCCGCACCGGCCGTGGCGTTGGCCTTAACAGTGTTCGCCGCCATGTTCGCGAGCTTGGCGTTGGTCACCGCGTCGGCCGCGACCGTGGGGTTCGGGTAGGTACCAGTCAGGTCGCCGCCCGCCACGCCGCCGGGGGCCGGCGACGGACTGACCAGGGTGACGTTTGTCGAGCTGCCGTTGTCGTTCTTGTGAAACCAGTCACCGGTCGATGTCTCGACAATAAATGAGCCGAGGGGCGCGTCGGTCGCCACGCTCTCCGGGTCGTGGTCGACCAGAACAACGTGAACGTGATCGCCGAGATCGTTGACACTGATAACCGCCATCAGCCGACCTCCTGCACGCTGTAGTTGGCCGCCCAGTTCACGTTCTTGGCCGCGGCCCCCTGCACCTGGATCAGTACGTTGTTACCAGAGACGTTCATCTGCACAGTCCAGCTCGTGTCCGACTCTTCGGTGAACCGGTTACGCATGGCGCCGAGCGCCGTCGCCCCACCGCCACCCTCTCGGTAGAAGGCTCGGTACCGCTTGTACACGGCCCGGTCCGGAGCGTCGGTACGTCGGGCCACGATGTCCACGTTGATGAAGTAGACCGTGTTGTCGGTCAGCGGGATCGTGGCGATCGTGGTCAGGGTGGCGTCGGAGGTCGTAACCGTGTTGCGGTTGGGTTGCAGCTGAGCCAGCTGCTCGGCTGTGACCTTGACCGTAGTCCCGCCCTGGTTCGCAGCGATCTCCTCCGTCCCGTCGAGGGCAGAAGCCGCAGGCAAACTTGAAATGGGGACAATGGCCATCCTTGACCTCTACGCTCTGGTTATCTTCCGCCCGAATCTGAAACCGACTGCCCAAGTTTCGCGTCGATCCGGCTCTGCAAGTTCTCCCGGGTCCGATCGTCGACCACCGCGTCGACCTCGTCGGGCGTCGTGGCGGCGGACACCAAGACCTTCAGCTCCCGGCCGCTGTCAACGATCGCCTCGTACGTCGCCACGCCCTCCATGTAGAAGGCGGGGATGTTCCCAGGGTTGATCTCGTACTCGACGCGGTCCGGGTCTTCGGCCGTCGAGATCTTGCGAGGCAACTGGATGATGCCGGCGTCGTAGAACTGCTTGAGGCCAGACCACTTGATCTGGGCGTTCTGCGACAGCGAGAAGTGATGATCGTCGAAGTCAAAGCCTTCGCCGATCAGCTCGCCGGTCTTCTGGTCGATCTGGTTCATACGGGTCAGTTTGTACGCAGGAAGCCTGGCAGCATCGACAGCGTCTTGCTCGCCCTTGACCATTGGCTCGATGATGGCCTGACCTCGGCCGTTGACGTTGCCGCTGTCCTTCCAGTACTTCATTGGGACACCGTCCACAGCCGTAAGGTCAGGGTTGATGAACCAGTCCTTGGTCGGGAACTTGTGGGTCGGGGCCGACCGATGGATCTGGGTCATGTCTTTTTTGAGCACGGTCGCCATTATGCTGTTCTCCTAACCGACCGGGTGAACCGGAAGTGCCTTAGCGGAGTGTTGGTCGGCTCCTCGCCGAGGCCGATGTACTTGTTGTTCGAGACGTCAAGCACGTCGCCCGATCCGGCAATGCCGATCTGGTCGGACGCCTCGGTACCGACCTCGTTGCCGCCCGTCTCTGTTCCGAGTGTCTCGGGCGCCACGGCCTCGCGTTCGCCGTGCATCTCCCACCGAAACACCATTGTATCCACAATCCCGTCCTGGCCGTTTCCAGTAGCAATCGCCGCAATCTCTTCCTGGCTGAGCACGCGGTGATACAGGCGGTAGTCCTCAATCCGGCCGTCGACGAACTCGCCGTTGGACTGGTCGTTTGAAGCAATGCGACTGTTGTCGCTGGTCGTATCGGGCCAGGCTGCCGCGGTCGCGCCGGTCCCCGTCGCCACCTGTACGCCGTCCTTGTAAATCACCACGGCGCCCGTCGGCAGGTCTACGGTCACCGAGAAATGAGCCCGCTCGCCAACCACCGCGACACCCGCTGCCGACGAAACAGTTTGGAATGCGCCTCCGTCGCCTGTCCGGTATCCGGCACGGATCGCTCCGTTGCTCTGCACATCCATGTTGAACCGGCTACTGGCGGTACCAGCCCCGCCGTTGTTAATCGAGATCGAGTTGAAGCTGTCGGTACCCGAAGCAGGCAACGCGTCTAGCTCGACCCAGCCCATGAGCGTGCCGCCAGACACGTTCTGGGCGAAGGGCATGTTCAGGCCCATCAAGACACTGGAGTTGGGAATGAAGTCGATGCTCACGCTACCCGCCTCCGCCATTTGGTAAAACCGGCGGTATAGATCGGAGAGTTTACGCCGGCTCCATCGTTAGGCGTTTGAGTCTCGTTTTTCACGCCGCCCATTACCTGACCAGCGTGGCTCTCGTTAAATCGCCAACGAAAGACCATGTCCTGGCGGATGGTGTCCGCACCGTTATAGGTGAATAGCGACAGGGCCTCGTCGGGGGAAATCGCGCGGCTGTAGATCCTTAAGTCGTCGAGGTCGCCGTTGTAGTAGGCCGGGGTACCTCCGGTGTCCTCGAAACGACCGATGCTGCTGGTGTCGGTGGTCTTGGTCGCGGTGTCCGTTGGCACGTTCTGCTCTTGCAAAACGCCGTCGACCGACAGCCGCACGTCAAGGCTCGGGATGTCACGGACCATCACTGCATGATGCCAGTTGCCGGCGTTGACCGGGGCCAACGACACGCTCTGCACGTCGTCGCCGTTCTTCATCACCAGGTGCCCGGACGTGTCGATGATCCCGTAGAAGTAGTCGTTGCCGTCGCCGGCCGACTCAACACCGACGCCGGGGCCGGGCCACTCCCAAAAGCTGCCACTGCCCGCCTGAGTCGTGCGGAACCATAGCGCTACCGAGGCCGTAGCGCCGAGCGGCGTCACCAGCCCGGAATCGAGCTGAAGGTACTGCGAGCTGCCTGAAACGAAGTTAGCCGCCATCGTTAGATCCAGGTCACATCCATTTCATGGAGAAGCCAGTCGCTCACCAGGGTGTCGCCCGCGTCCCCGCCGTTACGCGTCAGCTGGAACTGGTAGGGGGAGCCTGCGTCAATGCCCAATGTACTCAAGGCAATCAGCTGCGTGTCGTCAGCCCAGTTGGTGTTCGCCCCGAAGGTCAGGTCCGTCAGCGAAAAGGCCGACGACCAGGCCCCGGTCGTCCCGCCCGCCTCGATCTTGCGGTAGTACAGGTTGAGGGCGACGTCCCCGCCGCCCGTGGCCTGGGCGCGGGACTGGAAGTCGAGCTTCAGGGTCTTGGCCCAGGTAGGAACACGCTCCTCGAAGCCCACGCCCTCCTCGTCCGTGTCGTCAAAGTATCGAACGTTGAGGGCTGCGCTGATGTCATCGATGTCCTCAGGGGCAAACGCGTTCACCGCCCAGTCGGCGTTCTTTGGCGTCGAGAAGTGACCGGCGAAGTACTGCCGGAACTTGGCGGCGTCGAACCTCACGCGGATGTCGTAGAGCAGGACGTCCGACACCAGATCATCGGCACCGGCGGTACCGTCACGAGTCAACTCGAACTGGTATGTACTGCCCGCGTTCAACCCAGAACCGCTCAGGTCGAACGTACCGCTGACCCGCGACCAGTTGTTGTTGGGCTCGAAGTTGTGGGTGGCGAACGGTACGCCTGCAGACCAGGCCCCTGTAGCGGCGCCATCCGTGATCTCTCTCCAGTACAGGTTCCACTGCACGTCACCGCCGCCCGTAGCCAAGGCCCGGGCCGTCAGGTCAAACGTAACTTGTCCAGCCTCGCCCGGGATGCGGAGCGTGAGTCCGGCTCCTTCTTCCACCGAATCGTCAAAGTGTCGAACAGGAATACCGTTGTTGAAAGGGTCAGGCAACAATTCGGAGAGCGCGTTCACCGCCCAGTCGGTGCCCGCCGGGTTGATGTTCTCCAGAAAGTCGGCCAGGAAGTAGTATTCGGCGGCCAGTCGCGGGTCGACGACGGCCCCCAAGATCTGCGAGCCCGATCGCTGCAACACCTCGCCGTCGGCAACCGGGCCGATGTCGACAATGGTCCCATCCCCAAGGATGAGACCGACTGCGTCAAGACCGTCGGTCGATCGAGTTCCTGGCATGCGTTACTTGTCCACGGCGATCCAGCTGACGCCTGAGCCGTTCACGTTGGTGTCGATGTAGATCTCGTCCTGGCTGTTGTCGACGTCCAAGGTCACCGATTGCCCACGGCCCAGCTCGAAGCCATCGGTCGAGCTGACCGTCGAGCCGCCAACGTAGATGATCGAACTGAGGGAGTTGGTTCGGTTGGCCCGGATGGTGATGGACCGGGTGGCGGTGGCCGCCCCCATAACGGAGACGGCCGTCCCCGCGGTGGTAACAGTCGTCTTCCCGTGCAGCACGTTGTCGCCCGGCCCGTCATCGACCTTCAACTCCAGAAGGTCGGTGACACCCGCACGCCGCTCATCGGTGCCGACCTCGTTCAGGCCACTGATGTTGGTCTCGACGCCTTCGCTGCGTGGCAGGTCGGCCATGGGCCATCATCCTTACTTGGCTTCCAGGGCCTTGGCGATCCGGTCGTTCAGCTTGATCAGTTCCGACAGCTGCTTGTTGATCGTGGCCAGCAGCTCGATCTGGACGACGTCGAGGTTGCCCGTCTCAGGCAGCTTCAACTGGATCTCCCTGAAAGAGTCCTTGGGTTCGTCCAGGTCGATGTCCTTCTTGGTCGTCTTCTTCTCGACCTGGACGGGGTCGTGCTGCTCTCCAGGCTCGTCGTCGTTCCTTCGGATGTCGGCCATGACAAATCCTTCCTAAGAGATTGGCATCGGCCGACACCCGCCTATCAGACGTCGTTGCCGATGATCGTAGAGTACAGGTCCTGGCTCTGGTTGTCATCGTTCCGCCGGATCACCCGGACCGTGCCCGTGGAGGCCACCGGGACCTCGACCGGCGGGTCGAAGAAGATCTGGTTGAACGGGTTGCTCGGGCTGGTGAAGATCACGGCCACCGTCGCCAAACCGGCCACCGGGCCGGTTTGGATCTCGGCCTTCATCGCGCCCGAGGCCGTCACCGCCACGCTCTTGAGCAAGAACGTGCTGTTGGCCACGGTGTAGTCGTGGTTGTCCGTCGCGTCCTTGGCCACGGTCGCCACGCTGTAGTCGTGGATCTCGCTGCCGCTGACCGCGGTGCTCACCACCTGGACGAAGACCGGGTTGGTCTCGCTGTGAGTGGCGCCGTTGACCTCCGAGAGGTTGGTGTGAACGGCACCCGAGGCCGTAACCTCCAGGCGGTTGGCGTCCGTCGAACCCACGACGCGAACCAGGAGCTTCCGGTCCAGGGTCATGCGGGGAGCGCCGATGTCCCCCTCGTCCACGGAGTCCGGGGCCGTCTCGTCGGCCAGGGCGCCCATGGGGAACACAGGGCTCGTGGCCACGGCGAACGCCGCATCGTCGGCGATCGTCTCGTCGTTCTGGACATTGTTGTTCGAGCCGGTCTGGTTGATCTTGACCGTCAGCTCGCCGTCGGAGTCGATCCCGAGCCGCTGCGACTCGGTGGTCGCGTCGGTGAGGACCATCAGCTGACGACGGTCGAGGGTCATGCGGGCCAGGCCCACGTCGCCCTCGTCCACGGAATCCGGGGCCGTCTCGTCGGCCAGGAAGCCGGACGGACTGACCAGGTCCGAGCCGATCGCGAACGCGTCGTCGTCAGTCTTGGACGGGGCGGTCGTACCCGAGGCCACCGCGACCCGCAGGTCGCCAGAGGCATTGGTCGTCAGTGGGATGTACTCGCCGTCCGCGGCCAGCGGGGTGCCGGCGTCGTTGCGGACCGCGAGGTTGAGAATGCCGAAGTCGCCGGACGAATGGGTCGACGACTCGGGGTACTCTGACTCCACACGGACGCGGAGCTGGCGGTCGAGCGTCATGCGGACCGCACCCAGGTCGCCTTCATCCACGGAATCGGGCGTCGTCTCGTCGGCGAACGCCCCGATCACGGTAACCGAGTCGGTCGCCGGGGTGAACGCGCTGTCATCGACCGCGACCGAGGCATTGCCGCCACCGGTCACAACCACGCGGAGGTTGCCGCTGGCGTCGACGGAGAGCGGGGTGTAGTCACCGTCGGCCGAGACCAGGGAGCCACCGCCATCGTCGCGGACGGCCATGGCCGTGATGCCGGCTTCGGCGCCGCCGGCCGCGACGTCGCGGACGGCTACCATCACCTCTGTATCGTTGTCGTCGTCCCAGATCCGGACGCGTTGGCCTGCTCGGATGTCTACCATGAGCTGTTCCTCCTTGAACAGTCAGCCGGCGTTAACCGGTGGGTTGATCTTCTTTCACTTCAAACTCGGCGTCGATGATAGCGTCCTCCCGACCTTCCTCCATCGCCTTCCGAGTCAGCTCCTGTGCCTCTACCTTCAGCTCCTGAATCTCTCGGACGATCACGTCCTGCTGCAGCTGCAGATTTTTAATCTCGACGCTCTTGAGCTGTTGGATACGAACGTTGATCCCGTCCAGCTGAACCTCCTTCTCAGAGATCATGATCCGCAGCCGTTTGAGCGTCAGCCCGATGTCGGCCTTGATGATCTTCTGCGAGTTGTCGCCGGAGCGAACGATGTCTCCCATGATCAGTCTCTGTGGCCGAAGAGCGAGGCGTTGTACTTGCCCAGGCCGTCGATGCAGTTGGTGACCTTGACCTCCAGGGTCTCGCCGGCCTCCAACCGCTGCGGCGTTGGGAACAAAAACTCCGCCTTGGGTGTCGCAATGCTGGTCCGGGTCGAGTCCTTAACCACGGTCTCGATCACCAGCTGCCAGCGTGCGTCGCCATCGCCCTCGCCACGAACGCCATCGATCCAGGCAACACCGGGACCCGCGTTGGTAAAGGAGAGGACCGTGCCCGTGGCATCCGCGGCCAGGGCGGCGATCTCCCCGAACTCCCGGATGGACGTCTCAGGCTTGTCGTCCAAGATGGGAAAGAGATCGGGCATCCTTGCCTCCGCGTCTCATCTTCCAGGCCGATGAGCGGGCATTGCGCTGATACTCGCCAAACGTAGTCCTGGTGGCATTATACCACTGGCCGTCCCGAACGGCGAGCTAGATGTGGACTCGTCCCGGCTGTCTCTGCCCCTTGAGGGCGCATAAGTCCGCGAAGAGCACGCGCATGTCGTGCTTCTTGTATTCCTCTGACGGGAATCCATCGTAGACCTGGACCAGCTGGAACTTGCAGGCCACCTCGGGATTGGCCCGAGCGAAGTCCTTGACCGTGTAATAGAGAAAGCTGTTCTCGTTAAACCGGGTGCGGTGGCGAGGGTCCTGGTCCTGGTACCGACCATTGGAGCTGGGCACCGCCAGGTTCATGATCCCGGCCGGCGCCAGCACCCGGTAGACCTCGTTGAACACCGCCACCTGAAGGCCCGGGGGGAAGAACTGCAGGACGTCCCAGGCCACCACCTGCCCAGCCTCACCGTCGCCGCACGGGATCGGCTTGTCGGGGGCCCACTTGCCCAAGCGGAACAGCTCGTGCAGCTCGATCACCTTCAGCCCCTGTCGCCTCGACCACTCCTCGGCCAGTGGGGCCATGTACCGCTGCCGGTTGGCGTTCTGCAGCCGGGCAATGTCGTCGCTGCGGGCCTTGACCGTGTTGTTCTGGTGGTACCGGTACAGATAACCGCAGCAGCCGATGTGGGCGAACGCGAAGCCGGCCAGGTAGGTGCGGCACACCAGGTCGTGATCGTCGGCCACCCCCATGTCCGGGTTGTGGCCCCCGGTCTTCTCGTAGGCCTCCCGGCTCCAGACGCGGACGTGATCGGGGGCGTAGTAGACCTCGCACAGGCTGCGAGGCGTCAGCTCAAAGCACTTGGTGGCCCGGAAGGGCTTCTCGTACACCCGTAGGTCGTAGCTCTCCCAACCGTGCGTCGGGCTGTACGACCAGCTCTTGAGGCTGCCGTCGTTGAACACCGCGGCGTCCGAATAGACGAAGCCCGCGCCGCCCTCAATCTCCTTGGCGATCTTGGCCAGGGTCCCGGGCACCAACAGGTCGTCGTGGTCGAACTCGATGAACGCGTCGCCCTGGCAGCGGTCGCAGGCATGTTTCTTGAGGGCCCCGATCTTGTCGGTCTTTGGATCGGCGACCAGCCGGACCCTGGGATCTTGCGTGACCCGGGCGGGTACCGGCTGTTTCATGCCGCCATTGGGGACCAACACCCACTCCCAGTCCTCGTAGTCCTGGACCAGGAGGGAGTCGTACGCTTCTTCGAGATGCTTCGGGTCATGGGTCGGAGTGAAGAGGGAGAGCACCTGTACCGCCCTCCTCCATCTACGCCTTGACCATGTCGCAGATCGCGCCGATCACCTCGATGCCGTACGAGCTGGCCTGCACCCGCTCACGGACCTTGGTGATCTCCTCGGCCGACAGGTCGACCTCGCCGCCCGCCGAAATCTTGCGGGCCAGCTCGTAGAGTTCGAGCTTGGTCGCACCCTTGGCTGAGGCATCGGCCTGCTGCGGTTCCAACAGGCAGTTGACCACGCCGTTCTTCAGCAAGAGCGGGGGAGCTTCCTCCCCCTCTTTCGCCGCACCTCCGTCCAGGAACGGTGCCCCGGACAGCCGTTTGACCTCAAGGTCGAAGTTGATGTTCATGCCGAGATGTTACCCGAATGGGTTAACACAATCCAACAGACATCAGGCCGTCATGCCGTAGTTGAGCATGATGGTTCGGAGAGCGTCGACAGCCGTCTTAAGCTCGCCGGTATCGGCCGCCGGACTGGCTGGATCGCTCTGTTGTGCCACCGGAGTTGCCCCGAACATCGCGAACGTCTCGCTACCGGCTTCAAATCGACAGTGCAACACACCGGCACCCAACTGGAAAGCGTTTGCAACCGTGCAGGACCCGATACCGATTTGCCACGAGCCGTTTGCGGTAGCCTCGGCCGTGCCGGCGCCGGGGATGTACGCATGCACAAACGATGCGAGCCCCGTCGAATTCATCACGGCACTCGCATTGTCCAAGTAGCCCGACGCCTTGGCCGCAGTCGAATCAACGAGCACCGTGCCGCCGACGTTGGCTCCCTCAAACCGGGCCACGTCACTGCTGAGAGTGGTGGTCGCGCCGTTCTGCGTGAGCCCATCGAACACGGCCGCGCTGCCGCTCACCGTGCAAGTGCCGCTCGTGATCGAGCGACCGCGGAATCGGGCGCCGGAGCCGCTGACCGTGACCGTGCCGCCGGTGAAGTGGCCTCGGACCGAGGTGCCGTCGCCCTGTAGCACGACGGCCGTCGAGGAGCCCTGCATGTGGCCCATGAACGACGCGCCGGTGTTCCCGTTCGGGTTGGTCAGCGAGCCGTCCAGGTGATACGTCATCGCGAACGTGCCGTCGGCGTCCAAGTCAACGGTGCCGCTCACAATCAGGCCGAGCACCGTGGCGCCCTCGCCGCTCACGTTCAGCGTCGCCGGGCCGGCCTTGTAACCGCTGAACAGCGCGCCGCTGCCGTCGACCGTCACCGTGCCCGAGTCGCATCGACCTCCGGCGTTGGCGCCGGTACCTGTGACACTGAACGTACCGGCGCCGGCCTGGTTCATGCCGCCGCCGGACGGAGGGTCGACCCAGGCGCCGTTGGCCTGCAACAGTCGATTGTTCGAGACGTCACTCGCCGTCGGTCCGGGGACCAGGCCCGCGACGTCCTGGGAGAAAGTGGTCGGCGGGTCCACCCAGCTACCGTCAGCTTGGAGCAGCCGGTTGGCGGACACGTCGCCGGACGACGGACCGGGTACCAGGCCGTCGCTGCCCTGACCGAACACGGCGACCGAGCCAGCGAACTCGCTGACCGCGACCCTGCGGGACTGTCCGCCCTGGACGATGACCGCCTCCTCCGTACCGGCGAGCGGCGTGGTGGCGGCGGGCAACGCTGAAATCTTCACTTGATCGGCCACGGGATAAGCCTCCTTGCTTACTCGACGACAATCTCGTCATCGCCCTCGGTCAACAGCTCCTCGTCGTCCTCGGTCACCAGGTTGGCGGTAACGCCCCAGCAGGTGTCGGCCACGGTGATCGAACCGTTGTCGGTCCGCACCATCTGGACGACGGCCGTCGCAGCGTCCTGGACGATGGGGTTCGGGGTATCGAGGATCTCCAGGTAGCCGGCGTCGATCGCCCGCTGGAAGGCCTTGGCCCCCTGGGCGTCCAGCAGCTCAGCCACGAACCCGAAGATCGACAGTTCCTCGTCGACGTCCAGCTCCCGGCCGTGCGGAGGCAAGAAGCCAAACCGCATCCGGATGCCGGACGTGTTTTTGACGGTTGAGTAAAGACAGATGGTGCTCATACAACAGATCCATCCGGTGAGCATGCTACATCCCTGCAGCCGAAAGAAGTATAGCATAAACCTACTTCTTGACGCCGCCCTTCTTTTGCTCGATGTACCGCTGAAGCTCCTCGGGCGACAGGAGATCTGGGCGGGTGGATTGCTGCTGCTGGACGTTGGGCACGGGGACCGGCGCCGGTAGCGTGGGGAGCACCGCGGGCTTCGGGGCGTTGTGTCCGAACGGGTTGAGCGACTTGAGCCGTTGCAGCGTGTGGAGTGCCGTTTTGATCTCGGCCTCTGAGAGCCCGGACTGCTCGATCGCCCGGACCACGGCCATGGCCTCCGACAGCTTCTCAATGTCGATCTGGTCGCTGACCAGCAGCAGGTTGTACAGGTCCAGCACACGCCTGTTGGCCTCGGAGTTGGTGCGGACCGCCCCAAGAATCTCCCACTGCCGCTGGTTGATCGTCTCGTTCTCGTAGATCGTGTGAAACGCCGCGGTCTGGGTCTTCTCCACGTCCTCGACCCGCTGATCCAGGTCGCGGATGAAGTTGACCACGGCGGTTCCGGCGACCGGGGTTATGGCCGTGACGATGTAGACACAGACCTTGGCGAACGGACTCATCTTGCCCTTCTTCTCGTTTTTTTCCTCGACGGTCATAGCGCCCTCCCTGGCCTACGAAAAACGGCCCACAGGGTATCCCTGCGGGCCGTCTTGGTGTCGATGTGTCGCCGTCAGGCAGCCGCTCAGGAGGCAGAGACCTTCCAGCATGGGTCGACGACGGTCAGCGAACCGTTGTCGAGCTGGATCATCTGGACGGCGGCCGTCGTGACGTCCTGCAGGACCGGGTTCGGTGTGCTGAGGATCAGGAGGTCGCCGCTGTCCAGCGAGCGCTGAAGGGCGTCGATGCTCCGCTTGTTGGTCACACGCTCGAAGGCGATCATCGCCTCGGTGACGTGGCCGAACAAGGTGAACTCCTCGTCGACGTCCAGCTCCCGGCCGTGCGGCGGCAGGAAGCCAAACTTCCGCTTCTGACCGCTGTTGTTCTTGACGGTCGAGAAGAGGCAGCTCATGTCGAACGTGAAATCGCTCATGGTCGTGTTCCTTCCGTGGATGCGGGCCGATTAGATCGGTCCGGATTCGCTCAGATTCAGGCCGCGTCCTGCCCGAGCCCCAGCTGCTTCGCGATCTCCTCGGCCTGGGCCGCCTTGATGCTCAGCACGGAGTTGTAGATCTGGGGATCCTGGGCCAGGGTGCGGGCAGCCTGGTCGAGGGCGACGTCCTGCTCCTGGGCGCTGGCCTGCTTCATGGCGCCGCTCTTACCGAACAGCTCGTCGAGGGCGGCGTTGGCCTTGGCGTACTTGCTGTCCGCTTCGGCAGCCTGCTTCACCGCGGGGTCGTCGTTGACGAGCCGCAGCTTACCGGCCAGCTCCAACAGGTCGTTGGCTTCCTTCTCCGTCTGGGGATGGATGCCGACCTGGGCGAGCTTGCCGAAGAATACCTGCGAGTGGACGTTGCCGAGCAGGTGGTTGTACGCGTCCTCCGGGGAGGGCAGCGACGCCGTCTCAGCTTGCTTGGTCTGGTCGCTCATGGGTCTTCCCTTCGTGGTCCCGCCTTTTAGCCGGCGGGCTGGCCCGGTTCGTGAAAAAGGGACCCGGCCCGAGGACCAGGCCCCTCATCGGTTCAGCTGATCAGGGCTCAGACGTAGTCCGCCCGAGCGATGCCGCTGGTGTGGCCGATCGTCGCGCCGATGGTCTCGTACGCGAAGAACTCCAGCATGTAGGCCTCGCGGCGAATGTACATGGTCGTGTCCTCCAGCACGTAGAACTTGCCGATGAACTTCGGATCGGCGAAGTAGTACAGTGTGTTGGTGGGCACCAGACCCTTCTTGATCGTGATGATCCACTGCTTGCCCTGGAACTCCTGCAGGGTCCAACCCTGCCGCATGATGTCCTGCGACAGGTCACCACCCATCTCGTTGCGGCTGAACTTCGCCACGTCCTTGATGGTGATGTGGTTGATCAGGACCGTGTGCACCTCCAGGTTGGAGGGCGTGTTGGGCATGATCTTCAGGCCGTCGAACAGCGTGTCGCGGGTGATGCCACCGGCGATCACCTCGTGCTGCACGGTGCCCGAGGTCGGGACCGTAAGGCCGGCACCCACGATCGCGGTGTTCACCGCGGTCATGAACTTACCGTCCTCTTCCGCCAACATGTCCTTAATTGCATTGTCTGAAAGGACTTGGCGAATGTCCATGATCCAGGTGCGCAGCTCGTCTACGTCCTTGGTGAACCGAGGGGTGACGATGCGGTCGAACGTCACCTTGTACCGGGGGCCTCGGATGTAGAGGTTCTGGGGCAGGGTGGCGAAGGGGATGGAGATGGCCGCCGGGCTGTCCGGCTCCTTGTCCACGACCTTCACGGGCTTGTCGGTGTCCACCTGGCGGTCCAGCTCGTCGTTCGAGATGGGTAGCGGCGGCATGATCCGACGGAAGAAGCCGTCTTCACGCATCTTCGTGCGGGTGAAGTCGTTGACCGCGTCGACGGCCTGCTTCTCCAGCACGGGGTCGCGGGACGACAGCTTCTCGAAGAGCGTCTCGTTGAGGAGCTTGCTCTCCTCTTGGGTGGTGATCGACATCGAAGTGTCCTCCGTGATCTTCTGTGGGTACGTCCGTGCGGGACTGACCCACTACGGGGTCAGTCCAGGGTTTACGGGGTCGGGAAGACCGGGTGCGGCCAGAACGCCAGGGCGTCGGTGCCGTATCCGTTGTCGACCTGACCGCGGGAAACGATGCCGACGATCATGTCGGTGTACATCGTGCCCTTGGCGAGCTTGCCGGCGTTGCCGCCGGCCGTGGCCGCGGTCAGCGCGTCGTTCGGGGCGTACGTGTCGGCGACGAACTCGGTGCTCGTCAGCTCGTAGGCGCCCGTGGCCACGAGGGCCATGGCCTTGCCCGACGGCGTGATCGGGACGAAGACACCCTTGTCGGTCGAAGCGTCGCCGCCGTCATTCTCGACGTCCGGGTCGTCGCTGTTGCTGAACAGGAACAGCGGCATCACCGAGCTGGTGCCGACGCCCAGCTCGAACTTGCCGGACGCGTTGAGGCGGACCACCGTGCCCGAGAGTACGGGAAGGTTGGCGCCGGGAATCGACTCGCTCAGCTCCGCAGCGAAGTCCAGCGCGTGCGGCGCCGGCCAACCCTTGAGAGCGTCGAGCGTGTGGGCGGTCATTTGGCGAGGAGCTGCCATCGTGTGTCCTCCGTGAGTCTTTCAGGGCTGCTTCAGCCCCAAGGAAATCCGTTCCTAAATGGCTCCCGCAGTATACACCGCGGGGCCGTCACGATCTAGGGTTACCCCCCGAGGCCGAGGCCTTCGAGAAGTGCCCGGTCCGACGCCCGCTTCTCGGACGACCGGGCGCCGACGTAGTTGTCGTTCACCGCGGCCTCCTTGGGCGAGCCATCCACGACGGAGGGATCGACTCCTTCGCCGAGTTCACCGGCCTGCTTCTGGGTCTTGCTGAGTTCAGCGATCCGGGCGATCGCCGACTTGAGGAGCTTGGTTGTCCCATCATGGAAGCCGAGCATCTCGGCCACCTTGGTCTGCTGGTTATCGTTGATGGCCTCGGCCTCCAACATCGAACCGATGAGCTGGTCCCGGCCGGCCGCCGCCTTCTCGCGATCTTCGGTCAGCTGGTTCCGCTCGTCGAGCGCCCGCTTGGACAGCTCGCTGGAGAGCTGCACGAAACGAAGCGTCTTCTGGGCGAGTTGTGCGTTCATCTGAGTCCTCCGTGACTTTGCAGTCGAAGGGTTTCCTGTTGCTGCTTCATCCGCTGCAGGGTCAGGAGCCCTTCGCGGCTTCCGTGTCCTTCTTCGCCTTGTCCGCGGCCCGCTTCTGACGGGAGCGGGTGACGATCTCCGAGATGTAGTTTTTCATCTCGGCCTTCTTCTCTTCGGTGGTCGGATCGCCGGCCTTCTTGGTGGCGCCGGCCGAAGCCTGGGCCTCCATCGCACCGGCTTCCTCGTCGCCCTCACCGCCCGCTGGAGCAGGGCCAGCGGGGGCCTCGGCACCGGGGAGACCGCCACCGCCGCCCTGAGCGGCCAGGGCCGCTTCCAGCTCCTCCGGGCTCACACCCAGTTCGTCGAGGACCGCGGCGAGCATGGCCGCTTCGTCCTCAGGGGCACCGCCCTCGGGAGCACCGCCTTCGGGAGCACCGCCTTCGGGAGCACCGCCTTCGGGACCAGCCGGAGCCGGAGCGAGGGCCGGCGCAGCTCCGGGCGCAGCGCCCAGGGCCTCGGGAGGAATGGCGCCGGCGTCACCGCCCGGCATACCTCCCAGCGGATCGCCGCCCATCGCGGCTTTCTCCGCAGCCTCCTTTTCGGCTAGGTCATAGGCCGAGAGGTACTCGACAACGTTGTCCGCGTCGTCGCTGGCCGTCTTCACCACGTCCTTGAGGGCGCTGTGCACCATCGAGTCCGCGGCCTTCTTGTCGAAGTTGCCGGTCACCAGGCCGGCCATCTCCCAGCCGACCTGCTGCGAGAGTTGATCGCCTGCCTCTTTGTCGTACTCGTCTTTGCCGTGCATGCTTTTGTCGTACTTGTCTTTGCCGTGCATGCTTTTGTCGTACTTGTCTTTGCCGTACATGCCGCACTTGCAAGAACCCTTGTCTTCCTTGCAACCGGGGCACTTGTCCATCGCCTGTTTGGCCGTGGTGGCCTCGTTGGCGATGTCGGCGCAGATCTCGTTGCCGAGATCCGCGGCCTCCTTGGCAAGCTGAGCGATCGACATGCCCGAGAGGTCGGCCGAGTACTTGTTACCGTCCAGCTCGTTGTTGTCGGTGCGGGCGGGGTGGGTGGAGGGACCGTCGTACTGACCGTCCTCCTTGCCGGGCTTGGTGCCCTGCGTCTCGTTCGAGGGGTCGTCGCCGGTCGGCTGCTTGTTCGTGCCGATCTGCGTCTGGTCGCTGGCCGCGGTGCCCTCGTCGGCACCGACCTTGGCCTTGGCCTCGGACGTCGCGTCGACCGAGGGCTTGCCCGGGCCGATCTTGTCGTCCTTCGTGTCCTCGGAGTTCTCGGACGAGCGGGCGCCTTCGTCGGCGTCCTCCGTCCGGTCGTCGACGTCCTTCACCGGGTGGGTGGTAGCGCCGTCGTAACCGCCGGCTTCGGTGTTGGCCTCGGCGGCCTTTTTCTCGGGTTGAGCGCCGACCTGATCGAGGAAGCTCTCGATGGTCTGCATGCTCTCCTGGGCGCTGCTCATGGTGAGACTCCTTCTCGTTTTTGGTCGTCCTTGCCTGCGGCGATTGTGCCGGTGTCCACGAGTTCCGGACATCATACACAATTCTGTGCCAGAGCAAAGCGTCCTGTCAAATGAAACTCTTGATCATAGGCCGCGATACGGTGGAGGGCTGCCAGTTTATAGAGGGCGTATTCTTCCGCCAAGCTCGCCGCCTCTGGCGAGTCTGCGGCCTGCTTCTCATTCCAAAAAGTACTTTTTGAATCCGGGGCCGGAGCCTGCCGGATCGAGGACCGCATGGCCCGGTCCCTGACCGCAGTCGAGGTCAGACCGTAACCGCCCTCCAGGTTGGTGGCCAGGGTCCGCTGGGCGATCGACGCCGTCTTCTCGGTAGTCGCGTAACGGTTGACCGTCAAGCGACTTTCGAGATCGCCACGCTCCACCAGGCGTCCGAACACGCCAGGGAGCAGGGCCTCAGCGGCATCGGCCGAAGCCGACTTGCCGGTCCAGCGAGCAAACTCACGGAGGGGCAGGACCACCTTCCGATCGGCCAAGGCGGCGAGGGCCGTGGCCGACTTCTCGGTGCCCGGGCTTCCCAGGAGCAAGAACATCTCCTGGTTCATCTGGGGCTGGACCGGAGCGGCGAAAGCCCGGAGGGTTTCGCTGGGCACGTTGTGGCCCTTCTTCTCCAGCATGGCCAGGCCGTAGGCGAGCTTGATCTGTCCGTCGATCGCCGTGTTCCAGTGGTACGGCTCGTCCTGGTTGAGGATCACGTTGAGCGGGGCGGTCACGCCCAGGTGCTGCGCCAGCTCGGCACCGCCCATGAAGTCGATGGCGCTCGCCGCCTTCTGCAGGTAGTCGGCGGCACCGCCGTAAGCGATCCGGTCGGCCGGGCGGTAGACGTTGGAAATGTCGAACCAGTTGGGATTCGGGTTGTCGACGTGAAGGATGTGACCATCGGCCGCCACCTTCGTCAGGTTGTCGCGGCACCCGCCGTACTTGCAGGTGGCACTGGTGCAATACTCGTCGCGGGTCCTGGCCTTGTTACCACAACCGCTGCACTCGTCGTAAGGGACGCGGCAGTTGGACACGCCCACGTCGTTGGCAGTGTACGAGTGGTCCGACTCGACGGTCATGTTGTACACATACGTCTCGTCGTAGAACCGCTCTACTTTCCTTACCCGCAAGTAAAGGAAACCGTTTTCGATAAACGTCATCGGTTTGGAAGAAATACGTGGCTTAGTCGTGGCGGCCGTTGCCTGGTTTTTCAGGTGCCCGCAGGAAACAGACACAGGCGAAGGCGGAAAGAAATCGGCCGGGACCTTAGACAACGAAAGCCTACTCACTTCGGAGCGACGAATCGTACAGGTGTCGCACCCTTTCCCTCTTTTTTGTCTCCCGAGTTTGACGCAAATACCGTTGCGCCAGCCGATCTCCGCCATCTGCCGACATAGTTCGCGGGATACCGACACGCCGACTACCGTTTGGTGTTGGCGGCTGAACGTACCGTCACCTTCCAGCCAGTTCTCAAGGATCAGCTTTTGCGTCGGGGGCGACCACTTCATGATGCCCGGAGAAATTCGCTTGCCCCAGGCTCCTTTGCCTCCGTCAACCTCCAGACGATCCGCCAACTCTGCCGAGCAAACACGAACCAGTCGCACGTTGTTCTTCCTCAAATATACGTGCGTACGACGATAACCCAGTTCGTGAAGCAGTCCGATCGTTTTGTCCGCCAGTTCCTTTTCTTCTCGGTGGAACGAGAAATCGACACCGCGATAGGTGTCTAGCGGAGACTTCTCGTACCTTGCGTATTGCCAAGTGTTACCTTCCGCCAAGTAGAGACCCAGCAAGGCCGCATAGGTCGCGTCGCCCTCTTCGAGCACTTCCTGGTCGATCGGAACGCGGACAAAATCGCCGGCTACGACCTGGCCTGCCTCTACCCAGCCCTCGGCGTACCGGCCGTAGTTTGCCGCAGCCAACGCGTGCTGCGCGTCCTTCTGTTCTCGGAAATGGCACCCCAAAGATTTGAATTGCTTTCCACACACCGGACACCGAGGTGTTTTTCCTTTCAGCGCGGGGCGAACCCAAATCCTGTGATTTTCAGTCGCCGACAACGCGTCAGGCAGACCGTAAGCGTAAATTCTCGCGAAATCCCCGGCGTAAAGGCGGCGAGACGTCAGCGTCACTTCCCCCTCATTCCCGTGATGAGTCCGCACCCGATCGCCGTGGCAAATTTCAGCGATGGGTACGTGTTCTCCGGTCCACCTACGCACCAACGTATCCCCCGGAAAGCAAGCCATACTTACGGGTATGTCGTCACCGGCCGCGATCTTGGCCATCTCCTTGTCGGCGACCAGGCCGCCGTTCCGCTCCGCGGCCTCCTTGGTCTTGTTGAGCATCGTCAGCAACTCGACACGACGCATCGGATGGTTGTAGGCCGAGGCCTTGATGTAGCCGTAGGACTTTTCGGGGTTCTTGTTGCGGTGGTTACGGTACCACCGTGCGTGTTTCTTGAACGTGTGGTGGTACTTCTTGCAGGTGGCCTCCTTGAAGCCGTCGCCGTTTCGGTTTGAGTTGTGAACAACCACGCCGTTACCGACGGTGTAAGTATGATCACCTTCCACTTCCAGGTTGAACACAGGCTCTTCCAACCTCACCGGATTCACCTCACGTACCGGGCGAGCAATGTAACCATTCCAAGCGAACGATCTCTGCTTACTCTGTCGAGGTTCCTCCCGCCGGTACTTGGAGCACCGCCCTTGCAAGAACGAGCCGGCGGTATTAGAAAAACCTACGTGATAAAATCCCGAGGCGTTTTCGGCCAAAGCGTCTTCGGACACAGCACAGACCGTCGCCGGTACGCCCAGCCTTCCAAGGAGCCATTGAAGATCGATCGCGAGATCGCGTGAAGCCGTACCACACGCGAACCTACCTTCGTCGGTACCCAAATCCCGCCTGGCGTAGCGAGGACAAGTACCGTCCCCGTCCAGATAGGCCCCGACCATTTCGGCAATTATGTCCGGGTGTTGTGAGAAAACAGACCCATACAATCGCTTCCCGGTAGAGTACTCTCCGACAGCAGCATGCACTCGCGACACCAGAGCGTCGTGCCGAAGAGCGTATGTAATAGTGTGCTTGTCTTCGCTGCGGTATGGGCCTTTGATCGTCAGCCCGTCATAGTCTTCGAGGAGGGCCGAAGCGCAATCCAAAAAGTCCGGGATAATATGGGGTTCATCGTCGAATCCAAAATCGAATCTCAGTGCTTTCCGGGTACCGTCGCTTTTAGATTTCTCGTAAGAGCCTTCTGCCAGGAAGTAGCCGATGACGCGGGCCAACGGCTTCGACCAACCCCATGTTTGCTCGCCTACACCGCGGTCCGGAACAGCCGCCAACACGTAATCACCTGCCACGATGTCCTTGGCTTCTACCCACCCAGGGTCGTACGACACCGATGCGCGGGCACAATTACGCGTCGAACAGATCTTGTTCTGTTGGCAGGTATCCGGTTTACAGTGCTTGGCCTTGTCTATTAGACATTCAACCTGCGACCCTTTGATCACGTAAAAACGATGATCAGCTGTCTGCACCAGATTGTCTAACAGCCCTTCTACCTTCAGCGAGATTCCAGGACCGTCCCACGGTTTCTGCCATGTTTTTAGCACTTTGGCTGGTCGACCAAGACGATCAACAACGTACTCGTTTTCAGCAATTTGATCGATTGCCTTTAGTGTTCCGTCAGACATTCGGACAGGGGTACCGGCAGGAAAGCAGCCATATGCCTCACTGGCGCCGAGCGCAATCAAATGCACCGGCTGCTCGTCCTTGGCCACCTTCATGTTGTCGATCATGTCCACGAACTCATGGCTCGCGGTCTTGAGGAAGTCAGACCGGTCGTTGCCGATCAGACCTCGACTCGAAACCTTGATGGCCTGGGCCACGGGACGGTCCCAGTTCCAGCCACGAGGGTCGACGATTTTCACCATGGACATGTCGGTATTCCTTTACCTGGCGACTGCCGCCGCACGCTGTCGGTACAGCTCCTGAAGCTGCCGCGAATCGTCGCTGGGCATGGCCTTTTCACCCATCCGCTGCAAGAGCATCGGCAGGGCGAACGCGGCGATGGATCCGAGCGATCCCCGTATCTTGGCCCGTCCAGTACCAGTCGGGTAGTACCGACCGCTGCCGAGGAGTTTTTGAAGGAAGCCGTGCTCACGACGAAGGTACGGGGCCCCGCCCGGCGTGAACTTGGTCGCGGACCACGGACCGCCCTTACCTCCCGACGCGCCGTAACCGCTCTTGAGCGTTTCGGAAAGCGACTTGCGGCCTCCTTCAGTGATCCGCTCAACGAACTTCCGGTCGGCGGCACTGGCCGTGCCGGCCTGGACCCTGGCCGCCAGGTCGTCGGGGTTCACCATACGCCCGCCGAACCAGCGGCCCTGCCCAACGTACTCCGGCAGGTTACGGTGGGCGTGGTACGCGCCGAGGCCCAGGAGGCCGGGGGCAGCGCCGCTCACTGCGCCCACCGCCTTGTGTCCCAGTTCGTTGGCCACGCCGGGCTGAGTCTTCGCCTCAAGTTCGGCGATCTGACGGTCCAGCTGATGCGTGTCGTACAGCTCGCGGAGACGGGGTGCCGCCAAGCCCATGCCACCGCCGAGGGCGCCGCCGGCCAGGGCCCCGGTCAACGCCGAGCCCCATGGCCGCCTGTCTTCCTCGTCCCGGCCCGCCTGGCTCAGGTAACCGCCCACCCCGCCGAGACCCGCACCCATCAGGGCACCTTTGGCCGCGTCGGGGGTCGCCGCCCACATCGCGCCCAGGTTGCTCAGGAAACTGTTGGACCCGGTCTGGGCCCGCTTCTCTCGGGTCGGGGGGAGCATGCGCACGACGGCCGCCCGCTTGGCGAGCGTCATCGAAGCCATGTCGAGTTGTTCGTCAGACGAGTGCATTGGCAGGTTGCCCCAACAGGTTCGGCCCCTCGGTGGCGCCGACCCCTTTCTCGATGTCCGTGATCTCCTTGGCCTCGAACGGCTCCATGTTGCCTTGCAGGTGCCGGCGGAGAAGCGAACGTGCGATCAGCGGCTGCATGGCCCCCCGGGGCGAGAGCTGCGAGATCTCGTTGTACGCCTGCAACACCTGCTCAGGCCGATAGCCGCCGATCACCTCGTCGTCCATCATCTCCGAGAGCAACGACTGGGCCCGGATCTTCCTCAGCTCAGCCTCGTGCGACGGGTCGGAGAGTTCCTCCAGGGTCGCGTAGTTCGCCTCCTGCACCGGGGCATCGGACATGGCCCGATCCAGAATGCTCTTGGTCCGGTCGGCCACCGACGAGCCGGCCACCGACGACATGAACCCGGCCTCCTTCGCGGGGGCGGGCTCCTCGTCAATCAGATAGCGAGAGGAAGCCGTCTTGACTTCCTCCGGCGACGCCGGAGGCGCTGCCACAAAAGGGGCAAGCTCGCCCTCCTTGAAGCGAGCGACGGCGTCCTGCGCCTCTTTGTGGTGTTCGCGGAGTCGCACGACACGGCCGCCCTGGTCGATGCACTCCTTGATCAGGTTGAACGGCGCGGCGTCATGATCGATCGCCACGTGGGGGAGCTTGGTGTCCTTGGCCCGGGCCTCCTTCAGGCGGCTCCGCTTGTAGGCGAAGTCCATCAGGGTCCCGGCCGACTCGGGGTAGTACGTTTGCACCGCGTGCTCCACCACGTGGAACGGGTAGCGGTCGCGGGCCTGCTTCTTGAAGTACTCGGCGAGGCGGCCCATCGAGCCGATCAGGCTCTCGTGGGCCACGGCCGCCTGGTGGCGGGCCTCCTCGGCCTCCTTCTGCAGCTCGACGTACTGGCTGTGCGTCTTGGCCATCTTGACCCGCGGGTCGGGCTGGTAGGGCTCGGGCCGCGGCTGCCTGGCGAGCAGGTCGTCTGCCGCAGCAGCCTTCTCCATCGAAGCGACCTTGCGACGCCGGCCCAGCCAGGCGGGCGGGGCGATGTAGTCGGACGAGACGCCGGTCTCCTGCTGGAGATCGGCGGCCGACTTCACGCTCGACGGGTAGATGGCCTCGATCACCTTGGCCGGATCGGCCAGGGGGAACTCGGCGAACTTGTCGAGGATGCTGGTGTTGGTCTCACGTTGAGCGGTTTGCCGGCCGGTGTTGTAGGCGTGCGAGGCGAAGCGGATCATCCCTTCGCCCCACTTGTTCGACCGGGCCACCTTCTCGATTGCGGCGTCGGGCGTCAGGCCTTGGTTGTCCACCAGGTCCACGGCCCGCTTCACGCCCTCGACCAGCGCTTCCTCACGCTCCTTGCTGAGGGTCTGCATCTTGGTCCTCCTGACCACGCTTTTCCATCGGCTTGGCAGCCGGCAAGCTCATCGACGCCACTTCCTTGCTGATTGTATCGGCAGACTCGCCCGAGGACAGCAGCAACAACTCGTCGTCTCGTAGTTCCGCCGCACCCCCGTCGAACTCGGCGACCGGGGTCCCCTGGAAGTTGGTGGCCCCGTCCTTGCCCACGCTCCACGGGATGTCGGACAGGAACTGCTCGACGTTCTTCTCGAACGTGTTCTGGGCACCGCCCTGGTCGGCCAGAGCCTTCTGCAGCTGCACCAGCTGCGTGTGGTGCCCGACCAGCTCCAGGACGTTGTACTTGTTGACCTCGAAGTGGCCAACAGCCATGCCCGTCCGGCGGTGGACCTGGTGGGCCACGTAATCGGTCAGCCAGTTCGAGACGTCGTCCATGCTGTTGGCGTGCACGCCGCGGCGGTAGCCGGTGAGCATGAAGTCGATCATGATCGGGCCGCCGAAGTAGCCCATGAACTTCAGGCTCGAATCCCAGAACGGCTCAGACAACGGTGCTCGTGTGAATCGGGCCTCGGCGCCGCCCTCCTCCTTGAGGCGCTCGGCACTCTGCGAGATGGCCTTCATCAGCACGTGCTTCAGGATCCAGTCGTGTGCGTGGATCCGGTCACGGACGTTGAAGAACAGGGCCTCGTACCAGTCGATCGCCCCGGGGAGCGTGTGGCACTCCTTGGCGATGTCCTCGGACGACTGTTGGGCCAGAAGCCTGGCCTCGATCATGAACGCCGTCTCGAAGTCGTCGTCCGCCCGCTCGTGGATGGTCCAGGCGAAGTAGAGGTCGTGGTTCTCGTACGACAGCCGCCGGCGGGCTTCACGCGTTCCGTTGCGGTACCGCAGGATGAAGTTGCGCAGACCACGCACCCAGTCGTCGTCGTGCTTCGTCGACCGACCGGGGTTACCCAACGTGTCAACCATTTGCAGGACTCGCTTGTAACGCCAGTCCGGCTCACGGAAGGGGTGGAACTTGTTGAAGCCGATGTGTTGCATGCGGTGGTCTGCTTAGCCCTCACCCGCCACGCTGAGGCCGGCACTGACCAGCACGCGGTATGTGCCGGCGTCGGCCATCTTCAGGTAGAGCTTGCGGTTGACGCCGATGTTCACGTTGGGCAGCGGGTCCTGGTTCACATAGATGACCCGGTCGCCGGTGCCCGGCGGAATGGTCAGCACGCTGTCCGTGCCCGTGATCTGCGGCATCACCTGGTACGCCGGCTGCTCGGCGGTCGGGATGTTGAGCTTCACCGTACCGCCGGTGCCCACCGAGGTGAACGACTCGCTGGTCACGACCGACCGAAGGTCTTCGGCAATCGACGTGATGCGGTGGGTGGCGACGTTGTAGCCACCGACCGAGCTGCCAGCCACCTCCAGGACGTCGCCGACCTTCACGTCGTCGAGGTCCGCGGCGCCGGCCGCCAGGTTGATCTGGACGTTGCCGCTGCCGTCGTCGACGATCTCGAAGACGTCGTGCGTCGGGCCCTCGAACAGGCGGTTGTAGATGTCCGCAGCGATCGCCCCGGTCCCGATCCGGACGATGGCGATCTTGGTGATCTCGCACCGGCCGGGGAAGTCCAGGGCCTTGACCTCGCCCGCGGTCCATGCTTCGTAAAACTCGCGTTCGTATGGCGTCGCCATGGTTTAGTTCCTCGCTGCTTCCTCGATCGAAGGATCGCCAAGCTCGTCCCGGCCGGCGCCGATCGTCTTCTCCTTGAGGAAGAGCGTCACGTCACCGAGCGTCTCGAACGCGTTGCGGATGGAGTCCTCCAGCTCCGGCAAGTCGGCCTTGCCGTAGCGGTCCTCGAACTCCTCCTGGTGCCAGTAGAACAGGAACAGCATGCGCCCCAGACGGTCCAGGGCCTTCATGAGGTCGCCGAGGTACCGGTCGACCAGGCTGTCCTGTCGCACGGCCTTGAGCAGGCCGCTGATCATGCCGACGTCGAACACTTCCTTCTGCCCCGAGGCCCCGGCCTGCTCGGCCATGCTAACCGCGTGCGGATCGGGCATCATGAACGGATCGTAAATCTGCGGATCGGTCATGTCCGACTGCAGCCCTTCGACCGGGATGAACTCTTCCTGCGGGTAGATGGCCGGAGTGCTGCCGTAGCCTCGCTGCTCACTGCCCATCTCGGGGGCCGGGAACTGCGGGCTGCCGGGACCAGCGCCCACCGTCTCGGCGAACGGGAAGGGCATCGCGTACTTGATGCGGAAGATCCTGCTGCCCTTGGTCTGGGCCTGCTTGAGCATCTCCCGGGCCTGCTTCTCGGCCAGGCCGTGGCGACGCACCAGCTCGATCAGACCTTGGCGGGCGCTCATCCGGTCGCTGCCCGTCTTCTCGGTGGTAATCGTCACCTCGTTGTGGTCGGCGTAGATCTTCATCCGAGCCGTCTTCTGCGTGAAGCTCAGCTGGATGTCTGCGATGTTGCCGGGCTTGATCGGCGGCGGGTCGCTGGCGCCCGGTTCGTACTCGTCTGAGCCGACCTCGGTAACAATATTGTTCTCGGCCTTTCGGGGTCTGGGCGGGCTCTTGAGCTGGATGATCTTGCACTTGTCTGGGATGTGCAGCTCGCCGGCAATCGCCCGGATCTCGGCGTCGGGACGCTTGTTGATGAACAGCTTGGCGCCATACGACGAAACGTAGCCGCCGTCGTGGTTGTTGAAGTCGTCGTAGAACGTGTGCGACAGATCGCCGGGGTGCTTGGGGCCATGCTGGAAGTTGTCCAGGAAGTTGACCTTGTAGCAGCCGTCGTCGTAGACCGCGGTGACCTTGAACGGGACGGTGCCCTGACCACGCTCACCGATCGCCAGGTACGTGCCGCCCTTCTGCAGCGTCTCCTTGTCGTCCAGGCCGTCGAACCACTTCTGGAAGTCCTCGCGGGTCGAGGCGTGGCGAGACCACAGGGCCTGGCGGCTGATGCACTGCCAGGCCTGGTTGCCGCCGTCGGCCAGACGCACGGCGACCACGGCGTTGTGCTGCCGACGGTTGGAGTAGGGGTTCGAGATCACGAGGAACTCGTTCCACTCGGCCGGTTTCTCCAGGATGTCGTAGAGCCCTGTCTCCGCCGGATTCACCAGCCGCTGCGGCGAGGCCTGCGTGTTGTACGAGACACTGACCTCGTCACCCTTCCGGCGGTCGACAATGAGCACACCGTCGTTGAGCAGTTTTCGCCGCTCCTCTTCCGTCAGGTCAGGCAGGTTCTGGACCGTGGCCACGTCGTCGCGGGTGATGACCTTGACCGGCGGGCCGGCGGCCTTCTTCTCCTGCTCCTCGGGGATCAGGAACTTGCCGCGTGCGGGTGCCGCCGCCTTCTTGGTGCGGGGGACGATGTTCTTCTGCTCGCGGTCGTAGGCCTTCTTGATGTCGAGGGCCACGTCCTTGAAGAAGTCCTTACCGTAGAACCGATCGAAGGCCTTCTTGATGCCGGGGTAGGTCTGCGACAACATGTGGGCACGCTTCGCGATGTGGACGTTGGACCGGAGCAGTCCGGGCAAGTCGAGCTTGATGCCGGCCATCGCCGCATGCATCGGCCTGCTAGCGACCTTGTCGAGTAGCAGGCCTCGGCCCCACTCCTGACCGCGGTACATGAACCGGGCCTTCTTCGTGGCGCCGGCCCCGATCATGGGCATGACGCCCTGGGCCCAGTCAGCAATCCGACGACCACCGCGGTCGGACCCGAACTTGCTTTGCTCCGGGGGCCACGCCAATTGCTCGATGTTCGGGGCCATACCGCCGAGCTGGAACGTGTCCTTAGGCGACCGCTCGCCTAAGGTGTGCGGCTTTTTGGCCATCAGGTAGTTGACCCAGTTCTCCTTCATAGGCACGAACATGTCCTGCCGCTTAACGTACAGCAGCTCGTGCCCCTTCAGGTCGCCGTTCAGGAAGAAAACCGGGGCGTAGAGCCACCGCTCTCCGATCTTGAACCCGAAGACGCCCATGGCCTTGGTGTTGTCCTCGTTGCGATCGACGAGCTGGAACCCGACGATGTAATCGAGCAGACGGGGAGCCTTGTCCTTGAGGTAGGCGTAGGCCAGCGAGCTGAACGCCTGCTCGAAGCCGGCCTCCTGCTCACCACCCAAGCTCGCCATTTTCTCGTTCGGATTGAACTTGAGACAAGCCTTCTTCAGGCGCTCCAAGTCCTCACGGCTGGCTACCTTGCCAAGTTGAGCCGTCGCTTCCATGCCGCTCTCCTGATTTTGTCCGTCTCAGCGATTATAAACCCGCTCTGAAACGATTGCCAAGCTCTACTTCGGGGCTTTGCGTCGGCATACGTCTTTTCGAAAGTGCTTTTGAGGGTACACTGACCGAGATCGCAATGCCTGCTCATCGGCCCATAAGATGAGACGGATCGGCACCTGACAGCAGGAGCATCGCTCCCATTTCCGGGCTCTGGGCGCTGACCTGGCTGAGCACTTGTCGGTAGATCGGGTTGCCGAGGAGCGACGCCGCACGGGCCTCTTGAGCGGGTGCCGGAGCAGCCGGTTTCGCCTGGACCACCGCGGCCTGCTGCGGTTTTTGCCTCGCGTACCTCGCGGCCTCCTGTGCCGCTTCACGATCTTGGTTCTGCTGTTTGACCTGCTCGATCGCCTGCATGGCCCCGGAACCAGCTTCCTCGCCGGTCCCCTTGTCGACCCACGTCATGCGGCCCTGATCGTTCACGAACGGATTGAACCCGCCCAGACCGTACCAGGGCGTGTCGTCCACGTATTTCCGGGCGTACCGGCTGGCGATGTCCTTCGGAGCGTGCTGCAGCAGCTCGTCGACGCCACCCGCCGCCTCGCGGTTCTCGGCCAGCTGCTCGTTGAGCCGGTTGCCCGCGGCCAGCGATTGGCGTCGTTGGGCAAACGATTGGATGGGGGCCATCGCCAGGTCGTATTTGGCTTTGCCCAAGGCCGCCACGCTCGACGGACTGAACGGTGTGTTGAGCACGGCGCCCGCATAACCCGTCGGCCCCTGCCAGTTGCCAGCGTCCCGCAGCCGCTGGTCGACCATGTTCCCGAAGGTGTCCTGACCCGTGGCCATGTCGTAAAGCTCGCTGCCGCCACGGATCCCGAACTCCAGCGGGGCGACCGCCAGGCCCAACGGACCAGCGAGTCGCCCAGCCTTGCCCGCGAACCGCCCGAACTTGCCGGCACCCTGAGCCAGGTTGTGGGACTGACCCAGGACCTTGGTCGCGTACTGGTGGTAGCCGGGCCGCAGCCACTTCGAGACGGTGCCCGGCATCTGCGGCTTCACCCCGCTCAACGCCTGGGCGGCGGCCGAGGGCCGGGCCATAGCGCCCACCAGGTTGCGGATGCCCGGGGCCTTGGCCACGGCCGGTGCGTACCGCAGGGCAGCAGCGGCCAGCGGACGGGTCCCGGCCTTGGTCGCGGCGCCCGCCCCCATCGGTCCAGCACTCCACGCGTGCCAGTCGGCGGTGGTCAGGCCGTTGCCGGTCGCGGCACTGCCGGCCGTAGCAGCCGCCGGGCGGGCCACGGACGCAGCAGCCTGACCGGCAGGTGCCCCGGTGGGGCCGGGGGCAGCGGCGAAAGACGAGAGGTACTGTCGGAACCGGTTGGCGTCGCCGGCCGTTGCCGGACCCACGCCACCGCCGCCACGCATACTGCTGAGCATGCTGTTGCCGACGTTGTACGACTGGCGGGCCTGCTGCTGCAGGTTGAAGTTGGGTGAGCCCGGGATGGCCCCGGTTCCCCACATGCCCTCCGCTTCCTTCTGCATGTCGCTGCCCATCTTCTGGGGTGGGGCGGGCGGCGTGACCAGGCCCTGCCGGCCGAAGTCGACGCCACGGGCCAGGCCCGGGACGAACGAGGTGCCCAGCTCGTCACTGGTCCCGCCACGGTGCACGGCACTCAGCAAGCTCTTCTTCTGGCCTGAGCCGTACATCCTGGTCATCCAGTCGGGATCGTGTTGGACCGAGTACATGCCCCGGATCATCTCGGGCTCGAACGGCGGCGGCTCGTCATGGGTCTCCAGCTCCTCGACCCCGAAGTCCTCGAAGTCCTTGAGCATCGATTTCCGGATCTTCGTGCCGATCGTGTAGTGGAGGACCGGACGCTCCAGGTACTTGCCAACCGCCTGCTTGTACGGGACCCGGCGGCTCCCTTCCCGGGGTTGCCACCGGTGCTCCAGTGCACTGTAGGGTACCACATCGTCCGGGACGTACTGATCGTACTCATCCGTCATCCGCACATGGTCGATCAGGCCCCGACCCAACAGTTCCACGTTGCGGCGGCTGGCGTGTATCCCAGCTTCATGCATCGCCTGGCGGAAGGCCTGGGTGAAGTACCGCCGACCTTCGCCAACGCCCTTGTGGCGCACGACCTCCGACGGGTTCGGGATGCCCTCGCTCAGGACGTCGCCCGCCTCAATCTCGTCGCCTCGCTTAACCTTCAACGAGAAGTCCGGACCGACGTAGTGCTTCTCGTTATTGATCACGACGTACTTGCCACCGGCCGGAGCCTCTTCGATCCGGCTCACGATGCCGTCGACCTGGGCATGGGCCGCACCACCCTTGAACTTCTTGGGCACCTGGATCAGCTGGTTGATGTAGTCGAACCCGGAGACCGCCTTCTCGCTGCCGGCCACGCCGCCCGAGTGCTTGGCCGAGTTAGAAACAATCAGACCGTTGGCCAGCACGAAAAGATGGTCCGGATGGTCGACTTCGAGATCGTATGTCGCAACCGTGCCCACGGGTTCCTGCCGCTGGCGATGGAAATACTCGGTGGACTCGTCTTCCTGGAGTTTTGGCAGATAGTCGGCCAGCATCTGTCCTTTACGCGCCGGAACCGCGATCCGAGACGCGAACCGTCTGACCTGTTCTTTGCGGGTGATCGTGAACGAATAAAGCTTCCGCTTGCGTTTTCCCTTGTGGCTTCCGATCGACGAGCTATGAATCGCAAAGCGGACCTGAATTAGTTCCTTGACCTGCTTCGCAAGCTCCAAAGAAGTTGAGCTGAAGTTGATATAGAGTTCATCGGGTCGCTGCGTCGGCGGATAAACGCTACCGTCTGTCGCAAACAGGCAGCCCAGCAATCGTGCAACCGAGTTTTGGTCCCAACTCCAAATCTCCTCGGGAATCTCTTTCTCGTGTGCGTACTTGCCGTACATCCGGTGCTGCTTCAACCAGATCAGTGCCGGATTACGGTCTCCGGGCAGCACTCGTCCGGTCTCCGGGTCTTGCCGAATCGCGTCTTCGACCTGGCTGATTCGGTAATAGCCTTCGTGCCCTTCGTGCCCTTGGAGCTTCGTAGCCTTCAAACCCAGTCCTGCCAGGTAAGGCTGCATCTCTTCCACCAGGTCCGGCTCGAAACAAGACCAGTGAACCCCGTGAACGCTGACAGTATACCCTCCATCACCCAGCAGCAGACCGCACAGGCCGGCAAACGGTTCTGCACAGCCGTGATCGTTTACGACCGCGAACGGCATCTTGGCCGAGTAGCCAACACATTTCCGGGCGACCGGAAACACGCCGTGTTCCACTCGCTCGGACGGTATCGCCCAATGCCTTGTCTTGGACAAGAGTTTGTGGTCTCCGGTGCTGACCAGATCGACGTGTTGCTTCGTTTTGGCTTCCCGGAATACCGTCCGAACACACTCCCGCTCTCCGTTGTCGTAGACCCGGACAACGCGCACCGGAAACAGCCGCCCGGATTTGTCGGCTCCCATGATTTGTTCGTCAGCCCGGACCTGCTCGATCCGTTTCACCGTCCAGTCGGCCATCCGCACTAGAGTCCCTGCTGCAAGGCAAAGCTGAGCCTGACTCAGGGGCTCGGAGTTGGAAACAACCAGTCCGTTGGCCAACACGAAAAGGTGATCAGGGTGTGCGATGTACAGGTCGTATGTCGGCAACTCGCCGACCCGTTCCAATGAAATACGAGTACACCGACCCTTGACTCTAGGCGCGCCTCTTGCCGAACGCCGTTTCGAGTTCCACTTCGATAACAGCGAGTCTAGCCGACCACGTTTCACGCCAGCGACAGGAAGAATAGAACGAAGAAGATTAACATCGTCTCTGCGATTAACCGTAAACCGCCAGTTAGGGGCGTACTCATCACCATCAGCACGCTTCTTCGTGGAAGATATAACCGACGAACCCCAGACGCCCCACCGCAACCCTAGAAGCTGCCGAACGCCATCCAGCAAGCACTTAGAGTTCGATCCGAACCCCAAACCGCCCGTCGATATCACGTACCCGTCCGTTACGAGCAGACCGGCGATCAGCGCAGCCACAGACGCGTTATCCCACGAGTGCACGGACTTCGGCAAAGTCTTAATACTGCTCGTCTGCCCGAACATTCCCTCGACACGAAGCAGCTCAATAAGACGGCTGCGATACCAGCTACCATCTTCGCGTCGCTTCACTTGGCGGTGCGTTGTATCGACAACGCGGTACTCGTTATCCGTGTTGTTTTTGATCTCGAAGTTCAACGGCTTGAGATACGCACCGACGTCAGCGGCGAGCACCGGATCATAACAGCTGAACCCTACGCAGTTCGCTGATCCGCTATAGCAACCATCACCGATTACCAGACCCAAAAGAAAAGCTAAAGGTTGAACACCAAGCCCGGTATCGTCAAAGGACGACGCCAGTTTAGCGCAGAACCGATCGCCCCCTGATCGCTTTTCATGTGGGATTTTGGTTCCGAGCGGGCGAACGGCAACCGGATCGAAGTAAGGAACACGTTTTACCGAACCCCTACCCGAACGAACAACAATCTCGGAGAGTATTTTGTGCTCTGGAGTCGCGACCAGCTCTAGCAGATTGTCTTTGGCGGCCTTACCCGTGCCCCGCCTGAACAGGGCCTTCACACACGATTTAATGCCGCTGAAACAAGCGTCAAGCACAGGAACAGGCCGCAACACCCCGTCGACACTGCATCCCAGAACTACATCTCCGGGCTTAACGTCCTCCACCGCTTTGACCTCTCCGTTGGCCATCTGGACTCTCGTCCCTCCAGACAAACACAACGCCTGGGCAGCGGCCAGGCCGATGTTCTCGCCGCGACCCGGGAGCCCGCCCTTCTCGCGGACGCCGGCGTCACGGCTGTAGATACCACCCTCAGGGCTACCACCGACCGTGGGGCTGCGGACCAGTATCCGCTTGAGACCTTGGCGGCGAAGGTTGTGCAGGATCTTGGGCGTGATCACCGTATTCCGCTTGTAGCCGCCGGCGTCGTGGGCCAGCAGGCTTCCCGCGGAGTCCGGGTCGTCGACATCCACCGGCAGGCCGCGGAGCGAATCGGGCTCGCCGTCCCCGTCCTCATCTGTGACCACCAGGCGGTGGCCCATCTGGTTGAGCTGCTTAGAGAGGAAGCCCGCCTCCTGGGTGGCGAACTTCGTGCTGTTGGACACGACCAGGCCGCTAGAAAGCACAAACAGGTGGTCTGGGTGATCAACCTCCAAATCATATGTAGCAATTTCGCCAGCCGGTTCTCGATCGTAGATCTTAAACCCCGGTGACCCGTTTGAGTGGTCCGGTTTCATGGTAGCCGCGATACGCTTCGCCTGAACCCTCTTCTTGCCGTACAAGGGGACCCGCGCGAAAAACCTGGCAACCGACGCAGCGTGTGACACCGCAAAACCCCATTGGTCGTGCGTTGCGTTCTTCTTCTTTTCTTTAGCTGTGAAGATCAGCCCGCCGGACCATATACCCAACCGGAGTTCCAACAGTCGTTGCACTTGTTCCACCATACGCCGGGAAGAAAGTGTCAACTTAATTGTTGCGTTACCGTTTCGGCCAGTAATCGAGCCGTCGGTGGAAAACAATCCTCCGAGCAACTGACCAACCGAAACATCGTCCCATGCGAAACAACCCTCTGGAAGCTCCTTATCGTGGGCCAATTTCTCGCCGAGACGCGTCTTCAAATCGACCGCAACCGCAGCCCCCCCATCGCCCGCCAGCGTATAGTTGTAATTATCACCGCCTGCTTTGTCCAAAAACACGTCGAACAATGAGATGTACTCACGCAGGTCGTCCAAAAGGAGCGGGTCATTGCACGACAACAAATACCGCCCACGGGTCGATTCTGCCATACACCCGTCGCCGAGCATCAACCCATACAACAAGGCCGACGGTTCTCGCACTCGGGACTGCTCGCCCGCCTCCCCGGCCGCCGGCGTCGCCACGTATTCATTCTTTACTGGATTTTTAAGCAGACGCGCCGCTTCAAGCGGTAATGGTGTCGGGACGTAGATTGACCGGTGTGCATAGGTTGAACCGGGTCGTCCGGCTTTTACGGTGGCAAGGACCTTATGCTTTTCGGTCGCCACGAGTGTTCGATGCGAGGACGGCAAACGGCAACTATTTTTGCGAAATCGGTAGCGGTAGCAAGGCTGCACACCGTTGTAGTAACGACGGATAACCCTCACAGGCGTCATCCGCCCTTGACGATCAGATCCCATCACCCAGTCACCAGGTTTCACCTTCTCGATCGGCTTGTCCGTGTAATCGGCCATCAGCACCTGAGTTCCTTTAGCCAAACACATCACGCCCTTGCGGGCGCCGTAGGTCCCGGCCCAGTACTCGGCGGGGCTCAGGCCCTCGCTGTAACTGCGGAGCACGGGGATCGGAATCAGCCGGTCACGCTGGTCGGTGTACAGCAGGTCCGAGCCCAACAGGCTCGACAGGTTCATCGGGTTGCCGCGGCCCGAGCCCAACACCTGCATGGCCAGCGGGTTCTTCGCGGCGCGGGCCTCGTCGAAGATCCCCGACTGCATGGCCTCGCGTTCCTTGCCGATGTGCTTGAGGATCAGCTGCTCACGCTGCTCGTCGGTGAGCCGGTCGTCGGCGAGGATCTCGTTGATCTTTTTCTGGATGCGTTGGCGGGTCTCTCGGCCGGTCTTGCTTTTGAGCATGTGCTCCAAGCCGAAGCTGTAGCCGCCGGATTCCTGGGCCGAACGCCAACCGATCTGTGAGAGCTTGTGGCTGACCTCCCGGTAATCCTCCGGGTGCTTACGGGCCAGGTCGGCCATGAGATTCCGCACACCCTTTTTGTCGAGGACCATTTGGTAGTCCCGCATGTCCTCCGGGAGTGCGTCGTTCACCAGAAGTTGACCGACCGTCGCCTTCATGGGCCTCCGTGCCCCGATTCAAAAAGTACTTTTGAAGTTATACTGACCGGGCGCAATGCCTGCTCATCGGCTTGGAAGATGAGACTCGGGCTCTTCGTCGAGGTCCGCCAGGTCGTCGTCGAGTTCTTCTTCGACGTCGTCTAGCACGTCGCCGAACTCGTCCTCTTCGTCTTCCTCGCCTTCCGGAGCTTCTTCTTCGCCATCGTCGTCATCCTCCTCCTCGTCGTCATCGTCGTCCCCGTCATCGCCGTCGTCGTCATCGTCGTCATCGTCCCCGCCGTCCCCGTCCGAGGCCTGCGGTTCGCCGGGCTCGCCCTCGGGCCCGGGCTCCTCGCCCAGGTCCTCGCCCTCGTCGGTGCCTGCCTCCGGGCCCTCGATGACGGCCACGGCCGAGGCGTTGGTGTCGATCGCGTCTTCGGGCAGCTCGCCGTTCACGTAGGCCTCCGGGTCGATGTCGGACGCCAGGTCGTCGTCGGCCTGACGCTCGGTGGTCGGGGTGGGCGTCGGGGCGGCCACGGTAGCCGCGGACAAGGCAGCGGGGCGCCCGATCTGGACGGCGGCACGCTGTCGGTTGTCAATTTGCTGGCGGGCCTGGGCCATGTCGAGGCGGGCGTCGAGACGCCGCTCCAGGTTGGCGTCGGTCACCTGGACGATCACCTTGGCCTGGCCCGAACGCAGGCGGCCGAGGATCAGGTCGAAGACCCCGCCCATGTCCGCTTCGTTCGTGAGCGAGAGGGGAGCCGTGCTCTGCGGGTGGAGGTAAGAGCTGGTCGAAACGTTGGAGTTCGGGGCCACCTCCTGGCCGCCCTCCGTCGGGTTGCGGTAGTACTTGTCGGCCGACGGGTTGTCCTTGTTCGTTAGGTAACTCGGGTTCGCTTTCAATGGCTGACCCGGTCTGCCCTTTCGGTCACCATGCCGGTTGTCGACGACCGATTTGTTGTTGCTGCCGTAGATGTGGTTCGTGTTCTTGGGGTGATCGGACATGACGCTCATCCTTTCGATGGTCCTGTAAGCGGCCTCGCCCCGCCGGGAACGGGAGGTGGCTCTAGGAAATCTGTGACGACCTGGTGCCTTCCAACCCCGAAGGCACGCAGGCTTTGGTTGAAGTCTTCGTCGGCCGCGTGCGAGACCTTGTACGCACCGTCCGGCCCGTACTCGCCCGCAACGCAAATCGGCGTGCCGTTGTCGTCAAAGACGACCAACTGACTCGCCGGGATGCGTAGCGGTTTGCCGTCGCTGATGATTTCGACGATCACGCAGCGCTACCGTTCGACCGCCCCCTGATGGCCAAGATCGCGGAGGCCCGGCTGGCGGTCTCGCCGAGGCCCGCGGTGTCCGGCGTGTTGAAGCCGGTGCGGTCGTGGATCGACGCGCCTTTCTCAGCGGGCGTCGCCGCCTGCATGGGATCGATCGGTTGCGGGGGCTGAATCGCCGAAGGATCACCGCCGCCCACCGCACCACCAGGGCCGCCTCCCTGTGCCATCTCGGTGAGCTTCTCGGGAGTGGTCGCCATCTCGGCGGCCGAGAGCTGGACGCCCATCGCGTCGGCGAGGCGGGCCAGCATGTGCTTGATCTGCATGATCTCGACGTTGACGTCGATCTTGGGCTTGACCTGCTCGGGGGCCGCGGCGGGCGCGGCGGGCGCCGGAGCAGGTGCCGCAGGGGGAGCCGGGGGCATGGCGCCGCCCATCATCGCGGGGTCCATGGGCATGCCGCCACCCATCATCGCAGGGTCCATCGGCATGCCGCCGCCGGCCGCCGCCATCGGGTCCCCGCCAGGGGGCATGCCGCCACCGCCCATCGCCGGATCGCTGCCCGGGATAAACGCTTTCTTCTCCTCCGCAGCCACCTTGCCGATGTAACCGGCGACGGCCTGCATGGCCATGGTGTGCAGCTGAGGGTTGACCTGGTGGTTGCTCATGTTGGGCCCTTCCGTGGTGATCCTGTCAGTGTACCTCACAACTTTAGGCGAGTGAAGCACTACCCGATGATCTGCACCTGGTCGTCGATGCTGATCTCGCCTCGCCTGTACGCGGCGATCGCGTCCTTCTGGCTGGCGAACGTCCGAACCGGCCGCTCGCTCTTGCTTGCGGTGGCGTGGTACAGACCGCCGACGTACTCCTGGCTCGGAGCGTGGACCGGCGACTTAAAGTCGGACGGGCTCAGCAACTGGCGGCTGGGGAGCATCCGGTCGAGAGCCTCTTTGCGGGCCTCCTCGTCCGTCGGCACGTGGTAGTTCATGGCGTCGCCGTCGAAGTCAGCGTTGAACCCCTTCACGACCAGCGGGCTCACCTGCAGGGTGCTGCCCTTCACCAGGCGAGGCTTGAAGGCCATGATCCCGAACCGGTGGAGGACGGGCGCCCGGTTGATGATCACCGGCCGCTGCTCCATCTCCTCAATCAAGACGTCTCGGGCCAAGCTCGACTTCTCGTTGACGTGCCGCATGGCCTGGGCCACAGGCATCCCCTTCCGCTTGAGCCGGCGGACCAGGAACCGCTTGTACACCTCGAACGCCCGGTCCTCGGGCAGGCCGACGCTGTCCATGTCGAGCGAGGGGTTCGGCGTGATCACCGCACGCCCCACGTTATCGACCGTCGTCCCGATGAGCTTCCGCTGCGCGGTGCCGAACTTCGGGCTGGAGCCGAACACGCTCTTGAGGATGCCGCGGACGTTCTTCTCTTTCGACTCCTGCGTGATCGGGTCGCCGAGCCCTGTCACCGCCTTGAACGCGTTGTAGACCGCCAGCCGCTCGTCACCCACTTCATCGCCGACCGCACCTTTCATGTCGATGAGGTTGTTGTTCGCCTCGATCAACTCCTTGTAGAGGAAGTTGGGATCGGCGACGAGCGGGATCTCTTTGTCGGTCATCACGCTGACCGGGCGGAACTGCGGAGGCAGGACCGGGGCCTTCTTGAGCATCCACTGTCGCGGGTGGATGTTGAGCCGCTTGGCGCTCTTCAGGTAGCCGAGCCTTCGCACGGCGGCGTCGCGTGCCGCCTTCGTCCCGTTCTTGATCTCGCCCTGCGTCCTCAGGATCTCGCGGTCGAGGTTGATGTTTTCGAGTGCCTCGGAAATCGCCCGCAGCCCGGTGCCGTAACGGGGCAGCGTGTCCTTGCCCGCGATAATGTCCTGGAACTTCTTGCCAGTCAGCCCGAGCACTCGACGGATCGGCTCTTCCATCACCGGGTTGGGCATGGGCTCGGCCAGCTTGATCGCGGCCCACCGCCGACCGTGGTGACCGCCGGTCACCGCCGGGTCGAACAGGCCGCCCGGGATCGGCTTGAGGTCCTTGTCGAAGTGGACGGTCTCGCCCGACTTGATCGTGCGGTCGCCGGCCAGCTGATCGATGTCGTCATCGGTCAGCGCCATGATGTTGGTCTGCGTCCCGTCACGCACCACGTTGATCCCGGCGCCCTTCAGCTCGTTGACGAACTTCTCGTAGACGAGCGGGACCTTCGGCTGCTTAGGTGTGTAGCCCTGCATGAACTGCAGCCAGTAGTCTTCGTTTTTCTGCCCGCGAATCGCAGAAGCATCCCGAAGAACCTCTGTAGCGCCGTGGGAGAGGAGGGCGTTAACATCGAGCAGCGCAATTCTCTTGCTGCCCGTCTCGCCGCCCTTCGCCGGTGCATCCTCAGCCGTATAACCTCCGGATCCACGTCCCTGTCCTTTGGAGTTACCGCTCCACATCGGCTTACCGTTACGCCGAACATATAGCATCCCCGTTCGCATCGTTGCGCAATAAACAACGCCTTTGTACATGCGAAGGGAGAACCCGCCCAGATTGCGGTCACCGTCGATCTGGGCGGTTGTTCGCGACAACGCGACGCCGCAAGTCCACGCAGGCAAATAATGCGTCTCTTTCCTCGGCTTAACCGGGCGGATAACCGCACCGAATCCGGATCGAACACACAACTCCTGAAAATCATCTGCCAACCCCTTAGAGGTCGTCGTGAATCTTTCCATGTTTCCAGTCGGCGTGGTCTGCCGATTGCCGTCGCCATCCATCATCGACGCGAATAGTCGCTGTCGCCCGGTCAATCCTCCCTCAAGGAGATGCCGCGGTAAGCGCTTATTGTGTGAATGTGTTCCGTACTGCTTCAAATGCTCAGCAAGTGCCCTACTACTAATGCCAACACCGAAAATCTCGCCTTTTACTTTGTAATAATGCCAGGGCCACGGCAAACGAGCCACAAGCTCCTCAATCCTAGCAAGTTTTTCCGGGTTCGCGGATTCACTTTGATAGATCATCACGCAGGCCCGGCGACGCGTAACCTTGGCGTACCCCTCAGTGACCCACCACCCAACAAGCTCCGCGTAATCATCCCAATCCACGTCGTCATCGCCGATCTTAGTGGTTGCGGGATTGTTACCTGCCGCCGAGGGACCGAATTGTTGCACAGAGAACCGCCGCCCATGAACCTCACCGGCCTCGCGAAACCCCCACTCCTTTTGCCAGTTATAAGATTTCAACCAGAGTCGGTGATTCGGGGTAACGGCATAGTCAAGGTATCTGCCCTCAAAACAACACAATTGCCCGTAGTACTCGCTGCGAACTACCCGCTCGGCCTGCTCATAAACAAGGTCGCCGCCATCAAGCGTCGCGAACTCATCATCGTCTCGCGCATCAACCCACGAGACCCACCCTCGCTTTGTAAGTACCTCGGTTTGATCGTCAAAACATTCCGCCGTGTGGTGCAGCTTCATGAAGAAGCGGTTGCCGGTGTTGATCCCCTTGATCTTCTTGTCGGTGCTAGGGTCGACAATGTCCTCGGTGTCCGAGAGCCCCGCCTTACGCAGCTGATCCCTGGCCCACTCAGTCATGTCCTCGATGTTCTCGTCGAAGTCCTCGACCTTGATCGGCTGGCCGCGGTGCTTGGCGAGCTTGCCCAACGCGGCCTCCACCATCTGGGCCGGGTTGGTGTTGCCCGCGATCAAAACCTTTCCGTTGCGGCGAGTCACGATGTACCCGGTTGGCACCGTCGGGCAATAGATCTTACCGTCGTAGTCAACTTCGGCCCAGTTCTGTTTCTCCAAGATTCGGTGCCGTTTAGCGTGAATACCGACCCGCCACATACCCGAAGGCTGCTTCGACGTATTCGCCGAATAGCCTTGGTAGATAAGCAGTCGCTGGAGGTCCTGCGCCAACTGTTTTGACGTTGTACCGGCGCCCCAATACGCATGGTCTCTGTTCGTCTGATCTTTGTCGCCGTCACCGGCCAGATAGCTATCTAGGAACCGCTGCCGTGTCTCTGGGCTCTGCGAGAAGACCCAGTCCGGGACGTGCTTCTCATCACACAGCCCCAACGGTTTCAGGTGCTCACAAAGACGCTTCGATGTGATGTGGAACTGCGTGTTCTTCGCGTTGTAGTTCCAGGCGAACGGAAGGCGATTCAACAGCTCCTCGATCCGGCTACAGTTTTCCGGATTAGCCTCGATACTCTGAGAGATGTGGACTTTCTCGTCGGCGTTACCTTCGGCCACGTACCAACCAAGGAACTCGGCCCAGTCCCCGGCTTCAATCACAATTTCTTCTACAGACGACTGCGTATCCTTCACGTGGCGCTCGATCTGCGGCAACACGAAGTCCCGATCTTCACCGGGTACCGGGTTTCCGGCCACAGGCACCTTCCACCCGTTTCGGTCGAAAATTCGCTCGGCCGTCACTTCCTGCCATGGCGCGCCGGGGTATCCACAAGCAGCCCACATGCGGTGATTCGGCGTGACGCAGAAGTCCATGAGCTTGTTCTCAAACTTCAGCATTTTGCCTGTGTAGTCCGCAACGTGAAACTTCTCCAACTGTGGCATTGTGTACAGGTTCTCGGTCCAGACGTGGTAGCAAACGAACTGGTCGTCTTGATGAACGTCACGACCAAACACCCAGCCTCGATCCGTCAAGAACTCAGTCTGCTCGTCGTAACAGCGGCTGATGACCCCAAGGGGGTTGAGCAGCACCTCGTACGGGCTGCCCGCTTTGTCGTGGGGCATCTGGTTGTCGGGGATGATCGCGGCAACAACTCCTTTATCACCTAGCCGTACCGGCCGCTGTTCAGCGACCAGTACGTTTTGTCCTCCCTCTTGCAATAAACGATGTGATTGGGAACTGTCACGCAGTAGACCTCGCCGTCGTACTGCACCATCTTCTCTTCGTTGGACGCGTAGGTCTTTGCCTGCCCTTTCTTCCACCAAGGCCGCAGATGAGAACGATTAACTCGGCCCCGCCAGTGAGGGTTCTTTTGAAGGTTGTCTTCACGGTCGACGGGCTTCAACTTGACACACCAGCCCAACTTCAAACACAACACTTGAAGGTCGAAAGCCAACTGCTCGCTCGACGTTCCAAACTCCCAGCACGCCCCCTTATGTCCGTCTCCTTCCATGTAAGAATCGAACAAGACGGAGATCTGGCGAGAGCACAGTTCTTGTACGTATTCCGGCACTCGCTTCGAGTACGCATCGCTGCCCAACGGCAGCAACACCCCGTACAACCACTTGGAGTTGATCTCAAACCTATTTTCGTTTTCTCGGTACGAGAAACGCAGACCAAGCTCGACCAGCGTGTCGTGAATGTCCTCCCAAACCGAAGACGTTCGGAACTGGCTGATCTGCACCTGATACCCGCCGCTCGAAGTACGACAAGTTCGACCCTCTGACAGGTAATACCCGATGAACCTGAGCCAAATGTCCATGGGTACAGATTCCAGGACTTGCTCTCGACTGTTCCTCGCGATGTACGGCTCGAACTCCATCAACAAGCGTTCTTCGCCAACCCACTTGCAGTCTTTCTTGAACTGCCATTCGCCCTTCGACTCGTAGAAGTCTTTAGCCGTCACCTCGCCGTAGGTCTGGCCCGGACGAGCAACCCACAAGCGATGCTCCGGCGTCACCAGCATGTTGAGGTGCTTGGTATTCAGGTAGTACATCTCCCCCGTGTGAGCAAACGAGTGCACGTGAGTTGGTTTGTGGTACTCCAGTTCTTCCGTTTCCGGGTTCAGCGTCGCCAACTCGTCGTCGAGCGTAACCTCCGCAACAGGCTTCCAACCTTGCCGCGTGAGTAGGCTAGTCTCCGGGTCGTAACACATCTTGTCGCCGACCTTCATCTCCTGCCGGCCCTTGACCAAGACGACCGGGCCGTTCTTGGTCTTCACCACATCGGTCACCACGCCTTCGTCGTGATGCTTCCACGTGATGCTGTTGTCTTGGAAGCCAGGCTGACGCTTCTTGTGAACCTTGTTCAGCGCCCGGCTCCGCTCTTCGGCAGCCAGGATTAGCGGATCCCCGTGTTGCACGACTGTGCCTGGTTTGACGACGCCGTCAGCGTCCATGTTTTCCAGGGTCTTCTTGTCGTACTTGCCGGGGAACAGCGAGAGGTAGGTGTTCTTGCCAGTGCGGGTCCGGGCGCTGATCTCAAGGTCGTGCTGGTACATGTGCTCGGAACTCAACCGCTTGGCCATGGAGTCCGAGATCACGATGGCGTCTTCAAAGTTCTTGCCGCCCCACGGCACGTAAGCAACGCGGGCGTTGACGCCCAGGGCCGTCGCGCCCTGGTCGTTGGTGTAGTTCGACCGGGCAAGCAGGTCTCCGGCCTTGAAGGACTGGCCAGGCCGGACCGTCGGCGTCTGATGGATGTATGTGTTGTGTACGACCAGGCCGTGACAAACAGCGAACATCTCCGAGTCTTGCACGGAAAGGTCGTAGACCTCCTCTTCGTGGTCCGCCGATTCGATCGCCACGATCTCATCCCACATGACGTCAGAGACACCCCACTTGCCGAACACGCTTTTGGATCCGGCCAGCCTGTGCTTGGCAACTTTTCCTTGCAGCGGCGTCTTGTCGAAGCCGGCATAGACGAGCGTCCTGGCTTCTTTATCGGGGACCGGAACCATCTCGTACACGGAAGCTCGGTACTGCGAATCGATGGATTCGTTCAACCGTTCCTCTCGATCGTCGTACACGAACCATCGGGGCAGCTTGTGTAGCTCCCCGGACAAGACGCGGAAGCGATACCCGTCCCGCCACGCATCCTTGTACTTTTTCCTTGGCGACGTCTTCAGCGTCGTGAACACGTCCAACGACAGCAGCAGGTCGACGAGGTTGTCCCGAAGCTCCCGCGAAACACTGGTCGCCTCCAAATTAGTCCCGCCGTTTCCGTCCTTCCAAAAGCAACCGTCGCCACCCATGTACCCTTCGACCAGTCCTTCTCGGAACTCGGCTGGGTACCGAAGGAATCGCGACGGGATCTTCTTGTTGTGTGACCGGTGTCCGAACTGTTTCACCAACCTCTTGACCAGTTTCGGCGCCGTCATACAAACGGTACCGCCGTTTCGGAACGGCTCGTAGCCCTCCGAAACGGTTCTCAACAAAGCCAGTACCGTCTCTGCCCGATCGTCCGGCTCAACCGAAATCGTCACCAGGTTTGGCTGACTGGGCGGGCAGTGCCCTTCCGCAAGGTATAGGCCGACCACGCGACCGTCGTTACGAGACTTGCCCGGATACGTCTTCGACGAGACCATTTCGGGGATCTTAGCCACAGGCAACCGTGTCTTGCCGACCTGGCAATCGTCCGGATAGATAGGCACGAGTGTTCCATCGCTACCCATCGTCACCAGGCTGTGGTCTTCGGTCACCACAACATGACGGCCGGACGCTGTCTTCACCCGCAACAGACGTTTGTCGTTGGGATGAGCCGTTTTCGCGATGACCTTCTTCCACGCAGACTGCTTCGTTTTCGGACACACCGAAAGGACGTAGTCGTCGTCTCGCCACTGATACTCGCGAATCGGGCCTCGCCAGATGTAAAGCCCTTGCCTCGACCGCCCAGATTCCGCCCTTCTGCGGATCAGAATCTCGGTGTCACCGGTCACGCTCTTACGGTTGTACGGATGGTTGTTGTACAGCTCGATGTTCGCCCGGCTGTTGTCGGCGTACTGCACGGTGATCTCGTCGTCGGTGACCGCCACCACGCGACCGGGCTGATCGGCACGCACCGCACCCATGTGCGATCCGTACTCGTCCTCGAAGCTGATTGCCCCGCCGCTGCCGGGAACCGCCGACTGGACGAGTGGCGCCTCGGGGTTAGCCACGGGCAGGGCCTGCGTTGTATTGTGCACAAACACGCCGTTGGCCAGGAACACGTTGTCTTCCATGTCAAGGTCATAAACGAATTCATGGTCCGAACTGACTTCGTCCACCCGCTTCACCCGATCCCACCAGACAGACGACGACGACCAACCCCTGGTAGCCCACTCCGCGTCATCCCCAAATAAGTCGATTACGTCGCGGCGATCCAAGCGACCCATATAACGGTTATCCAGCCGCCGGCGGCGGTTGTCGCGACGCTGCGTTCGCCGATTAAACATAGGTCTAAGGTCGTCGAAAATCGGTATCCAGTCGTAAGACCGCTTGCCCGACCACGACGACCGTTGCATTTTTTTGTCTTTTTCCGGGTGGCCGATCACGGGGAGTAGATGTTGGTGCTCTTTACGTATCGTGAACTTGTGTTGTTGCACCCGGGATCCTCCCGGGCCGGTATTAACCCAGGGCGAGGACACAGACGTTGAAATACCGAGTGACGCACAAAGAAGCGTCAACCCGTTGACCAGGTCCAGGCTGCGGCTGCCGCCGCCGGTTGTTGTTGAACGGGCTACTGGTTTCGATACGATCCCATCGCCAGCCATGTATCCCGACAACAGACCTTCCCGGAACGCTTTCGGCGAAAAATGCACCCAGGCGGGAAGCCTTTTGTTATAAGCCCCGTCCCCGAAATCCTCTCGCAACTTTCTGTATAACTGCAGCCAGTTGATAACAACCCGGTCGTTCACCCCGTCGCTGCCGGAAGACGGCTTCACGCACAAACCAATGTCAGCCATAAACCGGCAAACCCTGGTCTGCACTTCGGGAGAGATGTTAGCAAGCGCCACAGCGCGAGCATCTTTGCCGACCCCGTAACCCTCGGCAACGTACAACCCCAAAAACCAGCCTACATCCCGTGTTAACGGAAACGCGACACCCGGATGGGCGTTGTGCTTGTTTCCGTTCGGCACATTCCACGTTTTCTGGTACGTCTCGGGGCAATCAAGCGTCGCGGCATAAGGAACGGGTAGGCCTTTAGATAAATCACCGGTTTTAATCTTTTCAAGACGTCCAGATTTACCTAGCGTAACGCAACTGTGATCCTCAGTAGCAACAAAGCTCCTACCGCTATCAACCGTCACCCGCATAAGACGTTTCGTGTTCCGGTGTACTAGCTTAGCTCGCACCGGTTTCCACACCAGCCGGTGCGTAACCTTATCGATAGACGGAGACTTGTCGCCTTTCCTCCACACGTAATCTCGTATCGGGCCGTAATAGGCGTCACCAGATTTTCGCAGCACTACAACCCAGGCGTCACCCGTTACGCTCATCCGGCTGGCCATCGCCACCCGCTGGCCCTTCACCATGCTCTTGAGCGGGACCATGTTGCCCAACGGGCTGAAGGCGTTCTCGAAGGTGCTGAGCACCAGGTCAACCTTCTCCTTGGGCACCCACCGGATCCGGCCGTTCTTCATGGCCGGCACCCGCCTGGCCTCCGACTTCATGGAGCCGGGGAACGCCACGGCCAGGTCGGCGACGTCCTGCGGCGTGCGCCACACGTCCTTGCCCGACCGGGCGTCACGGAACTGGGCGTAGAGCTTGCCGTCACGCCCCTTGCGGGCATTGCGGGCCAGGTGCACGTCGACACCGACCCGGAAGCTGTTGCCGCACCAAATGCCGCAGCTCTCGTTGCGACGCACGTACAAAAGCCCACCAGGAACAGAAGCGCAGTAGACATGACCGTCGTAACTCTCCAGGTGGAAATCGCTTTCTTTAGCTGCATGAGCACGACCAACTCGCCGCTGCGTTCTCGCGTGGATATGCACGACCCAGCATCCGAGATAGTGATCCTCCCGTTCGTCCGGCTCGAATACCACCCGGGACGAGACACCAAGGGTGAACAACAGCCTCTGAACGTCATAAGCCAGCCTGCGGCTAGTCGAACAGTACTGTGTGGGCCGGCCCACTCTGCCGCCTTTAACTGCCTTACGGCCGTCGCCCAGTAACAGACCCTCCAACAACGATCGACGAGCTTCCTCGGGCCAATCGAAGCAACGAGCGGGAATGAATTTGTCGTCACACTTTCCTAGCGGTTTGGCCCACTCATAAAGGTGGCGGCGGCTCACGACAAATGCTTTCTCGTGGTTACAGAAAGACCAGTCGAACGGTAGACGATCCAACAAGTCCCGGATCCGGGTATGGTTCTCCGGGTTCGCTTCCGGGCTCTGAGTGATCATGACCTTATAAGACTGTCTAGACTCGGAAACAGCCAAGTTGCCTTCCGACAGGTACCACCCGACAAACTCCGCCCAGTCGCACGGGTCCGTGGTCGCCAGGTCGATCGCCTTGCTGTTGTTCGACCGCGACTCAAAGACAGGTAGACCGGGATCGAACGCCATCCCGACGTAAGGCGAGTGGCCGCCGCATTTCAAAATCCGAACATGAGCCTCATGCGTCTCGTTCGCCGTCTCGATCCGCCAGTGAGGTGTATCGTAACCGCGGCGAACGTACATGCGGTGGTCCGGCGTGACCAGGTAGTCGACCAAGGCTGTCTTCGCGCCACACATCTGCCCGACGTACCGGTACGACACCAGTTTGTCTGCGAGATGAAACTCCAGACGACCGTCCACCAGACAAGCGAACTCATCACTCTCGGTAACGGAAGGCCACGGTTTCCATCCCTGCTTCGTCATGACCTCCGTCTGCTCGTCGTAACACTCGGGGGTGCGCAGCGGGTCCATGAAGCCCATGTGGCTGGGCTGTACGCCGCGGGCCTCGTCGGGCACCGCCTGCAGCGACGGGATGCCGCCCTCACCCATCCGGCTGATCTGGGTCTGCTTGTCGAAGACCTCGGCCGGGTTGATCTCTTCGAGGGCCTGACCCAGGCCCGATTCGAGCAGGGCGCTGTCCACCTGGTCCTGGAGCACGGCGGCCGGCAACTTGCTCAGGTTGCCCTCTCGGGCCAGCTTCCACAGCAGCTTGCGGCGGACGCCGCCCCGGTCCTTGCGGATCCGCTCGGCGAGCAGATCCTCGGGACCCAGGAACGTCTGGTAGGCCAGGTGGTCGCGGTCGTCGACGTCTGCCTCCTGCCGGCTGACCGCCAGCAGCTTCTTGGACGTGTCGAGCAGCGTGTCGAGGCCCATGTTCTCGTACGGCTGGCCCAGCGTCCGCTGCGTGACCTCCGGGTCCAGCTCCATCTGGTTGAAGGCCGAGACCAGTTCCTCCTGCTTCGCCGAGCGGTCCTTGAGGATCTTCTCCTTGAGCTTGACCAGGGCGCTGGCGTCGTTGGCCCCGTAGTTGGCGGCGTGGATCTCCGGGCCCCAAGCCTCACGCAGCTGGGCGTCGGTCGCACCCATCGCCTTGAGCAGGGGCATCATTGGGATCTTGGCCTGGCCGAGGCGCATGTAGAACACACCCTTGGCCGGGTCCAGGAAGTACCGGTGGCTCGGGCCGCCGCGGAGGATGTTGGCGTGGGCCTCGACCTCCCCGTTGTCCTTGACCCGGGTAAACACGCCGGCCCGCAGCCGCTGCTGGTTCTTGATCGCGTACTCGTTGCCCCGGTGGACGAACGTCCCGCTGCCCGTCACGTAAGGGATGCGAGCGACCGTCTTGTCCGTGCGGTCCTGGACCTCACCGGTCTCGTTGTTGACCAACTCCCAGGTCCCGCGAAGACGGCGACCAAGCGTCTGGCCGGAGAGGATCGCTTCCTTCCGCTTCCGCTTGGAGTATTCCTCGGGATCCGCCCAGTTGAGGTTGGACAGTCGCAGCGTGTGGGTCTGGCCCACGACCGGCTCCATCTCCTGGGCCGCCTGGAAAACCCTGTCGTAAATGGCGCGGCGTGTGGCAATCGGGTCGCCAAAACGCCGCATTTCCGGCTCTTCCTCCTGAGGAGCCGGTTTGGGGACGGGCTGTGGAAAACTCGGATCCGGGAGGATCGAGTTGGCAGGGTCCTGGTCGAACAGGTTGTTCGAGATGGTCGTCACGCTCGCCCCTTATACGCCTCACGCGGGGGTGGGCAGTGCCTCGATCGCAGGGGGACGTCGCTCGAACCGCTGACGCTCCCGCTCCTTCTTGGCCTTTTCGAGCAGCGTGCGTCGCTGCATCTTCTTGGCTCGATTGTACATCCAGAGCCCGGCCGCCAGACTGGTCAGACCGCTGTACACCCCGTAGCCGCCCTTGATCTTGCCCCAGATATCGCCCACGGCGCTCGACGAGGTCTTCTCGAACTCGGCCTGCTTCTCCTGGAGCATGTCGTAGAGCCGGTCCAGGTCGTGGCCCAGCGTGTTGCCGCCGTCCGACGCCAGCTTGGGGCCGCCACCCGTCAGAGCCGCCCGAAACTCGGCACGGGCCTGCTCCAGGTCGTCCTCCTGCTCCTGGTTGCGGCGGCGGTCGAGGATCATGTCCATCAGCTTCCAGCCGCCGTACACGCCGCCGGCCCCCGCCGCCAGACCGCCGGGCAGGTACCAGGGGATCCCGGTCTTGCTCTGCGAGTCCCAGAAGCTCTCGTCGTCCGCCGCCAGCTTGGGCCGCAGCTCGTCTTCCTCTTCCCGGGTCGGGATCGGATAGTCGAGGACCAAGGGGCCAGGGGTCCTGGGCTGCTCGGGACCGCGGCCGGACCGCTGGGCGAGGTTGTAGAGGCCGTAGAGACCGCGGGCGCCAGCACCGATGCCCAGGCCGGTCAAGAGGATGTTTTGGAGATCCTTGGCGGCCGAGGCCCGCAGAACCCGCTGGTCAGGGCTGGCCTGTTTGGCCAGGGAGGAGGCCAGGTGGTGGCATTTTGACTTGTTGTTGTCCATTCGTGGGCTCCGTCCTTTGAGCCTGGGCAGCATCGGGGCTGCCGTCTTCCATGAACCATTCGACCCACTCCAGGTAAACCAGCCAGACCCGCTGTTCGGAGTCGAACTGCCGGTCCACGTGGAGGACCTGACCCCAGCCGCCGTTGACGACCTTGGCCAGGATTCCCTGGTACTCTCGCCGCTCGTCAGCGTCGTTGATGTTGAAGATCCGGACCTTCGGATCTCCGACCCTGACGACCCGATTTTCGTACTCCTCGTCGCGGAGCATCGGGGGCGAGTGGCCACGGAACGGGGCGCCGTCGATGCTCGCCCTGCTCCAAAAGTACTTCCCTCTGTCGTCCTGCTCGCCCCGCTCGTTCATGAACCGGACGAGACTCGATCCCTCTGACATCGGTTACCACCTTAACCTGCCGCCCTCCCGAATGGCGCAACGGTTTGGCGGTAATCCTTTACCGCGTGGCGTCGCCGGGCCTTTGCGGTCTGGCGACGCAGTTCGTCGATCAGTTCCTGACGCTTGACCTCTTCGATGTCCGCGTCATCCACATCCGTGGCCCTGGCCGCCAGGTACCCGGCACCGGCCCCGAGGACCGGGGGCGCCGCGAAGGCGATAGGCAAGGCCATGCCGCCGAGGCGGCCGGCGAAGTCCAGGACCTCGCCGACCAGGGCCTGCTTCTCCGGGCCGTTGTTCAGCTCGTCGATCGCCCGCTTCACCCGCTCATGGATCTCGGCCGGCGTCGTGATGCCGTCCTCGATGCAGCGGGACATGAAGGCGAGCTTGAAGTTCTGGCGGTCAGTGAGCATCCGTGCTTCTCCTAGAACTTGGCCCGGGTCCCGGGCATGACCACCGTCTTCTTGCGGCGGCGTCTGGCGTCACGAGCGACGCCGGAGTCGCCGGGCGTGCCCTGGGCCTGGGCCATCTTAACCAGCTCGGTCATCGACTCGATGTACCGCTGATGCTCCTCGACCTCGTCGTGGTAGAAGAGCTTCTGGCCGGACTTGTTCACGTCGTCCAGCGAGTTCTTCACCATGTCGTTCAGGCCGCGGAGACGTTGAAGCGTCACCCGCACCGACTGGGAACCGTAGTCCCCCGTGTTCATGTTCTCCCAGTGGATCATGCCCCGCTCCGCCCACCAGCGGTAGCCCTGGAACTTGACCACGGAGTTGTCACCGATGATCGGGACGGACGCTGTGCTCATACGTGTGTCTCCCTCGGGTTCAGCACATTCTACTGCCCGAACAGCCTGGGCACTACCGAGTTGACGATGCCCATGTACATGCCCGTGTTCTTGAGCGTCTGCTGTGTGCTCCTGGGCATCCCGGTCAGCAGGCCGAGGGCCGAGCCGACCAACGCACCCGAAACGTAGCCCGCGCCCATGTTTGCCGCCAGGTGGGCCATCTGCTTGGGCGTCACCCACCCCGGCTCGCTCGTGCCGCCGGGCATCTGCTGAGCCGCGTGCAGGGCGCCCATGGTCATGGCCGCCTCCTGGGGCTTGGCGCCCACCTCCCACAGCACGTTGCCCAGGGCGTCGACGTCCACGTCCAGCGGGCCCTTGGGCCGCTTGGGTTGGTAGAGGTTAGGGCCGAACGTGTCGGGGCCGAATGCGTGCTTGACCAGGAAGGCTTCCTCGCCGGTCAAGGCACGGGCCTCGGCGCCCCAATCGCGGGCGACCTTCTCGATGGCCGCTTTGTACTGCTTGCCCAGCTCCCCGGGCAGTTCGTCGGCCAGCCGGCCGTAGTAGCTGCCCTGCTTGCCGGCCTGCTCGAAGGCCTGCTGCTCGTACCGGGCTCGCTGGTCCGGGTCGAAGCTGTGGAGCGGCACCTCGATCGGCTTGCCGGTGGTCGGGTGCCGGGGCAGGGCCTGCAACAGCTCACTGGAGTACCAGGGCTTGCCCGCGGCCACGTTGAACCCGGCCCACGCCGCACCGGGCACCGCACCGGCCAGACCGCCCAAGGCGGCCAGCGTCTTGCGGAGCTTGCCCCGCTCCCACCGCCCGGGCATCAGCTTCTCGCCGAGCCAACCGGCACCGTAGCCGAGGCCGGCGCCCAGCAGCCCGGTGGTCAACATCGAGCTGATCGGGCCCGGGAGGTTGGGGATGCCGCCGGGGTACTTGCCGGGCAGGAAGTTGAGGTAGGTGGCCGCCCGGTTGACGGTCGGCGAGTAGGCGACCTTCACCCAGGCCCCGCCGATCAGCTGTTCGTTGTCCAGGGTCCCCGGGAAGTCGACGTACCCCGCCCGGTCGATGGCCGCCTTGCACAGGGCCACGTCCTGCCGGGTCGCACCCTCGGGGGCATGGACCGCGGCCAGGTTGTCGGCGGGGGCATAATAGTAGCCGCAGGGCACCGAGGTGAAGACGTCGGCCGCAGCCTGCTTGATGTCGACGGCGGGCACCAGGCAATCCTCGAACATCTGATCGACGATGTCCGGGAGGCAGTCCCAACCGGCTTCCTTGTATTCGGCCGCGAGCTGGTCGACGCTTTTAAGTGCTTGGGTCACAGACGCCCTCCGTGGCTGATCCAGACATTGTAGGCTCAGGGTCTGCCAGCGACCGATACTCAGGCCGACGATCGAAGTACCACTTTACCAGTTCAGGGGCCAGTTCATCTACCCTCTCAATGTCCTGGGGCCTCGCGGGCCGATAGACCGACTCGAACTTAAGCGACGCCCGGCCCTTGGCCCACGGCAGGCTGGTGTGCTGATTGCCCAGGCCCCACCGGTCCTTGTTCCGGGCGCACCAAGCGATCTGCTCGGCCGCCTCGTCGGCCATCTCCGAAGGCGTCTTCGGGAACATAAAGTGGTGAGGCTCCAGACCCCAGAACGCAAACCGTTCAAGAAACAGCATGGGGCTGAACAAGGCGTCCTCGAAGAAGGCCACCGGGTACTTCCCGGAGAGCACCAACCGCTCCATGGCCGAGAACTTCTCCGGAATCCTCTTGCCCCACTTTTTCTGGCACAACGAAACAAACGTGCAGTACGGGTTGCGGAGCAGGAGCATCGTGTGCTCGATCGAGAACACCTCTCGGAACCAATCGATGTAAGCAAACGGGTCCCAGTATTGGACGGTCGTCTTGACCAGAAGCCTGGGGAACTCGGGGACCGGCGGACGCATGGCGTGGTGGCGTTCCCACGGATGCGTCAGCCAGGCGTCGGGGATGGTCAAGGCGCCGGACCGTTGGCCGAGGAGCGTCGCTACGATCGAGCTGCCGCCGGACTGCATGCCTACAAGCAACATCCTCACTGGAACAGTTCCACGTCACACATCTCAAAAGTACTTTTTGGATCGTCGGCCTTCTTCTCGGGATTGGTCCCGTTGAGCAGCACGGCATCGTTCGGCAGGCCCATGGCCTTGTGTTCGGCGTGGTAGTTGTTGGACGCGATGAACTCGTCGCCCTCCGTGATCCGGTCCTTCGCCACCAGGTCGAAACCCTTGGAGGTCTTGACCAGCTCGACGGTCGCCCGGCTGCCGTAGTTGAGCTTGAGGCCGAGCTGCGTCAGTTCCAGCTCGTCGCGATCGAACTTGTCGACGCCCTTGCGTTCTACCGCCTGGCCAATGCGCTCGCCCGCCTTAAGATCCCGACCGGCGAACACGCCCCAACCGTGAATGGTCGATTCCGCCGTGTACCAGACGCCGGCCTCCGAGGCCTTGACCCGTCGGCCCACCTCCTGCGTGATCTGCTTCCAGGACTTTCGGGCGTCGACTCCTCGGTCATCAACGTAGACGTCGGCGTAGACCTTGTCAGACGAACCGTCCGGCTGGTCTGGGTTCTCGTTGATGTGGTCGAACTCGATGTCGTGTCGTTGGAGCCACTCGCCGACCAGCTTTCGGTCACCACGGACTGTGTTGATGATGATTCGGTATCCGTCTCGTCGGAACTCTGCCATAGCCTTCCGCGCCCCCGGCCGTGGGTCGGGGATGCTGTCGGCATCGTACTGCTCGTAGTGCCGTGCGAGAGTGCCGTCGAGGTCGACGGCCACGGTGGGTTGATGATCGCAACCATCGTCGTCCTTCTTGTCTGCGGCCTCTTTGCGTAAGTTCGGCGAGGCAAACGTCCCGCCCTTGATCTCTTTCTTGGTGTCTTGGTTTTCCAACCACCACTTGAACTGGTCCATGGTCATCGCTGACGAGTGACCAAGGCCCTGCCACCCGGGGTCGTAGTTTTTCAGGTAACACTTCTCGGCAGCTTTCCTGGAGGTGTAACCAAGAAGCACCTTATGTTCATCAAACTTCTTAGTCTTCGGGTCGACCTGGTTGATGACCACCACGTACTCGGAGTGCGGCTCGTCGCCGACGAACACGTCGACCGGGTCCGTATCCTTACCCTTGGTGCCCACGATGTACCCGTAGTGGGCGTGCATCTTGTTGGACCAGGTGGTGCCGTCCGGCGAGGTGCCAGATCGGGTGGAGCCCCGGGGGTTCTCGACGGCAATGCGGAGGCCGTGCAGGCTCAGCCGGCCCTTCTTGTAGCGGCCGGTCTCCTTCTGCTCGGCGGTCAGCCGGGTTTGCGCCCCGCTGGCCCCCTCGTCAACCCGTTTCTTGAGGGCTGCGGGGGTCTCCGCCGTCTTCTCGACAGGCAGGCCAATGTCGATGATTTTTGATCCGCTGCTCATGCCGGTGATCAAGTATAATGCCGTGCGTTCAAGATGCCCCTGGAAAGGAGTCCAACCATGCTCGTGCTCAGCCGTGAGAAAGGAAAGACCATCGTCATCGGCGATGGCGAGATCGAGGTGACCGTCGTGGACATCCGGGGCGATAAGGTCAGACTCGGCATCACCGCTCCCAAGAACATCCCGATCAACCGCAAAGAGGTCTACGAAGAGATCCTGGCGGAAGGCCGTGACACCCAGACCGGATGATAAACCCTCCGGTAGTGCCAAAAGGCCACCCCTTCGGGGGTGGCCTTTTTCATGCGCCGACCTTGGAGACCTCGTTGTTCCGCAGGACGTTCTTCCTCCGCACGGCGACCGTGATGTGGAAGTCGAACTTGTTGTCCTTGGGCTTCGGCGTCAGGCCGTAGCTCCTGCGAAGGTCTTGCAGGGCAGGGCTGTGCACGCGGAGCATCCAACACCTGGACATCTCTTCCCACCCGGCCGGGTTCACAGACTCCAGGCGTCGGATGGTGTAGGCGAACTGCTTGCCCCGATCCGCCTTCAAGGCCTTGGGTCCGCCCAGCAGTTCTATTTCTTCAGGGCGCATCACGGAGATGTGTGCGTTCAGCCCGCCGTCGCTCTGCGGAGGTAGCTCAACGCCCGGCTCGCTCATCGCCTGAAACACGCCCCGGACAAGTGCATTCGGCACCGACAGCAGTCCCCACGGTCGTTCTTTGTGCTCAGAGACGTAGAAGGTCCCGGCCAGGTTAACGGCCGGTTCCGGGGCAGACGCGATCTTGAGCCCAAGCTCGTAGGCTTGCTGCTGATGCCGAGAAGGTCCGTCCTGGACTGTGAGTAGCGTCACCGACGGCTCGCTCCTGACTTCCTGTTCAGAAGAAAAGGCCCCCTGAGGATCCCCTACCCTCAGGTCCGTGACCCAGGTCGCCGCGGGCGAGTCTGAGCCAAATGCGACGGGAATTACCGGGCGCCCCGCCGCTCCACCTAACAGCCGGCCTTCTCGCCATGCTGCCGTGCCGGGCCGGGTTCGGCCTCATGCCTACCCGAGCCACTCCTACCTGCCGGCGCCCTCGGCAAAGCCTTTCACCGGGATTGTAGCACCAGGGCCGGGAACCAGCCAAATGAAAAACCCTGTGGTCCCGTAGGGTTGGGACCGCAGGGCGGAGGAGAAACCAGACTCGGCCGGTCTTTTCCCAGCTGTCAGGCTCTACCCGCTGTGCTTGGCCGTGCAGGGGTGCCGTCTCTCCGGCTGTCAAATCGATCGGGCAGGACTCGAACCTGCGACTCTCGGGTTAGTCCCCGCCGCTCTGCCGCGGGCATCGGAATCTGGGTGTGCTTACCCACCCGTCCTCCATCCGCCCTCTGAGCTACCGATCGGCACACTGTAGGCGTCAGATTATACGCTTTCCCTGCTGCTCTTTGTTCTGGTGGTAGCGGGCCGGGCAGTCGCACTCGGCGGTGAGCTGGGCCAACACCTTCTTGACCGAGTTGTCGCCGTGGCCCCAGACGGGGCCGGCGCCGTACCCGCTGAAGTGGCACTGGGCGAACACGCACTTCTGCCGCCGGCCGTTCTCGTTCTTCTCACTGGTGAACAGGACGGTGGCCGGGGCCTTGGTCTTCTTCTTTTTCTTCTTGTTACCGAAGGCCATGGTCGCCGCTCAACATCCGTTCGTAATACTCGGGCATCATGCCCACGTTCTGGTGGAAGAAGTGAACGATACGCGTGCAGGCCGGCGGCTTCACCCAGGTCCCCACCACGTTGCAGAAGATCCACCGGTGCGGCATGTACCGGATCCGCTCGTGGTTCCGTAGGCACCAGTAGTTGAACGCCGCCTGCTCCCGGCACCGTTCAGAGGCCGCCGACGAGTAGTGGCCGTACCGCCAGATCTTGTAGTAGTCGTCGAGCAGCTCGCCCAGGGCGCTCGCCGTACCGAGCCAGGTGCCGGCGTTGATCGTCGGCATGCTTAGATCCCTACACCGCTGCCGCTCCTCAGGCGTGCGGATGAAGCCGCTATGCCACCGGGATTCGATGGCCAGCGTTCCCTCAACCCAGGCGTTGTCCGGGTTCACGACCAGATGATCGCCGTCCACCAGCTCCAACAGCTCGCCGATCGGCCGGACGGCCAGGCAGTCGGCATCGCAATAGAAGATCCGGTCGTAGCCGGCCTCCAGCATCTTGCGGGCGCCACCAATCCGGCATGCGTGGATGTTGGTGATCGCCGCCTCACCGTCCATCGCCTCCTCGTAGATCTCGGAGACCGGCAGCACCCGAGCCCCGTCCACCGGGCCATCGGCGAACGCCACGACGTCGTCCTGGTATCCCCCGAATCGGCGGAGCGTGGCGATCAAGAGCCCAGCCAGGCCCCGCCACTTGTCCCCTGTCGCAATGGTGAAAATGACGGTCCTCACGCCTCGGGCTCCGGTCGCTCGAAGTCCGGGGCCCCAAACCGGGGCAGCCACATGATGTGCTTGAGCAGGCGGTGGTAGTTGTTGATCACCTGCGACAACTTCCGGTGCTGCAGCTTGCCGGTCCACGGCGTGATCTTGCAGGGCTCCAGGCCCAGGAACTCCTGGACCCGGTTGAACCAGACGTTGGGCTTGAACACCACGTCCTCGTACTGCAGCCTCAACACCCGGTGGCCCTGGAACAGCTCGTCGAGATAGTTGACCGTCTCCCAATAGTACGTCACGTCGCGGCGAAGCTCGTCCACGTCCACATCGAGCGTCTGGCTCTGCTCCAGCGTCGCGTGCTTGAACCGCCGGCCGACGCCGGTCGCGGCCATGAGCTTCTCGGACACGAACCGTTTGAGCTGGTTGTGGCGACCGACCACGATCACCCGGATGTCGGGCTGCTCGGCGATCATGTCCCAGAAGCCGTGGGTCTGGGCCAGCGTCGCGTCGAGGACACAGCCCACACCGCCCCGATGCTTGAGCATGTCGCTCGGGTTCCAGACCTTGCCCCAGGCATCTTCAGGCGCGGCCGCCAGATCGAGGACGCAGCGAGTGCCGGGGCGGGAGGCCAGGGCCGAACCGATCATCCCACCACCGCACCGGGGCACGGCGGCGATCACAAACCGATCGCCCATGGTCCGCAGAGACACACGCCTCACTGCACCCTCCGGATCTTGCGTCGTTGCCGCGGCTTGTCGCAGGGGTGCTCAACCACGTTGCGTCTGGGCATCTTGCGGGGCACCGGCCCCAGCTCGATCTGCTCCATGAACTGGTTGCCCAGGACCTTGGTCTTCTGCCTGGGGGTCAGGCCCTTCAGGAGCGGCTTCTTCTTACGGGCCTCTCGCTGCAGCTTGATCTGCTCCTCGGTCGCCTTCTTGAGTTCCTCGCTGGGGTCCAGACCAAACTTACCCAAGAGCGTACTCGTCGAAAGCAATTCGCTTTGCGCCGCACCCAACAGGTCGTCAGAAACAATGTTTTGCGGGTCAGTAGCCATCTTGGAACATCTCCCGCGTACCGACGCAGAACACCGGGCGGCCGGTGCGTGCGTAGATCTCCATCGCCTCTTCCCGATCCGACTCAAAAAAGAGCTTGGTCTCCGACAGATGGCTGTAGACTTCGGCCTTCCACTTGGCCCGGCCGTAAGCGTCTCGGGCCTCCGGTGAGTCGACCGGCATCATGTGCAGGTTGCCGTAGTCGAAGTGGTGCTTGCGGAACCAATCGACCGTCAGGTCCCGCCACTTCTCCAGCCGGCTGGTCACCACGTGCCTCAACCCACGCTTGGGCAGAAACAAGGGCCTAGCCGTCTTCATGAACGCCTGGTACTGCTTTGCCCCGTCAGGCTCATCCCACTCGGCCGGCGACGGGTCGTGACAAAGTACGCCGTCCATGTCCACGCACGATTTGGCCAACAGGCTGTGATTTACCCAGTTCCACTCAAAGATCCTGGGGCCGGGCACCACTTCCATGTGCAGGTCGATGCCCGGGACCTTGGCCGCCGCCGGGTAGATCGACATGTAGGTAACGCTGTGCGCCGGCAACCGTTTCTCCTCGGCCGCCTTCTCGAAAAGCTGCCGCTCGGTGATCATCGTCTGGCCGCTGGTATTCGCGTCGTCGACGACCAGCACCTTGCGGATCTTGCGGAGGTATTCGTCCTGCTCCTCGGCCTCAATGTAGCTGCGGTAGCCGGCGTAGATCCAGTGCGTCTCTCGCAGGTTGCGGAAGCTGATCACCGGCAGGTTCAGGTGGGCGCCCAGGATCTGAGCAGCCAGCTGACCACTGCGGTGGACGCCGGCAATTACCTCGGTGCCCCCGGGCACCTTGTGTAGGTTGTTGCGGATGGTCCAGTTGAGATCGGCAACGGTCCGGTAGTGAATCACGGCAACTTCCTGAGTTTGCTGGCCGGGAACCAGCATCTGGGGTACGGATTTTCCTTGGGGTTCCAGCCGCCCCAGTCGACACCGCTAGGATCCTTGACTTCGCAAAGGAACCAATCGTCCTGACGACCAATGACCACCGACTCCTTATCGTGGATCGGGATGGTGACCTTGTCGTCGAGGTTGATTTGTTGGGAAGCCATGAACGTCACCGCCCTTCGACCACGCCTCCAGTGCCTTCACGTCGATCTTCCCGTCGTCCATGAACGGGAAGAACCGTTTGGCCCCGTCGATCCGTCGTTGAGCCATGAGTCCCTGTCGCCCGTCCGTAAGCGGCTCGCCCGTCGTCACTACTCGATCCTCCGTCGTGCGAACTCTCGCTCGCGTTTGTCTCGCCGCTTTCGGATGTCCCTCAGCAGCTGCTTCTTCGCAGCCTTCACGTGGCCGATCGAAGAACCGGGCAGGGCGTGCGGGTCGGCAGTGTCCAGGGCCAGGAACATGTCGAGCACCCTGACCGCTTCTTGCATCGTCCTGCTCTTGTTCTTGCTCATCAGATCACCAGCTCGGGCCAGTCCAGCTCCGCCTGCTTGATAATCTCCTTCAGCTCGGCCCTGGACCACTTCTTCTTGCGACCACCGTCGTACACCCGTGCCCAGCCACGCCTGAGCATGTAGGACGAGAGCGTGGCCGCGTCCTGCTCAAGGGAGTAGATGTCGCCCACGATCCGGCCGGCGTATTTGCCCAACTCGGTCGAGATGACCATCAACGTGTAGCCGTGGTTCTTGACCCGACACTCCAACCACTTCTTCACGGCGAAGGTAGCGGAGAGCCCGGCCTGCTTCTCCAGCTTGTCGCGGGTCCGCTTCTCGGGCGTGTCGATGTCTTGGATCCTGACCGAAACGAACTTGGTGGTCTGGAAGCCCAGATCGAGGACGGTCTTGACCGTGTCGCCGTCAACGACCTCGTAGCTGAGCACGGGGTATACGAACTTGTTCATGTGGTCCTTCTGGTTTAGCGGCGACCGTAGCCCTGGCTGCGGGGCTCCTTGGGCTTGGCCTCGTTGACCTTCAGCGGGCGACCGCCGAAGTCGGCCTCGTTCAGGCCGTCGATGGCCGCACGGGCCTCATCGTCGTTGGGCATCTCCACGAACCCGAAACCGCGGCTTCGGTTGGTTTCGCGATCGGTGATGATCTTAGCGCTTTCCACTTCGCCGTACTGCTCGAAAGCAGATTTCAGCTCGTGTTCCTGTGCGCTGTACGGCAGGTTGGCAACAAAGATGTTCATGACTTTTCTTCCAGCTCCTTGGCCGGTCCATCAAACTTGGCCGGCAAACAGTTCTTGCACCAGTCCCGGTGCGTCTTGGACTTCAAGCCTTCTCCGTCGAAGTGCTCGTACGTAGTTCGGTAGCGAGCCCGGGTGTCGCAGCTGACGGTGTTGGTCTCTTCGTGGAAACCCTCGTCCTTGACCCAGGCGCTGCAGTTGACGTCGGTGTCATTGGGCAGCAGCTCGATGTGGACCTCTTTGATCTTCATGACTTCTTCTTGCCTCCGAAAGCGTGCTCCAGGATCTTTTGGTGATCCCGCTCCACGTTCTGGTCCACCTCGCTCACCGTCCGCAGGTAATACTCCTTGTACTTCTCGGGCGTGATGATCCCGGTGTCCCGCAGGATGTCGAGGATCGCACCGATGTGGCAGGCGACGCCCCGGTTGAATCCGTCCTGCTGCGGGCCAACGGTGTTCACCGCCTGAACGTCCTTCGACACCTCGGTGATCTCAGCGCCGTGGGCACGCATCAGCGACAGGGCGTCGCTCACGTAAACGAAGCAGCTGACCACCTTGAAGTCGGTGAGTATCTCGCCGGTCTCCTTGTACGAGGAGACCAGGCACGGGTAGCTCTTGGGACCGTCACCCCAACCCATGTAGCCGCCGACGATCCCCGAGGCCTCGGCGAACATCTGCCGGTACCTGGACCAGTCCTCTTCACTCTTGAGCAGTGTCAGCGAGTTCATCGCCGGCCTTTCAATAAGTTCCTGGCCGCCCAGACGGCGACCTGTGTGCTTCGCTGCACACCCAGCTTCCGGCGGATCCTCGCCAGGTGCAGTTTAACCGTGTCGTAGCTCAAGCCAAGCTCTTCGGCGATCTCCCGGGTCGTAAGGCCCGTGGTCAGCCGGATAGCCACCTGCTTCTCCCTGGGGGAGAGCGGGGCGCCCTTCTTCGGCATGCTTCGCCTCTTGGCCATCAGATCTCTTCGCTGATTCGGGTCACCCCGTCCATCGGCGGCTCCACAGGGGTCAGGCTCGGGAGCCAGAATTTCTCGGGCCGGTACTCGTAAGCGATGTGATCGGACCCGCAAACCGTCACCGGCCCGTCCCACCGGTAGGCATCGAGCATCTCGTCCAGGTAATGCCTCTGATCAATCAGGCCACGGGAACTCACGGAGCCGCGGCCGGTCACCATGTTGCGGTGGTGATCGTAGCCCATGACGTTGCCGCCCAGGACACCCACCTTGTGCCAACCGGGCTCGCCCGGGATCAGGATGGGGGTCAGGCCCATCGTGTAGAAGGCCAGGGTCGTGTTGATCCACGGATGGCCCTTGACCTCAGGGATACCACAAAACTGATCTCGGTGGACGAGCATCGTGTACGGGTTCACCCGGGTGAGGAAGGCGTGGGGCTTGGACCGGGCGTCGCCATCGAACACGGCCCTGCCCGGGTCCCTCACGAACAGCTCGTCGCTGTCCATGAAATGGTAGAGCCTGGATCCGAACAGGATGGGCCGCTGCCGCTCAGCCTCTTGCATCTGCCGATGGAGACGACCGGGGTGCGACAGGTTGTCGTCGTCCCAGGCCGTGATCCATTCGCCGGTCGTCTGCTCAACGGCCACGTTGAACAAGCTCCACAGCGGCCGGCTGAAATCGACGTCGATCACCGTGACCCGGTTGTCCGGATCCAGATGCTTGATCGGCAAGATCACCTCGTCGAGCTTCTGGGCGCTCCAACCGACAACCACCAGCTCCTTGTCAGGGTAGCCCTGATCCAGGAAGTTGATGATCGCCCGCTGGGCCAGGCCGACACGGGCCGGCCTCGTGACCATGACACAACTGATCTTGCCGCTCACCATGCGATTTTCAGCCCGTAGGTTTCGAGGACATGGGCGATGTACGCCCGCTCCTCGGAGTTCGGGTTCCAGCGGCGGGAGTACGACCCCTTGCCGCCCATGATGTTCTCTCGGCTCCACGTGTTCTTGCCGTGGTAGAACCGGACGTACAGGGCCGGCCCCGGCCAACTGTCGGAATTGTTGTCGAGCAGCACCTTGTCCGAGCCGAACAGCTTGAGGAACTCCTTGTCCTCGGCCCGCTCGATGTCCGGGTACTTGCGCAATGGCTCATGCGGATGCAGGATGGTACCGGCGATCCCATTCTTGTCCTCGATGCAGATCGCTTCACCGTTGAGCACGTCCACCCTGATCTGCTTGCGAAGCAGAACGGCACAGCCCAGCCGTCGGTGCGCCATCTGGTAGAGGATCCGATGCGGGTGGTGGTGATCGTCGTCGTCCCACTGGATCACCCACTCGCCCTTGGCGTTAAGCATGCCGATGTTCCGCAGCTCGCCGAGGGTCCGGCCCTTACCCACCGGCACCTCCCGGACCATCGGGTGCCCTACTTTCAGCTCGTATTCGCCATCGTTGATCACCACCAGCTCGCGGTTCTCGTACGACTGGTCGATGAAGGCCTGGACCGCGAGCCGAGCCATCCGCTCGTGCTTCGGGGTCTTGCCGGTGATCATGATGGCGCTGACCATGGGTGAGTTCATTTCGTTGTGTCGTTGTTTTTGCCGATAATAAGGACTTCAACGCCGTAGATGCCTGCGTACTTAACCGCCATACCTAGAAGTAAGAATTCCGTGTGCTGGTATTCAGCGGCAAAAGCATCCGGAGTAGTCGACACAAATGTGCAGGTCCGGCGGCTTGTACCCAGAATTTTTCTTACTCATACCACTCCCTCCGGGAAAACGAGTTCGGTGGCCCGGATGTCGCCACGCTTGGGGATCAGGCCCAGCGTCCGCATCTGGCCAAGGTAGGTCCGGAACGTCCCGGACATCTGGTAGCCGCACAGCTCTGCCAGCTTGTCGCCGGCACGGTGGTAGTCGATACGGATCATGACGGTACTGGTCCTTGAGCCACTCCCCGTTGCCACACTTCGTGCAGCGGTGCCGGTGAACTCCAGCTCGCCGCCGCACACCAGGCCGCTGTCCGGCTGTTCGACCTCGCACATGACCCGCACCCGGAACGCCTCTACCTTGGTCCGCCCTTCAGTCGCCATCGATCGCCATCGATCGCGTCCTCCAAGTCCGTCGAGTAGCTGAACAGGTCGAAGTCCGGCAGGTAAAGGTCGGTCACGATCTCGGCATCGCCCTTCTCGTAGTACTCCCACCAGCCCCGGCGGGCATACCGGGCGGCGTTGATCTTCAGGGAAGGGATCTCACGGTTCACCCACGGGATCCGCTCCAGGCTGCCAACTATGTCCTCACATCGAACCACGTGGTCCACGACCGGCTTGAAACCCATACCTACGTGTTCAGGGCAGCAGGCAGATGCCCAGACATACTGGGGCAGGCACATCCAATGCTTGGCGCTGAACGTCGGCATGTCCTCGTGCCGCAGGAACTGTTGAAACGTCATGCCCGGGTAGTACGTGTCCCAGGTGTACGCCCAAAGGCTGACCATTCGACTGAACGGGTTTCGGCAGGTGACCAGCGTGCTGTAGCCCTGACGGTTCTTGTACGACAACGAATGCTTGAGCAAGGCGGCGGCCGGCGGCAGGAACTTGGTGACCGGCTGCCGGGCAAGGCCCGGATGGTTGGCGATGTTGTCTCGATACTCGGTCATCTCCATGTCGGCATCGCCACCCACCAGCATGCGGAGGGTGGCGACGACCGTGCTCGTCCCCGTCTTCGGGGGCAGCATGCAGACAAACCAGGGCTCGGCATGGTTGACGAACATCAGGCCTCGGCCTTCTCCGATTCCTCGCGGAACTTCTTGGCCTGCTCCTCGTACATGTACTCGAACAGCTTGTTCATCCTGCGCCTCCGTATTTCTTCTTGAGCTTCTCGGTGTACCGACGCACGTCGTCCACCTTCATGTAACTGCGGCTGTGTTGACCCACGAACCCGTCCCAGATCGAGCCAAGGTCCATGAACGAGTGGCTCGGGCACTCTCGGGTCAGCCGCTCGATGAGCAGGGGGCTGGCCGGTCCCATGCTGATCGAAACGGTCACCGGTTCGCCGGCCTTCTCGCAGTAGTGGTTGATCTGTTTGAACAGCGTGTCGATGGCCTTGTACGCGTCGCGGGGCGGGATGCCGATGAACTCGTCGACCGGGATCACGTCCAGGCCCTTGAGGTGGCCGGGCCCCACGAGCAGGATCCGTTTGTCCTGCAGCACGTCCATGAACGGCTCGAACTCCATCCGATACAGGGCACGGACGATGGTGTCGGCCGGACCCCACGGCAGGTCATCGAGGCCGTTGGCCGTCAACCACTCCTTGATCCACCGGGCCAGCCCGATCTGGGGCATGGGGCTCTTCGGGTTGCCGTACCGGTTGGCCAACAGCAGGATGTGCTTGGGCCGCGATCGAAGCATCGCCCGCATCTCCTCGCCCATCTTGGTCGGAAAGCTGTGGCCCGACTTGTTGGTCTTGCCCTTGCGCCAGGCCGGCGTGATGCTCCGCAGCCGCTCCCAGCACGCGTCGTTCTCGGCCAGCACGCTCCGCCACTCGCCGTCGCCCCAGCGGCTGAACGACGTGGGAAGACCGAGGCCCAGTCGCTTTACGTACCAGTCGATGGGGCCGGGTTGTAGTTCGACTACTTCTTGCACAGCGCCGTCCTCTGAATCGCATCCTGTAGATCCCGCCGCCGGATGTCGGGGTTCTCGATCAGGATCCTGGCCAGCACGTTGCGGGAGTTGCGGGCCATGACCATCCGTTCATGGTCGTTGGCCGGCATGTTGCTGCCGCCGGGCTCCCGCGGCGGCGCCGAGCACCAGGCGTTATCGAAGGCGTCGCAGGTGTCGCGGTACTGCTTCGCCAAGGCTTCCAACCGCTCATCCATCAAACCAGTCTCCTGCTCTCAACGCTGAACACCGGCCGGCCGGTCTCCCGCTGGATCCAAGCGGCCTGTTTGTCGTGGCTCTCGACAAACAGGCGGGCATCCTTCCGGTTGGCGTACACGTTGGCCTTGGTCCGGAAGTTGCCGAACTTGCGTCGCTCGGCCGGGGTGTCGAACTGTGCCATGTACAGCGTGCCGTACTCGATCTTGTTCTTGGCCAACCACTGCTCGGTGTGCTTGCGGTACTTCTCCAGGCGGCTGGTGGCCAGGACCAGCACCTTCCGCTTCGGCACGTAGAGCGGGCGGGCCGTCTGGATGTGCTTGATGTAGGGGCCGGTCCGCTCCTCGGGCGTCGGGGGGTCCGGGCACAGCACACCGTCGATGTCCAGGATGCTGCTCTCCAGCAGCTTGTTGTCCCGCCAGTTCCACTCGAAGATCCGGGGGCCGGAGCACACGTCGCACACCAGGTCGAAGCCCGGCACGCCCGGTTTGGTGCCGAACACGCAGACCTTGAAGTACTTGAACTTCTTGGGGAGCTTGGCGAACTCCTTGGCCGAGGTCTTGCCGGTGCCCGCGGCGTCCTCCAGGACCAAGACCCGGGTCGCCTTCATCAGGAAGGTGTCCTGGTCCTTGATCCCGGCACGCAGGCCTGCGTAGACCCACGGCGCCTCCCAGAGCTGGCGGAGCGGGACGACCGGCACGTTGAGGTGCGAGGCCCAGATCGACGCGGCGAGCATCCCGCTCTTGTGGACGCCGGCCACGACGTGAGGATGCCAGGGCACCTTGTGCAGGTTGGCCTTGATCGCCTCGTTCATGTCGTCGATCGTCCGGCTGTTCACGTCTGCTTCCTAGATCTTGGGGACCAGCTTGGCGTTCACCGGATCGCCCAGGCTCTTGTCCAGTCGCTCCCCGTGTATGTCGGGGTAGAGCGGGTCGAGCAGCCTGGCCGAATCCCAGTCCGGCATCACGATCAGTTCACGACCGTCCTCCAAGATAATCGAGCCCGGCCGGTGTCCGTGCCCGCAACAGCAGGCCACGGTCTTGAGACCGCCGGCGTTGAGCGCCGCCACGATGTGGCTGATGCACCGGTCGATGTCGCACACCCGACCACCGATCGGTATGTGGACGATGTCGCCGCGCTCACACATAGTTCAGCACCACGTGGTTGATAGCCAGGTGCGCGGTGTTATCTACGATGATCGTCAACCACACCGAAAGGAACGCCGGGACGTTGTCGCCCTTACCAATCCCGTACCAGTGGACCCAGTAGCTCGCCAACCTGAACCGGTCGATCAGGAAGTGCGTGCTGAAGATGATGGCCAGGTCGGCCCAGTCCTGCGTCAGCAGCAAGAACGGCAGCGTGTACAACAGACAGTGGACGAGGCAGGGCCACGACCGCTTGACCTTGTTGCTGGCCATCCACTGGTTCTGGAGGCAGTAGTCGCCGACGAGGTGGCAGAGCAGCTCAAGCACCGTACACCGCCCTCTTGGCCTTCAGACCCCAGGGGTCGTCGCTGGCCAGTTCGTTGTCGATCCGGATCTTCATGTTCTTGATCATGTCGTCGAGGGTCTCGTTGGAGTCCTCGAAGTTGTCGAGCACGATCAGGCCGCTGCGTCGGCTGACGGTGTAGTACCACTGGCCCCACCCGCCGAGGCACTTGTCACGGTGCACCTCGATGATGTAGCCGCGGTGCGTCCGCCTGGCTTCTTGTCGTTTGGCGTCAGGCACCTTGCAGCTCCTCCAGCTCACAGCACGGCAGGTCGTTCTTCAGATCGATGAAGGTGATGGCGCGGCTCATGCGTAGTTCCAGTCCTCTTTGCACCGGCCGTCACAACGGGCCCGGCTCTTCGGGACCTGGGAGGCCTTGTACCACAGGCGGCAACCGCACTTCAGGTGAACCGTTGCCGAGTAGGAGTGGCGGGCGCAACCGAACACCTGGTACCTCTCAACCTCAACGATTTCCTGCAAAGTGCCTTTGGTCGTCATCGGGTTCCGGTCGCCCCCATGTCGATCCAGCCGTGGGACGGCCCACGGCGTTCGGTCTTCGGGTCGAGCATCCGCACGTCGCGGAGGCCCGCACGCTTGAGCAGGCCCCTGAGGTACTTGGGACTGAACAGGGCCCGGTGCCAGTTGGGGTGGTTGAGCGTGCCCCGACCGTCGCCGTACGTGAAGATGCGGCCGGCGGCCCACACGGCCGGGATCTTGTCGGGGTTGTTGCGGTACCAGCCGTCCTCCCGCATCCCGCTGTCGTCGCCTGCCTCCTCGGCAGCGACGAACGCCTTGCAGATCTTCAGGCCGTTGGGCACCCAGACCTCCAGCCGGCCGCCAGGCTTCAGGACACGCACCCACTCACGCAAGGCATCCTGGCTCTGATACCACGGGATGTGCTCCAGGATGTGGCTGGCGAACACGATCTCACAGCTGCCGTCGTCGACCGGGATCCGGCCGGCGGCGTCCACGAGCAGATCAGGCTTCACGGCGGGGTCGACGTCGACCGTGGTAAAGCCGGGCTGCGGATGCCTGCCTGGTCCGATTTCCAATTTCATTTGATCGTCATCCTTGCCGGGGCCACCGGGATCAACAGCGTGAGGTGGTCCACACGTCTGATGCCGCCGCCGTCCGGGTGCGGGTCGTGAATCATGTTGGCCCCGTAGTACACCGTCGAGTGCGTCAGGCCCCTGGGGCTCGGACCGTTGGCAATGTACACCATGTCGTCGACCACACCTTCCAGGACCTTGTTCTCGATGTCTGCCAGCTGCCAACCGTGCTCGCCGCCCAACCACTGTTGCAGATCAAGCCAGTACGGGCCCCAGGTGTCCCGGTGGATCTGCGGGTTCTTGCCCTCGTCAAGCAACCGGTTCATGGTATCGGCCTCGTCCGGGACATCCTCAAGCTGCAGGCCGAGGATCGAGGCGACGGTCGCCTGGAAACAGTTGCCCGGCGCCACCCGGTTGGGGATGTCGCCGGCACCAAAGCGAGTCTGCATGATGTGGGCGATACTGTCTTTGGCTGCAGGCGTCGGCCTGATGCGTTCCCTGTGCTTAGGCATTCTCAAGCTCCTCCTGGCTGTAGCCGTAGACCTCAGCCAGGTCCCTCACCTGATCGCGGAGCCCCCGGGGCAGCGTGTCCCAACAGACGCCTTCGTCACGGCTCCTGCCGTGCACCGTGGTCCCCAGCGCCCGGATGGCCTCGCTGATGTCGCTGCGGGACACCGTATAGCCCAGCGACCCGGCCAACCATTCGAGATTGGCGGCATCATCGCTCAATTGCTCCACCTTCACCCGACACAACTCGTAGTCGCGACGCAGTTTCGATGTCCTTCGGTTCCAGTCGCACCAAAACTCGCAGCAAGCGTGCAGCGGAGGCATCGTTTTGAGGTGGGGCAACTTCTCGTAGATGAATTTGCGATAGTTGCTGCGTCGGCTGAACGAGCCTACGCCCATCATCGACCGGATGACGGCCACCGGATTACGCACCAGGTGGATGATGCTCAAGTCGGGTATAGGGCTGTGCCGATCAGGAAGGATTCCTGCCGCAATCCAGCTGGCCTCGCCCTGCCTGTTCCGCCGGACCTTCGAGAGGCGCCCGGTCTTCATGGCCAACGGCCCAAACACTTGCTCGTGGGCACAGGAGATGCCCACGCGGTCGAACAGCTGCGACGCGTAGAGCGTGCCGGACCGTCCGCAGCCTGTGATCACGAAGCGGATCAAGTGGTCTCCAGGTCTATCTCGTCGGGCTGCTCGCTCTCGCGGACCTCTTTCGCCTCGGCCTTCCGCCGGTCCAGTTCCTCCTTGGTCACGAAGGCGGTAGGCGGCGGGATGAACTTGTTGTTGTCGGGCCGGCTAAGCACCTCCAGCTTGTGGCCGGGCACCCAGTCGAAAAAATGGCCTCGGCCTGTAGGGTTGGGGACCCTGACGCAGACGCTGGCCGAATTGTGGGCCGTGATGTAGACCTCGCACTCCTGGCCCTCGTAGCGGACCTTGGTACCCTTCTTGAAGTAGGCGTAGTCGCTCATTTGTTTCCTTGCCCGGTTCCGGGCTGCCCCTCCCTGAGCGGCCCGGAGCCGGCAAAAGCTCGGGACACCGCGTGGACCATGACCGCCTCGGTCCGCCTCCTGCGGTGGCCGGACAGCCCTCCATAGCTCGTCTGAGGTGTTGTGTCCCGATCGATCGGCGAAAACGGTTATACCCGAACGGGTGACACACGGTCAATAACCTTCCCAGGCCCTGAGTGCCGTTTATAATTATTGTCGAACACCACTCGCGTGCAAGGAGGCGTTGCGATGGACCATCTCACCCTGGCCTACCTGGCCAAAGACGCGTACCTCGAAGAGCCTGAGTTCCAGGAAAAGTATGCCGACGAATACGACACCGTCCGGTTCATCGAGACCGGCATGGGCCTGGAGTGCTACGTGCTGACCAAGGGCCGCGACCTGATCTACGCGTTCCGAGGGACCAGCGACATCCTCGACGGCGTGCAGGACGCCAGGGCCATCGTCCAGGCGTTCCATGTCTGGGGCCGATGCCACAAGGGCTTTTACGACAGCGTCGACAGCGGCTGGTCGAAGCTCATGAACCGGGCCTACCTGGCGGGGTCGGCCCACGTCCACATCACGGGCCACTCCAAGGGCGGCGCCGAGGCCGCGGTCTTCGCCAGCCGCCTACAGCACCAGATCGTGCACAGCGGTCACAACGACGACGGCATCAAGTGCCACATCGACAGCGTGGTCACCTTCGGCCAGCCCCGGTGCTTCAATGGCGAGGCGGCCCACGTCTATAAGCAGATGCTCGGGGACAAGACCTTCCGCTACATCTACAAGAGCGACCCGGTCACCCTGGTCCCGTTCAGCTGGCGGTACAGGCACGTGGGCACCGTCCGTTGGTGGAACGGCAAGAAGTGGAAGAAGCGTCGCGGCTGGTTCGGCACGTTCTTCCTCGGCCTGCGGGCCCTCCGCACCATCCGCAAGGACGGCGGCAGCCACCCTATCAAGAACTACGTCGACCTGCTCGGCGAGAAGCCCTACAAGCTGTAATGCAAAAGGCCCTCCCAGACGCAATGTCCTGAGAGGGCCTTGGGCTCGTCGGCGGTTCGATCAGTCCTCGATCACCTTCAGCCTGCTGACCCGGGGCCAGTACAGGCTCCGGGCGTGACCCTTCACGTGGATCAGGTAGCTCTCATGGTTCCGGGGATCGCCCGGGTTGCTGAGCTTCCGGCCCGCGGGGTAGAAGTTGCGGACGTCGGCGAGGGCCGGAATCACGGCGATCACCTCGCCCTGCTTGGTCTTGGTGTGGCCGCCCGCCTGGCTGGTCCATTCGACCTTAGCCCCCAGGAAGGGCTTGGTCTTCTCCATCACTTCGCTCATCGTGTCCTCCAGGGAAAAGAGTTCTCGGCCAGCGAGATTACTCGCCGGCCGTGGTTGTGCCGGCTACGGTAAGTCTTCCGCCCGAGCACGGCCTCGACGTCGTTGGGGTCGATCCGGAACCGCCAGATCCAGCATAAGAGCTTCTTACGCATCGTCAATACGGCAGCAGCTGGTAGAAAGTGATCCAGACCTCTTTGCCGGTCCGCTCGTTCTCGACCTTCACCCGGTTTCCGCAACCCGTCATCACGACATGTCCAGTCTGAGGGTAGCCGTTGTACTCCCAACGCACAGGCTTACCGACCTGCATCGTCAACGCCAGTTCCCGGTGAAACTTGTCCGCTGCCTTGTCCGCAGCAGCCTCCAGCCGCTTGAGGCGGGCCAGCGTGGTCCTCCCGACCGCCTCGACAAGCTCGTCACTCGCCTCTTCAGGCTTCATAACTCGCCCCGCAGGATCTTGGCGTAGTCGCTGTTGTCCTCGAACTGCTGAGGAGTGTCGCCGGGCTTCTTGATCTCGACGATCCGCTGCGGTTGCGGCGGACTGCCTGGGCGCAGCTCCAGCGGGTGATACTCAGCCTGGCCGGCCTTCGCCCACCGTCGACGCGCCCACCAGTTCTTCCACTTGCGCACGATCCGCTGGATCATGGTTCGTCTCCTGTAGGGATCTCCTCGACCTCGCCGGGCGGACCGTAGTTCCACCGCACGTTGCTGAGTATCTCTTTGACCCGACGGATCTTCACCCGCTGGGCGTTGGTCATGTTCGGGGAGATCAGTCCCTCGATGAGCTTGGGCACGTCGGCCTCCAACGTCGCCAGGTCGTCCTCGTAGATCTGGAACAGCTTGCTCACAACAGCACCAACCCTTTGTTGCCTTTGAACTCTTTCTCGATGCGGTTTACGTCCTCGTCACTGACCGGTGTCCGGACGAACATCTGCTCGACCATACCCGGCTTATCTGTCCCGCAGCGTAGCGGGGCCAAGATCGCCCGGTCTCTGCGGGTGTCATGTGGAAGGCGACTGCCTCGGTCAGCTCGTCCAGCAGCGGTCCGACGAACTCAGCGACGAGTAGGGACATGTTTGAGTACCGTTTCCACCTGCTGCTTCAGCAAGTCGTCTACAGGGTCCAGTTCTATTCGGTCCGACAGCTTTCGGATGATCTCGGCTTGCTCCTGTACCAGTTCGTCCCGTGTGCAGTAGGACCAGTTAGCCTCGCGGACGAGAATCGACATGGCCCTGACGGCCAAGGCGATTATCACACAACAGAGCACCACGATAAACGTGCCGCCCACACAGAAGCCGATGATGAAGGCGTAGTCGTACACGATGTTTGACCGGAGCATTTCCATGTCACTCCCTAACCCACATCCTCGAACAGAAGCCGCCCGGAAACCCGGCTACGCTCCAGACCCGCCTTAACCTTCTCCAATGAGTACCGGAAGGATTCGTTACTTTGAAACAAGAACCTGGCCCACTGCAGCGAAGCGTTATCATGAATCGTCACACCCGTCGTCGCATAGGCGTAGAACTCCGTGAGACAAGAACCAGAAGCAGACTGCGCCATGGCGTTGGACAGGGCAGTCGGCCCCATGACGACGGTCGTTGCAGTAACGCCCAGCGCACGCAGAAACCCTCTGCGGCTCATGCCGGCTGGGCGGATAATCTTTTTGTTTGGTGTCCACAGTTTCATGGCGGCTCCTTTGCCCTCCATGGCCGTGGTCGAAGCAGTATAGCGGCTACATCTTCTTCTGGTAAGGCTCTTGTTTCAGGGCCTTCTTCCGGTCGTCGACGAAGTCACGCTTGCCGGCCTTGGTCAGCTTGTTCCAATTGGTGTCCGGAATCATCGAGCAGCGTGTGGAAGCCGGTCTCCCGGAGTTCAGGCGTCCGCCGCATCTTGATCCGGACGTCTTCCTGGTCCTGCTTCACTGGCTGAAGACCAACGACCCGTCGTGCAGCTCTTGGACGTAGAACCGGGCCTCGGGGCGGATGCTAAACCGTTTGAGCTTGAGCCAGTACATCAGCTGCAACTTGTTGTTGATCATCCGCCGCTCTCTGGAAGACATCACCGTGGTCATTTCAAAAAGTACTTTTTAACTTCCGGGGAACTGCACCGGCCTGACCGTCCTGCCGTCGAAGTGTTCGTGGCCGATCTTGGTCAGGCCCAGTATGTGTTCTTTGAACCGATCGAACAAGATGCGGTGCTCTCTGCTCATATGGGCAGCGATATCGGCCGGGTCGAAGCCACCGTCCCCGATCGTTTTGTTGGTTATGTCAATCGTGCGAGGTGCCGAACGGCATAACTTGCCCATGATCCAGACCAACCTTTCGGCCTGCTTCTCGGGAGTGACCTCCGGCAACGGTCGCATGTCCGGGTCGTCGTTAGACGCCGGTACCGGTGACCGCGACACTATCTTGTTCTGAGATGTTCCTGGGTCCTGGTCGACCGATGAGCCGATGTGCCGTAGCAGCACGTTGCCAAGGGTAGAGGCGTACTCGCTGAAGGAACTGCCCCGGGTCCCGTAGACGTACTTACACCTGGACAACAGGTACACGTCGGCCAGGGCATCGACCATGCTGGTCTGCCTGAACGCTCCGGGTTCGTAGTCGGCCTCGGACGTAAACAGCTTGTCGCCGAACTCGGCCTTGAACATCTCCCGGTCCTTTAGGTTGTCCGTGGCCAGGAAGACCCTGGCGGCACCGCTATCAGCCAATTCGTCCAGGACCAGTCGCAACAAGTCCTCATCGAGAGGTGCGTGGCCCTTCCAGTTGAAGTCGGTGCGTCGGATGTGCACGCCTAGTACCTCGGACAGGTTGCGTCCGTGGCGAGCGTGAACCCTGTCGATCCGATTCTGTACCTGGTCACTGGGCCTCCACCGCTGGCGAGCAGCAACGCACCGGAACGAAAACAGCTCCTGGCTCATCCGGTTATCGATAAACCGGTAGAAGTCGAGAGCGTTTCGGCCCGGGTCCGTCTTAGTATTGGCAACCCACATCGGGCCCAACGGTACTCCGCCGACAGGGACCTCTATGAGATCCTGACAATACAACAGGTCAGAGAGCTTCTGGTCAGGGTCGTTATAAGCCCACGTGACGTAGACAGGTTTGCCCAGCGCCAGGCCAATGACCGACAGGGCGCTAAGGCCTCGCAAGCGGTTACAGGTTCCTCGACGCCGATCGAAGTAAGCGAAGATCCCTTCCGCTTTTCCAAGATCAGGGACGTCGTCGACGCCGTTCATCACAGACTGGCCACGGCGATCTTCATCGCGGTGGCGAACGCCGTTTCAATGACCTTACGTGCCTTCTCACGGGCGATGGTATCTCCAGTGATCCGGGCGATCTCCCCGACCAGCAACACCTGGCCGGCGAGCACCTCCAGCGTGTCAGTATCGCCCTCCATCGCGGCCGTGGCCGCCTGGTGTGCGAGCGTCCGGAGTTCATTCTGGACCTTGTCCTTGACCTCCGAGGTCATCTCGTCGATGCCCTCCTCGATCACTTCCTTGATTGCGTCGGCAATGGTGTCGGTGTCCACCTTGGGCTCCTTTGTCTCCGGCGGATGCACGTAACGCAGCCCGAAGGCCACGCCGTTGCTCACGTCCGGCTCGGGTTCTGGTTCAACCGGCAGGCTGAACCACGAGAACGGGTTCCACCAGACCATTACTTGTCGGCCTGGTCGTTGGCCTTGGCCGCGTCGACGACCTCACGCAGTCGCCTGATCGCGTCGACCCTGACCTGTTTGTAGTTGGGGGACATGTCGGTGCCGTCCGCCTTCTTGCCGGTGGCCACGTACTTCTCGTAGTCGTCGACCACGGGCTTGAGCGCCGGGTCCAGGGCGGTGACGTGGATGGTGCCGGGCGGGCAGCAGCCGACGGGGATCAGGGCCAGGACCGTGACGGCGAGCAACTTGTTCATCGGGAATCCTCCAGAGGGTGTTGGGGTTACGCCAGAATCCTACCCGACCACGGCCCCTGGAAACAAGATGGCCCCAGCGACGTACGTGCCGGGGCCATCACCATGGAGAAGAAGAAGTCCTCAGCCTGCGACCTTCTGCTGGTCGCCTCCCCTTTCGGACATCCTCCGCAAGTTGCGGACCAGCCGCTGGAAGCTGCCCTTCTTCTTCGCGCCGTCGAGCTTCGCGAGCTTCTGCTGAAACTCAGCGTCGTGCTGTCCGTTGCGGCTTGCCAGCTCCTTGAGCTGGGCTTCGGCCTCGGTCGCGTCGTGTTCTTCCACGATCTGTTCGTGGGACTCGGCCAACGCATTGAACACACCGGTGCTGCCGCACAAATCAGCCTTCCCGCTATCCCCCGGGACAGGTCCCTGACTCATGGCGTCGCTCCTCTCATCCTGGGTCGTTCGGGTCGATGGCCATGGCGGCGATCAGCTGATCCATCTGGGCCGAGGTCTTGGTGATTGCGGCCACGGCTGTCTCCGCCATCTCGACTCGCTTCTCCTGGATACGCTCCAGGGTCGCGTCCTTCTCTCGAAGCACCTGTGCGTAGTTATCGATCCGGGCCTTGAAGTCGGCGACCAGGATCATCCGCTCTTCGCGGCACTGCTCGGCCATCTCGGTCATGGCCACACGGTGATCTTCGATGACCCGGGTCATCGCCGCACGGTGCTTTTCGCTCTGGTCCTTGGCTGCTTTCTGGTGCTCCAGGTCTTTCTTACGCGCCTGGATCAGGTTCCACCAAATAATGCCGAGCATCGCCATCAAGATGATGGCCAGCACGGCACCGACGACCCCGAACTCGATCAGGCTTCGGTATGCGGTCTCGGCCACATCCCCACTGGGCAGGCCGGTCGTGTTGGTATCGGTCATCATCCACCAGACTTCCTTGTCTTCGGGACATGTGGGTATTGTAGCCCGAAACGCCCGAGCTACCTATGGGCGTTGCTACCCCCCATTCTATTAGGAGTTAGCCCTACTCGCGAGTTTGTTGAAAGTTATACTGACCAGGGTCGCAATGCCCGCTCATCGGCCTGGAAGATGAGACTCAGACAGCGATCGCCTCGTCCAACGACATCGAATAGCCGGTCGCCTGGAAGTCCTCGGCGTACCGCTCACGCACCAGCTGCTCGCCGGACATCGTGTAATGCTCCCACCAAGGCTTGTCCTTGCGGTACAGGCCCTTGTTGAGCCGGGGCAACGGCTTGTCGCTGCGGCCGGCGAACGGCAGCTGGCGGAAATCCTGCTCGAAAGTCTCGTGCCGGATCACGTGGTTGACGAAGGGCATCGCACTCAGGTACTCGCACTGCATGCGAACCGTCTTCTCAATGTCCCAAGCCGACCACCGCTCATCGTGCAGGAACTGGTCGAAGCTCAGGCCCTGCGTCTCGTCGTGCAGCCGCTGCCGGTGGGGCGTCGGCCACTTGCTGATGATCTTGTTCTGGAGGTGCGACCAGATGCTCACCATCCGGCTGAACGGGTTACGCACCGTGACGAAGTGAAAGTACTTCTTGTAGTCGGGGGGCACGGCGATCTCGTGCTTGTTGCCCTCGTGCTGTCGCCAGCCGCAGTGCTTGAGCCGGTCGAGAACCGTGCGTGTCCCGGTCTTGGGCGGCGCGTAGTACGCCCAGTGAGGATCTTCACAAACGACCATCGGAGCTACTCCATTGCTCGACGGACAATGTAACAGATCAGCTCGTCACCGCTGAGCCAGCGACGCCGTGACCAGTTACGCGTGTGGTGGATCACGCCCCTGCTCAGCATGTAGGTGTAGGCCTGTGGGTCGTACCGCTCGGCGTGCTGGGCGTCGGTCCCGCTCCGGAACCAGAGCCCCTTCGGGTGGCCGGCCTTCCAGTGGATGGGCATGAACGATTTAGCGGGCAACGCCCTGACCTGGTCACCGTGGTGCTTGTACATCCGCCGCATCAGCGGCTTGCTCAGCGTCTCGTGCGGAGCCCTGTCGTCGCCCAGCTCCTCACACACCTCGATCGCCAGATTCCGCAACGACCGGATCGGGCCGGTGTGTGGGTTGGCCGCCATGAAATAGTTGGCGCAGTCGTAAGGGATCCGGACCAGCCCACCATCCCGGCGGTACTCTTCCTCGAACAGCAGCAGGTCGCTGCCCTTCAGCTCATGAAGTATCGGCGACAGGCTACGGTTGACGATGCAGTCGGCGTCCAGCCAGATCCCGCCGTGGGCGCACAGCAGCATGTACCGGATGACGTCGGCCCGCTGGGCGTAGGTCCGGGCCGGGCTGAACTCGAAACCGCGATGCCGGCCGACGTACTCACGCCAGTCGTCGTTGCGCAGGATAACTGCATCGGGGTTGCGTTTCAGAGCCAGTTCGTCGAACAACTTGATCGACTCGGGCTCCGGACCCATCCAAAGACGCCACAACTTCATTCGGGTAGTTTAGCCGGCGTTGGGCAGCGACACGTTCTCGAACGTCTTGTTGACGCTCTGCGCATCGTCCCCGTCCCGTCCGTACAGCTGGGCGAGCATGTCGGCAGCGTGCCGGGCGTTGGTCTCCAGGCCCACCTCGATCTCCTGGTAGATCTTGCGGATGACTCCGTCGGAGCTGATCAGGACGGTCACACGCCAGTCGACGTGGTCCGTGGTCGCCTCGCCGGTCGTCACCCGGACCTTGGAGGGACGCAGGCCCTTGAGGAAGCCCAGAGCAGCACGGTTCCAAGGCTTGCCCCAGAGGACCGGCATGACAGGGACGGACAGGAAGCCGATACGCTGGGGTTCAGCGTAGGTCTCGCCACGGGTCGAAATGTAGTCCTTAGGGTCTTTCATCGCCTTGTCTCTCAGATTGCGGTCACCGACTTCGATCGGTCCCCAGCCCTCCTGGGCTTTAGGCCTGCTGGGGGCCAACCGCGGTTTGTCTGAGAGTCCCGTGCTCATGCCGTAATCATAAGTCCAGTGTTTACGTGTAGGCAAGCGTAAACACTGGATTTACGTGTGGGCCACTTCGTACGCCGAGGCACGGGCGGTGCGCCGAGATATCCCTTGGTAGACGAGATCACCTACAAACTCGCCTACAAGGTGCCTACAAATTGTCAGTCGAGTGTCCGGCTCTGTCCTGGCGCATGGCAGGAGCTGGACCGCCGCACCACGGCGTTTCAGCCATTTACACCCTGATAGGATGGTTCGTGCCAGTGTGGGGGAGGAAGGAGATCCCTGGCGACCTTAATGGTCTCCCGTGGATCCACCCGCACGGCGGCGGTCCGGGGTCATGGTCGACGTGGGCTTTTGTGCCAGGCATGACCCAGGCCAGCGGTGTCCGGTTCCCGGCCATCCACCTTGGCCCTAACGGCTTCCCATGGTCCAAGGCGTCCAAAGAAGGGCCTACCACGTCGAGAAGCCGTCTCTTACTCCTACGTGCGTTGAAAGTTATACTGACCAGGGTCGCAATGCCCGCTCATCGGCCTGGAAGATGAGACCTCCTACAGCCAGTGCTCCAGGATCACGACGATCTTCATCGGACGGCGTTGAACTGTCGGGCCCTCTCCTGGGCCGCCTCGGCGTCCTGAGTCTGCTGCTGGGCCATCCGGGCAACAGGATCCTGTTGGGCTCGTCGCTGAGCCAAACCAGGCACCTGTTGCCGCATCTGGTATTCGATTTCTGCCCGAGGACTGACCTCTCCGGTCGTCAGCGCTCGCTGGATCTCGGCGTTGGCCGGGTGGTTGCCGCCCTGAGTCTGGGTGTTCCTCTGCCTGCCGCCCAGCACGCCGCCGGCCGCCAGTAGCAGGCCCATGAGGGTCATGGCCTTACTCAGACCGCCTCCGCCCATGGCCATCCCGGCGCCGCCCGTCACTGTGCTTAGCAGCCCCAGGCCCAGCATGAGCTTGTGGGTCGTGGTCATCCGGCCCACGTGCTCGGGGCCAAAGATCGTGGCGAGCAACGGGTCCATCATCCTGGTGGCGCCGCCCACGAAGTCGCTGAAACCGCGGGCACCAACCGCCAGGTTCCCCATGCCCGGGGCGAAGCGGTTGAAGACCTCGGACTTGAGACGGGGATCGGCGTCCATCCGCTGCTGCAGGTGGTTGAAGACCTGCTCACGCTGCTGGGGATCGGCGAGCACCGCATCGATCATCCCGCTGGGGCCTCCGGCCGCGTTCATCAGCGTGTCCCGGGCCGTGTCCTGCATGCCCTGACGGATGTCGCTGGTCAGCGTCGGGAGGTTGGCGGCCATGGCCGGAGCCGTGGCCAAGAGGCCGGGAAACATCGGAGCAAGCTCCAGGCCTGTCCGAACCCTGTTCAGGGGCTCGACACCTTTGGCCCGGGCGCCCAACGGGGAGTTGGCGAGTCGTCCGGCACCTCGCAGACCCCGGCCCACAACATTGCCCCGGTTGGCTGCGGCGATGCGGCGGGCCCACGGAAGACGGCTGGCTGCGCCGAACATGGTTCCAAGTCGCGATCCCATGCCCCCGGTGTCATAGCCCGCGGCACGGGCCAAGGCGTCGACACCGCCCCCCACAAACCCGCCGGTAAGCCCGCCGGCCGCCGGGTTGGCGATCATCCGGCGTGCGGCGGGCGAGCCGGTAGCCAGGCGACCGGCACCGAGGCCCGCGGCGCCCAGCAGCAGCCGCCGCCGGTCCAACCAATCCATCTCGCTCTCGAAGCCTCGTCCTTGGAGTGCGTTGCCGATCTCAGGGGCGAAGGCACCGGCCGCCGTCGAGCCCAGGTTGAAACGACGCTGTCCCTTGACGCCCATCGCCGCGTTCACCAGGCGTCGGCCGGCCTCCGACATCTTCGGGCCGCCAAGACCCAGGGCCTTGGCCCCGGCGCCCAGAGCCTTGCTCCCGAAATTCAGAACGCCGCCGAACGCACGCTTCTGGAAGCCGTCACGCAGCTCGGCGACCGTCCGGTCGTCGAACGTCGTCTCCATCCGGTCGATGGCCTCCTTGACCTGCATGGCGTTCATCCCGGCCATTTCGCAATGATCCAGGAAACCAACGGCCAGAGGCGAGATGTCGCTGGCAATCCGAGTGCCGCCGCCGGTCATACTGAACCGGTCGTTCTCCGTCGTCGGGTGGTGCTCAGCCGCATCGGGCCTCACCGCGTCATCAGCCTGGGTCTCGGTCATGCCGACGTCCGTCGTCATCCCGCTGGTTCCTATGCCCGCACCAGGCCCGCCGCCGCTGTAAGCTTTTTTGACAAGACGGGTAACAGTCACACGGCACTTGGAGGGCTTGTCGGCCTGCTCGAACATCGGAGGCATCAGCCGGTCGTCCTTTTTGCTACGGACCAGCGCCTCGACATCGGACTGGCTGACCGGACCACGGCTGCCCTCGGCCACGCCCTGCGCCATATCCTCGGGACACACGCCGCAATCAGCGGCCTTGGCATGGGCCGCAGCCGCCTTGAATTCTTCATCGGGGTAATCGATCGTGTACTGACCCGGCTTGCGGAGGACGATCTTGGGGGCACGCTTCCGTCGGGACGCTCGACCAGCAGCCAGACGCTCCTTGCGCCGCTCATCCTTCTCGGCCTCCTGACGCTCATCACGCCAGTCTTTGTACATGCTGTGGCCCAGACCCAAAGCACCAAGACCCAGGCCGCCAGCCAGCAGGTGCGGCAGGTACTTAAAGCCGCTTGCGGCCTGCGCTGTTTCCCCGGTCGTCCGTTCCACGTTGCTCATCGCACCATGCACCTGGTCCATGATCTGACCTAGGTTCGCACCACCCTCGCCCTGCTCAGTGCTCTTGGCCAGGTTCTCGGTCGTCTTGCGGATGTTGGCGACGGCCGGCGCCACATTGGTGGCCACCGCCGGGACCAGACCCAGGCCGGCAAAGCCCGCCTTGCGGCCGACGGCCGGCATCATTTCCTTGAGGAACCCGGTCACCGGGCTCTCGCCCCTGGCCAGGCTGCTGGCTCGGCCCAGGCGGACCGCACGCGCTATGTCCCGTGGAGCAGCAATCGAGCCGCCGGAGATCCCGAACAAGGCGCTGGTCACCGGGTCGAGGCCGGCCTCACGGCTCTTGTGGTACGTGTAGCCGCCGACCGCGGCCGGAGCCCCGTAATCGAAAACGGCGCCCACCGCCGTACCAGGACGGGCTGTCAGGTTGCCTTTGCCCAAGATCTTGCCGAGCCAGCCGAATCGGCCGGCCTTGTCCATGCCGATCTTGCCCCTGCCGGCAATTGCCTTGTCGAGCTGCTGGCGGATCTTGGTGGCGTGGGCGTTGGGCTGGATGCTCTTGCCCTGCATTTGGTTCGTGGGATTGACGCCCTTGGCCGCCGTGGGCATGCCGTTGGCCTTGGACTTCAGTTCACCGATCGAAGGCGGTTCGACTGCCGTCACATCCTCGATCGCCGCTTTGACCGTCGTCGTCTGGAGCCCGGGGTTGGCCAGCGGGTTGGGCGTCTGTGGGATGTTCATGGCGGTGCGGGCCGCGGCCTGCTGGTAATCCAATCCGCCGCCCACGTTGAGCTTGGGAGCCACCTGGCCGTCGGGAGCCGTGTTGTGTTCTTGGAGGCCGGTGCTCGTCGGGATCTGATCGGCCGGGCTCCGCAGGGTACCGGTGCTCATGCTGCCGGACGCCGCAGCATCCTGGCCTGAGGACTCTGACTCGGCCGTCTTGCACTCCTCGTCGCCCTTCTCAGGGTCGCCGTCGGCATCCTCGTATACCGTGCTCTCGGGCGTCTGGTAGCTGGTCGCCTGCTTGGCCGCCGCCAGCTGAATGGCCGTGGCCATGCCGTCACCGGCCACCTCGTTCTGCGTAGGGTCCACGGGGCCCTGAGCCGGCTGCTGGGGCACGGCAGGGGCCGGAGCGGGCTGCTGAGGGGCACTGGGGTCCGGGATGATGCCCTGACGCATGGCCTCAGGGATCAGGCTCACGGCGCCCTTCTCCCGGGCGTACAGGGCGTCTGCCTCGGCACCCGTCTTGGGCACGTTACCGCCGGGCCACTGGGCCTGACCGGTCTTGGTATCCACGCCAAGAGTCTTGAGGAAGTGGTCGCGGAGCTGGCTGGACACGTCCATGGCGTGCTTGGCCTGGAAGGGGTTGGGCGGCGTGCCGTTCTGCAGGTGGCTCTTGAAGTACTTGCCGACGCTGGCCCATGCGTCCTGGCCCTGAGCGTAGTCGTCGGACTTGTGGTTGTACCGGAGGCCTTTGGATTCGCCGGTCGCCGAGCGTTGCGGTGCCGAGCTGTCCTGGGCCGCGTGCTTCGAGACGAGGTTGAAGATCGAGCGGTCCCTGCTCATCGGTCGCTTTCCTTGTTGTTGAGTCCAACCAGCCTCCGGGCCCGCCTGCGCACTTCGGTCTCGGGATCCTGCCAGCCGCCCGGCCACATCAGGCGCTTGCCCAGCATGTAGCCGGCGGCGTTGCCGGGCAGCATCGAGGCCAGGCCGAGCAACGCAGCCTTGGGCACATCATAGCCCCCGATGTTCACCGCACCCGGCAGGTAGCTCTGCCCAAGATTGTAACCGGCCAGGCCGGTGCCCAGACCCCCGAGTCCGCTGAGCGCCCCGATCCCCGCACCACGCAGCATGCCTTCGAGCCGCTGCCCCTTGGGAGCGATGTAGGCGCCGCCCGCCGCACCCCACATCGGTTCGAGCACGGCCTGCTTGTACATTGCGGCCATCGTCGTCTTTGGACCGGCCTTGCCCTTGATGGCCCTCAGGTTCCAGCCCCGAGGGCCTTGGTGTTGAGGAGCTTGGTCTGTGACCTTTTTCCATCCCGACGGGCTCCACTGGTCGTTGCCGTGCTTGCTCGCCTGGCTCTGCTCGTACACGGTCGGGACGAACGTCGCCGGGTTTTGCCACCGCAGGCTTCCGGAGAGCGAGGCGCCGGGACCAAGATCGATCGCCCGGTTCGGCAAAATACGCAGATTCAGCGCCACCGGCATGTCGCCGGCCAGTTTCCTGATCAGATGCTTGCGGAGAGCGATCCGGCCGACGCCCGCCAGCTTCTTGCTAGTGGCTTGGGCTTTTGGCCGGTTATAGGGGGTAGGGGCCGGACGGGACTCGGTCGATCCGGCCTCCCGATCCAAAAAGTACTTTTTAGCTTCGCCCGCTGTCTTTAAGCCCGGGCCAAGAAACTCATTGGTCCAACATTCAGCCAGTTTCCCGGCCAGGTGTGCGTCAAGGGCCTGTTTAGCCCCAGCCATCTGTCCCACGGGGAACGTCCGCCCACGGGCGCCCTGCGCCTTGGCCCAGATCGAATCGTTCCCCCGCACTTGGGGCTGCAATTGCTTCACTGGGTTGGGCTTGGCCTGTTGGACCGCGGTCACCCCCATCCCAATACGGCCCAGAGGACTCTGGTCCCGGCCAGTCATACCCATCGGGTTGAAGTTGGGGTTGGTCCAGTTCATGCCGGCTCTCTAAAGCCCCGACCGGTGGTGGGACCGATCGGGGCAAGGGGGAGGTACAGGTCTGTGTCAGCCGCCGTACTGGCGGCGAAGGCTGTCGAGCAGGCCCTCGTTCTCCAGCTCATGGATCCGGGCCATCAGCTGTTGGTTGCGGCGGCCGCTGTCGACCAGGCCCCCGCCCAGCAGGCCCATGGTGCCCAGCGTCCCGGCACCGCTAAGGGCTTGCATCCACGGGTTCTCGTCCCGGTCCTCGTCGGCACCCAGGTACCCGTGCAGGCCGCCTCCCAGCAGGCCGACCCCGGTGGCGCCCACGGTATACGGGTTGTCGCGGACCCAATTGGGAATGTCGAA